AGTTCCACGAATATCATTAATAACAGGATCTACTGATAAATAAGATTTAATAGCAACCTTACCAGAATCAGGAGTACATTCAGATAATACACCAACGCCGTCTTCTGGATATGTTCTATCATCGACCATAAATGATTGAGCAGTTCTACCACCCTGCCCGGCATAAGTAACCGTTAACTTATCTTGAATTTCATGAATAGGATTAATTTCATCAAATAACTGAACAGACTGATCATTAAGAATTTCATAAAAAACAGCATCTGGATTAATAGAGAATGATTTTTTATTAACTCGTTGATTTCTATAAGTAGCATAACTACGAGCCATATGGTTATAAAGAACAGTTACCAATCTCTCATATCCACGAGTTCTTAGATTTCTCATAGAAGATGTCTGAATAGCATAATCGTAAGATAACATTTCAGTTGCTTTAACCAATAAATTAAAGAAGTCTGTAGGCATATTCATCTTCTTTAAAGTATCTCTTGTAATAGTATCAATAAAGAAATCAAAGTTATCAGTAATACCTTTTAGATAGTTAACCTTTTCTCCATTATCTAACAACATAACGTAATAGGCATCTTTCTCATTTAAGTCTTTTAATTCAAAGTTAGAAGTATTGTATTTTAAGAGTCCTGAAACAATTAAAGACTTTTCAATAGGATATCGATCAAACACTAAATATCCATCACTAAAGGGAACAATAATAGATGATAACTTATCTTTAGGAATATCTCTCTTTTCAGTATAAAAAGTATAGTCTATTTTAAGTTGTTTAAGAACTTGTGTAAGTCCATACTGAAAGCCCATAATAAAAATAATAGGAAAGTTCTTATCTAGGATCTTTAATTCAGTCCACTCATGTACTACTTTAGGTAATGGCATTTTTCCTTTAAATTCTGATACTAATATGTCAAGTATACAAGAGGAGTTTACTTCTGTATTTGTCTTCAAATCTATTTCATGAATAACATTATCAAAACCAAAGAATAATAAATTCTTATTTTTCATGCCGCAACAAACACCATACTTTTTCTCTAATGGAATGACTTTGTCTTTCTCTAGAATCTTTTTAACAAAATCAAATCTTTCTGTAAGATCAAAGAATAACTGATAATTTGTTGTGATGAGTTGACTAAACTTATCAGCAACACATGTATATTCATACGGAAGTTTAGTAGGTGATTTCAATGCACCATAAACAATAGTTAGTCCTATTTTACTCTTATAAATATTGGCAATATAATTCTGAATAAATATTCTAAAACTATGAACCTTATGTTTATTTCTTTCAACAATAGTTTTGTTATAGTTAGAAGCTAGTGAAACTCTATTAGGAGCCACTTTACATATAGGAACATTAACTTCTTGTTTAATCATTCTCGACTTAATACCATTTGCTAACATAATACCATCATCACTTACTATTGGAAGTTTAAAGACAACTTTGTGTTTCTTACCTTCCATATCTTCATATGTAAACTTAAATCTCTTTACTCTATTGATTCTAGAGATTTCTTCACTCTCTTCGATATCAGTTAAGAACAACCCAACACTATGAAAATGTAATGCAACATTAGCAATATCTTTATATAAATTTTCATTTATGTAATGTTCATCTAATTTAATAGCAGATGAAGATAACATAGATTCATCAAGTACATGATCCTTTAAGAAATTTAATTTATTTTTACTTATAGCAACATCTGGAGTTGCATCAATATGTTCAGATAATGATTTATTATTTAGTTTAACACCTTTATAAATCTGAGCAACTCTTTTTAATCTCTTTTGCTGAGCTTCAGAAAGATTAGGATAATTATTAATATAATCAACTGCTTGATTGTCGATGATAGAAGAAGGAATATTATCACTTAATTCTTGAACTTCAATATCTTTACCTTGTACTTTAATAGCATTACGAATAATAACAAGATAGTGATTATACTTAATAGTTTTTTCTTTGTCTTTTGAAACAGGTATAAGCCAGGTATACCAGCGTTCTAGCGCATGTAAGTTTAAATATCTAATTCCAGTTTCTGATGTTAGGACATCATCTTCGCTATTCAGAATAATCTTCTTTATAGTCTTTTCACCAAAGAAAATTTCAAACCGATTTGCTTTAATAAAAGTATCTTTAGAAAGTGAATTATTTGATCTCTTCTCTTTTAATAAATGTTCTATAAACTTAATAAATTTTTCACTTTCATCACTGGAATGAATATCAAGATCGTTTGTAGTATCGATAAGGTTATGCATAACCATAGCACCACTAGAGCATATTACTAGCTTCTCTAAACTATCTTTATTAAATATTTTCATCTTCTTAATAATATCTACTCTTGTCATAGGTTTATTTGTTAATAAATCTAATTCATCATCGTCTTCAATATCAATTATTTGTTGTTCGTCTTGATTTTCTTCTTTTAATGTTTCTAATTCAGTCAAGTTATCAATATCTATCAATTTAATAAGTTTGTTAGTATTTGCTTTTAAACTACTAACATTTTGATCTTTAGGAATATCATTTTTATCTTCATCTGTTATTTCTGTATGTTCTGTAATATCATTATCTTCAGTATCGTCATCTTCTCTACCTTGAGTTTCAACAATCTTATCGTAGCCATGTTCGTCTAAGTTATCAGTATCTATATTCATATGTCCGGCTAATTGTAGATTTGTAATATGTTTCATAACACTTAGCATCATTGATGTATCTTTAACTTTATCAAACATATGTCTCATATCACCAAGATTATAAATAATGGCTTTATCACCAGCTGTTAAAATAATATTTGTTCTGTCTAATTCTGGTACTGTCAATTCATTAAATAAAGAAGTAGCATTAACAAATTCATCTTTTTCTTTTACTCTAGAAACAAAGTTAAATAAGTGGATTAAGAAGTAATAGGTAAAGTCTTTACAATTCTTGAATTTAAGATTTTGATAATTAATTTCTTTCATAGTTGTTGTAAATGAAGATCTCTTATAAATGATAGAAGAAATCGGAATATGAATATAGTGAAGTTTGTGATCAATCTTAACAGTTGTATCTAAGATAGTTTTTAAAATAGCTTCAAATGTTCTATATCCTTGTAGTTTTCCACCAATAGGTTGTGCTGTTGTAATAGCATTATAATTAACAATAGGAAGAACATTACTTTTATTGAGCATAGATGCTAACATACTTGATCTTTTAACATTATGATGTTTCTTAAAGAAGTTTTGAATCTCTGATGTAAAAGATTGAGGTCTATACTTTAAGTTATCATCAATAAAGAATCTAGACTCTTTTTCTGGTAAAGCTAACTGATTCCATAAATAAAGAGTAAATTTCTCATTTTTAATAAATGTATCATTTAGATCTGGAGATATGGTTAAGTGTTTATTCTGTAAAAATTGGTCAACGACATGATAAACTGAATTATTAGGAAGTTGTAAGTTTTCAACTCTAACTAATAAGTTAGGAATATTAGATCTTTTCCATGTTGTATATTTAGTTTTAAACTGTTGAAAAACAAATTTTTCAAGAGCAGCTTCTTCATTGAAAGTTACAATACCACCATCCTCTGTTTGAAATGTATATGGCTCCATTACAACATCCTATTTTGTAGTTCTAAATTATGGTAAATTTTATTAAATCAAAATTTCTTTAATATAAGTTAAAAATCTTTAAAGATTATATATTTTATGGTTTACTTTAGGCCTTTTCTACTGAAAGGATCTAGATATGGATACTTTTGATATTCTATTTATAATTAGTTTTATTATATGTTTTATAATCTTTTTATCTTTTGTCTTTAAACTACCAAAAGAAAAATCATTGTCAACAAAATATACTCAAATTAAAAATGTTAAATACTTTTTCTGATCATAACTACAGTAGGGCATATGCCCTACTGTAGTTTAAATCTATTGAAATATATATTACTATATTGACTTAAGGATGCATTAAGTATCCATTCTCTTTTGCTGAGGTTTACCATGACTTATTTTCCTCTTGTTGTTGCTAGATTCTTTACGATCACTCTTGACAAGGATGTTCTCGAACATACCAAGACTTACGAACATGAAAAAGAGACATACGAGTTCATCGTGAAGTGGACTGGCCTGACTCCGACCTGGAAAGTCGTCGCGCAGTTTAACTGCTTGATCAGAAATCTTGGAGGTTGGGCTCCCCTGACTTTCCTGTCGCTGATCGGCTTATCAGTCGAATATGGGTTTAACTCCAAGCTGTTCCTGGCGGCCCCCGTGGCGCTTAGTTTCGATCTGGTGGTGCTTCTTACCAGCATTATCCAGAAACTGAGCAATCCCATTTTTGGGCTTCTTTATAAGGAGGAACATATCTGAAAGGGATATGAACATGGACGAAAGCAATCTTGTTCCAAAACTGAGGTTCGAGTTCAATCTACTGATCCTGATGAGAGATAAAGATATACATGAAAATCAGGAACGGATGATCGGACTTCAGAACATTCTCATGAAATCTACTGCTTTTCCGAATAGCAGTGATGGCATCGTCTTCAAGGAGAACATCATTTCGGAAAACGAGCGCGAGTTCATTCTTGATATCATCGTCAAGAACACGCAGTTCAAGCTATATAGAAAGATGGGACTAGTTTCTGTTGTGTTTATATAAGTGGAAACTATGGGGGAGAGCATCATGCTCTCCCCCTTAATATCTTTTCTTTTTTATTTGAGATATATATTACTTATTTGAAAGTTTTAACCCTATCTAATGTATGATTAGGAGAGAGAAATGAAGGCCGATAAAGCAAATCTCGAAGGTGTTGTTTATCTCGCCTTCGCTATGTTCGGAATGATAGTAATCATGGTGCTCGCATATACTCCGGCACAATGATCATTAACTCTAGGGTGAGTTCATATGAACTCACCCTAGTATGTGGAGAATAATCACGTGGCAAAAATATTTCTTTGTAAGAAACATGGATGTGGGCACGAACTAACCAGTATTAAAGATAACGAAGTCTGTGACTGGTGTGGCTCGCCCATGGAGAAAATTGCTGCAATATTCGGCGTGTGAATAAGAGAGGGAGTGGCATATGCCACTCCCTCTCTCACCTTTTATTTTTTCTATAAATCAAGATGTTCTGATAGAGTACAATATCCAATACTTTCATTAGTAACATTTCTTCTAATATTAACAAGTTCGCAACAATTATTATTTATAACAGTTTGTCCATCATACATAATAATTTCATCATTACAATATTTTTTAATATTTGTAATAATCACCATAGCATTAGGGACGTGATTTTTAAAAATAGGATCATTGATCTGACACATTGTAACGTCACCAATTTTCAAAGACTTTGAAAAAGTTTGTATTTGTGACATTTCAAATGACATCCTATTTTAGACTGGGAGTTTAAATTTATCTACAGAAAGGCCAAAAATGTTTTTTCTACTTTCTGGCAAAGTATCAGAACATATATAAAGAGGTACATAACCAGTTTGTGATTCAAATGCAACAGCAAATAAAGGAATAAGATTTGTATAAGACATTTCGCAGGATGAAGCAAATAACTCATCTTGAATAAAGAAACAACTTCCTCTACATGTAGATAACACAGGACAATCTTTACAATTCTCTCGTCTAGACCAATGTGTACCAGTATTTAATTTTACTTCATCGAGTTTTGTAATATCACCGATTTTATGAGATTCACCATTCTGAGCTATGGTATTAGCAGATGTATTTTGACATGTCAATATATCCCCATTCATATTAACAACGAGAACATTTTCTGCATCTAAACCACAACCTTGTGGATCATTAACATGACTTTCAACATTAAAATGGGAAGTCATAACATTTTTTTGATTTGGTAATCTATCAAATAAACCAGGATTTTGTTTAAACTCTAACCAGTTATATAGACGTAAACTTTGCATTTCTTCATGAGTGAAATTAATCGAATCTTTACTATCATCAGAATAAGCAACAACATATCCCATTTCCGAGAAATTGATGATATCTCTCTTAGGAAATTTATTCATAAAGAATTCAATAATTTTTGATCTAGAGTAATTTTGTTTATTAAGAACAGATCCGAAACAGAATCTACCTTTGAATTTTTCCAAAATATAGTCGATAACTTCATAGTTAGTATCTAATGGATCATCACCACGGACGTGTTGTCCAGGGCCATCGTGAGACATAGACATGGTAAATCCATTATCAAATAGAAAGTCAGCAATTTCTTTTGTAAGAAGACTACCATTAGTAATAATACCAAAATTAGTTTTTGGCATAAGCGGTCTTAGTTTTTCAATAAGAGGTTTTAATTTTTTCCAATAAACTAATGGTTCTCCGCCCCAAAACTGTAATTTCCTAATACCACTTAAATCTACATTATCTATTAATTTATTAACAAATTCATCAACATCGTACTTATCTTTTGTTTCAGAGTGCGCTAAGAATTTCTGAGAACAATAACTACAATTGAAATTACAAGAAATGCCGAGCTGAATTTTCATGAAATAAGGAGTTCTTGATTTCTTACACGGAGTTTCTTTAGATACACTAAACGGAACTATAACTTCTGTAGATTCAATTTCCTTAGCTGAAATTCTATTCGTAAGACTATCAAAATAAAAATACTTTTGTTCTTCAGTTTCCCAATCTTCACAAAGAATTTTATAAATCATTGTACTTTTCTCCTCATCAGTCACCGGAACCGGCACCATTAGACAAGTCTACGATCGAACAATTACAGTTACAATTGTATTGACAATTACAATTACAATTACAATCGGCTTGTATACCAGTTGTATGACTATAAGCACACTGGTTTGTACCCATTGGAGTACAAGCACAATTACATTGTACCATATCCTCATTATAAATCCAATTTAAACCATCATAACAAGCATCGTAAGTAATAACAATTCCGCATTGAGAACCATCAAGTTTATAATAATTAGGACTACTAAAATTACACACAGATTCTTGCACACACTGTCCAGTAGAAGCACAATTTGTTGTAGTAGAAGTCGCTGTTCTTGTAATACTATTTTGAGAAGAAACAGGAGTAAAATAATTATATCCTCTTAAAGATTGTAACCCGTTTGCCATTCCATAAGGAGTATTTGCTTTAATAGTTGCCATACTCAATGTAGCATTAGAAGCGTTACCCATTAATACATCTATATCAGAAAAATTAATAGCACCAGATGTAGGAATATTTGTCATTGTTGATTACTCGTCAAATAAAGTAACAGATCATTTATGTCTGTACTGCCAGTTTCTATTCTTAATTTAATAAGATCTATGATTTCTCCTGTTGTATCAGATTTAATTTGTGTAGCAAGTTCTGTGGCATAAGTCGTTAACGTATCATTAAAAAATCCATAAATATCTTGTTCTGTTAATATAGTAGTTTCTATAGTACTTTTACCTGTTGTATCAGCAGCAACTAATTTAGTTTTATAGGCAGTAATAGCTGTTGTTATCTGATCATTTGTAAAACTGGACGCAATGGGCATTCCTTTTCTCTCCTATATTAGAAAGGTCTTGAGACAGCTAATGCAAAATAATCAATACCATTTGTCTGTGCACCAATTAATAGTTGTTTCTGACTATTAATAACGGAAGCAATACTATTTAAATAATTTAAGTTTTCTATATTTGCTGTATCTGACATCATTATGTTTCCAGAAGTCATATCGCCATCATAATCAGCATCAAGACCGGGTGCTCTTAATGCCGCAATAGTACAAGAATTATTAATAGGATTATCTAGGACAGGATATTGATTATATATCTTTCTTAAATTACCAGAAATAGCTGATCTCAGTTTTATGATACGACCAGGTGTCGTTGAAACCAAATGTATTTTACTGGGATAACAGGATTCATTCTGAATAACAGGATATCTAGTATTAAACATTGTCTTTTCGATACCGTTATGAATAGCACTGAATGTTGACAAATAGAAAAGTTCTAACCAGGTTAAAGGTCTAATATATTCTTTTTTGATCTGTCTATTAAAAACATTTTTAAAGTCATTCATACCACGGAATAATGTAATTTCATCTCCTGTATCATATACCATAAACAGATAATATTCTTTATTATTTTTATCTCTAATACTAACAGGACGTTTAGCAAAGTGAGGATTTTTAAATTTAGAAATAAGATCGCCAATAGCTTCATTTGTATTAAACTTAGCAAGTTCCTGATCAGTTACTTCCGTATATTCTAGATTTAATGTCGATTTATTTGTTAATAGAATTTTATTATTACCTCTTTGTCCAAATATAAAATCAAAGAATGCTACTCTAACCCAATGAACAACAGCCGGTTGTAAACCTTTAGCTGCTTGTAATACACCAATCTTCGTTTCATCTGGTTTTATAACTTGTAAATCATTTGGTGTCATACATTGATATGAAGCACCCGTAATAACATTACGAGTTCCCCATGTAATCTTACGTTGTGCCCAAACACCATTAATAAATCCTTTTTTACCATCAACGATATTGTAAATATATTCATAAATTTCAACCATCTTCTTTTGTAAATTTAATCTTACTGTATCGAACACAGCAGATTGCGCATTTTCCAATGAAGATAATGCTAATCCTAAGGATAAAGCGGATGAATAAATCTTATTAATATCATCTTGAGAAATACGCTGTTGATCTTCTTCGATATCTCGTAAACCGGCAGGAAGTACTAATAAATATTTTGTAAATAAATTACCTTCTTTCTTATATTTTTCAATATCTTTAATGCGATCTTCTCTAGCTCTAGATTCAGTTAATTTAAATTCTATTTTAGGAAGATACTTCATAAAGAAAGAGTAACCAGTACCGGCATCTATTGTTGTTTCAGGAGTTGGACACTTTTTAAAATCATTGATAGTATTATCAAAGATTGCATATTCTGTACCATTAATAATATTCTCATAAAGAGATCCTAATTTTATAATATTTTTATAAATGAGAGGTTGTAAAATATAAGTATGCATATCTATATACCCAAAACTAACTAATCTTTTTGTATCACCGATCATTCCAAAAATCTGTTCTGAGAAAAAACCTTCTGAGTGAAATGATGTACTCGACGGTTCATAAATGGCATGCGACGTTATTGGTAAACAACCATTTTCTTTAATATATTGCTCTGGATTAATAAGCCAAATATTTAATGCATTTTCGACTATCATATTTTTCCTTTCATTATATATATTAGGATTCATAATATCGTGTAATAAGTTAAATATTATTTATATTAAAAAATCATCTTATGATTAATTCATACTGGGTAGAAGGACCTATCCGATGGACCAGACAGTTAGGTATTCCGATGAATTGCGAGATAAGATTTTTAATAAATCATTTACTGATGAAGATATTGAAAAAATAAAAGCTATTAAACAAGATAAAGATGCATTAGATAAATTTTCAGAGAAGATGATTACTGGCGGATTGATTACTCCAGATAATATCTATATCGATTTACAATATTTTAAAGATTTAAAATTAGGATCATTGATGTCTCTTTTGTATAAAGAGTCAAAGATAAACGACGTTTCTGAAAAGTTTAATAAAATTAAATTAAACATGCAAAAATATACTGAAAGAAAAACGGACGATCTTTCTAAGTATTTTGATATTGGATATACTAATGATGATATTGATAATCACCTAAACGATCCTCAGTATTCTGATGAAATATTTATGTTATCTCCAGCTACAGCATTTATTCATGTATTATCATGTCAGACTCAAGTTAATGTTAATCATTCTGCTGTTATAGGAAAAAGAGATGTTATTACATTTACTGTTAATACTTATCCACTTAACTTGGGCAATACACCAAAACGTCTTCTTGGAGATTTTATCAATAGTGTCTATTATTGTAATTGTAATGTAATTTATAAATCCCCTTCTGATATAGCTAAGACAATAAAAGATTATGATGAATTATACTTATTCAATCTTGATAAACTAAGTCAGATTGATTTATTTCAAAAACAATTTTCAGAATTAACTTTCTTAGGAAAACGTATTTTTGCTCCTGCATTATTTAAAGATGAACATTCTTATAAAATTGAAGAAAGTCAAGTAAATGGATGGTTGAATTTAGGATGTGATTTTACATATGTTAGATCTGAACAGTTTTCTCCTGGTGTAGAAAAGGACAATAAGAAATGACAGACAGTATTTTTAATGGATTAGGATTATCAGATTTAAAATCTATAGACAATTCATCTCCTCCTAGTATTCAGAAAGAACAAATTAAAGATATAAATACTCCAGTCAAATCTCCTACAACAAATATCATTGATGGATTAGATTTAGAAAGCGATAAATTAGATAACGTTATGAGTAAGATCAATAATACTTTTAAAACAAAGAATAGAGTGAAAGAATTAAGTATAGATTTGCATTCTATAGATTCTAATGCTTCTTTACAAAATACATCAGATTTACATTCATATATTCTAGATCGTAAAAAGATCGCTACTAATTTAAATACAGCATTTAAAGGTTCTGTTAGTAAAGCTGTTTCTGGAGATAATGAAAAAACTAAAAATACTGGAGCTACTGTTAAAGGTGAGTTTGATCTTGCTATTAATACAATCATAAATGAAAAGATTTTACTAAATGGATTTACAACATTAAACAGAATTAATATAAATCAATTACAAGTCTTGAAGAACATAAATAAATTTAATACATCTATCTTTACAAACTATCTCTCACAGAGCTTATCATTACAATACAAACAGACCGCATTGACCAAAGATTTATTAAATGTTACAAGAGCAGTTGGGGCTATCATTGAAGGTAAGTTAGATGCCATCAAAATAAATACTTCATTGTCTATACCTAAAAAAGAATCGATGATTGATCATATCAAAGGAAGTATCAAGAAATCTTTTTATGATAAAATAGGAAGGACTGTTATAGATACTGGATATGACCTTGGAAAAAAGCATCTATTTGATCCTACACTAACAGCAGTTAAAGATATTAGTTCTGGTAGAAAATCTGTAAAACAAGTTAAAGATGAATTATCTGCACATATGAAAAAACAATATGATCATTATTCTAAAAAAACTATAGATCTTAAAAGACACAGCTTTGATGTAGCTAGAAGAAATGGTGGAAAAAGAACAGAGAACGTCCTTGATTTCTTAGATGATTCTGGTTCATATGTTAAAAATAAATCGATGGCAGCATACTCATTCACTTTAGATAAATTACATGAATTTAATGAAAGTGATTTTAAGAAAGATATCATAAATAAATATGATACGACATCTAGACGTATTGGTGTAAATGCTAGAAATTATAAACGCAAATTTGACCATCTTCATCTTAAAGATCATATTGAAGAATTCATGTCAGATATGACTCCAGATATGATTAAGAGATTGGCGAATGATAAGAAATTAAGAGATAGATATTTTAGAGCTAAAAAGAAACATATTCAAGATTTTATTAATAAGAATAAAACTGATTTAGGTGCTCATTATAGAGAAGTTGAAAAATCTTTAAAAGACAAAGTTACATGTTTTGAACAGTATGTAGATTCAAATGAATTTGTACATAAAAATCAAGTTAGATATAAAGCTTTAAAGCGCAAGATAAAAAGAACTGATTTCAAGAAAGAAATTACAAATAGTAAAAAATCAATTGGAAATAGATTAACAAATATTAAAAATAGTATTTTTGATGATAATGATATTCATGATGATATTACTGAAGATTATGTTAATTCTTCACATTCTAATAAATCTCATATCGCCAATGACGATATTGAAATTCTTAAGTTATATATTAATGAAATTAATAACTACAATAGAACAGGATCTGGTAAGATTCCGAGTGATGTTAAGAAACTAGCTAATGAATTAGGACTCATAAAGAAACAGTCTGTTAAGAATAAGGTTAGAAATCTTTCAAGTAGATATATTCCAAAAGCAGCTTCTAAATCAGAGTTTACAAGAATTACTAAAAATGTTAGATCTACAACTACGAATAGTTATAACACAGCAAAAGATAAAGTACGAGATACATACAACTCTATTACTGAAGATGGTGTTTTAAATAAGATTAGTAAATTAAAATCTGGAATAGGAAATAAGATTCCATTATCTGAAGAAACACGAGATAAGATTTTAAGTTATCTTCCTGAAATTAATGCGCTTGCTGCTGGTAAGAAAATAGCCGGTGTTCCATTAGATGTTTTAGAGATTTGTGGAGAAGCTGGTATTCTCCCAAGCAAAATTGTTTCGGTCGCTAGATTGGCTGATAAAGCAGTTGATAAAGGATACTTGCATCATAGTGCTAAAGGTGTCACAAAGAGAGTTCTCAAAGGACAACTTGCTTATGGTACTGGTGGTTTGGGTGGTAGTTCTGAAGGAAATGGAATATATGGTGGTGGAGTCAATATAGATTTAAATCCGCTTAAAGAATCTATTGATAGTTTTCACCAATCATTTAGAACATTCAGTGCCGCATCGTTAAAAGTTTTTAAATCTATGCAGACTGGTAGTGGTGCCACAGGGAATGGTTCTGGTAGCATAAATACTGTTCAAGAAAAAACTCGTATGCAAAAAATTATGGGTAAACTTAAATTCTGGAAAAAAGATAATACACCCAATAATAAACCTGAAGAGATTGGAGATATTCATAAATTATTTAAAGCTGCTACTACGGTTGTTGGCGGGTCTGCTTCTGTCTATGGAAAATATTTAAAGTTTATGGGACATATTCCTGCCTTTGGTACAAAGGTATTGTTTGGAAAACATGAAAATGATCCATTTGTTGATGTTTATAGGAAAGATCAGAGAGATGCAGGACATCCTCTTGTTACCAAAAAACAATTAGAAAAAGGATGCTATTTTAAAGATGGTAATCCTGTTAGAAATGTCTCTTATATTAAAGAACCTATTTTTGATAAGAAAGGTAATATGCTTGTTAGTGAAGAAGATATTAAAGCTGGATTAGTGGATATTAGAGGAAAGAATATAGCGAATCGTAAATTTACAATATCTCGATTTGGTAAAATGGCGGATATTACTGGTATGCTAGGAAGTAAAGCATTAGGTATTACTGGATCTTTAGCTAAAGTTTATGGTCATACTTTACTTGGTTTAGGAAAGGCTGGTTTTGGTGCTGCTAAATTCTTAGGTGGAAAAGCTGTTGATTTATTAAACGGAGATGCTGTCAAGACATTAACAAAAGGCGGTGTTGGTTTAGCTGGTGTTCTTGGTAAGATGTATGGTGGTATGTTTGGTATGGGTTTAAAAGGATTGGGTGGTGCCGGTAAATTTGGAACTGGGTTATTGGGAAATATGTTAGGATTTAATAAAGGTGGTGGAAATAAGAAGGATCTTGAAGAAATAGTTGGTAGAAGACTAGATACTATTATTGGTATTCTACATGGTAGTCATATACCAGTTCCTCCAAATTCTGGAAGAAATAGATTTAATAGAGTTGTTGGTGGAATGCATAATGTTGCTAATTTAAATAAAACAGTTAGAAATAAACTCAATGCAGTTATGAGAACAACTAGTCAATTAAGACCTAGAGCAGAATCACATATAGAACAGAATGCTGATAGACATCCAGCTCTTATGAATATTGTTAGTGCTAATAGTCTTAATCACTATGCTAATATGCAACATACTCCCGCTAATAATGTTGATCATGATAATAATGATGAGCATCACGATAGTACAGCAGAGACACTTATCGAATTGGCTATTGGAAATTATTTAAAAGATAAAGCTATAAAAGGTGGTAAATATGTATTTGGTAAAACTGCTACTGGTGCAAAGTTTATTGGAAAAGGAGTTGGTAAAGGCGTAAGCCTTGCTGCAAAAGGAGTTGGTGCTTCTGCTAAAGTTGCCGGTAAAGGAGCTATGATTGTTGGTAAAGGTGCTGCAAAAGGAACATCTGCTGTGGTAAAAGGTGTTATTAATGTATTAGGAAAAACTAAGTATGGTAGGATGGTATCAGCTGCTGCATTAACGGCAGGTGCTGGCTATGCTGCTTATAAAGGTATGAATAGAGCTGATACGAGAGCCAAAGAAGATCAGCGTAGTCTTTATGGATCTGCTGGCGGTGCAGCACGAAATGCTGTTGCTACAGATGCTGCGGTTTATGGTGCTGCTGCTGTTGGTAGTAAACTTATTTCTAAAGCTGCTGGCAAACTCGGTATTGACATTGGTGCAAAATTAGCTGCTAGAGCTGGTGCTAAGCTTATTCCTGGTGTTGGTCTTGTACTAGGGACGGCTTCTGCTGTCATGCGGGCACGGCGAGGCGATTATCTTGGTTCTGTATTAGAATTTGCAAGCGGTCTTGTTTCAACTGTTCCTTTCGTTGGTACTGCTATATCGGTTGGTATTGATGGTTATTTAGCATATAGAGATTATAATAATTCTTATAAAGTTGCTGATCATTCACAGAAGTTTATTACAAAAGATCGTGTTACTGCATATGGCTTTGATGTGAGATATAAAGAGGATGTTTTACAACTAGAACACGATGTTCATGTTGCTATGTCTGAAAAAGGAGCTAAAGTAACTAAAAGTAGATTAAGTTCTTTTGCTAAACTGTTTGGACTACCTGATCTATCGAAAGATCCTATTGCATATAAATATTTCTTACTGTGGTATAATAATAGATTTGTTAATATCTTTTCAAGATACTGTGCTATTCTAAAATCATTTGGTTTACAGTATTCAGTACAAGACGAAGTAGATAAAAACACTATGAATAAAGTTATACCTGAGTTTCAAAAACAAACTGCTAATATTGTTAATCAACATAAATCACTTGTATTATCTAAATCTGCGTTTGATAAATATAAAGCCGACTATGAAAAAAGTGAAAAAGATAAACAACAAAAAGATAAAGATAAATTACATCCTAAAACTGTACCAAATACTACAACAGATAATAAAGATAATAGTAATTTAAAAGTATTAACGGCTCTAGAAGTTAGTAAACTTAAAACAACACAAGTAAATAAGATATCACCAGAACATTTTCCTGATAAAAATAGTAATAGTAATAGTAATAGTAATAAGTCTACTAAAAAAGTCGTAGCTAGTCATGTCATGACACCAGCCGAAGTTATTGCAAATAGATCAAATAAACTTCATGAAGATTCTCCAAGAGGATTCGATAGAGCAACTAAAACTGTTAAAGAAAATAATCCTAGAGATATTGCTAAGTTTAATAAGAAAGTTGTTGAAACTTCTGTTGATCAATCTAGTACGGTTTCTAAATATGTAAAAGCTAAAGATGATGAATATGGTCCTCATATGCCTTCTGGTCCTGCAAATGACAATTCAAAAACTGTTGTTGGTAATGATAATACTGCATTAATAAGTAAAGCCAAAACAGCAGTTGCTGCTCCTTCTACTCCGTCAAGTCCGGACAGTCTTGGTTCATTAAGTGCTAAATTTGAATCTTCTGCAAAAGGGTCTTCTGCTGTTGGTTATGATAAAGTTGGTGGAACGTCATATGGTAAGTATCAGATAGCGTCTGCGGTTGGTACATTTAGTGCGTTTATTAAGTTCTTAAAATCTCAACCTGGTAATGGTCCTATTGTTGCACAGCGATTAGAATCTGCTGGTCGTGCTAATACTGGATCTAAATCCGGTACTGTTCCTGACGAATGGAAAAAAATTGTTAGTGAAGGATTAATGAGTGATTATGAGCATGCATTCATTAAGAAAACTATATATGATAAAGCTCTTGATAAAATAAAAGGAAAAGCTAGAGAATACGTCGATAAATTTAAAGCAGTACAACAAGTATTGTGGTCAACTGCTGTTGGTAGTGGTGCCGGTGGCGCAGCAAATATATTTAATTCTGTTGGTGAAAAAGCACAAAATGTTTCAGAATTTATTAAAGCTGTTTATGAAAAACGTAGTACTAAATATGGTAGTTCTACTGCTGGTGTACAAGCAAGTATGGTAAATAGATTTAAGGATGAATCTAAACTAGCACTTGGTATGATTGGTGGAGAGGGTGATAGTACTATGCAAGTTGCTAGTGCATCGACTCCTTCTGCTCCTACGACAGATACAAAACAGGCACCCGCTAGTTCTGGTGGTACACAACCGGTACAGACGGCATCTGCTTCTAGCGATTCTTCTGGTATCGCAGGGTCTGGTCCTAGCGTTGGCGAAACACAAGCTAGTCAGTCTATTGCAAAACAATCAATGCCGAGTTCAAGTGGTGGTAATTCATTAGCTATGAATGCTTTTAATGGTATGGATAATACGGTATCAACATCAAATACTGTTGCACAGAGAAGAGGTGCAGTTGCTTCAACTGCTGCTAGAAACAGTACGATGTCTGCTAATTCTACTGCCAGAGATATTACAACAACTGCTAATACTGTTGCTGATACTGCAAAAAGTATTGCTTCATTGACAAACGTTATGAAAACTGCATTTGGCGTTAAACAAGATGGTACAAGCATAATGCATGATATGCATAAAACATTAGCTACTAATACTAAACAACCTCCGATGGTCAATATGCCCATTTCTACACATCAGGATAATCGTACTCAGGTTAGTCATAATGAAGAAAGTGGTAATAAAGATGCTTATGATGGTTTTGGTATAAACATTCAAAAACAGATGGTGGGGTAATTCATGACAAGCATAGCCGATAATAATGAAACACTTGTTAGAAATGCATTTATTGTATCATTTTCAGAAACTGGTGATTTTAATAACTACATAGAAGTTCTTGGTTATGAACTTCAGTCTGATTTAGGAACTGATGGTAGTGGTACGGTTGATAATCCATCAACACCTACTGCTGTACAGTCTATGTTAGATTCTCCAAGTGCTGATGGTGCTATTCCTGTATATTTTACAAAGAGAAAATGTAGAGATACTTCTATTGGTGGAAATGATGCTATTAACTGTTTACCACAATTTTGTAATAACGATGATATTCCATATGATTTAACATCGAGTAATGCAACTGGTGGTTATTTAGATGGAAATAATTCTAGTGGTATAGGTCAAATGGGCAGAGTTTATAGTCAGATGTATGATGATACAAAACGGATTGCATATTTTACATTTGGTGTTCCTAAATTTAATAACGTTGCTGATTTCTATTCAAAAGCAGTTAGTGATAAATTACTTAATTTAATGAATAACGGCGAGTCTAGTGTTACTATTGGTAATCTTGTTGGTACAGTTATTGGTACAATTATTAAACTTCCTGCTCTTCCGCTTATCTGGATTTATAATGCTGTCCAAGGCGCTACAAAAACACCTATTACAAAGTACTATGATTTTAAATCAACTATGCCTCTGTATTACAGATGTGTCAATTCGTTTCTTATTTCATTAGCAATTAATATGGGTTTGTGTAATGATGGATATTTTACACAAGGAAATGCTAAATTAAATTTAGATCAAAATGGTTCACAAACAGAACCGACAAGTACAGCACAAGAAGCTATTGCAGACTCTGTTGCAAGTAGTCTTTCTCCAGGTTCTGCTACTGATATGCCAGATCTATTTAGAGATTATGGATTTGATATTTTTCAGATCATGTTAAGAAAACATAAGTATGAAGATGTTAATTTTAATATTGGTAGCATGTCTACAGATCAAGCGTTGCAGAACTTAATGAGTGGTTCGGTTACAACCGAAGATACTAGCGGAACTATCACAGATGATACAAGTACTAGTACTACTTCTATTATTGAAGAATTTACAGACGATTTTATTACACAATTCGGATCACAGGTTGTTGGTACTCTTTATGATGCCGCATTATTTGTTGGGTTTAGAGTAGAAAAAGGCACTGATACATCTGAATCATTTGGTAATCAAACTGGTAAATCAGCTATGGAAGAAAGTGTTAACAGTAGAATAAGTCAAAATAGAGGAAATATTTTTAATACCATGGCTGGAAAATTATCTGGTACCGCTTTAGATGGTTTTGTTAAAGCTGGTATTGATGTTGCTAAAGGTGTTGTAGAAGGCGCTGGTCTTCAGGGTATTGAAAATGTTGTAGCCGGAACTGCTTATATAGACTTTCCTGAAGTTTGGATGAATAGTGATTTTAGCAGAAGTTATAGTTTAAATCTGTCATTAAGATCTCCTTATGGAGATCCTTACTCACTGATGCAGAATCTTTATATTCCATATGCTATGTTGTTTTGTGCTGCTGTTCCTAGGTCGGCTGGTCAGGCTGCATATACATCACCTTTCTTATGTCGTGTTTATTGTCGTGGTATGTTTTCTATTCCATTGGGTATTATATCTTCTATGCATGTAAAACGCGGTGCTGATCAATATGGATGGACATATGGTGGATTACCAACATGTCTTGATATTAGTATGGATTTAAAAGATCTATCTCCCGCTCTGTATGTTGCTATTGGTGGTGATGCAGATGGTATCCCTGATATCTTTGGTGCTAACTCATCATTCCAAGAATATATGGCTACGTTATCTGGTATTGGTTTGAAAGAACGCATGTCTTTCTTTATTAATATTAGAAAGAAAGCTGAATATATACTAAAGTTACAATCTGCTACTAAGTTATCTCCTTTCTATTGGGGTATGGTCGCTGGTGATTCATTACCAGGAAGATTGATATCTCGTTTTATTCCATCTCGACTTAATACAAACTAAGTTTAAATGACATAGAGGGACCACGAGGTCCCTCTATGTTGTTAATCATGTTTTAAAATTATAGTATAGATTTGGCCCATTTTAAGGGATATCCATCATGGATTTCAAAGAGGCAACAGATTCAGTTTTGTCATATCTATTAGACGTTTGTTTTAGTAAATTATCAAGTCTTCCTACTTTGGGAAAAGAAGATATTAAAAAGATCATCGATACTCTAATTATTGAAAAGAAAGCTACTATTGCTGTAAATACAGATCTTGGTATTTGTGTTACTAGACTTGTTGATTTCGGCAATTGGGATGATTATTGCTATGGTATCGTTGATACGGTTGCTAAAGATATTGCTAAATATATTAGTACTAATTTACATTTCATCAGAAATGATGCTGTTGATATTGCTACTCATATTTCCAATAAAATTGAAAGCAATTTACCAAATGTTGAAGACCCGATTATATATGAAAAGAATATTATTGATTGGGGTCGCTTAAATGATGAAAATTTGATGTCTAATGTTTCATTGATTTTAAATAATAGATTCAATATGGAATCTATTGCCTCCACTGTCGGTTCTTCTGTAATTGCTATTAATAGAATTAAAAATTCTAAGATCAAAACAATCCATACTGATTATATTACTAAAGTTCTTAAATCGACAGAGTGTAATGAATTTACCAGTATTCTTACTGATAATATTTCTTTTGCTAGATTTGTCATTGACTTAGCAGATAAGTTAGCACACGCCTTTTATAGAACTAATCTAAAATCAATTATTGAAAAAATTGATTACTATGAAGATAAAATTATTCATCTTGGTGCCGACAATGAATTTGGGGAATCTGCTCCCGCTCTCGATGAAAATATTGAAGTCTTAAAAGTTGTTATTATGTTAACTCGTTATGTTCTCAATTACTATCGTAATATCAATAAAGATGTTTTATTCTTTGATAAGACCACGATCAATTCTGATGCTTTACATGATGTTGACCACGATGCTGTTGATTTATATTCTATCTTTATCAATAGTAGTAAGTATAATGGACGAGATGTTCGTTTTGGTGTCACGAAAGATTATGTTAATTCTTCTAAAGAGAATCTTAAAGATATTGTTGAAGCTACACAGAATGAGCGCAATAATAATTTTAAAATCATCTATGAGAATAAACAACGTGAATTGTTAATTTATGAGATGAATATGTATTATAAAGACTTGATTGAAAAAGATCCTAGAGCTAATATTCTTATTGATAAATTGAATGATTCTATTGGTTTATCGATCAGTCTTTTGAATACAAATTCTCTGGTTGATATTTTGGTCAAATTTGTTATTGAAATGGAAGATAATAAACTTATGAAATTGTTATATACTGCCATTAATTATTATATCAACAAATTAGTTGATGTTAAAGAAATCTCTTCTGAAGACATCGCAACAACTTTATATTTGGGAACTGGTGATACTATCTTGACTGTTATCGAATAATCTATTTATGACTTGATCACGGGAAGGGCGTAGGCCCTTCCCGTGATAAGTACATCTCAATTTGATAATTTAAATGTAATATTAATATTAGGCTCTAACGACAATGTATTTGCAATAGGATCACAAACAAGTTGTAATGGGATAACTGGAATCATATTTGTATTCTGATTAAACAAAGTTTGTAGTGAAGTATCGCCGTTGATACCATTAACATCAGCAGATGTAATCTGATCGGGGAATGCATTTTCAATTAATGATTCAATATATGTCATTGATATAGTTTCTTCTGTAAGAACAACATTTATAATATCGATAACTTTATTCTTAATAACATTCTGACTGGATTCACTATCTATAACAGACATTGTCACATAGAGAGTCATATCAAATATCAAGCCAATATCAACAGTTGTTGTTTTACCATTTCCAATATATAAAGTAATATTTCCAATTGAGTTATTAGGAACAAAGTACAACTCTGTTCTTTCTAACAAACTATTTTGCATAGTTGTAATAGTAGTAAGGTACGAATTGACAACAGAAGATAAATTCGATACAAAGGATATATCTGTTGTATTATCACTATAAAACAGTCTAATATCAAATAACATTGAAGTGATGTAATATACTAATGTTCTATCGGCCATAACAATAGGATTGCCAAACTCATCTAATACTAAATCATTGATATTGTGTTCAATTATTTTATTTCCTGTAGCATCTAGAACAAAGTCTCCACTATTATGAATAATTGTTAATTCAGGAACTCCATTATTAATTGTATATGTAGGAACCCCAGTACTATCAGTTGCATATACATCATTCTGATAGGTATGATAAACAGTACTGATATATTTTTTATATGTTTGTGAACTATAAGAAGCATCTGTAATATTAAAGATTGTATTTGATAAATTAGTACCAAAAATAATATCAATAGATTGTTTACTAATACCAATATATTTAGTATAAGGACTTATTAATGATCCAGTAATCGTAGAGTCAATAGCTGCTCCAGTGATAACACCAGGAGCTACTAAAAAATAAACTTCAAATGTAGTTTCTAAATCTATATAACAATCTGTAGTATCTGTTTGTGTTTGATACAATGTTGTTTCAAAAGTATCGTCATTTTTAATAAGGTATGTTGTTGGAATAGACACTTCATAAACATACATGGAAGAACCATTTGTAGCAGTCTGTATTCCGCCATATGTTGCATAAGCATACATGCTACTACTATCAGAAGCAACTGTTTTTAAAAGAACAACAACATTAGATTGATCAATAGCTGTCATATCTGATGTAGGAATACACCCTAATGTAATATTAAAACCACCAGTACCATTATCTAAATGATTAACGATCACATCGACAATAGAGATCTGTGCACTCACATTTGAATTTTCAGCAATGAAATTGATATTATTACATTTAGGAGAAGTAAGATCATAAGAAACTGAAACGGGATAATCTTCTGATAAATATGTTACAATATGGAAAGGACATTTTAAAATAGTTTCGTTGTTTAATAATGTTGCCAGGTCAGTTTTTGATAATTTATCTAAACCAGAAACATATGTATCTGTTAGTGGGGTTGCGACCATACTTATTTTAGAATATGTATAATACATTGTTGGTAGTATAGTTATTGTATTACTATTAAAGTTAAGAATAGATTTAATGTCTGAAGTATTTGTTGTATCTATTTGAATATTACCATTAACTAAAGGAACATATGAATTGGCACCACCAGAAATAGTAGCACTACCATTAAGAATACGAGATGTGATATTATCAACATATCGTGTTAATGTAAATCCATTCTTAGCAAAGAATGTTTCTAATTCTTCTTCTGTCACAGGGACTGAATCATCCAGAGCATCTGCATTAATAGCTGCTTTTAACTGATCAAATGTTAATGCACTAGAACCTCCTGTAATAACAGTATCTAATGGAGTTAAACTCAATGTTGATAAATTCTTTAAAATAGAAGAATATGAAGTCACATCATAGAAATCTAAGTTAAGATCGATATTACCAGTAGAAGACTCTACTGATGTAATAACATAGTCTAATGATCCTTGTGTTGTATATGTTTCAATTAATATCTTGTTTCCCATAAGTCCACTAGAAAAATAAACTGATGGAATAGTTACAACATAAGACGATATGTCTGAATAAATATCAAGCTTAGCTGTAGGAACAGTAACATCATAAACATCTTTTGTTAATGTATATTCAATTTCTTCCCATGCATTATTTGTTCCAGTATTTGTATAAATCCTAGCAGCATAAAACTGATCAGTATAAGGAATAGACATATTAAAACCTTCAGTATCCGTAATCGTTTTTTGACTGACGGATACATCAAATTGAAAAACAGGGATGTCTATACTAATTAGACTTAATAATGAAAATGAATATGGTCCAATTGTTGTCAAAACATTAGATGATAATGTATAAAGAGGATTTATAACTGAAGTATCCCAATAAATATTAAATGTGTTTGTAACACTATTGATATCTATATTGATAGGATAATAAATACCAAATGTTAAATTTCCAATTGTAAAAATAGTTCCTCTCGGTATAACAACTCTATTGTACTGAGAATTATATTTAATAGCATTACTAATGAGGTAATTTGCATCTAGAGTAACACGTACTGTTGTATTAGCAGGTCCTGCTGTAATTTTTACGAAATCGAAGTTACTAACATGATAGAGCAGTTCTTTCATAGTTGTAGCTCTTTGAGCATAATAAACATTATTAGCACTTTTGAATAGATTAACTGATTGTGAACACATAGAAGACCCAGCTTCTAATAAATTACAAAAAGCATTATTAGGATCAGCGATATCATATATTCCATTTTGTCTATTGGAAATTTCATCTAGAATTTTATAAACCATAGTTCCCGGATTTGCTAATATTTCACTTCCTAATGTAATATCATCAAACATCGATCTTGTCTCCTTTAGACACCCATAGTCTCTTTCATAGCTTCAACAGATTTTGATGGTAACGTTGAATTTACTGTAATGTCTTCAAACATTGATTCTATTTTACTTTTATATGGGTTGTCTAATGATTTATCTGTTAAGAACACCATTTCATTCATACCCACTTTCTTACTATTAAATAAACCATAAGTATCAACATATGGAAATCCGATATAGTTATAATTTGAAGAGACTGGAACTTTTGTATAACTTTGTATATCAGAAATAGTTTTATCTCCGCTGAACTTCATAGTAACTCTATTAAAATCTTGAAATATCATAGGATTCATATATTCTATTTTATTACAGAAGAAGTTTACGCTTAAATTAATATTCTCATGTAAGAATGCTTGTTTTTCACTATGATTAAATGACTGACCAATAGGGTGTGATTTGAACATACATCCAGTTGCTTTAGCCCATTTTGTAATATACTGTCTTGAAGGATCTAAAATAAATCTATAAATAGAACATGTATAATTCATTCTTCTTAAGAAGATATCGTCCTGATAAGCAACAGTTAAACCAGTTGGTAATAGTTCAACATAATGCAACCAGTAATATAACAAAGCACTGATAAAACTACCTTGAATATCTCTGAATGTTAAATTTAAATCATATGTTCTATTCAACATATCTGAACCACGAACAAATGTAAAATCTTCACAGAAGAATCCTTCTGCAATTGTTTCAGTATCGAGTGTAGGATCTGGCCAACCAGTCTGACTCATTAATGTATTAGATAATGGGATAAGAAAAGGAGAATTATTATCAATAAATGGACACTGGTCCGCTAATGGTTTAAATACTCCAGAATCTGCTAAATATGTATCCAGCATCATTCTGACTGCAAAATTAATACTTGTAGTATCAATGGTATCTAACATAGCCATTACGTTATCTCGTCTTAAAGAAGGCATAGATAAATTAAGTCTAGGTCTTGTTATAAAAGTAAGACCTGGTGTATCAGTAACAGGCAACATAACATTTCTATTAAATCGATCATACGATGCCAAAATGTTTTCATATTGATACTCAGAACTGCCGAAACCCGAATACATAAAAGATTGTTTTGTAAGAAGATCCATTATTTCTTGGTGTTCGCCATCATAAAGACTTATATTTCCAGTACTAGCTTTTTGTATTTCATAGTCGCCCATATGGAATTCGCCTCCATAAAGTGTACAAATCATAGTATATTTTAAAAAGATATTTTATAGATTGTGGAATTATAAGGATTTCCAAAATGGCTATTCCTGCCGTGCTTACTGCCGTCTCTGGCGTTTCGTCTATGCTTAATGCTGTAAAGTCATTAGGTGTTAAAACTCCAGAAGGTGAGGTTACTGTTGGTGATGTTATTAATGCCACTAAAGATATTAAAGATAGTGCTAATGTAAGTCTTTTTTCATTTGCTAAAAAGAGCATGATCATAAGCCGTATTTACATCGACGAAACTGTTGCTTCTGAACCTATCATGACAGATGTCGTTAAAACAACACACAACTTATTTGCTGCTCTTGTCCTTAATGCTCTCCAGATGAACAATTATGTTACCGGTGGTAAGACTATTGAAAGCATGATTAAGGTTGTCGCTACTGAATCTCTGACAAAAGAACATGTTTCTTCTATTGCCGCTTTCGAAGCTATGAATACAACATATAAAACAAAAATTAAATTAAACAGAAATGTCTTTAGTTTAGAAGATTTAAAGGAAGATGAATTTAAATATAAGCAGCAAAAAGATGCTGTTGATTACATCATCGACCATAGTAAAGATGCTTATAAAAGAAATAAAGATGAACAAGATCGTACTCATCAGGACAATCGTGATAAGACACAAGATGAGAAAGATCGTTTGGCTCAGAAGAGCAGACAACAAGATACAATGCTTAAAATTATGGATCTTGAAAATAAGAATAAGCAGACTCCTTATGGTACAAAAGGCCAGGTTGTCTCATTAGCTGGTGACAATCATATTCCTGCTGGTAAAGTTATTGAAGTTACTCTACAGAACCCTGATAATCATCACGCCAATGTCACTATTAATTTATTAGTTCAGATGTCTCCCTACATCATGCCGATCCGTGTTGCTATTGAAGCTATTAAACTGAATGTTGTTCATACATTTATGCAGCGCTACTTACAGTGGAAGACTGGTGAGATTTCTTTCTGGGGCGATCTTGTGTTTAATATGGATGTTATTCGTGATCGTAATAAAGCTATGCGTCAGGATAGCACTGGTATTCTATCTGAGATGGCTAAACAGCAGACTAAAAATCGTGGTAAAGCATATGCTAATATTGCTTATAAGCAAGCAGACCGTTCTCGCAATTTAGCAAATGCTGTCATGGTATTTAGCGGCGATGCTGCTAAATTGGCTCAGGCAGAATCTGGTTTTACATTTGAAAATAAAGAAATGCGCGATGACTTCTTTGCTAAGTCTTTTACCATGATGATTATCATTGTTGATACGATGTACAATACTGTCACTATGTATTACAATGGTTTAGATACTGTTTCTACATTTACATTTGATCAAATGAAAACATCTGCTAAGGGTGGTGGGAACTTAGATATTGTCTCTGTTCTTAATGCTTTAAACCAGGGCAAGGCTCCTAAGTTCTAAGAAAGGTTCTTTCCATGAAATTTATGTTAGGTGGGTTCTTCTCCCGCATCTTCAAGTCTAAGAAGAATTCTATTCGTAAGTCTGATTTATTAGATATTATTGATATCAATCTTGAAAATGTTGACGATATGATCGATATCACTTCTAAGAGTATTGATGTCTTAAAATCTTTAACGGTTATTATTAGAAATAAGAAACAGAACCATAACATTTCTGATTTTTATAATCATTATAGTAATTTCTTGAAGTTGACAAATACTACAGTTGCTGGTTTAGAATCTAAAGCTATGTTGAGTTCTTTTATTACTCTATTTAAGATCATGGAAAACGATTTGACAATTATTAGAAATGAATTTAATACTGTTTTTAGTGCGGGAACAGACCCTACTGAGATTACTATTGAACAGATGAAGATGTCTCATGCTTCTTGTATCGGTTATATTCAGTTCATTCCTAAAGTTATCAACTTTTATACTTACATGTTTGATTACATGATGGCAGATGCTACAAATACAGTCGATACTGTTCCTCGGTATCGTATTGAAGAAATTATTGCAAATACGAATGCTGTTGCTTCATTCTTTGATATTCTATTCAATCGTAGATCTGGTCAGACTATTTTAACTGAAATTGAAATGATGCGTAAGAATAATAATGACTTCTTTATTCAGACGGATAAAGTCGTTATTGATGATACTGTTAATTTCAATGATTATAGCATTGCTATTAAAGGGTTATTGAATACTGGATTTGCTGTATTCTCTCCTATTTTGTTTGTTATGGATTCTATTGAAAGTGTCAAGCGTCGTATTAATGAAGAACGTAAATATAGAAAAGATTGGTTATTGGCTAAGATTTCATTATATCGCCAGATGATGCAGAAGTTGGATACTGAATCTGCCGATTATAGAAAACTCGAAGAATTGGTTAATAAATTGAATGACGAAGTTACAAAATGCGATAAGGCTATCCATGATTTCGAGGTAGGCCATGGCTAATTCAAGACTCGATAGACAGGCTGATATTAAGAAATTCAAGTTACTGAGTAGTGATTCTGATATTGCTTATTTTATGATTATGGTTCTTAAGTATACCAATCTACTAAGACGGTTTAATGATAAAAATTATGTATTTGAAAAAGGTATTCATTATCTACATGAATTCAAACAGTTCTCATTGACACCAATGCCAACTGAATTAGATTATGATGAGCAGTTTGGTGTCTATGGTAATAAAACTAAAAATATTCAGAATACGGTTTTACAGAAATTTATTTCATCTTCCATTAATACAAATATTATGACAATGTATGCTGGTCTATTTAAATGTATTGATAGAATGACAACTGGTAGATCATTATCAGTAAATATTGATACATTAGATCCCATTTCTTTAGAATATGTTAAATCTATATTGAAGCTAACTAATTTCAATAATACGAAAACTATAAGTGGCGATAACAATATTCTTTATAATTTGGAAACAACACTTTATAGTACAATGATTGGCTCTTTAAATGGTGTTGCAAAATCCATTTCTTATATCAGCCCTTTTATTGACAAGATAAGAACTATCACAACATCTGAAGTATTAGAGTTTAAAGATCATGTAAGTATTTTAAGAATTTTTATCTATATCATTTGCAGAATGACAAATACAAGTATAAATGAAATTGAATGTAATTTTAAACATGTTCATCATAGAAGATTAGATTTTAAAATATCTAATAGCACACTATTGTGTGCTCCTATTTCTCTTCCTGTTATCAAATCTATTCCAGAAGAAAATTATCAAATTTCGAATGATGGTAGTGAATACCTTATTGCTATGGAAGATTATTTCTCTAGATTAGCAGGCTTGTATACACGATTCAATGAAGACAATGTTTCAGTCATTAATAAGAAGTTAAAATCTCCGTTATATACTACGAATGCTATTTGGGGCTAGTATTTTTCACAGACACAAGAACGAGTCAAAAATCATGGCAAATACAAAAAAGCGTATTTCACTATCGAATGTCATTTCGATTGTGTCTCAGTTCAAGGATGCGATCAATGGTGTTCGTAGTGGCCTTGAGAATATGCAGCATATTAGCTGCGAATTGAAAGAATCTCGTCATATCGCTAATGTTCTCAGACACGGTGGTATGAACAAATCTATTATCTCTATTATTAATCCTGGTAATATTCACACTGGTTCTATTAAATCTATGCCTGCTCAAGAATCCCTTGATGATGTTGATGTCGATCCTACAGATCGCCGTGTTGAAAGTTTAACTTCTGAAATAGATGATATTAATGATTCCAATAATACTCGTATAAAGGATTGGTTGGGTAATGTCAGAGATAACCTTGGTGAAGTCTTCTCGAAACTCGAAGACAATGTTGCTCTGCTTGATGCGCAATTGGATAAAACTTCTGCTCGCCTTTCCACGAATAGTGTTGAAAATACTGAAGTCAATAATACTGCTCTTGTTGCGATCAATTCTTCGGCCTTGTTAGAAAAATTAAATGTACTTAAAAATCTGATTAAAGATATCGATATTAAACACATTGATCCTCTGGATAATGATAGTATTAATGCTGTTGCTGAACATCTGAAATCTTTTGTTGAAGCTCTCAATCCTATTACTGGTGCTCAATATGATCAGTCTTCAAATACAATTATTCATTTAAAAGATAATATCAAAGAAAATTATATTGAATCGAAGGGTACTGTCAATAATCTCGGTTACAGTTACCAGAATGTTCTGGAAATCATTACCGCTGCTGATGAACTCTGTGATGAACTTGAAGTGCTCATCGGTCGCGCTGAAGGCATTTTGACCAATGTCTCTGACATGGTCAACTATGCTCATGGTGTCGACAATGATGTTCCGCCTCAGGTTGAAAATGCTATTGGTAATGAGGATGATATCGAGACACCGTCAAACGTGTCACAAATCGACATCATTCATGATAATATAGCTCATCACGTATCGCTGTTTATCGAAACTATTGATGCTGCGTTATCGTGCATTTCTTGTGTTCTGCATGTTGCAGATCCGTTTACAAAGAAAGAGGACATCATGCCTGATATAGATGAAAACTTGGACATCGTCACCGACGCCGAAGACATTCTGGATGCCGATCCTGCCAATCTGGTGGTCGAAGACGAGGAAGTCGAAGTTCCCGCCGACCTCGAATTCGGTGCTGTCGAAGATGCTGAGCTGGCTGGCGAAGGCAATGGCGCCGAGAACACCTTCGAAGATCCTATCGATCTGCCGGAAAAGACCGAGGACAAGCTGGAAGGTGAAGGGTTCGAGGACCCCGAGAACGACGGCCAGCATCATGAGATCAACAACGACGATCCCGAAAATGCCGGCAATGGCGAACGCCATGAAGAAGACTCGGCCGGCGCCGAAGTCGATCCTGAAAACCTGTAATTTTTCAGGCTGATCATATACCAGGTGGAGCATTGCTCCACCTGGTATAGATTTTCTTATTATTTTAGACCACTTTATAGATCATTTCTTTTTTATACGAAAGGACAAAAATGTTAACATATGGCTTTGAACGCATTTCTTTTCAAAATAATAGTAAATTAGCTAAACGTATTTTTACTTGTGTTAATGATACAATGATTAAGTTAGAGGATAAATATAATGAAGTTAAAACATTTACGATAGGAACTGTACATCCATATACTGAAATAACTGATAAGTTTAAGAAAGAGTTAGAGACTATTGTTTTTGAAGAAACCGGAGTAAACAATCAAGTTTTTGTAGATCCTTCTTTAACTTATTTTAATGGGGCTATGTTAACACTATTTGATCCTATCATTGAAAAAGATGATTTAAATTCTCATATTTATATTACTGATGCTATGCAAGGAACACATAACGATATAGAACATAATAAATCTAATTATAATTCATATAAACAAACATTAGAAATAATTTCAAATAATTTAGATCTAAATACTTCAAGATTAAAGTCTAATGTTTCAAAGATAAGATCAAAGTTATTTTTATATTTATCAGTATTAATGAGTAAGTGCTTATATCCTGTTCATATTACACCAGAAGAAGTGACTGCAATGATCTTACATGAAATTGGTCACACTATGACATATATTGAATTATGTACAGCTATGTATCATAGATGTGATATTATTTCAAATTCTGTAAAACTATTACAATTAGAAAAAGATGATGAAATTTTAAATAAATACGGAACTGATCTTATTGAAATCATTAAGAATAATAAAGACCTAACAACTATAGAAAAAGAAAACTTAATTAAATTGATAACTGACGATAATAAGAATAAAGCATATAATTTAGGAATAGCAACCATCATTACTGCTATATCCGATAAGAAACTTATTTCAGATAAAAACTTTCAGAATGCTAAAGTAAGTGATATCGTATTAACTAAATTAAACTTTGCTTATATAGAAAGAATAGCTGACGAATTTTGTGTTAGGCATGGATATGGTCATCATCTCATCTCTGGGCTTGAAAAATCTAGAAAATATCAGTTAGGAGATTTCGATACTAAGTATGTACCGTATGTAAGAACTGTCTCTACTTTAACATTATTAATGAAATATTTCTTTGGTCCTATTACAAACGGATTCATAAGTGGATACGATGATGATATCTTAAGATGCGAAGAAGTTTATTTTAATACATTAGTTCGATTTAAAGATAGTAATTTACCAAAGGATGTTTCACTAGATTTTATTAATTCTATTAAATCATTGAAGAATACTATCAATGAGATTAAGGAAAGAGATATTCATAAGTTTAGAAATTTGATATTCAGTACTATCCTACGTATATCAAATTCTGGATCATTATCAGATATGTTAGCATCTGCAAATATGATTAGAGATTATGAGATTTTACAGAAGATGACAAACAATCTTATTCGTAATCCTTTTTACTATCAATCAGAACGACTAAAACATTTTTAATACAGTAGTCTGAGAAGGCCTCTCGGCCTTCTCAGACTAGGATATCTATATAAATTGTAATTCGTTTTATTTCAGATATATATTACTATTTTGCATAGATAGATATAGAAGTCTCGTTTGTGCTAGATACGGCAAGGTATCTATAAGTAACTTGAGGAGAGCCATCATGTCACTTAATCCCGAAGATGAACAGTTCGGCGATGATGGCGAGCAAGGAACTCCTAAGTTCGCCCTTCCTCCGAGAGAGCTTAAAGCTGTCCCGTTGGAGGCGACACCCGAACGAGTTGCGGAGCTTAATCGTCGAGGAACGGTTGTTGCCAATATCCTCAACGAACTTGTTCGGCAGGATGAGCTCGCAGGCTTTACGCCGGAACAAATCAAGATCCGACATAAAGCTCAGTACTACCAAGCTTTAGCATTACAGACGCTCAATCCGAACGCCTGCATCACAATTATCGATCCTTTGGAGAATCTCGAAATGCCCAAGAACAACGAAACCCTCGTCGACATCGCCAATTCCCAGGCCGTCAACCTCGAAACCATCGAAGTGAAGCCCGAGATCATTCGACTCGAATCAGGCGAACTTGTGCAGGTCCTGCGTCTGTCGAACGGCCAGATCATTCCGCTCAATCAGCGTGGCGGCATCAACCAGACCACCGGCAATCCCCAGATCATTTCCGTTCCGGCGGAAAAGGAAGAAGAAGAAGGTTATTCCTGGAAGAAGATCGCGCTCGGCGTGGTCGGCCTCGCCATCGTCGGCGGCGCCCTCTATTACGGCTACAAACAAATCAGCGGCAATTCCGAAGCTGTCGGCGATGTGGCCATGGCTCTGGCTGAAGTCTGATCGGCATGGATGGGGGAGAGTAACATCTCCCCCTCCGTCCATACAATTTTATTTTTCTTTATGTGGAGAAAAACTATGGATGACCTCATTGAATGTTATTTGATAATCGATAGCATTCAATTTTATTATACTTCAAAACATGATGGAGTTTGTGTTATTCAGGTTGATAATTACTTTAAAGGAAATAGCTACAAGCCAGTAAAGAAAGTTTATGGAATTGGTAAACCCATTAATAGATTAGAAACTAAAATTTCTAATTTAGAAATGCCAATAAAGAATGGGTACTTATTTGAAAAAGTAGATAGTATCATATATTTTGTTGCTATTGAAGAACGAACAGATATTAAAATAATTTGGGATACCAGAAATACAATTTCATTAGTTGATTTTATCGAGAAGCGAGTACATGCTATTGATGCTATTGACAAGACTTTAAAAAGTAGAATTATTTGGAAACTGGAGAATGATCATGGGTACTGGCGAAACGCTGTAAATTGATGAAGGACGAGGCTATGCCTCGTCCTTCATTGATATTTTTTAAGAAGATGTGTTTGTCACAGTACATTTATATCCAGCATTGCTTAAAATAGTAATGATACTATCTTGTCCATTATTAGGAATATCATAAACATCTATAGTGTAAATGGTCGTATCTTGAATAATACTAAAACTACCATTCTGAATCCATTCATTGGCAAATACAACCAATGTACCATCATCGAGTCTAATTAAGAAATATGTTAATGTCTGATAAGCTGGGATAGCACTATTATTTTTTTGTGCATCTGTATTATACTGAACAATATCACGATACTGTTGAGCAATGTCATACTCAACAATACCACGGATAGTACCAGAATAGCTGACACTATCTTTGTTATTAACTGATGTAAAAACTACTTTATCTCCACGAATACTATCTGTAACATATTGAGTCATTGTAGATGTCATTTATTTAATCTCCGTATTAACCGTATCTGGTATGATGATCTTGGAGGAATTAATGATCTTGGGAAGAACTTCCTTAAATCGTTTGATCATCTCAGAATACGTTTCAATTGGCTGTACCAATACAATATACTCAAGGTCTTCAACAGTAGGAGGAGTATCACTATAAGAAAATATAAGTGTTTTTAAAATAGTAGATTCGGAAAGATAATAAGTTTCTTTGTTATTATGAAGTCTATAGCTGAAAATTTCTTCATCAAAATTAACATCTATGAGATCTTTTCTATCAATATCTGTATGGATAATTTCGAGAAGTTCTCTAAAGATGTGTGCGTATTGAGTAAATTTAGTACTGTATACACAGTTTAAATACATATTAGAAACACCATCAAGAATAAATCCAGATTCAATACTAGAGAGAACAGCACCAAATGAATCTTTAATGATCTGAAAATCTGTTAAGCACTCATAACGAGCACCAGATATCGTAATAATTTTTGGTTTAACACAAACTAGCTTTCTATAGAAATTAATATATTCCCTTGCTAAGATATCATCATTGCCAGAATTAACTTGTTTATTACCAGAAGTGAGTTCTTCAATACGAGCTTTGAGTTCATCGACAAGTTCTGTATAGGGTCTAAACTTATTTCTGTTGAGATAAAATGGATGGAATCTATTGTTTGTCTTTTTATAAATATTATTGATTGTAATAAACTTGTCTTTATAATGAAACGAAGCATTCCGAATAATTGAATTCTCTAAAGGTTTATCATTCATATAGTTTTCAGCAACAGAATATTTACCAGAACAAGCAAGAATAGCTTTGAATAATAAAGCACCCTTTCCGGCCATAACATTACCCATAGCTGTAATAGGAATGATTTTGTTCTTATGTTTACGATTATAATTACGAGTAATATCATAAACTTGAGAATCAAAGTTGGGGCACATAAGAAGTAATGTATTTTTAAGTTCTTCTTCATTTGTAATTCTTGTCAAATATTCCATAACCAGTGTATAATCCATAGAACCTGGAATAAGAGCGTCTTCAATAACAAGAATATCGCATTTCTTATATATGCACTGAGTATCTAGTTTATAGTTCATATAGTCTTGGTTAAGTGTACCGTTAAACATAAAATCATAATTTTGTTCTTCAACTGTAAATCTCTCAGAGGTTTCAAATGGAATCTGATTAACTGTGAACATACCATTAAATTCTTCAGGTAGGGATTCGACAACATCACAGATAGCTCTAGCAATCTGATGATCGAACTTAGAAGAAATCATAGCTTGGTTATATGCAACAAAACGAATAGCTTCTTCTTTAGTAATATTAAAATGTTTAACAAGTGAAAATTCAGAATTGTCTATGGTAATGGCACCATCTTCAATACACGATTCGATAAAATCAATAAAGGCATTTAATTCATTAATGATTTCTTTGGATGATTTAATATCATTAGAAATAATATTTAGAAATTTAAAATTCTCACGTTTAATTCTAAAGAAATGTTCAATGATACTTAGGAAAATATACATAGTCGATGTAGTACCATCTTTAGCTTTATCATCAATTCTATTTCCAATATACTTCAACAGATCAGAGATGTGATGCTGAACTCCATTAGCATATTCAATAGAACTAATAATCGTAATACCATCATTCGTAAATAAATTATTATATTTTTCTCGATAGTTATTTCCATTAAATAAAACAATCATAGCATCAGATGCATCGGGGCCACAATGTTCTGACAAAAGATCTTTCATTTTAACACATGTATCAATAACAAAATCAACAAACTTCTTACCACTGATAATATTTAAACTATTCTTATCTCTATTCAGATTTGTTTTTTCTGACATACTTAATACCTTCCTTGTCTAATTTTTGTTTTCTTTGTTCTTCTTCATATTCTTTAATACGACGTTCATTATCTTCTATGATTATTTTTTCTAATACAGTAAATCTATGATACGTTAATTTCATAGTTTCTTTTAAGTTTAATCCAAACTTAGTATGCCATTCTGTATTGAATAAAATATTAGCTACCTTCTTATAAAGTTTATTAAACTCCCAATGCTTAGATCTATTATGAAAACCAACATCTGACATATATGGTAATAGTGAATCAATATGAAGAGTTTCTTCATTAATAGCTTGTAATAGCGAAGTTCTTACAATACCGTAAATACCTCTTAAATTTAATTCTCGAATAAGATTCTCTTTTTTATTAATACTTGCTTCTACTTCTTCTTGTGTAACATCATCAATCGAGTCTGCGACTGAATAAAAAAAGTGGTTTCGGGGTCCACCGTATAAAACCCTTCAGAATAGGTTTCAGGAGTATGACCACAATGAGGGCAAGATTTAACCGGATAGCAAATATGAGAAATCTCAGACTTACCAATAAACTTTTCAACATCTTGAGGAAGATTACATCCAGGATTACGCTTAAACAGAATAGATAAACCTTCATTAATAACAGATTCTTCAGTACTTTCTTTATTCACCTTACCATTCTTAACAATACGGATTTTACTAATATAGGGAACGTATGATTTAAATAAGGAATACTTCAAAGCAATATCAATTGAATCTCTACGCTCTTTATCATTATTACCATGTTCTTGTGCAATGATTTCAGAAACAAAACGACGGCCATATTCAAGATATTGTTTAATAGACGGAATACTGAATTCAAATTCAAACTGAACATTATCAGAAACAGTATAACGACCAGTGTCTTTGAACCCTAAGAGTTCTTGATACTTGGTATACATATCAGGAGTAACAGTTTTCATGCTCTTAAGATTAAAGATATTATCAACCTTCATTTTACTAAAATCATTACGACGAAGTTTAATGATATTAATCAGTTCAGTGACAGAATTATTGCATGACGTACAAACATAAGTATAATTATAACCTTCGGGATGCATAAGCGCCGCAAGTGTCAACATAATAACAGGATAATCAGTAATCTTAATATTTGAAATAAGAGTGTCTTCGAGACGCCAATTACTCAGATTAGTCCCAACTGTAGAATCTAAGAACAGACGAGTACCTTCTTCTTTAATAAAGAAATCATTAAACAAATAGAAAACAACACCAAGTTCACGACCATAAACATTAATAGATTCATAGGCATTATTAAAATATGCATTTAATTTATCCATATCAGGATGTGCCAATTCAATATTAAAACCACTATTCATAAGAGGAATACGCATACAGTCACTAACTTCGAACCTGACTTCATTAAGACCGTCAATAGAATCAATAATACGAATATCATTATGATCAGTAGGTTTAACAGTATAGCGATTACCAAGAATACCTTTACCCTTATCATCGATATATGTAGGAGCAAACATACTCTTATTTTCAATATCTTTAATAGCTAATTGTCGGCGAATAGCTTCTGTTTCAAAAGGAGTATTATTCTGAGTACCACGTACTGTATTAATAAATGCCTGAGCGACAGGATCGGTATCGATCTTATCTTCGGGAATATCACTGAAATAAGCATTCATTGCCTTAATAACATCTTCACTTTTCTGACCAATAAAATACCCTGTATTCTCAGCCATTAATTCAAAATTAGCTTTATCGACAATATCGTTTTCAGTTTCCACTGAACCATCTTCGGCGATTTCGTCGTAGAAAGGCTCAGCTTCAACATCGTCGATATCATCAGAAACAACAATAACTTTATTTTCTAAAGGAGTTTTATCAGAAGAATTATTAGTTTCATTATTTGATTCGAGTTCAGTAGTTAAAGATTCTTCATTACCACTAACGCTATTAACCACACCACCACTTCCACCATCCATGGTAAATGTTGGAGTTATTTTTAAAATATCTTTATCTAACAGATTATCAGTTTTGTTAGGATCGTCGGACATTTTACACAGTCCCTTTCTTTTTTGGGATGACGAATGATAGACACCTTACATCATACATTTCTACATAATTTTCTTCTCTTACATATGCACCATATCGAATACCAGATTCGTCTTTAACTTTATAATAAACTATATATATTTCAGTAGTGTCATTTAGTGGTTTTAAGATATTATTACCAGCTACAAAAAGAAATGATAGCTGATTATATTCATTATTAAGATTGAGAATACTAAGCTCTTCTGGCTCTTGTTTATGAACAAAACTATTAGTATTTTTTGGTATTGTTATTTTTACTTTAGGATTTAATGTGTTATCGAAGAATTCATTAATACTTTTTTCATATTCAGTTATAATGCTTGATATAATAAAGAATTCGTCACATATACCACAGATACGTTTCTTAACATCATCTTTGTTAATATAAATGTTATTATCAATATGTTCAATAACAACGCCATCAAAATTCCACTTTAATTTATTCATAAAAGCTGTAAATTCATTAATATAAAAGACATAACATTTATTCTTTTTAAAATCGAATAATTTAAGGAATTCTGTGAAAATTGCTTTTTCTTCTTCATTTAATAAATTAACAACACCTATAGAAAATCGAATATCACCAAATTCAAACCTAGACGGTTTTGCATTAGATAAAAGAATATGATCATCCTTAACAAGATTAATATACATATATTGTAATTTTCTATTAAAAGGTCTTTGTAGATACTCTTGAAAAATATCTTGAAGTTTATATTTTTTTCGTTCTTTAGGTTTTTTCGTCATTTTTTGTAAGATTGAGTTCAGAAATTGTTTCTCTTAATTTAGCATCTACTGCATTAATACCATCATTAAGTTTAATAAGACTATCGGCAGATGTATGACTAGGTTCGGTAATCAGATTTTTCATACCATCAGAAGCAAGAGATAAAATAGTTAATGTGTCAGAGGTGGAATCAGTAACACCGAGCTTTGAAATACCATCGATAGTGTTATCGATAGTCTTCAGACGATCGGACTGATGATTGAGCTCTTTTGTGATATTTGGGCAAGTATCGACCATAGTGTCCTCTAATTTTCAAGATGTTATTCCTCATTGGGTTCTTACGGAATCATTACCTTGGAGATTTCAGTCTTATAATGTAATATGAAAATTTATTAATATACTAATAATTAACGAATTTATCTTATAAGAATTCTAGAATATATGCATAGGAGTTTGTGTTCATGCTAGAATATTTTAAACAACACGAATACAAAAAAAAGCGTACTACACTAGCAATTTCATATGTTCAAAATATTGTTTCGTATATTAAAACCATGAACCCTAATATGTCAGAAGACCTTATTAAAACATTTGTAACAAATTATATTAAAGAAAATATGCAAAGACCTACTATAGAAATTATTGATCATCCTTCATACGGAAATGCAGAATTAAAAACAGTTGATCTATACGACCATGTTAGAAAACATCAATATAAGCTTATTACTCCTTGTGGTACTATTTATCAGACTCCAGACATTAAAGAAAGTTTTCTAAAAGTAAAGATCAATAAGAATCTAGCCAAACGTAAAAAACTAAAAAACGAAATGTTAAGAGCAGGTGAAATTGGTGATGAGATTACAGCATCGAAAGCTAATTATGGACAATCACAAGTAAAGATTAATACAAATGCTATCCCAGGAGCTCATGGTTCTGAATTTAATTGTCTATCTGATGTTGCTAACTATAATGGTGTGACCTCTACTGCCAGACATGGTGTCATGTGTGGTTATGCACATACTGAGAAATTTATTAGTGGTAATTTCTATTTTCCTGATATAGAACACATTATTAATTATTGCATCTGTCTTAAAAGAATATTTAACAGAGAACAAGTAGAAAATGTTGTCAATAAATTTAATTTATATATTCCTACTGTTAAAGATATAGTTGATCATTTCTTACAAAGTACCCAATTCTATATCAGAAAAGAATTTATTGAAAGTGATATTTATGATCTTATCTCTAAGTTCGATAATATGGAAAGATGTTTTATCTTCTATGCATCGTGTTTAAAGAATATAGTTATGTTTAATACAGAATTCTTTTTACCTTATTTAGACAAGTTCTTCGATAGGGATAATTTGATTATAGATAATGATGTTAATATTAAAAAGATTAATGACTTCAAAGGAGATCTTAAAAATGTTATTACTTCATTAAATTCTGATCTTATTGACAATTTACCATTAGAAGATGCTATCAAGGATAATCACCCTAATGTAAGAAATCTTATTACTATTGGTGATAGAATGCTTAACCATACAGATGAAATTCAAGATATTATTTCTACATTTATAACAATTGATATGGATGTTGCTGATGCTATGGGTCATCCAAATATGATCAGGCGATGTGTCATTGCATCAGATACTGATAGTGTTATCTTTACAGTACAAGATTGGGTAAAGTGGTATACCGGACATTATTTACAATTTAGTAAGAAAGCATTTAATATTAATGCATTTGTGGTCTTTATGTTAAGTATGTCTATTGAACATTTATTTGCAAGGTTGAGTACAAGTTTTGGTATCGTCGGAAAAGATGCTGAAAGAATTATTATGAAGAATGAATTTCTATATCCTATTATGCTCAATACCCCGTTACCAAAACATTATATCGGATTGATTACAATTCAGGAAGGTAAGATTCTTGCTAAAATTAAACTTGATATTAAAGGTCTTACTTTAAGATCTAGTGCACATTGTTTAGAAACAAGAACCTCTACAAATAAATTTATTGATTATGTATTAGATGGTGCAACTAAAACTGGTAGTTTGAGTGCCGAAGAAACATTTATGTTTGTTTATGAACACGAACAGACTGTTTATAAATCATTATTAAATGGTGATAAGACATTCCTAACAGTTACTCCTATTAATGAAAAAGAACAATATACAGATCCATTAGTTTCAAAATACTTTTATTATTTATTTTGGTCTGAAGTATTTGCAGAAGAATATGGTGAGTTCTTATTACCTTCTAAAGGACACGTTGTTCATTTATTAAATAAAGGAAAGTCTATTAAATCGGAAGCTTATTTAAATTATCTTAAAGAAAAGAATGAGAAGTTATACATCAAGCTTGTCAACTTCTTTGATAAATATCCAAACAAAAATATTAGTTTTATTATTTTTCCATCATCTATTAAAAAGATTCCAGAAATATTTATACCATTAATTAATTATAGACGAATTGTATTTGATAATTCTACTCCTCATTATTTAATTATTAGAAGTTTAGGTATTCCTTTTGGCGATAGTAAAGTTGGTACCATCATTAGTGATATTTATGGACAGGATCTTATTGCCGGTACGGTATCTGGAAAAAAGACTGAAGATGATAGCATGTTAGAAGATGAAGATATTACCAAATTATTAGAAGATGTTGAAGCAGAAGATAATGTTAATGATACAGAGAGTGGTGGTACTGAAGATGATGACGAAGAGTAGGGCTTTTAGCCCTACTCTCTTATTTCAATAATAGAAAAAAATATACTATGACATCCTCAAACATAAGAGGTATACCTTCTATGATTCAGACTGAGACATATGAAAACTTTATATCTAGATTATGTACAGTTTCAAAAAATGTAAGAGATGCTATTGAAAGTCAGTCTTATTTATTATCCCACGATCCAGATAGTGTTACCGATGATGATATTTTGTATTATGCATTAGATATTATTCTAGATGATTTTAATCAATTAGGTATTGAATTCAATTGTAATAGAAATGATATGTTTTCTAACGCTTTACATATTGAATTATTTATTACATTAGCTGAAATTACAAATGCTACCACTTTATATTTATCTATGAAAGATATGGATTTTAAAACAATTATACGATCCATTCTTACAGATGGTGGCCCCGAAACATCAACAGTTGGCGATCTATTACATTTTGTTGGTGTCGTAAATGAAAAGACAAGAGAGACTTTATATAGTTGTTATGAATACCTTATTGATAAAGTATCATCATCTCAGATCTTTGATATGTATTTAGATGGTTTGTTAAAGATAGATGATAGTTCGATTGAATTTGAAATCGATAATGAATATGTTACTAGATTTATGAGAAGGACATATTCTGTCTCTAGACTTTATAATAGTTTGATTTCTGCTTTTAATATTCAATTTAGAAATAAATTCGACATTGATATTCTCTATGTACTGGTCGAGATGCATATTAATTTTATAACATCAAAAGATAATGTTAATCAGTTTGCTTGGCTTGATGCGGTTACTATAGATAAAGTCGGTGGTAATACTATTCTTATCAACGCCCTTATTACCAAATATCAATATACGTTGAATACACTATCTCCTTTATGTATTGGGTATTATAAGGATAAACCTACATTTAATAAACAAACTATATGTCTCATTATTCTATTATCTTCTATTGTAAATACAATCTATGAATTTTCACATATAAATAAAGAAACTTCTAAAGATGTATATATTAAAAATATTTTAGACAACTATAAAGAAAGAATTACAGAAGCTACTGAAAATAACATATTTACAAATGTATTAGAAATGTTGGATATGAAATATGTAAATCAGATCATGGATATTGTTAGATTATTTGACTTTAGTACATTCTTTAGTGCACAGGAAAACATTAAATGATTAATACAGCCAAACATAATTTTATTTTAAACTATGTCAGAAACTTTCTTATATTAGATTTTCTTATTGATGTGTTTACGGAAAGTCAAAAGACTAAAGCAATAGTTATAGAAAATGTTGGTTCTGATGGTAGTGTTAAAGTACAAGTAGAGGGAGACGATACATATCTGTATAAAGGAAAATTATTAAATGTATTAGGTCAACTTTATTATATATTTTCATTTACAGAAAATAATGATTTTGAATCATTAATCGACAATAATGAAACTGATATAACATACGATCCTTATTACAATATGGGTATTTATAAGAATAAGAACATTAATAATATTATTTGCTATCCATTAAACATGACAGCGTCCGGTTTATTTTTTGGTTATGGTGATCATATTCTTATTACAAAAAATGATATTGTAAATGTACCAGATGGAGAACAAATAGAAACATCTATTGGTAGATTGCTTCTTAATTATGTATGGTTAGCAGATCCATTTGGTGATATTATTCCTTACATGAATAACACTATTCGCCCTAAAAAAGATATCGATCCCCTTATTGTTACATTACTGATTGAAGGTAAAATTAAAGTTGATCAGGCGTATGCTTACTCAAGAAATCTTTATTATTTACAAAGAACCGAATTAGCAGTTCCTGCTTTTACTAAAAAATCTATTTGTATTAATCCTGCTATTATCAAGAGACGAGACGAACTCTTAATAGAATATGCCGAAGAGATTAAAAATGGTAATGCTATTGTTATGAATAAAATAGAAGAAGAACTTGTTAGAATGGACAAAGAAGATATTAGTACTGACGTAAGTGCTGTCTTTTATGATCATGATAGTAAGTCATACGAAAATCACAGAAAAAATATGTTTATTACTGTTGGTGCTGTTAATAAGTTTGGTGATGAATCTAACTATAACTTTATTGATAATAATATCGATGAAGGTTGGGACTTTAAGAATTTTGCTACTATCTGTAATGAAATTAGACGCGGTTCTTTTGGCCGAGCAAAAGAAACAGCTAAGGGTGGTGAAGAATCTAAATTTCTTATTCGTATTTTTCAGAATACAAGAATTATTGAAGATACCTGTGATTCTACTAGACACTTGACTCTTGAATTAACTAAGGATAATATTAAAGATTATTATTATAGAAATGTATTATCTCAAGATAATAAAACATACGAAACCATATATCCTGAAAATGTATCAAAGTTTGTTAATAGAACTATTAAGATGAGATCTCCCCAGACATGCTCTACTAAAAATGGTTATTGTTATTCTTGCTGTGGTGAAGACTTTAGACAGATGAATCAAGAAATTATGACTATGAATGCTATTACTGTCGGTACTGAATTCCTTAATCTATCAATGAAGGCTATGCATCAAGCATCGCTTGGATTATTTGAAGTAACATCTGTTAATAAATACCTATATTAGAAAAATAATCTTATAGTAACACGAAACCAACAAAGAGAAAGATCAGAAATATGTCTAAATTTGCTACATATGACAAAAACTCCAACTCGTCATCTGCTGCTGCTGGTTTGACTACAACACAGGTCAGCACACTGACAACGACTCAACTCGATTCTTTATCGACATCGCAGATAAATAATCTGACTACCACACAAGTTGTTGCTTTGGAATCTACACAGATTTCTGAGCTTATTTCAACAGATATTCAGTTATTAACTTCTACTGATATAAGCACTTTAACAACAACTCAGATTGATACTCTTGATACTACGCAGATCAATACATTGACTACAACACAGGTTGGTGAATTAATAACAACCAACATTCAGCAGTTACAGACTTCTCAAATTGCTGCCATTGTTGATAATCAGGTTACTGCTATCATTGATGAAGTTCTTGACAATACCAGTACTATTAATACTATTGTTACTGATCCCAATGATACATCAGTTGCTATTATCAATCATTATCTTGAACTCTATGTTCCTATTGCTAAAGACGCTTTTGATCCTACTGGCTCCAAAATGAGAAATGCTGTTACTAATTTATTGTATGCTATGAACGAAGCTCTTCGTGTCAATAATGATATTGTTTATAATGCTATTTTCAATTTCGTCAATGAACACAAAGATGGTATTATGGCACATGGTAGTTCAATGCGTGGTGTTCAGGGTCTTGGACGAACTGATATCGATCGTATTACTATTTTCTATGGTTTAATACATCGCATTGCTACTGATGGTAAGAATACTCCTAAGTTTAACGAACAGAATATTAAAAACATTCTTAAGACGGATTATTTTATTCGGTGGGCTAAGAAGAAAATTAATAAGTAATCATAAGGTCTACACGGTAGGGCATAAGCCCTACCGTGTAGATATTAAAATTATGACATATCTTTTGAATCAGTTCTTTTTTCAAAATCTTTAATAGTACTTGCCATTTCTGCATTGTTATTTTTTAATTGATCCATAGATGCTGTTAACTCAGAGTCTTTACTAGCATTATCAACACCGACACCATCGTGTAATGTAAAGTTTCCAAGTTGCATTTTATTGAGGACCTCCACAACAGCTGCACTGGCACTAGAAGTTGATTCTGAATCCTTCTGTTTAATTTTGGTACCAACTTTATCTTTAATAGCTTTTTCTTGAGATTCAACAACACCGACATATGTATTAACGAGAGAAATTTGAGCAGTTAATAACTCCGAATTTCCATTAGGATTAATTTCTATTTTATCCATAGCTTTGTCTAAAATTTCTAATGCTTTACTTTTCTTTTTTTCACCACTATCATAAATTATATCTAACTTAATAAGGTCTTCATCTACTGATCTAGACTTAATTTCTTCGGTCATGTACTATCCCCAGTGTAAATTGTTTAAAGTTAAAATTATACTTAATAGTATAAACTATCAAGGGTGGAACTATATAATATTTTTATATGGATTTTATCTATATATTATTAAAGAGAAGCACAAGGAAGATTAAGAGCATGAGCGACAACAAACCGGTACGTTCATATACTGCTAAAAATATTATTACAGCTGGCGGACTTCTCCCTGTTAGGTTAACACCGACTCAGTTTATTACACATCTTAATACAAAAGGACAATTGCATCTTATTGGTGAACTAACATCTAATGCATTCGATGAGCATTTCTTGAAGTTTATCGATCATGGCGAACGCCCGCCTCTTACTATTGTTCTTATTAAAGATATTAAGAATGAAACATATCAGATGATTATTAAAGACAATGGTCGTGGTATTCCTATCGAATCTTTGTTTGATAGTATTTGTGTTCTTCATACGTCTGGCAAATTCGATATCGAAGGTAATGCTACAACATATGCTTCTACTGGTGGTCAGTTCGGTATTGGTGCTAAAGCTGCTACTGGCGCTAGTAAAGATTTTAAAGGTATTACCATGACAGAAGATGGATATGCTTCTGTCTATGCACATCAAGGTAATCCTGATCAAATCATTATAGATAAATCTGTAAAGCCAAAAGAAAGTGGTTATTGTACTATCTTTGAATTTGATAAATTAATTTTAAGTGAAATTAATACTTTTAGTTCTACTGGTTATTTAGAACTGTTATTTAAGTTGAGAGCACTGGGATACTTTAAAACAAATAACATTATCTTTAAGAGTATTATTAATTCCGTCCCTAATAATTTCTGGAAAAAAGGTCCTGTCGAATCTATGGCATATATTGATTCTATTATTAATAAAGCCACTACTGAATATTCATCACTCGATGACACAGATACCATTAGTTATTTAAGATCATATTTAAATATTAATCGTCCTTTTGTTTGGGAACTAAAGTTAGATGCTAAGGATGGCGATTCTTATATGTTTAATATTGAAATGTATTATACTAAAATGAATGATAAAAGTAAGTTCTTATCATTTGTAAATAATATTCAAATCGATGATAATGAAAGCACACACAATTCTACTATAGAAAAAGTATTAAAGAAAATTATGGGACCGATGATACTGGATGAAGCTATTAAGAAATTCTTTATGTCTAATATGTATACCATACCACTTTATTATGCTATCAATATGTTTGTTAAGTATGCTAAACTTGCCGGTAGTACTAAGCATGGTTACTATGATGATAACTTTGAAAAAGTATATACCAAAGTACTTCATGAACTATTTCAACAAAATATAGAAAAGGTTAATACATTATTCTCACTTATTAAAGACGATGTTGAACGCCTGTACAATATTAGTATTCTTGGTAAAACAGAACGTCCTAGAACATCTGCTCGATTTTATGAGAATCTAAATTTTCCTAATAAGTTTGTGAACTGTATGGAACCAGGTCATCCTGATTCTGAATTAATTTTGGTTGAGGGCGATTCTGCTAAAAATGTCGAAGGTCGTAATAGTAAATACCAAGCTATTTATGCATTACGTGGCGTTCCTATGAATGCTTTAAAATTAATGCGAAATCAACCTGGCGATCCTAGTGCTTTTAGAAGTCCTGAGATTCTTAAGAAACTAAAAGCAAATGATATCTTTTATGACATTATGACTATTTTAAATATTGATCTTCATAACTTCGATGTTACAAAACTTAATTTTCGTAAAATTATTATTGCAACAGATGCTGATGAACATGGCTACCATATCGCTTCTTTGTTAATTGGTAACCTATATGCAATGTGTCCTAAACTCATTGAGACTGGTATGGTTCATGTGGCTATGCCTCCTCTTTATGGTTTGAAATATAAAGGTGATAAGTCTACTAAAGATAAAATTATTTATTTGCGAGACAGTGATGCTGTTACAGAATGGATGGCTAATGTTATTTATAGAGAAGCTCTTTCAATTTCATATGATTTCAAGGGAAAACGATATACATTTACTGATGTTGATTATATTGGATCTATTAAGAAGATTATGGATATTGGAAACATGATGCAGAATATTTCTAATGAACTCAATATTGATCTACAGATCCTTGAAATGTTAACGCATGTTACAAAATATTTAGAATATGGTTGTGTCGATGTGAATAAAATTAAAGAAATATTATCAATCGATAATACGATGGAATCTATCAATATTCATTATCATGAAAAGACACATAATCTTATTTTTGAAATTGGTAGAGAAGATATCTCTATTCCTCTTTATAATGTCAGAGAACGTTTATATGAATCTATTCTTCCTGTTTTGAATGAAATTGGTTGGAAAGAAGGTTTACAGTTTTATGTGACGACAAATCACAATCCTAATTATATCGATTATCCTGTTTCTATTATGCAACTTTATACTATTCTTAAATCATTTGATAAATATGTTGAATTAGAGAGATATAAAGGTCTTGGTAGTATGAATCCTTCTGACCTTGGTCGTATCTATAGTAATCCGAACAGTCGTCGTATTTTCCAAATAACATCTGTTGGAAGTATAAATGATATTTACAATATGTTAGGAGGTCAGAGTGATACACGTAAGGACATTTTTAACAAGCCTGAAGCTCAGTACTGATAATAATTGTAATATTAATGAACAGGAATGTACAGAAATAATAGATAATGACATTACTGGTATTCTTAATAAACTGAATAATGGAAATTATTTAAACATGGAAGCCAATGATAAAGAGATGTTGGATTGTATTCAACATCTCTTTAAAGATGATAAGTTCTTTAAAAAATATGATCTTAAATATGAAGAATCACATTTAGAAAATTATGAATTTAATAAGAGTTTAAGATACAATTTACGATTAGAGAAACTTATAACTGAATTATATGTTGGAGAAACGCAACGAACTTCTTTAAGCCATATTGTTAGAGCTCTAGAGAAAAATAATAGTACTCGTACATCATTAATTAATATGATCTATGTTCTACGAGAAGCTAGTACTGTACTTCATCAATATCCCGATATTGTTAATATTCCTAAGATAAGCGAAATCACTAGATTAGATAATGAGAATATTTTAATACGGAATAATTTTAGAAAAAGTAGACCAACTGGAAAGATTAATGAAATCATTCATATTAAAAGATCTGATAGGCAATCAACTATTAAAGAAATATTAAATTGTTTGATTTTATTGTTCTATACATCTTCTAGATTTACTATTGAAGATTTTAGTTTAAATGTGAAAATACGAGCACTTATACTAGAATACATTTCTGTTATAAGAGCAAACAATTATAATAATGTCAATATACATGCACATCGATATATCGTAAGATTGTTAAATCTCATTAATGTTGAATATAAAGATAATGTAGAACAAGATAAAATGAGTTATGAAGATTTTGAAAAATATATATTTAATACTATTTTAATATCTACAAATATTATATATAAAACATTCTTAGTTTTCATATTTGGACAGTTTTATTTACATACGGATGAAGAAACATTTAGAAAAGATTGGTGTTTGTTAGATCAGTCACTAGTTGATTATAGTACTAGATATATATTACTTAAGTGAAACAAGTTTACTTCTTAAGTAAACAAACTTAAACTGACAGCAGATTCCGAAGGACCACACCGGATGCGCCTTTTTATCCTGAAAAGAGAAGTGGTTGGTACTAGCCATTATCTCGGTCGCATAGTGCGACTACTCTTCTACTGCCTCCGTGTTTCTAATGAAGATTATGTCAAGTCTTATTTTAATTATGGTGAATCTCTTGGTTGGCAGAATGATGCTATTATTCAACAGAAGAACAATCATGGAAAATGTCTAAAAAACCCGAATGGTCAAATTACCTTTCCGAAGGCTATTTTCACTATTGTTAGCATTTTAAATCTTCGTATCAAGGACATTACATTTACTCTTGAGAAATCGGATGGTACTGAATTTGTTGTTTCTTATAATGACAAAATAGAGGATCTGGAAAAGAGACTCAATGCGCCTCCGGCTCCTGAAGATCCCGCAGAAGAACAAAATCCAACCTATGGCAATAATCGACTTTTATAAGACATAATGACATATATGGAAGAGCACCTATAGGTGCTCTTCCATTATGTTTTTACTACTTTTGAGTATTATATAATCCAACATACATTAGGGAAAAGTAGATCGAATGGAAGACATTTCCGCATCTGATACTATTCTCGATTTTACTAAAAAGTTTGGAACTGGATTAATTGATAAAACATTTCCTAATAAATTTGATGGACTCAAAGACGGCCAGCGTCGTATCTTTTGGTCGTTGAGAAATGATATGAATGATATTATTCCGAGTAGTCAATTAATTGCAAGTACTATTAAATATCATCCACACGGTGATGCTACTATTTATGAAACTGCTGTTAGACTAGCACAGAATTTTAATTGTAATCCTCCACTTATTGCATTTGAATCTTCCGTGGGTACTTATTCAAATCCTATACCTGCCAAAGGTCGATATACAAAATCAAGAATACCCGATTATACAAAAGATCTTTTTTACAAATCAATTGATATTAATACTTTACCGAAAAGATTATCCGATACCCATAGTGGTTATGAAGTTGAGTATTATATTCCTACTATTCCTTTGGCTTTGTATTTTGGAAGTGACTCTATTGGATTTGGTTATAATAGCGAAATCATGTCTAGGAACTTAGGTGATATTTGTGATATCGTTATTGCATATGCAAACCATAGAAAGAATAGTCCTATATCACCATTTGATTATACTAAGATTGTAGAATTGTTCTTACCGGATACTCCTATTGACAATATACTTATTAATAGAGAAGAACTTATTGAAAAATACAAACATGGTATGTTTAATGCACAATCTATTATTAGTGGTACTGTAAAACTGTGCAGTAATAAAATCATTATTTATACCCTTCCATATGGAACTCCTTATGGTTCTATTATGGAAACTATGTTAGCATTAATGAAAGTTAAAAATGGTTGGTATGATCGTAATATTGAAAGAATCACAGATAATTCATCAGAAAGAAATATTGGTAATCTTGTCATTGAGTTAAAGCCAAATAGAAATGTATTTGAAGCATGGTCAATGATCTCTAAGAAAATATCATTTACAGGATCATTAAATCCAAATAATCATTTCTCTGAATATGGTTCTATTTTGAAAATAAGCCCCATTGCATTATTACGATATTGGTATGAAGCACGGTGTAACATTCTTATTTCTTCTAAGAAATATAAAATCTCTAAATTAACGACAGAATTGCGACAGCTTAATGCATTATTACTTATTTGTGACCATACCGATGAAGTTATCAAAATCATTAAAAATAACAATACCATAGAAGCTATTAAACTCTTTAGAAGTAAATTTCAGTTAACGACGTATCAGGCTTATTATATCCATAAAGCTCCTCTTAATACATTAGGAAAAGATTCAAAAGAAGAACTTCTTAATGCATTAAGAATCACAGAAAACAATATCGAAAAGATACTAACATCATTTAAAAATATTGATAATGAAATAGCTGAAGAAGCGCAATATATGAAAGATAAATATACTGTAAAAAGAAAATGTATTAGTCATAAATTTATTGGATATGTGAAAGTTGATGGTGGAAATATTCAGTTTGAGAATACAAAAGAAATTTATGATATTCTAAATGACTTTCCTAAATCTCGTATTGAAATTTATACGTATAACGGATCTCATATGTTTCATGTCAATGCTCAAGAAAAGATAAATGAAAATATAACAATTAAATATACTGATGGTGATCATTATTCATTACCGACAAATTCTATTTACACTATAAATATTGCAGATGGTGCAGCATGTTGTGTTAAGGGATTTCAGCCAGGATTCAGAAGTAGTGGATATTTTTACACTTCTCATACTGCAAAGATGATCTGTAAAGATGGTACTATCTTAACTGGAAAGATCGATGATCATATTTCTTTAAAGAAGACTATTTGTAGAGGTGCAAATACTGATATCATATATGTTTATCCAGAAAATAAGAATGATCATTTTATTATTTCGATGAATGATGATCTAGAATTAACAAATACTGTTACTATTCAAAGGATCAGACCTACAACTACTAAAATACAGATGAGAATGAAAGGTAAAAATTATATTACTCATTCTAACATAAGTAAAGATGTTTTCTTTAATTTGTTCTCTCAGTGTATCAATAGAACCTCTGCACGAATCATTGTGTTCAAAGATCTCAACAAACTCATGGAAGATAAAGATGTTTTTAGGATAGATATAAACACTATGAAGAAATATAATAAACTTATCGAAGTTATCTAGATGACATGTGAAGGAGACAGTCACATATATGTGACTGTCTCCTTCACGAACACGAAAGGGAAAAACAATTGACAACGATCGGAGTATTCGTTTCTAGAGATGGTAATACTATTGCAGTTGATAAAAAAATATCAGTAGGAAGCTATACTACATTTGAACTATCTAAATATACTGAAATATATGATCAAAAGATGAACAAGTTAGTTCTTATCTGTATTGGTACTATGGTTGTATCTGAAATAATTATTAATGAAATAAAAGAAATCATAAATAATAATGAAATACTTATTGAAGATATAAATATTTTAAAGTTAAATATTCTAAATGATATTTTGAAATCAATAAATAAAATAATAAATGATATAGATAGTATAACTTATTCAGATAATGGATTGGTATTATTAGTATCTAGGGATTCTGTACTTTTAATATGTAAAAATAAAGATAAAAAAGCATTTGTTATAGAACCATCGAGTTCGTTATTTCAAAATAACTATATTGCAACATTTGGTTCAGGTTGTACATTATTAAAAATGGCATCAGACTTTCTCGATGAGTATGACACGGTTAAAAAAGGAAGTAAAGAATATTTTACTAAAGCTTTTGTAAAAGTAGCTATATATGATAAAGCAACCTCTTCTAATATTGATTATATTACATTCTGACACGACTCGGTGAGTGGATAATTCCACTCACCGCAGTTATATTTTTTATCAAAAAACTATTTTATGATTTACGCATAATTAAGAGGGCATAATGACAAATAGAAAAGCAGCACAAGACTGGTTTTTTAATTTATTGAAAAGTGTCGATGATACTGATGTGAATGTTAAATTTTATGAAAAGAAGTTTGGTAACATGGATGATAAAATGTTTGATAAATATATGAAAGATTTACAAGACGGAAAAACAAAACTATATTTCTATACCCCACCTAAAGTCGTTAATATAAATACTGCCAAAGTTATTGCTGCCGCCGAAAAAATAGGTCTCAAATTATTTGAAAGATTGTTATTGTGGGATCATGTCACTAAAAGATATATCCTTACTCCTCAAGAATATCTTGTTGTTGATTTACCAGTTAGACCACAGAAACAATATCTCGATGATAAGATCTCATTACCGGAAGGTGATACTAAAATATCAACAACATCTGGACAGGTTATGAAGCCTGATAAAGGATCTTCTATCGCAATCGTTGAATTACAAACTATATTGTCAAAAGGTTTAAAGAGTTCTGCATACGAATTGATGAGAGTTCGTGGTGGTGATATCTATGCTTATGCTAATCTTAAAAGTCAATTAGAAGAAACTGGTAGTGCTACATTGGATTCTATTCCTGATGATTCTAGAGCTAGAAGTAATGAAATTCTAAAAGCATACTTTACTGGTATGCACCTTGGGACCAATCTATAATGGCTAGTACATCAGCTGATCTGAGTGTTATAAGTAATGCTTTGGCTGCTACTGCAAAAGCAGAAAGTGCTGTTGCTCAACTAACAGGATCTACAGCATTAAGTGCTTCTGCATCCGATTTAATGTCTATTGCTAAAACAACAAAAGCTATTGCAAATACGACGAATACAGTATTGGCTACCCTGAAGACGACAACGAGCGATCCTTTATCTGGCGGTTATACACAATCAAAAGCTTATTCTGGTTCATTTGTTACTAAGAAAACTTCATCAAATACTGGACTAGTTGATTTTGCTATTGGGGCTGCTGCTGTAGCCCAAATAACATCGAGATTGACAAGTTCTCAAATAGGTAGTGTTTCTAGTATATCATCTTCTATGTCAAGTATGCTTTCTACTCAATCTGGATATTTGAGTTCATTGGCCTCAACTATTACTACAGATGCTAAACTTGCTACTTCTTTAGCTAACATAGCTAGTGGAGTTGCATCACAATTAAAGATGTTTAAACAATCTGGATTAGTAGCTCTTGGTGCTACCGCTGCCGTATTAGGGACTGGATATATTGCGAGTTCATTATCTTTATCTACAGCATCTATATCGTCTAGTAGTTTTACTTCATTTTTAAAACAGGCAACGGCAGTATTTTCTTCCGTTGCTAATGCAACTGTTGCTATAGAAAAATGCTATCAAACATTAACATCATCTTGTACAGATAGTTCTGGTAAATGCATAAGCGGTGTACCAAGAACAGCATCTTCATCAACATACTCTTCGTTAACAACTATAACTCAAAAAGTATCAGTCTCTGCTAGTACGGCAACTATACCAACAACAACCGATTATAGTACGACACAAAATACCTTTAATACTACATTAACATTAAATATAGAAAATGGATTTACAACATTGGTAGAACCTATGTTAACTGATAGTTCGTTTAATAGTACATCTATTAACGTCGTAAAATCATTATTGATGTCGGTATGTAAAAGAGGCGATGTCTATATGGCATATATTCTTATAAATGCAATAGGTGGTAAAAATGTCACTAATCCGGTTGCCATGATAAATTATATTCTTAAAAATGAACATATTACATCATCTGAAGATCCTACATCAAGCTCAACTTCTACAGATAGTAATATTAATACATATACAGCAGATGAATATACTACATATATAAATGAAATAATGACATTAACAAACGTATCACAATCACAATTATATAATTCAAAATCAAATTCTAGTTTATATAACTATAAAACGGTTGAAGCATCATCATCTTCGACAGTAACGAATTCTTTATTGACATCAGAGGTTGTTAAATTGGTATCTGCTGCAAGTTCAACAAACTCGTCTTCTAATGCAATAACAGCATGAGACAGTATATCTTACTAGAGTGATGGCATATGCCATCACTCTAGTAGTATACATTATACATAAAGTGTATTTCGATATGGTTTAGATATATATTACTATTTTGAGAAGACAATATATTTATTGTTGTCTTGTATGTAATTCGGAGGCTATCATGTCTGACTTGACTATCTCCAGAACGGTCGGTTGGGTTGCGACCATTACGCTCATTTGCATTGGAGCCCATACCATCTGGTCTCGGTATTCCGAACTTGTCGAAAAAGAGAATCGACTCAAAAGCCTCGACGAAGATGTCGTCGAACAGATGTTCAAAAATCGCACGTAAGTGGGGGGAGCAATCTCCCCACCTACTTTTATTTTTTGTTTTATCCATCGATTGTATAAATATATATTATTAAAATGACAAGGGAAGTTTTTCTTTTCGGATAGGGGCTGTCTATAATGGGGTCTGATAGAGATTCTATTATTGAAGATATGAATGTTATTGAACTATTATCTGCACATGGATATTTTGATGAGAATAGTCCTGAAGTAATACGCGAAACTAGAAATGGATATTTTTCTCTTGACAGTTATACGAACGGTCATACAAGAGGAATTTGTAAGGAGCAATATATTACAAATAATACTAATGAACCACTATATGTTATTGATCATAATAATAACAAGTATGAGATCCTTCCATCGAAATCTTCTGGTGTAGATTATCGTGGATCACTAGATGGTAGATTATCTATATTCTTTTGTCAAAAAGATTCTGATGAATCAAATAGAGAGACTAATAATAAGTTCGATTTTGAACAGATAGCTATTGAGAAACTACGAATTAAACCATACTACTGCAATAGATTAAATCTATTATTTACAACTGGTGATTTTGTAGAACATGTCAAACATCCTTTTTCAAAAGATGCATATCAAGATACAATAAAAAGACACCATGCAATGATATTATCAAATATTGTAGATGAAAGTTCTATCAGGATATTTGCATATGATCCAAAGTGTCGTATAAAGAATTTATATATTGAAATGGGATCTAATATTGTAACTGTTCCAGTTTTGCATACGCAAAGTGGAACCGATGCATATGTTGTTATTCAATATCTACAAGAAAATAAAACATATGACACACATACATGTTCATTAGAAAAAGCATTTGAAAAAGCAGATTCTCTTATTTCAATTAATGGATTGACATTCAGTGTTTGTAAGAGTATATTATCTCATCACTTAGAATTTAAACGTAAAAGAATGACTCCTAACATAGATGAAAAAGTCATCAATGATGGAGATTTTATTCAGACAAAATACATCGATAGATATGTTAATAAAATTATTGATGAAAAAGATACAGAAATAAATATTCTAAGGAAAGAACTAGAAGATGCAAAAATAAATTATAAGAAATTAACTGATGGTTCTTATATAGAAAAGAAATCAGAGGTTGTATTATCTCAAATTGAAATAGAGAAAATGAAAGTAACAGAATCTATTGCTAAACACGGTAGTCAACTACATACTGATAGATTAAGTTTTGGTAAAGATATTGTCGGGTTTATAGGATCTTTATTCAAAGCAATCGCAGTAATCATTCCTGCGGTTTATGGTATTTATAAATTCTTTAAAACATAATATTAATAACCAAACGATCACAATAGGGGACGTGAGTTATGGTTGATACGAATGTACTAAGAAGTATTCACGAAAATACCCCTAAGTATAATAGACATACTCTTATTGATTATATGAAAAATGAATTAGATCGCGCTCCTGAGTTTGTTGGTGCTATTTTAAATGAAGGCGTTAAAATGTTTAATGGTGTTATTACATATGTCGGTCATAGAGTTCTTCCCCCTGAAGATAGAGCTAATTTTGAATTAGCTGTTTATAAAGGATGTTCTGTTCATACATCAGAACTCATTTTAACTGAATATATTTTCGAATATGATGGTAAGAAATTTCAGTCCCACTTCTATCTTCCTTATCTTAGAAATAATGTTATCACGATTATGGATACTATGCATGTTGTTCAAAAACCTATTACAGAACAAGTGTTTAGTAAAACCGCTACTGGTGTTACTGTAAAGACTATTCGTCAACCTATTCCATTTCATCGAAACAGCACCTTTGATGTACGATCAATATGTGGTCGTTATGCTTCAGTCGACTATATCACAACACTGAAGATACATCAAAATCCTACAAGAAGTAAAGAAAAGAAAAAAACTTATGCGACTTGTTTACACTATCTTTTATGTAAATATGGTATCGTTGAAACATTGAATAGATTTGGTCTTACTTCTGAAGATATTAGTATTGTCGAAAGAGTCAATAATGATGAAGATATATATTACTATTTTGAAGCAAAGCAGCATATTAAGAAAATTCCTATGAATTTATATTTAAAGGTTAAACAACATGTTCTCTTATCTAATAAAACAAATCTAAAGATCGTTGCTAATCTTTTATATATTTTAACCCCATTTACTAAATACAAAGTTGAAGATATTTATGATCCTGAAAAAACTGCATTTAGAATCATGTTAGGTAAGATTATTCATGGTGATACTATTACCGAAGCGTCTAGTAAAAATAGGATTGATAATCATATTCGTAGTGTTGATAATGCATTAGATCTTATTACTATGTATCGATTGAATGCATATGGCTATAATGTTAAAGATATCTATGATTTTCTACAAGCAGTATTTTCAAATATAGATACAATTATTTTAGAATCTAGTTATACTGATCTTTTCAAGATGAGAATCAATATCGTTGAAACAATATTAGTAGATACTATTTGTAAGAGTGTTTTTGGTCGTTGGTATTATGAAGAAACAAATCCTAGTCGGTTGAATGAACAAGAAGTTAAACGTATTTTAAAGTTCGATCCTATGCTTATTCGTAATCTTAGTTCGAATCGTATTGTTCAAAAGAGTCCTCAGATTTATGGCGACAACCAGCTTATTCCCTGTTTATGTCAAAAGACGAGACAATCGAGTATTTCACAATCTGGTAAAGTTTTGAAATCTGCTGATCATAGATTTAACCCATCTGCTGCCGCTGTTGAAACAATTTATGTATTTAATAAAAGTAATCCTGGTGCTGGTGGTATCATAAATCCATACTTAGAAATAGATAATAATGGTACTATCATTAAACCTGCATATTCTGCTGAACTTGACAGTATGAAGAAATTTATTCCTAATAACTAAAATAACAATCAGTCAAAACAAGGGGACATTCTGATGGTTAGTTTCGGTAATGGCGGTGGCTTTGGTCAAAATAATAATAATAATAATAATAACAATATGAATAATGTGATCAATGCTTCTATTAATCTTTGTCAAGATATATTAGAAAATAAAATGAATTATGAAAATAACGAAGAACGTATTGTTGCTAAAACTATCTATAATAGCATTTCTGCCAATACTATTGAGCGTACTAAGATCGGTAATGTATTTAAGAATTTTATTATCAATTGTGCTAATAATAATACTAGCGGTGTAACCAAGGATGATGTTATCAATTGGTGTAAGAAATTCATCACTGATAACTGGACTGCAATCGGCCGTGCTGTTATGGAAAAATCCAATAGTAATAATAGTTTTGGTGGTGGTGGTAATTCCTTTGGTAATAGCGGCGGTAGTAGTTGGGGCGGAGGAAGCAATAACAGCTCTTCTTCCAATTTCGGCGAACGCGCTTCGATGAACGATCTCATCGACGGTGTTCATTCTAGTGGCTCAAAAGATACTAATAATTCTTTTAATAGCATATTCAATGACGATGACAAAGCTATTAAGAAACAGATTATTATCGAGAATGTTAATAAGGGCGACTTTTACTCGCAGAGGGTTGTTATGACTCAAACGGAACCGAAGATCGATATATTCTCTGGTTGTAATTTCTTCAAAGTAGAACAATATTCCAAAAACAATGATATGTTTAATGATGGTAAGACCGTACATACTTTTGTTGTTGATTATGTTCGTTCTGAGATGAGCGATCTTCAGATCTACAATGATATTCGCAAACATATCAATCCTGAAGTTGTTGATGAGCATTATGCCGTTATTGTTCGTTATAATCAGTTGATGCATCTTGGTATCGGTACGAATAGGTTCAAGACTGTTCGTGGTGTTATTCGTGATACTATTGACAATAAAGATAATTCTGTTATTGAGGTCCTTAGTGTTATTGAAAATCTTATTCACAAAGAACATCGTATTTTTGAACGATTGATCATTGATCATGTTAACTTCTTACTGAAGAATAATCTTATTTCTTATCGTAAGAATACTTCTATTGTCCTGAAGACTATTGATGATATTAAAGAATATTTGGAAAATCCTCCTAAGGTTCTTGCTGATAACATTAGAAGCTTCCCCACAGCATTTAAGAATATTGTTAACCGTGCTATTCAATATGTATTTATCGAAAGCTGTGTTGTTGATATCGATGATAATAATTTCGGTGATGTTATCAAATCTCAGGCTGTTAAGTTTGTTGATGAACATGGTCGCACCGAATATGATTATGGTACGTATATCAACGATCCTGATCGTATCAAATCGATTATGAATTCTATGGTTGAAAACGATACTGTTCTTCGTTTACCGAAAACTATTATTTATACCAATATCATTACCGAAGATGCTCTTACTGAAATTGGAAATGATGTTCGTGTTTATGTTCAAGAGTGGAATAATCCTAAGATGAATTTTGTTAGATATACTTGCGACCTCACCATCAATGATGGTGGTCTTGATAATGTTATTTATTTTGTCAGCCCTCAGGATAGTGACAAGGTTGGTAAAGCCAATATCGGGACTACTTATAAAACTAGTAGCGAAGACAATATCTATATCGTTCTTTATTAATTTGCGATATGTCACATAACAGGATGGCCAAGGCCATCCTGTTATGGACTTTATATTTTTTTAAACCAATAAGACTCTACCTGAAACAAGATTAAATGATTTAATAATATTTTTTGTTGAAGATGACATATCATCACCACACCAAGTAATTGTATTATTTAACTGAGTATACATTGACTCTGTATAAGTAAGAGAAGCATTACCGTATGTAGTTACACTAACACTCTGGTCAACACCGGAGAATAAACCAAGCTCTGAAACAGACGCAGCATAAGCCAAATCACCATAAATAGCAGTAATATATTCCAATAACTCATTATCATTAATCGTCAATGTCATAGTCGTCTGTGCATTAACTTCTGTTGTTGTAGAAGCATTACCAGATGAAGTAGGAACAGTTCTCGTAGGTGTAAGATTACTATAATCAATAACATAAGGATTCTGAAGACCAGTGGTAGCATCTGTTTCAACAAGAGAAATACCCCCAGACATAGTTGCTGTCTTTAACCAGTATGCATAGTAATTAGAAGAACCAACTTGAACTAAAGATCTAATTCTATAATTAGACATTTCCGCAGCGGTAAGATCAGACTCAGTAGGAACAAATCTAAAAGGAATTGGAATAGAAAGACCCATATCTGATGGAAGAGGCTGATACGGTCTACGAATATTTGTAGAATCTGCATTATAACATCCATTAATACCAACACCAAAATACTGAAGACCAGGAATAGTAGCAGGAATAGCAGCAGGGAAAATATTATAAAGGTTATTTAATGTTGTACCAGTATCATAATCGAGTCCTGATCCCGTAGTACAGGCCAATTCTCGTTTAGCACCAAGAACAGTTGTAACACTATAACGAACAGCATTGGGAGTCGTTGATGTCATTTTCTAAAATGTTCCTTCTTTGTCAATGAAAACAATACGCATCCCCATTGATACATATTGTGTTGTTTCTGTTGTTTGAGTACTTTCCAAAACATTTACTGTACAAATAGTATTTAAAGAAGAGTTTGTAGAATGTTCTTCGGTTAGTTTCATTGTTGATATGTTTTTTAATGTTATAGAATCCTCATAAGATGGAAACTCTATGATATTAACGTTACATTCACTTAAAGAATCACTATCTTTATGAATTTCTTCAGTTTGTATAATATCATAAATATTGTTATTTAATTCATAGGATGCTGTAGATTTTGTAGATTCGTCTGTATTTACAATAGACATAAATAGCCAATCTATTTCTTCATCATTATTATCTAAGAACTGAACATTATAGCTACAGAATTTGATAAATATATTTTTTAATGCAGCATATAAATCTGTATCATAAATCAAAGGATTTGCGTTAGATCCTAAGAGTGAAGATTCGGATATTGGTAATGCTGCTGATAGTAAGGAATTTATAAATCTGGCATACGAATCTTGTAGTGTAGTTGTGTTTAATTCTATCGAATTAATGATATCATCTAAATTAGCGATAGATGCTAGATATGAACTATAATTCTCATATGTCGTAAGATCGAGTGACAAAATCTCATTAACCAAAACATTAGAATATATATATTTCTGTATTTTATCTGTAACATAATCACTATTATTTCTAGAAGTTCTAATATCATCTAACATTGTAGAAAATATAGTATTCATTGAATTTGCAAATGTTGCCGGATCTTGTGTTGTTGTATACTTTATATTTTCACAATTAGAAACATCATAAAAGTTTTTAATGATATATGTTATTCCATTTAAATCATACGTAGTTGGTAATGTACCAATATCTGATGTATATGCTGTATCGCATGAATAATATTTTGGAATATCTATTGGTGTTAATCCTATTAATCTAGACATACAGTAATGTATAAGAAGAATGATATCGTTTTGATTACATTCTATTGTTATTCCAGTCGTTGTTTCTGTAATAGCAACGCTAGCAAATTTATATATACCGTTTGAGATAGCATATATTAAAGTATCCATTGTAAATCTAGCAACCAAATATTGATACTTAGTATCCTGATTAACTTTTTCTAAAATAAGAAGTTTTGTAGGATATTCATTTACTGTAGTCAATGCTAATTCTTTTGTTATCTTGGTGTTATTATCTGAACTATCATCTATTTCAGTTTTTGCAGTATACAAAATATCTGTCATCTCAGTAATAGTCTTTGGTTCAATTTGTGTTATATTTGCAGAAAAATTAGTTGGAATAATAGTAGATGTAACCATAGGTGTCCACAATAAGCTATCGGATACTTGTTGATTGATATTAAAACCAACACAACCTATATTCAAAGCAGCCAATAAGTTATCAATAAGTAGAATAAGATTAGATTGTTTTCCTGCATTTCTATTTAAATAATCCATATTTAAATATAAGAATAGTTCCTGTTTTCTCGATAACAAATTACTATAATCAGGAATATTATTCGATAATAATTCTGACCAAATATGATAACTATGAGCTCTTTCAGTATTTAAATTCTGATATCGCACTGCGTGTATTCTTGTAAACAAATTCTGCCACAATAAACCCCAAAAAGAAATGTCATAATACGGTTCATATCTAAAGAATTTAAAATACCATTTATTAACTGCATAATCTATCAGAGATTTCAAACTAATTATAATACTATCTAATTCTGTTGTTTCTAAAAAGTTTAATGCATCATAATTTAAAATAGTAAAATCTGGAGCAGTTATTGCAGTAGAGATATCTACAGGATAAACGATACCTTGAATAACATCTAATTGTTCTGGATATGTTTCGCATAAATTTATAAAATATGTTGTTCCTGGTATATATCTTTCTTTTGTTACTGGATGATTTTTAAGGTTGTTTACTGTAAAATCTATAGTTTCTTGTGTGTCTAGAGAAATTATTTCCATAATAGTATCAGTAGAATGATATTGACCGGATAAATTTAAATAATATTTCCAGGTAGATTCATCTGCACTTATGGTAGAAGATAACTCTATTTCTGAATTCTGTAAAGTTGCAATTGGAGTAAATTTAATGACTAGACTCTTTAAGAAATTTATAACTTGTTCATCATATTCCTGAAGCGTTATCATTTATGGTTCTTCTCCTTTTTACATAGAGAGATCATATCATAAGTAGTCATTTTTACAAAAGGAAATATTCTGATGACACTTAAAGACAGACTTATGAGTACTCTTAGTATTTTTATAAAAGATAAACAATATACTGAACCATCTCTAGATATTAATTTTAACCCTTCTACAAGTATTTCTAATGATCAGAGAAAAGAATTATTAAATAAGATTCAAAGATCCTCTCTGGACAATAGAGGAATAGATCCTACATCATTCTTAAGTAATTATCTAAAACCTATTGCTTCTGAGACAGCAAACTTATCAGTTGACAACTTAGAGATTATTAGACTTGTTCCAGAAATTGGTAGAGCAATAAATGTTATTATTCCTCATATTTATGCACCCAATGATTTACAAGATAATACAATCCCTATCGTCGTTAATCATGCTAGTCTTTCCGAACCACAGAAGAAAGCTATTGGAAAGACATTAGAAAAGTATTTTAATGAAACATTAGAATTACCAACTAAAGCAAAACATTGGACAAAACAAAGTCTTTATATTGCTGGGTCTTCTCCCATTTGTATCATACCACTGAATGAAATTGATACTCTCATAAACGATAGTAACAATATCGTTCCTGGTACAGAATCATATAATGAACACTTTAAAAAATTAAATAATAGTATTTTTAAAGATGCCAATATGTTTTATGAAAACAGGACTGAAGAATCTGTAGCTACAGAAACATTAGCTATGGAAAATCTTTATACTGGAATTTCATCTTTAGAATATGGTTATGATGAAAATATAAATAAAAAAATACAATTTTCTCAGAATAAAAACAAAGAATTTGCCACATTTGCTATGGAAGCATTAGGAGAAAATGCATTCGGATTAACTGATAATATTGATATTCTAAAAATGCCAGAAGCCACAACGAAAGCTGGTAATAATAAAGTTAAACAACATGTTGCATTGCGATATAAAACAACAGCTACTACATTCTTGGGGAATGGTGAAAAGGGTAAAAAGAATAAAGGTCATCCTGTTTATATAGAACTTCCTCCAGAAAGTGTTGTTCCTATTTATGTTCCAGGTTCACCTAAAAACCACATTGGATATCTTGTTCTTTTGGGAGATTATGGTTCTCCTATTAACCTAACTGAATCTGTTAAAGATGTTACTTATTCAACATCTAAACGAGTTAATTATGATACACTCTATAAAACATTCGGTTATAATGGAATTAAAGATCCTACCCAACAGTATTTAATGATGCAGACTCTATATGGACAACTTATTAATGCTCATGTTTCTGGAAAGTTAGAAAAGGTTGGATATAAAGATGTAGAATTTGGAAATATAGAAAATATTTACAAACACATGTTTACTAGATTCTTAGCATCAAGAAGATCAAACATATTATTTGTACCGAAAGAATTTATGATTTATCATCATTATGATCTAAATGCAGATGGTACTGGTAGATCTAAATTAGAAGATATTAAATTTATATTGTCTTTAAAAATGACTATTATGATTGCCTCTGCACATTCTGCTATTCGCTCTGCTATTGACAAACGAACAGTTGAGGTTACATTAAATAATAAGATTACGAATGTTGAAGGACATCTTAAGAAGTTAGAAAAAGCGTTTGTTCAGAAAAACATGGTTAAATTTTCAACAGATCCGTCTCAGGCTGTTAGAACTATATCGGAAAAATCATTATCTTTTAAGGCTAAAGGTATTCCTGGTCTGGGTGATTATGAAGTTACAAGTGAAGCTACACCCGATAATAGTAGTTCTGAATTTAGAGATATTTTAGAGTATTTTGATAATATTATTCAATATCACTTTGATGTTCCCCCATCTGCTTATAATTCAATGAACGAAAACGAATTCTCTAGATCGATTGTTATGTCGAATATTTATTTTAGTAGAATTATTCAAGCTTTACAACAACTTACAATAAAACATTTAAATAATTTTATCAGAACATATATTAGTTTTTCACAACCTCTTATTGAAGAAATTAATAAAATTATTAATATCAAAGTAGATGGCGAAGATAAACTATCAGATGGTTCTGGCGTAGAAGATGAAAATAAAACTGAAAGTACCAAAGAAAGACTTGAAGAGATTATTAATAGTATTAGTGTTCATCTACAGGTTCCGAATGTTGGTCCTAACAAAACACAATTTGACGATCTTGATACATTCTCTGAGTCTCTTGATAAAGTACTTGATAAACTTTATAGTGTTCCTAAAGAACTTGAAGACGATCCTCTTACATTTGTTAAGTTTGTTGTTAAAGAAAAGATACTTAGAAAATATCTATCAGAACAAAATGTCATGGACTCTGATGAATTCCCAACAATCGGTGAGATCGATAAAGTTGCACTTGACGAAACTATTCATGAATGTATTAATCTTATTAATGCAATTAAAACATCAAAGCGTTTATATAAACAGAAAGCTAATAATAATAATCAAGATGATGATAATTCTGGTTTCGAAGATAGTGATAAATACTAAGTATAAAACTGATAGGAATGGGCAAGTGCCCATTCCTATCATATCCGACAATTGTCTTAACCCATAGCGTAATAATTAGCTTCAGCATCTTCCTGCTGAGCCTGAATACCCATATCAGCAAGTTCATCAGGAATATCGCTAGCAACCGGAGTAGCAAGATTGTAATTAACACGATGCAAACCAAGACGATCGGCGATGATCTGACCAGCAACTTTTGTATTATAATTATGTTGAATAAGACCAGTATAAGCAATAGATCTTTCAGGAACTTCACCATGAGAAATAGTACGTTTCCAACCAAAATTACTTGTTTCGGTCGGGAACATACAAGTGGAATAATAGGCATCAATAATGTTCTGAGGCTGCATTGTAGGATCAAACTGAATCCATAACACATCCATAGTAAATGTAGACAACAACATAGGATCGATAGCAGTATCGCCACCATTAATAGCAGACAACAGAGAGAACTGAGTATCAGGATCTCTAATCATCTTAATCCAATTATAGTGGAAATTCCAAACAACATTACCAACAATTTCATTCCATGTAAACTGTGGCGTAATCGCTGAGCGCTTAGACACGGTAGGAACATGGAGTGTCTGACCATCGTGGCCAGCAGTAACATCAGTTGTTTCTAATGTAACATTAAAATCAATACCAGAAACTTCTTTAGGATGTTGTTCGATAAGCGCCTTAAGAATATCAACCATACCATCAAATTGATAAAACATAGTAGGTGCCCGTGTGACAATGCCATATGTCGGGAGGAACACCTGCGGTGTCGCAGAATCGATATTGACGAGATTAACGCCAAGACCATTCTGCGCACCAGCAGCAATGTTCACAACCTGATCAGCATCCGTCACAGCAGCAACGCCACCAAGATTGCTCAGTAAAGAGCTGGAGAGCGAGGCCAGTGACATTATAGATTATCCCTTTCTTAAGAGGCAACATTCACTGAGAGAGTAGTATTCCAAACACGATTGCTACGATACCCAGAGAGGGCAACTGTGACGCTAGAAGAGTTTCCGTTCGCCAAGTCAACTGTAGTCTGAGTAACCGTTGTAGCACTCGTGATAATGTTATTAAGAGCAGAGCTGATTTCATTATCAATGGACTTTTGTATCTGTTTAAATAACGTTTTTGGCCTAGCATTACTTCCCGTAAAACTAGTCCATTTGTCACGAACAATATGTTTAACATAAACAACGTAGTCAACAATACATTCGTCAGAGAGGAGTGAAGAATCTGTTGTATAAACAGTACGGAGATCAGAGTAAAAAATGACAGAGGGGGTAGCATAGCAAATAATATTAGCGCCACAATCCCAAATCTCCTGAAGAACATCAGGGCTTTCCGGGATGTAATTGAATGTAGGCCGTTTGAAGACGGTGACTTCGCTTGCGGGGCGAGGTTTAGGCTCAGCCTTAATGGACGTCGTTCCATCGTAAATGCACCTTTTAATCAATCGGTCAAACGTGGCCGGAACATAGTTAGACCACGAGGCCGTTGTTCCGTCGTTGTTCAACTTAGCGCACTGACCATAGATAGAACCACGGCACGCCGGAGTTCCCATGATCGAAGATTCAGGATGAAGCAGAATGCGCTGACGCAGAGATGCCATCAGTGCAACATCCGCAGCAGCTGTATTTGGCTTAAGACTCACGTCCTGAGTAGCCATTGTCAACTGCACATCATCGCGAACATTCATAACACCATCGATAATAGATAATTTATTAGCTAAAGCAAAACCAGAATCATAGAAATGAGTAATCGGATAACGATAAACATCCTGAATAGCCGGATATGTAGTACCTTCGAGATAAGCAACAACTAATTCTTCAAACATGTTAACGGATGTATCGCCATCAGATCCACCCAATAAATAAAGTGTAACATCTTCATTAATGACTTCGGCCGAATCAGAAGTAATGGTAAAGTGATAATAAGAATTATTGTTAGAATCCATACCAGTCATGATATTAATCAAATCAGCAGAAGATGTGATTTCAGGAGAAACGTTGAGAATATCAGATGTGATCTTTTTAATATTGTCATTATAAGTACAAACATTGTAAGGGAAAGGATTCGCAAAGTTCGTTGTAAGTTCATCACTGATATCAAGATATTGTGTTGTATTGGGATTATAAGCATTATCAATAAAAGCAAAAGTCTGACTAGGACTACCATACATGTCATAAACAGGAGCAGAAATAGCAGTAGTCGGAGAAACATAAGAAGGAGCAAAGACATAGGTCATTGCGCCATTAACAGTTGACAACGAAGCAATGTTACCAGACAGAATAGAATTCGCCTGAGTCTTATCATAAGAAGAATCGTAATATAAGCTAAAACCATAATTGTTCATCAGAGATCCAACATCGGCCGCTTCGACGGCCATGATCGGATATGTAGTATATGTAACACCACCATTCGATATTGTGTTCGGAGTTAATTCATCAAACTCTTCAGAATCTGTAAGTGCACGAGCAGTCCAATCTAATTCATAACCATCAGCAGTAACCGAAGCACCATTGAGTGTCTGGGGAATAGGGTTACTATTTTCATCATAAACTAAAGCACCAGTTGCTGTACGCTGATACTGGACGATTTGCGCCGGAGTCACCGTGCAGAAGATACCAAGAGTGGATTTTGTAGCGGCCGGATCAACCAGTCGAACAAAACAAATCTGCTGGTACTTGATAGCCTGATTAACAAACAGCGTCTGGTGATTGAAGAACTTCGAGGTGGTATTCAAGAAGCTCGAACCATAACTAGTCTGAATATCTGTCGTATCGCCGATCAGGGGAAAGTTAGGAACGCCCTTTTCAGTGAACGAGAACATAATAGGCAGATGTCGAGGCAGGACCGTGAAGGTCTGTCCAGATGCCGCAGAATTATCCTGAACCTGGATATTCAGAGCATTAGGATATGTATATGTCGACATTGAAAACTCCCATTAGAAAGGTTTTTTAGAATAAAACCATCGTATAAGGATAATTCTTTTAAAAGGAACAAAAAAATGAAAAACCGTGAATCTATCTTTGACGTATTTAGTGTTAAACAAACAGTTAATAATCCACAGTTAACCGAACTTATTAATTTCTTAATGGATAATAGAGATGTTAGACTTGACCACGATATTACTAAACAGATTACATCTCGTGATCCCTTGATTAAACCAGGAATCAGTCATATTTTCCGTAGAGCTGTTATGAGTGGTAAAGACAATATTTTTTCTTTCTGTAATATTCCTATGAATACAAATGCTCCAGAGATTGTCACTTATGACTATGTCAGTTTTGACTTTGCTCAGCTTGCTGGTAAGCATGCCAATTTATACAAAGACACTACCTTCATTCCTGGATTTAAAGATACTGTTTTTTATAATGTTTCATCTGTTATTAAGACAAATAATGAACCTAGTGACATCAATCAATTTCAAGCAAAATGTGTGTTATCTATGTTATCAAGAAGTTACTATAATAGTGGTGTTTTACCTTGGTTAACACCTACAATCATTAGGTTTTTATGCCGAAGCTATAATATGTCCATTGGTACTGCCATAAGCAGTTCCTATGGACTTACCTATGCCGAAATGCAAATTATCAAGACAATTTTGTCATTTTATTTCTTAAAATGTGTTGCTTCTGTTCATGAAGCAGAGGTTCTAATTAAGACCTCAAAACTCGATTTAGGTCCTACAAATGAGATCCAGGATGTTGTTAATAAAATAAAAGAATTACTCGGCGATAAATACGAAAATATATCATTTGATGACATGTGTTATTGTATTCAAAATTGTGGTATTGGTAGATTGTCTGGCGTTAATAGAAAATGGATGGTTCAGAGATTGAAAAGTCTTGGTCCTGATATGTTTACAACAAGTATTGCTTTGGAATACCCTCCCTACTTCTGCTATTTATTGTTATTGGCCGAGGCTGGTAAAAAGATCGGTATGTTTAATATATTAATGAAGACCGATCTCAAAAGAGAAGTTAATGAATTTATTGACAACATTATTAAATCCCCTTCATTTATTTCTACAATCTAAGAATGGAGTATTTGTATGACAGTTTCTAGTTCTACATTAGTCTCCTATCTTAATCTTAATTTTTTAGAAAAAGTATGGAATAGTCCTAGATTTTATTGTTTTGAAAATATAAGATTAAATCCGTTTGTTGTCGGCACCTCTAATATACTAATGAACTTAATTTCTGATACATATGAAACTATTGCATTACCGAATAACGAAATCCAGTATAGCGTTTTTACAACAGATTACTTTAGTATTCAGACGTTATTATTATTGGATACTGATGCTTGGTATCAGGCTAGTTCTTTAATAGATGAATATTCAGAACTAATTACTGTCTATACTGAAAATGGGTTTATGGTACCTAAGAGTTCTATTTATTTAAGATATTCATCAACGACTGAGAAGCTTTATATTGCTATCGATAAGTTGGCATTATATAAAGTTGATGGAGTAAATTATAAATCTTGTTACCTTGATGTATTGCGGTTTGCTCCTAGCATGACAAAATCTAATAAGGTATTACTAAATTATTATTCTGACATTATAATAAAATCTACTTTCACAAATCAGTTAGCGACCATAACAACTTTATTAACAAATTTAAACAATAATTATTATGATCAAACTACATTCATTATTAATGGTGAAATAATCGACTCTAAGTCTAATTATTCTATTTCAATTGGTGATTATATTGAAATCATCACTGACTTCTCTATTGATAAAACGGTGACTATAGATATTTCTTCAAATGCCACAAACTATATAGATACCATCAATAAAGGTAATTATACACTATTACATATTCCTAAAGAAAATAATCCAAATAATGCTATTTATACATTTAATGATATGTCGATATATATAAAGAATAATGTATCTTCTAAGTCTATATATTTTAATAGATCTACTACAGGTGCTATAAATCAAATAACTCACAATGATATCTCGATTAATAATCTAGAATTATCTGCTGCACAAGATACGCTCAATACTACCAATATAAGTGTTATTCTTAAATTAAGAAGTCACCAAAATAAATATATTATTCAAGATATTAATTATATAAATTATTTATACGAGCTTCCAGATGATGAAATAGTACAATTCTTATTAGCTAAAAATAGTGATACCTCATTGTCATTCTGGTCGTTGTTAAATTTACAACAATCTTTACAAACAAGTTTATTCTTTAATGTTACAAATGATACATCATTGTCGACATTAGCTAAATATACAAATGGTTTAGGATATGACTGTATCGCAAACGTTTTAAGTGGTTATGACGATACAACTATTTTAAATCAGAGTAGTACAGTAACCATCCCTGTTAAAAAGCCTATTATCCTTAGTGATTCTTCTACAAAAAATATTTTTTATATGAATGGTAAGAAGGTTATGGATACTTTATATAAATATTCTGATAATGGACTAAGTATCGGTTATACAACACTCAGTAAAGATTTATATATTCCCCCTAAGTCTAATTGTAGAAATCAATTATTTCAACACAACGATAGTACACATGAGCTCTTTTCTCCTAAAATTGGGGTTACCCAAGTTACTGTTAATATGACAGATTTTAAAATATACTTAATGAATGATATTGATCCCATACAAGGATTTAATAGAACATATACAAAATCTTTTACAGAAGTTACTCCAGATAATCATTCATTAGTAACAACAATAGGAACAGATAGTTCTATTCTAGCATTTGGATATCTTTATTATAATAAAACATTTATAATTGTTAATAATACTTACACTTATAGTACATCTATAAATTTAGATACTGATATGAGTGAAGGGAATGTATTATATCACGATCTGGATATCCTGTATTCAGACGATGTAACGACTTTACCCTTATTGAATTCTAGTAACATAGAAGCACATCTAAATGGATATTATTTAATACCCGATATTGATTACAATGTTATTACTTATATAGATACAAATGGATATTTTTGTGGTAGACAATTTATTTTAACAAACAATATATTCTTACAAGAATCATCTAATATTTTAGAAATTATGAACCATACAGCAAGAATAGATTATCAGACTATTGATTATGTTTTAAACGGCCAATTAAATCAGAATGGTGAAATAGATTTTGAATTGGTTAATAGTTCAAAAGTATATATCAATGGATTGTTACAGAATTACAATTCTGATATATTTAGTATGACATTAGATGTCCCTAATGGTTCGCCATATATTATCAGAAATATTATTCCTAAACAGACAGATGTTTATTTAAGTACATATAATCAGAATTCAGATAACCCAAATAAACAGGCTATTCAAAAATACTTCACAAAAGAATTTACAGTTGCACAAGATCCTATATTTGTAAATAAAATGCATATCGTTTTTAGTCCTTATTTTACATATCTTATTCAACAGATTAATAATGGATCGCTAGTTTTAACAAACGATCCTGATAATACCAAATTTATAAATCAGGTTAGTCAATATGACTATATAAAAAATATGGATCAGACTTTAAGTGATTCTACAATTATCAATTTCAATTTTGTTTATTGGAATATTACATATTCAGATACTGTCATTAATGATTCAACACAATATGCACTATTTAAGAAACTTGTTACGCTAATAAGAGGATAGAAAGGCATGACAGTCATCACAGTCCTAAAAGAGGATGCATCTAACGTAGCAAGTGGTTATGTTAGAGTTTATCCATTAAGTAAAATATATAATCCTAATTTAAATCAAACATCTGGATCTTATATTGTTCCGCAGGTAGACTCATTGGTTATCGATGTTGACAATGGTGGATTGTTGTACTATGTAGAAAGTGTTAATGAAATCACAAATGTTTCTACATTGGTTCCTGCTAAAATCATTACTGATTCAATAGAAACCGAATTAGATCAGATCTCGGTTATTTCTTATGGAAATGATTTATTTTATCTTTATTATGATCCTTTGAACACCCCAACAGATATTGATATCGATAGTAAATTACATATTGTCGGTCCTGTCGGAATGAAATACCAGATTATAGAAAATGTTGGAACTGCTACAGAAAAAGTTATAAGTCAGTATTACGATATTGATGGAAATTATGTTGGTAATGTTGTTCCTATGGTTCCTTGTTTTGAAGACGGAACTAAAGGTGTTCATTATTTAAAGAGTTGTTATACGACACAGCCTATTGTTGATGGAACTTCTTATCAGATTAATGTATTTAATTCTGCTGGTAAATTAATTGGTGAAGTTAAGAATGTTATTTCTAAGAAATCATACATTTTAAATAATGGTTTTAATTCTCTTCCTGTTATAAACAACTTAAGTATTGTTGGAAATCAAATGAGAAACGATAATGAAATTTATATTTATCAGAATCAGAATATAGACAGTTTGAATATTAGAGGTATATTAACATTTGAAGATGGAAGAACACAAGAAGTTCTCCCAGATACATCTAAATGTGTTTTATATGGATTTACTAATTTCGTATCTTCTTATCCTGGTTATAAACAACCATTATTGTTAAAATATATGCTTGATAGTGATGAACCTATTTCAAGAGAACTTATGTTAACAAATGATATATTTATTACTGGAGAAACTAATCTTATTGTTATTCCAAATAATGTGTCTTATGGTATTAAATTACTGGTTGTTCCTCAATGGTCGGCAAATTTAAATCAATATACATTAAAGTTCTTCTTATACTCAACAGAACGAAATTCATCTGTCGATGTCACTCAGTATGTTACAACGACAAGTCTTGATACATCCACAGGACTTACTAATTTTAGTGGAAATTATTATACAGGGTATCAAACATTACAAGCATCTATCGATTTAAATAATTTTGATAATACAACATTTGGAGTTGGTTCTATTTATTTACAGACAATCGTTATTAAGTTACAACCGTTCAATGCATATAACAGATACATATTTGGAGATAGTATTACTGGAACAATTTATGGTATCGATAATACTCTTGTTCATAGACCTGTTCTATATAACGATATCATAAAGAATGTTTATTTTATTCCGTCTAGTTTATTCTCAACAGTTGATAATTTCTTACAAGCATTTTATTATAATACATTACCTGTTTATGATAGTTCAAATACATCTTCACCTCCTGTTCCTACACACTTCTGCATAAGAGATATTGTTACTGGTAATATGCTAACAAATGACATTATCCCGATTGCAAACTATCAACAAGCATTCAACTTTGTTAATAATACTTCATATTTAAATAATAATGTGTTGATTGAATTTATTCAGCAGATCAATACAACAACAAATAATACTCTTTATGGTGCCCCCATTGATGTTTATTCAAACACATATATTCCAACATTATCTTAAGTTATGTCATTAACTGTATAAGGTGCCACGTGGCACCTTATACAGATAGACAAATCGAAAGGAAAAAACTTCTATGTCGGTATATCAGTATTATCACACATATGTTGTTGAAGACGGACAAATAACAGATACAAACGACGAAACACCATTACTTTCTTCTTTCTTACAGAAAAGAGTTTACATCATAGTTTCTAAGTATAATGTCAATACGTTAATCATGTTAAACATAAAGGATTATATATCAAAAGAATCTAATATTAATCTAAATCTATCTATAGCTGAATTCTGCGATAATCTTAATGATCTATTGGTTTTAAAATATACATCAAATGATATCCCATTAAAGAATATTACAACTGGAGCATTTGATAACAGACTTAATATATATGATGCTAATAGTTTAAAAGATGTAGACATTTCTTATACTTCTATTAGTGATCCTTCAAATAAAAATAACAAATATAGTTTCTTTCAATCTAATGATTTAGTATTGACATCTGATTCTAATAGAGATTTTACAAATTGTCTTATTACAGTTAATGGTGTATTTCATAGTACTGAATATTACAATAATAACTTCTTTGTTAAAAATGGTTTTTCTAATATTAAAAATACAAAACAAAAGAATGTCTGTTTAATAGACACAACTAATTTGGGTGGTCATTCTACAATTCCTATTACATTAGAAGATATAGAAATTCCTTCTGGTTCTTCAATTCCTTCTAGCATAACTTTGAATTTTAAAAATGCTAATTTCTTAAATAAAACTATTATTCCCGTTATCTATGGATATCCACTTTTAAATAAAGACTTTTTTAAAGTCTTAGACAATACAAGAATTAAAATATATATTAATAGGATCGATTATATTTACCAATTCTTAAAATCACCCAATACTTTATTTTCAAAATACAATTCTTATTTAATCGATAGGCATAGAGAATTCTACATCGATACACCAGAACCAGATATTATTGATTCTATTGTGGATCTCATGACAGTTGAATATACTAAATTTATGACTTATAATGAGCCTCATACTGGTATTGTTGATTTTGGTAAAAGAGAAGATACTCCAGAAATGGTAAATTCTCTAGATGTATTCTTTTCTGATTTTTATCCTAAGATGGTTTCTGAAGATAGAGACGTTAATCTTATTGAATTTGAAAATTCACAATATTACAACCAATTAAAAAATCTATTTAATATTATTAAAAAATCACATTTACAATCTAAAGATTTTATCTTACAATTATTAACCATGTTTAATTCATTTATTATAACTATTAATAATCCAGATATATTCATTAAAAATTATAAATGTTATTCATTAAATAATAAAGGATATATGTATACTTGTAAATCTAAAGATACACCTCGTGGATTATTGGTTTATAATAAGTCATTTGTATTACCATATAACATCTGTACAGATGGTACTCTCAATCATCATATTTTAAATATAGATTTCTACGACCACACAAATCTGTTATATGATAAAAATCCATTTACAGATTATTTCCCTAATCCTTTCTATGATCAGAATAATGCCACAAATTACCCTGTAGAGATTGTAGAGTTCTATTCTAAAGCTATCTAATTTAATTATATGCGCATAGTAGTACATACAACGTTTTAAAAGAAATCTGCGCACTTATATCTTGTGAAACTAAAATATGTATTTTGTTAAATGATAGAGTGGGCGATAGCCCACTCTATCATCATTTTCTTATATTGATTAACTTTATTGACTTGTTCTTATGACTTTAGTTTTTTCAAGTTCAAATGAAACACACAAGATAGATCTGAGGATTAAACGAAGAGTTTTTAAGAAAAACTCTTCGACCGAAGATTAATTTATTTATATAAAAAATATTTTATTTATTCATAGTAGTCGTCGTTTATTTACTTTTATTTTCATTAAATCTTTTTATATAAAATTATTAAAATGTGAAAAAATAAAAGTTTTGACATTATATAGGTTGAAGCCGACGACGACTACTATTCCTTAAGGATTTCTGGATACTAGGATATTTTCGGGAGAAAATAGACTAGGAGAAAGAAAGACTTATGGAAGAGAGGAGGAGGAGGCATCAACACACTACAAGATGGTCAGAGAATGTAAAAAATTATAATCATTAAAAACCCTTTAAAGTAAGAGTATTTTATAAAACCATTAAAATTATATCATTCATCCTCGGAAGAGGGTGGATGGTTTATATTTTTTATTAAAGTCATGATCTTATAGATTTGTTTTTACCAAAAAAGGAATTGATATGAAGAAAACACCTTATCTTAAGTCTTATGAAAAAACAAAAGATTTAGATCAATTTTTAGAGTATGATGTTGATTTAAAAGAATGTAGATTTATTGGTGATAGCATGACTATCTTTATTCCTATGAGATATGAAGCATATGGATTTTTAGAAGTTTCAGATACTTGTAAGTATTTAGGATTAGTTGATATAATCGTTAATGATAAGTATCAAACTGGATTTAATATTCTAGCCGAAATAGAAAGTGAATTTACAGATCAATCTAAGATCATGGTGGGTAATACCCAGTATCTTGTTTTAGAATTATCTCACGGTGATAGATTCATGTGTAATACAAAGCTTGTTAAGAACAAAAATATAGCATTCGCAGTTTGGGTAGAATCTATTACAAGAGGTAAGTTAATTTACAATATGGATTATTTTGCATTAACTCATTTATTAGATTTGAGTGGTCCTAATTGTGCAGCCGATCTTAAGATCAATCACAGTATTATAGAAATCATTTACAGTCATCTGAGTAGAGATATCAATGATATCAATGTTCAATATAGACATACTGATATGACAAACGATTTTCAGTTAATTCCATTAAGAAGTGTTGCCGATGCTACTACAAATACCGCCTCTAAGATTACTGGATCTTATTTAGGAGATGCTTTAAATAATGCTATCATTAATCCATCCCAGGAAAAATATCCATTAGAGACTATTTTACGAAGTTAAGCTAGATGTCAGGAACCCTTACGGGTTCCTGACATCTTAAATTACTATTTAGATTTTTGTTTTATTTTATAAGTTCTTCAATGAGGAAATATGTATGTCAAAATAATTCGATGACTACATGTTGAGTATTTTTGATTATAAAGATTTTATTAAAGATAAAAGAAAAAGATATTAGAATACATGATATTATTCATGTTGTTAGAAACGGAGATGTTATTCCAGGTATTTCATACTCTTTAGAATTATTATCTCTTTTTGTTTTATCAAAATAAGAAATACCTTCAAAATGTCCATGTTGTCAATCAACTCTTATTAAAGTAAAAACTTCTCTTATCTGTAACAATGAAGATTGTGAAGATAAAATTCTATTTAAACTTTATCATTTTGTATCTAAAGCAGGACTTAATATAAAAGGATTAGGATTAGAAAATATTAAATTAATTATGAAAAGATACAAAGTGAAAACTTATTATGAATTATTATCTTGCGAAACCTCTATCATACAAAACTATTTAAAAGATCATAAAATCACAATAAATGCATTCATTTTAGGATTAGGGTTTACAAAGACTCAACTAAAAAATACTTTTAGTAATTATAAAACTTTTGAAGAATTATCAAAATGTAAACAATTAGAGCAGCATCATGATGTACTAACTTTTATAAAAGAGGTTCAAAAATGAAGTTTACAGCTATATGTGTTTTTGTGTATTTTGTTTTCTTATTTTTGTTATTATAAAGATAATATTTTTCATTTTAAATAAATTAAACACAAACAAGGAAAATCTACATGGAAAGCACTAGAGTGTTCTGTGGTTTTCCCGGCGTTGGAAAATCTACACTAGTTAACAATAATCATTTAATATCTCAAAAAGTATTAGATTCTGATAGTAGCAAATTTGATAAACAATATTTTCCAGATAATTATATTTCTCATATCAAAGAAACAATCGAAAATAATAAATATATTTTAGCATCTACACATAAAACTGTTAGAGATGCTTTAGCCATAAATAAAATACGGTATTTTATTTTTATGCCAGAGTATGGATTGAAAGATGAATATATTGAGCGATATATAAAGAGAGGTAGCCCAGAATCATTTGTAAAGCTGATGGATGATAATTGGGATTCTTTTTGGGCTAGCTGTCAGTCAGATACCGAATGCATCAGTATAGTTTATATGAAACGTGGAGAAGTTTTATCTAAATATATGGAGTTGTTTGGTGTCATTACTTAATTATGATCTAAACAGACAAAACAAAAAGGATAAAAGATGAAAAAGAATATGCAAGGTATAACTATATGGAGATTAAATAATTTAATTGAACATTCTAAAGAAAATTTCGTTAATGTTGATAAAGGATGGATTCCTTGCAGACCACTCGGTTGTTTTGGTTTTAGATATAAATTAAAAGCTATTTTAATGGTTCTTAGAGGCGAAGCTGATGTTGTTATATGGCCAAAGATATGTTAATGATCTTTATGGAGTATGTCAATGAGAGAAGATCTACTACGAAGTGATCCACAAGGTATTATAATAAAAACTATACAAGAATGTAGTGAAGTTATTTTAGCACTTACAAAACTACAAACATTTGGAAATGTTGCTACAGATCCAAAAACAAATATTACATATGACAATATAAAAGATGTATTAGACGAAGTTAAAGATATGGAACATGCAGTTTCTAAATTAAGAAAAATATTAGATTACAAAACGAACTGTAAACTTGAAACAGGAGAAACGACGTGAGACAATATAAACAACTTTTACATCATATTAAAGTGAATGGTAGACCTTTTATGGATCGTACTGGTACCGGATGCCTTGGTGTCTTTGGTAGTATGGTCCAATTTAATGTCGAAGATTCTATTCCTATTTTGACTGCGAAGTATGTTAATATAAAAAATATTATCCATGAACTATTATGGTTCTTATCTGGTGATACCAATATTAAATATCTTGTTGAAAATAATGTTCATATTTGGACAGACTGGCCGTTAAAGAAATATAATAATGATTCCGGCTGTGCTATTTTAAATAGAAAAGAGTTTGAAGATGCTATTATGACAGTTGCTGGATTTTCTGAAAAATGGGGTGATATTGGCCCTTGTTATGGAAAACAGTGGCGTAACTGGAAAGGTAAAATAAATAGTGCTACTCCTATTTTTACCAACAGATCAAAAGACAATTTACATGGTATAATTGATATTGAATATGAATATCACGATCAAATTAAAAATATTATTGATGCAATTAATAATAATCCTACTGATCGTGGTATTATTTTAAGTGGCTGGAATGTTGCCGATCTCAATGGAATGGCACTTCGTCCATGTCACACGATGTATCAGTTTAAAGCATATCCGGATACAAAACAGTTATCTATGATTCAATATTGTCGTTCTCAAGATTTATTCTTAGGGACTCCTTACAATTGGGTTTCTGGTACTCTCTTATTAAAAATGATTGCTCAAGTTACTGGTTATACTCCATATGAATTTATTTGGGATGGTGGTGATGTACATCTTTATAATAACCATATGGAACAGGTTGAAAAATATTTAGATCTTCCTACATTTAAATTACCTAATATTGCTATTGATCAATCTGTTATAAATATAGATTATTTTAAGTTTGAACATTTTGATATTGAAAAGTTTGAACAAAATTATAAACACGGTCCTTTTATTCCTGCCCCTGTTGCTGTTTGATTCTATCAGTAGATGGAGTGCCATTGGCACTCCATCTACTATTTAGATATATATTACACGTTTGTAACGATTTAATTTTGGCGCTTTGAAAAGTGTACTTCCTTTTTAAATAGATATATATTACTTAAATGAATAAGTTCACTTCTTGAGTGAGCTTTGTTGACTTAAAGGTACGTTGTTACCTATAATCTTGGGAGACTGTATCATGGAAAAACTCATCGCGCGTGCTAAAGAAATCGGTGTGTGGCAAATCACTATCGATATTATCATAAACAACCATATCTACAATGAAGATGAAAAGATCGCTGAGCTTACCAGAGTCATCGATATGTATGGTGTCCTCAGTAAGTCTGATGGTCAAATTGGCTCCGAGAATATGACTTGTCACTGAGTGTATATATAATTCAGATCTTACAAGATAGACAGGACCGTACGGTCCTGTCTATCTGTATCTATCATATTTTTTATTTTTTCAAAAAGTGTAGTTGAAGATTATACAAATATATATTGTTATATTGAAGAAGAGATATAAAAATATCTCATAACCCTTTCTTATGGTGAATATCATGACCATCATGACCGACGCCCATGCCGCTAAGCAGTACAATGCTACCTTCATCAATTCGGTTATTGCCGCCAAGGCCAAGACCGACTCCTCCAAGCAGCTCGTCCGCTTCTTCTTTGACTATCTGGTTGCTGCTGTGAAAAGCAAGACCAACGATAAGTCGTACATCGAACTCCCGATCAGTATGCTGGTTGCTGATTTCAGCACGGTTTACAATGCCGATATGAAATCTGTGTTTTCGACAGTGTTCGAATCCATCCGTTTGCTGAAGATCAAGAACATCCGCACCATGGACCAGAACATTCAAATCGTCTTTTAAGAAGGAGGGAATCTATTCCCTCCTTCTTATTTTTTGTTTTTAACCTTAAAATACTATAGACTGTAGCTTTCTTTATTTTTTAGAAAGGATCGAAGGTATTATGGCTACATTAGAAGATGTCTCTCGTCTGGTATTTACAGTTGAAACTCTTTATACCCAGGATAATAAATCTTTAGGCGTTCTTCGTCCTGATGAAAATGGTTATTATGATACGCCTTTGGCAGCTTTGGGGATTCCCTCTCGTAACAATACTTATTACTATGTTAAGAATTTCTTAGACTCTATGACAAATAAAGATTCTCCTATAAACATCATGTTGACTGGTGGTAATTTGTATGGCGAATGGGGACATCCCATGCGTACGGATTATCCTGATGACGATACATTCTTACAGAGACTTCGTATTATTGATGAAAAGAAATATTCTCATCATATTAAATCTGTTTATACTGGAGATACTTTAGAGAATGGTGGTAAGTTAGTTAGAGGATTAGTGAAACCTTATGGTCCTTATGGCCATTGTGTTGAGCAGAACTTTGCTGAACGATTCATGAATACTTCATTTAGTTTAAGAGCTATCGTTGATCAACAGATTAAAAACAATTTGGCTATGAGAACTATTAAATCTCTTTATACATTCGATGCTGTTGGTGTTGGTGGTTATGCTGAAGCTTCTAAGCGTTTCAGTGGTGCCACAGAGTCACTTGAACGAATGGATATTAAGTTATCATTAGATACCATTACAACAACTGAGTTTGGTCTTGAGTGTTTTACACAATCAGAAATTAATGATTTAATGAAATCTAAGAAGGTTATTGTTGGTAAGACTACTGTTAATCTTATTAAAGTTAATGACAGTTATAGATCAGAAGATAAAGCTAGGTCTATCTTTACTGAAGCTATGAAATTGACAAGACGTTAAAGTTGACATAGTGAGGATGGCGTCTGCCATCCTCACTATGTATTTAAATCTCATTTTAAGTATATATTACATTATTGTACACGAACGATTTTGTTCATACGGAGAAACACCATGGCTGTTCTTAAACTGAGTGAAGTCTTGACTACAGATCAGATTCGTCAGAAATATCGTTATATTGCTATTTTGTTTTCACAAGATCCTAAGAAATACATTTTCAAAAAACAAGCACTTTGTGATGATTTGAGATATAGTAATCTTAAAGAATTAGCCGATGAAGAAGAAATTCTCCATAATAGGTTTATGATGGACATTTCAGTTGGTCGTAATTACTTGGAATATGAAACTATTCAAAAATTATCGACTGAAACATTTCCTATCATACATGAAAAGATTGAACGTCTTGCTAGTCAGGATGATATTGATATGGTTGTTATTAACACAACCACCGTTGAAAACAGTGAAGAACTTTTTGAGAAAAACGCCCATATCGTTATTTCATCTGAAGAAGAACATGTTGCAGCATTGGCGCGCATTGATATTCTTATGAATGCTGAGGAGGGAACTCTTGAAGCTGATGAGTTAGCGACGCTTGCTTCAGCAGTCCAACTATATGAAAAATATAAGTTTCCATTAGGTTAATAACTGATTTGAAATATATGTAGGGGGTGACATCATCACCCCCTTAAGATCTATTTATAATTATTGTTTTATTTTTTTAATAAAATAGTATTTTTTAATATTTTATAAGAAACCTATTTTTATTAGGAGTATTTATATGACGGTTCTTTATAAAGAAGATTGGGTAAGGAAAAACGCATTTGTTCATTCTAATACACAAAATAAGTCATTTATTAGAGCAAGTTTATTATTAGAAAGTATGGGAATTAAGAATTGTCTATTTCCATTAACTATCTATGATAAAGACTTAATGAATATAGATCCTCATAAATTAAATGATAATTCAGTAGAATTAAGAATGAGAATAGCTATTGAGTGTAAACGAAATGTTTGGTATTATGTAAGAGAAGTTGTTAGAGTTGGTGCACAAGGTTCAGATCCTATTCCATTTAATGCAGATCGTGGTAATATAGCCATGATTTGGGTATTTGAAAATAATTTCCATTACATGAGTATCCAGCCCAGACAGACTGGAAAAGAACAACCATTAACAGCTAATGTTAAGACTCCAAATGGTTGGATAAAAATGGGTGATATTAAAGTTAGCGACGATGTCATTGCCCACGATGGAACAACTGTAAAAGTAAAAGGTGTTTATCCGCAAGGAATTAAACCTGTTTACAAAATAACTTTTGAAGATGGAAGATCTACAGAATGCGGTGAAGAACATCTTTGGAAGATCTATAATAAATATGAATTATCACAGAATCCTACAACAGAGGTCGTTTCATTAGATAGAATAAAAGATCTTATTAATGATTATCCTAATATAAAATCTTTATTAAGTATACCCCTTATTACATCAGAAATAAAAGACGATGTTAATCTTCCAGTAGATCCATATATGTTTGGTAATTTATGTAGAGGTGAAAATATTCCAGAAGATTATTTAAATGCATCAACTTCTCAGAGGTTATCACTTCTTAGAGGTATTATGACGAATTTATTTATATCAAATAAAATAGGAGATATTTCATATTCTGTAGAAAGTTTAAAAGCTGTAAATAATATAAAATATTTAGTCCGTAGTTTAGGCGGAATATGTAGAAGTGTTGAAAGAGATGATTCTTATGATCTTTATATCAAGTTGAATAACCAACAGAATAAATTAAGTTTAGGTATTTCTAATATAGAATTTGTAGGATATAAAGAAACACAATGTATTGAAATTGATCATCCTGATCACTTATATGTAACTGATGATTTTGTCGTTACTCATAATACAACATGCGCTGTTGTGTTAACTTCATATGTTATTTATATTAGAGGTAAGAATTTTAACTTTGGATTATATACTAAAGACAGTGATCTTGTTCATGCAAATGTGCAGCGTTTAAAAATGGTTAAAGATAATCTTCCTAAATATCTTATTCATAAGTCTACTAGGGATGCTGATAATAAAGAAGGATTGTCTTATAATGTATTAAATAATAACTATATTACGTTTATTGGATCTAAAGATAAACAGGCCGCCGATAACCTTGGTCGCGGTATGACCGGACCGGCATATCATTTCGATGAGCCAGCTTATACCAATAATATCAATATTACATATCCGGTTATGATGTCTTCTACAAATGCTGCTGTCGAATCTGCTCGTAAAAATGGTATGCCGCATTCAAATATATTGACAACAACAGCCGGTCGTACTGATACTGATCGTGGTAAATATGCATTTGAATTATTAACAGGATCATTATCATTCAGTGAAAGATTCTACGACTTAAAGAATAGAAAAGAATTGGAAACTATTGTTAAAAATAATTCTGGTAATAATATCATCTCTGGTGTATTCTCGCATCTTATGCTTGGATTTAGTAATGAATGGTTAAATGAAAAGATCCGTAACTCTAATTCAACACAAGACGAAATTAATAAAGATTATTATAACATCTGGAGTACTGGTTCAGAACTCAGTATCTTGAAACAAGAAATATTGAAAAAGATCAATGAAAGTATTAGAGAACCAGATCATGTCGAATTTATTCATGGTTATGTCATTAGTTGGTATATAAGTGAAGAAGAAAGAACGTCAGATCACTTTAAGAATAAACAATTTGTTTTGGGTATGGATAGTTCAGAAAATATTGGTAGAGATTTTACAGCATTGGTCATGGTCGATATATCAACACTAGAAGTTGTAGCAACATTTAAATGTAATGAATCCAGTACAACTAAAATTGCTATTTTTATTAGCGACTTCTTAGTCAAATATAAAAACGTCTTATTTATTCCTGAAAGAAAAAGTACTGGTGGTTCTATTACTGATCAGGTTCTTGAAATCTTTGAGAAATATAGGATCAATCCATTTAAACGTATTTATAATAAAGTGGTACAGGAGAGACAGGCTAATGAATATAAAGATGTTAAAATAGACGATATTGATCTTTTATTAAAATATCCTGCTATTAGAAGGTTCTTAGGATTCACAACTCAAGAAAAGACTCGTGAATTCTTATATAAGAATGTTCTTAATAAAGCAGCAGAACTCAATGCAGATAAAATCATTGATAAAACATTAGCAAGTGAACTAAGTTGTTTGGCTATTGTTAATGGTAGAATAGATCACCAGAATGGTAAACACGACGATATGGTTATTGCATATTTATTGTGCTGTTTTGTTATATTCTTTGGTAAGAATTTAGATTATTATGGAATTGACATTTCTGCACTGACTGATAATTACGATGTTAATGGTAATAAGATCGATAAAAGATATAGAGATAAACAGATTGCTTTCAGAAAAGAGATTTTAAAATTAGAAGATTTAATGGCAAATACAGCAAGTCTCGTACTAAAAGAATATTATAGAAAACAGATAGAAAATCTCAGAACTATTATTGATGAGGATCTTGTATTAGAACCTATTAGTGTTGCTGTTGTTAATAGTGTCGTTGAATCTTATGGTAAGCTTTATTCAGCAAATGAAATCAAGTCTAATGATAATTCTCCCGTTATGTCAGAAACACAAATGTTAAATCTTGTAAAATTACTTCCATTATAAATTCATCTTAAAGATAGGGGAGATATCTCCCCTATCTAAGCCATCATATAGCTTTTCATATTGGCGACTGGGGGTCGTATATGGCCATAATGACTGCATGTTATTTTGCATATCTGTTATTAGGCTTCAGACTTTCTTTTATCCGTTTCATGGGAATCGATTATACAAATATTGATATTGATAAAATAGGTGTCATTCGTATCGGAGTGACATTTACAATCCTTGCACTACTATTCCCACTGTATGCTATTTTAAATAAATCTGATCTTGAAAAGATCCTATCTGCATAGGAGGAATATGGTACTATGGATCATATTTATCAAGAATTCAATAAATTAAACGTCGTTATAGATTCTAAGAAAATAGATGCAGTGAACGATATGTTAGTTTGTTTCGAAGTAAGAGGACAACATCCTCTCGTTTTTAATTCTCAGTATTTAGGTATTCATAAATGCGCATTTCTAGAAAATGACAGTAATGCACTATTTGAAATATTTGGTGTTACGGCAGATCAGATTATAAATCATTTACAATCTATTCCAGCTATTAGAGAAATATCTGGTAAAGTAACATCAGATCCATTCAATATGTTTTGTATCTGGTTACTTCATCTATCTTTTATTTTTATTCCAGATCAAAAAGCTAGACATGCTTTTATGCTTAACATTTCAAAATATCTCCATTATAGATTCTTTACATCTATTGTTAATTATAATTTTGGTCTAGGTGTTGATGAGAAAACAATGGTTGCTACTGTCAATAACTTGTCTAAGAAATACGATATTGTTGTTTATGGTACATGGAAGAAAGTGATCGAAGAAAGATGTAAGGATCTTATTTCTGATCAGAGTATTCATATTCATTATTTGAAAGATGGAAAACCTGATAATAAAATTATTTATGTTTTGACTGATATCAATACAAGAATTAGAGCTAGACTTTACAATGTTATTGGTGAGTTTTATATGAATAGAGATAGAGGAACTGCTATTTCAAATAGATCCTCTACTACAGAATATGAAGGTGAAAAAGTATTAGTCCATACATCTTCTATTCAAGATGCTATGATCAGTAATTTAACTATGGAAGTTATTAACGAAAGAACCTTTGTTCATAAAGAAACAGTAAAATATATCATTAGATCTTTTCCAAGTGTATCCGAAAGCATGTTAACAGACGCTTTAGTTAAAATAGCCATGATAGCAGATGCTCAGAGTCATTCTAAAGAACAGAATTTAATAAAAATACAAGACGGGAAACCTTTGTATATTGGTATCAAAGTTCTTATTACAAATCTAATCAAGAATTCATATGCATATTGTAAAAGAAATAAAATAGATATTTCTAACAGAAAAGAAATATTTGTTAAATGTCTTAATATCTATTCGGCATCTAGAATCTCAGATGACGATATTGCAGCAGTTAAAGATAGCATTGTTCATCTTGTGGAAATTATGGGTGAAACTAAAAGAGAGGCTACTAAATCTTCTCTCAGATTGGCTATTATCATGTATATTCTTGTTAGAAGTTTTAGATTTATTAAATAATATACAAGAGGATGGCCCGATGGCCATCCTCTTGTAAGTGTCTATTTAGATACTCATAAGCATAATACGTTCGATCGTATCGGGGTCTAAGAAAGCTCCGCCTCTAAATTCATCTATTAAATCTTTATATCTATCAAATTCTTGTTTATAATCTTCAATGATATCTTTAAACTTTCCTAATTCTTGACCGCCGCTTAATTCAGCTTCATTTATTTTTAAAATAAGTTTTGTATAAATATAACATTTCGTCATGCATAAACCAAGATCTGCTAAAGGAGCAACTGCATCATGGTGTAAATTTGTAAATTCTTTATCATATTCTAATCTACACGTCATAACCCAATCAACACTAAAGTTAGTCATAGGTGTCAGTTTAATAACATTACCTGTTTGTAAGACAGGAGTTGGTGTAATAACTTCATTGGCAAGTGTTCTGCTGTCAATGGCGGCTTGTGCAAGATTATAAAGATTATTTCCTCTATCATTAAAATCGGTAGGATCTGACATTCTACTATAAGCAAAAGGATATGATAGGTCAGTAACAGCCGTAATATTCCTATGTTCTCTAACAGCAGGAGGGATTCTATAAACAGCGGACATATTAGAAGTTATAACACCAGAAATTCCAGGAACGGGACTTGTTGGTTCCATAATACATTGACTTAGATAAATACGTTTTGTAGCACCAGCATAAATATTACAATCAGGAAGAACATATGCTTCAATAACAGTATCCATAATTCTTTGATCTAGTGTAACTTTCCATTTATTTGGCTCAAAAGCCACATCAAGAATTCCTTCAGGAATATGTAAATATATTTTTCTAAGTATTTGTTCAAAACCATTTATCATAAACAGTACTCCTTTTAGATGAAAAAATTAATTCATAAAATGTTAAGATATATATTATTAAAATAGCTTATGGATAATTCCTCGGAGAATTTGTATGTATAATCATAAACTCGATGTCTATGACATAAGTAAAGATTATAGCGTCTTAAAAGTTAATATAAAATTTGATGTTTATAAATTTGTAATTAAATCTGTAAAGATGAATGCTATGGTTATAGAAAATATTATTGATGAGATTGCTTTTTCTGATAGAGAACCTATTAAAATTAAAACCATTTATGGTACTTATAATCTTAATATCGATACTATTTATAAATGTGAAATTTCAGATATTAATGGGGATGTTAAAACAAAGGTAAGAGAAGACGAACCATGCTTATTAAATATTTATATTATTGGTGATCCTGTCAAACCCGATATTAATAAGAAAGAACATGTTAGTTGTGGTAAAACTATAAAAGAAATTATTGATGCGGTAAATCATAAATTAACTGATAGGCGTGAAGGATAATCAATCGTGGATTTCTCTGAATATAGTACTTTAAAAAAAACCATGTTACGACACGAACGGGTACATTATTATCTTAAAAAGAGAATGGATAGAAAATTAAGTAAGCTTAAAGAACTAACCGGTCCTACAAATTTAAATGAACTTATTAATTATTTCAGAACTAGATTAAGTTTAGCAAGTACTGTGTTGATTGCAGGTTATACAGTCAATATTAGTCAACAAACAGTTATATTTAGTATCGTTAGCGATGATAAAAAACTAGAAAAAATGTTGTATGATGAGATTGTTAATATAACTGGCTTTAATTATAATTTTGAAATTGTTGATTTTGGTTTATATAAGCTCTCAATTAGAACAAGGGTGTAGAAATGTATCTAAATTGTAAAGTAAGAGATGATAAAATTATTATTTCTAAAAATGATATTGAACAATATCATACTAATATCATCAGAGCTAAAGATATCGGTCCTTGTTACATAATTGTGAATGATGATGAACAATATAGTAGCATCATCAATAATATTAGAATATTTATCTGCGATGGTGAATTTATTCATATGAAAGATAATGACGTTGAAGACATCACTGTTGATAATTTTAAAGATGGTACAAATATAGTAATTAATTGGAAAAATAATAAGAATGCATTAAAACAATATAATAGTTTTATTATGAAATTAGCTGCATTATAAAAAGTCGTAGTATATTTATTTAAATATTTAGAGGAGAACGACGATGTATGGATCTATCTTTGAGCAAGCGACTAATTCCTGTAGACTTGCTTTATCTGCGGCTAAAACAGAATACCTCTCATTGAAGGATAAAAATATTCCTACTAAAAATAAAATTATTGTTAATAAATATATCTCTGTTTATAAAGAAAATATGAATATTAAAACTATTGGTTAAATAGTGTGATATTGTTAATTAAAATCATAAGGATGTGGCAAAATGCCACATCCTTATATTCCTTAATAATTGTATACTTTTTAATATACGCATTTCAAATTTTTTTGATTATATATTATTAATGCGATGACTTAAATAAGGAGCGGATCATGAAATATGCTACAAAAGAATCGATGACATATGGATTATGTCTATTTTATATTTTCAATGCTATAGCAGCACCAGTAATGTTTGTCGACGTGTTTGCTAAGGGAGGAAAGCAATTATTCAGTATAACTGAGTTTTGTGGAGCTGTATTAGCATTATCGGCAACAATAATACTAAAGAAGTATAAAAATAAAATAATAAATATATTTCCTATACTCTCTATTTTGGTTGGTATGGGAAATATAATTGTCATACTCGCGACATTACCAATGATATACAAAATATGGATAGATACAACTATAACCGTATTCTTCCTAGGGTTTACAACAAGCGTACAGGAGGTTATTGTTGCTAGAAAATTTAAAAGTGTTATGGAGAAGTATATCGTTGAAAAGACAGTTATGAATAACTGCTCTAAATTGTTAGCACTGTCTGGGGGTATATTAGTAACAACATGTATTTCTCTGACATTGTATCAGGTGTTGTGGATAGAGGCCCTGGCTGATATATCTTGGACATCTTTGGCCATATGGTCTTGGATACAACTAAGAAGAATTGAGAGTGGGGCTTTACGCCACACTCCTTTTATTTTTTAACAATATCTTAAACATATATTACTTATATAGGTACATCTCGAATTAGTGGAGAAAATAAAAATGTCTATGTTAAAGAGTTTTCTAGAAAGCATTAAAATCATAGAAACAGACGATGACTATTATAAATATATTATTCGTATTGATGAACTTAGAATTTGTAGTAATAGAACTGCATTAGAATCACATCAGTTAAAGATATTAGAATTGATGGTTAACCAATATAGGGCGAATAGTTATTATAAATCAGATATTAATCCCAAATCAAGAAGTGTTGTTCAAGATTGGGTTAAAGAAAATATGACTCTTCGTCAACAAGCTACTTTGTTATCAGCACTTCGTGGTTGTGATGGTGTATCAAAACACGATCCTGCAAAGAAGTTGACAAGAGCACTTCGTAAAGTTATGCTTAATCCTGCCGATCCTGATTTTATGAATGACCCCAATAATACATTCATGAAGGGATCTATATCTATCGAAATCATTAATGAATTTTTAGGTGATATTGATCATTATCCCACACATTGGTTAATTCATTTTACTCATGCTGCTATGCTTGTGGGATTCTTTCATCCAGACAACGAGGTTGGTATTATCTGGTTATCTCTTTATCATGCTATTGTTACTAATTTACATATGCATCCTGAAACTAAAGATGAAGTTAATATAAGACTTCGTGATGGCCGTAGAACTGTTGATGAAGAAATTGGAGCACGCGCTCGCATATGAGTTAAGTTGATATATAAGGAGGATAAATCCTCCTTATATATCTAATATTTTTTATAAAATCTGTAACCAAATTAATTTTGAATATATATTACTTATAGGAAGCATGTCAAATACGGAGTGATTATCATGGCTGTATATGTCGATATTAACGGGCTTAAACTTGCACCTATTTATTGTGGTGATGGTCCTATTGTCCGCACTGTTGACAATGTTACCATATATGCCACAGAAGAAGACGATGTCGCTATTTTGGCAGATGGCAACGAATTGAAAAGAATCATTCTTCTCTGTACCAACATCAGAACAATTGAGCCAGGTATTGTTCACACAATGCGTTGGGGTGGTGAAGATGCTAGATTTATCTTTAACAATTTAATCATGTAGGAGTGATGACATGAACATGCGTGAAGCTTCTAAAGAAGAGAAATTGGAGATTCTCGGTTCTATGGCTGAGTTCTCCTGGTGCTGGGATGAACACTTCCTCGTTAGGATCGAGAATAAATTGTTTTTGTGGTCTGATCCCGATCACTGCGGAAACAATCGGTTTCTCGAACTCAATATTCCATTTACGCAGGCTGTTGCCAAATATAGCGGTGCTACTGTTCGAGATAAAGGGTGTCAGATAGTTCGTGACTATTGTGGCGATAACATCACTATTCAACTACGAAATTAGGAGTAGTAACCGTGTCTCTGTTTGTATTTGCTAAAAATTTGTTCAGATATATAACGATGATTCTATCAAAATCATCGTTATATATTGTAAATATTAGTAAAAAGAGTAAAACAAAAATAATTACTAATAATAATGATTCATCTGTTACAATTAAAGAAATTATAACAACATATGAACATAGTAATGTTCTTAATTATATCGGAATAGACGGTTATATACGTTCACTAGTTTATACTGGAATATGTTCTAATTCTCCTATTGTTAAACGAATTACTTATAATATTAAAAACGATGTAGAAAAAGAATGCGCTAATAAACTACTACAGTATTTGAAGTGTTATTATAAATGTTCTGAAGAAATAGATCTAATTAATCAGATCGGTATAATTATAATTGATTGGTAATATCACATGCATGAAAACATAAAAAACTACGAACGGAGAAGGAAACTATGTCTACAGACTATTACCCGAAACAACCAATACCAATAGATACTTTTGTAAAATTGGCTATAGTAAATGGAGTTAATATTAATTATTGTTTGGAATATCAGAAAGATGAAATAACATATTTTCATGCTATAAAAACTGTTAATAATAATCCAGGACTCATTGTTGTCGAGATTGATCATAAAGCTGGTGTTATCGAAGGATTTGGCAGATATGGATGTAATCATACAGACTGGCTAGAGAAATTTCTATGAAAACATTACAATATTAAATTAAATGAATTAATAGGTTAAATTCAATTCAGTATATACAGAAAGAAAAGGAGAATACTACATGGCATATGATACAATTGATAATTTGATGCTTAATGGTACTTATGTGCTGGGAGTTTTTGGTAATAGATATGGTGGTGGTTATATTGCTGCTATGTGTTGGCATATGGATTTGTTGTTAGTAATTGAAGATGATTATACTGGCGGTGATGATCGAGGGTGTTCCGTAAGTGAATTCTTCTCTACAAATGATGTATACCCCGCAGCATGGGGAGAAACACCATCGGCGGCATTAGCGGAATTAGAAACTAAATTAAAGAATATTGTTAGTTCATCGAATTATGATTATGATAAATGGAATACATTAGTTATAGGTACAGTAACAGAATATCACAATGCTCGCCAATTGGCACAATACTTAGAATTTCCAAATACACTACAAGTAGCTATAGATGAATGGAAGAAACAATTACTGTAAGTTATTTAAACTATATAATAAAAAATTTTAAATGGTAATAAAAAAGAGTTAAGTATAGTGGCAGAGAGTAATATCTCTGTACGATAGTTAACTTTTTATTTTATCAGGAGAAATTATCATGCTTGAAGAAGCAACTATCCGTCAGAAAATTGGTGAAGATATCACCAACGTTACAAATGGTAATTTCGATGGACCACTCTGGGTCTGGAGAGATAAAAACGAAACAACAGGTGTCTTGGGGTTAATCTCTAAATTGAACCACCATATTCCCGAAGGGCTTGAGTATGCATGGTTTCACAATAGTGTTGAGAGATTTATTCAGGACCTTCTCTCAGCAAGTGATTGTAGTAATGAGTCATATGAGACGATTACCAGGTTTATCAACTCTGTTATTAAGGTCGGTACTGGTGGAGCCGAGTATACGATTTTCTACCATACCCCATTCGATCGTATAACTGGTGCAGATTCATATCGCCCAGCTATTTTTACTGTAACCCCGGGTGTTTCCAATATCATATTGCATCACAACGTTCCGACATATGACTGCCGGGCACGTGATGAATACATTAAAAATGGTTATGGAGATCGTGAGTTCTTCCGAACATATCGTCTCAGTGAGAAGCAGTTGAGTGATGGCAAATTCTGGTTTTTAAATGGAGAAGTCTTCGACTCTTCTGGAGAACCTGAGTTATTCACTCTTAAGATCGTCACGAATAATGAGGCCGATGTGACATCTGTCACGTTTCCCATTGATGATTATGTGACTGGAGAAATGAATGACGGGCATCTCATTATAACGCTCATCAATCCCGATAGAGTCAAGAACATTGATATCAATACCGACGACTTCTCATTTGCTGAACTCGGAGATGCTATTTTCAAACGTAAACGAGAGCTTGTCATCAACACCGGATACAAATATCCTGATCAAGCGGAGGTTATAGATGTCTGAGAAAAAACCGATCCGTACTACAGAAGAGCTACTCGAAGCATGGAAACATCTTCGTAATGCAACTCCGAGAGAGCTTGCGGTTGTCGATCCTTACTTTCTTCCAGAAGTAATGTATCGCCTCAAGGAGATAAATGATGAACTTACAGATCCACATCTGTGGCCAACATGAAAGATACTGATGCGAGACGAGATCTCGTCTCGCATCAGCTACAAAAAAACACAATACTGGGGTAGGAGCATGATCATGATTTCGCCTATATATCCACTAAGTCTAGTCTCTGTTATTTTGATTTTTATTATTGTCTATAGAATTCTAATAGAATTGAAAGCGATTAGTGCCATTAATATGGGATTTTATCAAGGATTGCCGAGCACACATTTACGCCAAGTAGAGCATGCTTGTATTGTTATCAGAACACCAATCTTTGAGAATGAACTCAAGTCCGTAGTTAGATGTATAAAGAACGATCTGTGGATACAGGCTATCTATCAAAATAAGAAATCAGATTATCCCAATATAGCAAGGTTTGCTAAATATCACAACATTGAACTAGAATAAAGGAGTTTAAGCTTATGACTCTTGACGAAGAAGAACTTGAGCTAAGTAAACAGCTCGATAATATTTACATTGCTATTGTGAATGAATATCATTTAAGATCTCAGTATATAGTTAAACGATTATTTGAAATTAAGCAACAGAAGATTTTATTACAACCGCTATCTATATCGTTTGATGAAGTACAACCCTGTTATAATAAACAAGAATTTCTGGATCGGATGGCACAGCTTCCAAAATTAGATGACTCCGAGAGTCTCTCTGCTATCTTTAAAGAAGAAGGAACATCATCATGAAACAACTCACTATCTCGACGACATTCGATGATGCACAGCATGAACTCGCACTAAAGGATGTGCTGGATAAGTCAATGCGGTGTGTAATCAATAAGCAGATGAAAGTGTTATTTGCAGACCCACATCTTGATGTTTCTGATTGCCGGTGGTTTAAAGGACCCCCCGATCTATCTGCTGACACTAAGCTTATTCAAGGTGGTTAATATTACCAAAGACGGCATAATGTGCTATGACGGTATCCCTGACGATAATATCCTCGTCAAATCTCGCTTGGCGGCCGATGCCGAGATCCTTAAGGATCTCTTGAAAGAAAAAACATGATCAAATATATACAAGATAAGTCCACTCTTTGAATTGTGTAATCAAACACAGTTCATTGGAGTATGACTAGGTGACTAAAGAACAAGAACTGAAGTTTTGGGATGCTTTGGGCGATGGCTCTGGCTGGCCTAAAATGACGGACGACCCAGAAGTCAACTTTGTGGTAGACTGGTTCGTGGCCGACAAAGACGATTGGGATTTCTCCTATACCACATGGGACGAACTCCCTGAGGAGGACAAAATCGTCTACCGTTACGAAGCAGAGCATATGAAGTAAAACTACATAGAGGATGTGCCGATGCACATCCTCTATTTTTTTATTTGTAGTCAATTATATTTCAAATATATATTATTATTATGTAATGTTATAACAGAAGGTAAGGTGTACTAAAATGTCTAACGTTGACAATGATCTTGTCGCGCCACTCAATGCCAAATATATTGAACTTTATAAGGAGCTTGATAGCATACTTAAAGAGATCTCCGATGCTCAACTACGAATAACCAATCTCGATAGTGAGCGATTGGAACTTGTAGAACGAATCGCACATATTCGTAATACAGCGACCATGTTTAACATAACTTTGACAGAGGTGCTGGTAGAACAGGATATCCCACCAACCGATACGCCAATCGATATCAGTCGGTGTGAGCATGATCTCGATATTGATAAGACTGGCTTTAATTGGTATAATAAAGTAGCTAATGAGGCAGTTTATCTCAAAAATGGTACTAAACTTACGTTTCTATATAAAGCTAAATCGTATTATGCAACAATAATTGATGGTATGCCTGTGACAGATATTGGTGGAATTAAATACTCATCTGTACCATTGTGGTACAAATCGGTAACTTCTGCTATCGGGAGTTCGATAGATAAAATATCCGTTAGACTCCCAGGCGATCCGGAATGGATATGTGCTCGACGTCTGTTTCGACCTATATCCTAGAAAGGTTAATGCCAGTGGAGTAGTCTATATAGACTACTCCATTATTTTTTATTTGTGATTAAGCATATTTCAGATATATATTACTTAAGTGAAACAAGTTTACTTCTTAAGTGAACTTTACTGGAATTACAACATACATCCTTGGAGTAACATCATGGAAACAGATACAAATACCACCATTTACACGACTATTATTTCTGGGGGTATCACTCCGTTGGTTAATTGGCCGATTTCTGGATTCGATAATGCTCGACGTATCAATTTCGATCACGATCGTTATGAATTCGAAGTAGTGACAACCAATCCGAAAGATAAAGATCGGCGTATTTTTAAACCATCTGGTATAGATTGGGAATTCGCTGAAGAATACGTTGGTAAAATCGATGAATCTCCGCATGATACGTATGTGTCATTGTGGATGAGGCCCCGCCGTGAACTGAAAGACCTTAAGTTCGATAATGATTATCGTCACTATATCTACCACCACGGAGTGGAGAATGTGCGATTTATCATTCCAGTTAAGCGACTTCAACAGATTCTGATGATCGCATTTACGACAAGCGATCAGCCTGAGACTGCTGCGGTTTGCAAAATCGTTGAGGGTTTCAATCGGACTGTTCTCGACAACTACAAGTATCAACTTCAGCCCATTGCACATGAGAATGCATCAGAAACGTTCTATGTTAGCGATCTTGTATCGCTGATGCGGGAACTTCCTGATCAGTTCATGATGGTCGACCATTTCAAGGCTGGCGATAAGGTCGTGATTTCTGAAACCAGACACGCCGTTCATGAAGTATTCAAGGTCGTTGATATCACGGATCTTACTGGGCGTAAGCACCATCAGGATGTATTTTTGAAAGAGATCCCTGATTGTGTGTTTTCTGGCGATAGTCTGATAAGAGCTTATAAATAATGAGATCTGGGAGGGTGTAATTACACCCTCCAATTTTTCAATAAAACAGAATATACGATCATATCAAACATCCTGGAGGTAATCATGTTTACACAATCTGACTTCAAGCACTGGTTTCCTATCGAACAGACCCGTCATTACATCGCCGACATTATTCCCGATGGGGCGAAGGTTTTGGAAATTGGCGCCTGCCATATTCCATTTCCGAAAGCTACGACATATGTCGATTATGTCTATGATCCCAAGATCGACAATGTCGTTTGTGATGTTACCAAAGAACGACTTCCTTTTGAAGACAAGTCATTCGACTTCGTCTATTGTCGGCACGTCATTGAAGACCTGTGGAATCCCTTCCTGGTTCTCAGTGAAATGCAGCGGGTGGCCAAAGCCGGTTACATTGAAACCCCATCTATCGCACAAGAACTTGCTCGGGGTGTCGGCGCCGGCTCATTTAACTTCCGAGGCCATTGTCATCACCATTGGTTCGTTTATAACGACAGTGGTGTGCTGAAGTTTATCAGCAAGCTTCCTTGGATCGAACACGTCGAGTTCGACGAAGAACAAATCGAACATATGCTTAAGACATACCCCATATACTGGAATACATACTTTCAGTGGACGGACAAGTTTGACTTTGAGCATGTCCAGGGTCAATATCCGATGTTGCAGAATGACATCATTTCTGGCTTACATGTCGGATACCAGAATGCAAATGCTTTTACAGAGACAATCATCGATCACTATAAAGAATAATAAAAATATGTGATTGATAAAGAATACGTTATATTGTTGAAACTATTTGATCTCTTACTATAGATCACTGGAGTGAGTTTTGTATTCACTCCAGAATTATGTAGTAACTGAAAACTATGGGAAGAATCCTCAATAACCGTGAAGCACTCGGTTATATCTACAACAAGGAATCTGGAGAGTTTTACTCCCTAGATGACAAAGCTACAGTCAATGAACTCTATGACACCTATAATTGGTGTTAAATGAACTTAGGAGATCGAGATGTCACTAGATAGAAAAATTACCCGCAATGCTGATGGTTCTGTTTCATCTCTGAGTGATAAATTGGACGAGGCTATCGATTATGGTCTCAGTCGGCTCATGGATGTCACGTATCATAATGCATATAGTGATAGTGGGGAGCTATTATCATTAAAGTCGTTCGGTGCAATATGGCCGCTTGGGTGGATTCCAAATGATCTTGCTGATGATATCCTGATATTTGGTCCTGACAGCGAACAGATGAATCCGAGTGTACTCTGGCCGATAGATATATCATTGGCTATTCCACAAGACGATGGTACTATCCAACTGATGCATGTACAAACTATATCCCCAAGAGAACTGCGGGGAAAGGTTTCTAATTTTGCACAGCACATCGTAAAGGTCTCCACTGCATTCATCCTGAGGAATGGGACTTATACTACAGAAGTTAACTACTTTGGTTATCTCAATAAGAAATGGAGTGCGCTTAAACCAATAATACGCATGGTTACATACAATCAGAATGGAGGTCTCACAGCTGGTAAGAACTATGCTAATTTTAATATCAATGTAAATGTGACGATGGCTATGTCTGTTGCATTAACTAGGCGGTATATGTGGGAAGTTACCTTTCAAATAAAAGATAGCCCAACTCTCTTATTTCTAACAAACCCATCAGGTATTAGAGAACTCTTTCAGAATCGTGATGTTCCTGTTGGAGAAAATAGAAAAAAGGCTCTTCGTAACTGGGTTCGTGCACATACACGAGAACTAAAGAATTCTCAGAACGAAGAAGATATCGTCTTCGTACGTCGACATTTCAGAGGTAAAACATCTTTTGATTGGCAGGGGTACTCCTGCACTATAACACCTAGTGAATATGATCTTGAAAAGTACTTCTCTAGTAAAGAAACTAAACAATAGTCATAAACTATGTGCAAGGAGATGTGGTATATACCACATCTCCTTGGATCGCTTATTATTTTTTTAACAATATCTTACGCATATATTATTTGTATGTAGTTCAATGTCATAACTATAACTTAAAAGGATATGGGTCATGCTAGAAGTATCTCAGAGAAAAGTAACCGATACCATATCGGTATTGATCAATCTTCCCAATGACGATTCACCAAAACATAATTTTATTTTAGATATTTTCTTTGAACCGTATTTAAAAGATATAGGTCCACATCGATATATTGTATTATCACAACACAATGATAATATTCGCGTACAATTAAACATGGTTAATACAATTTCAATAGATAGTAATAGTGTTTTTCTTATATATGAATTCTACAAGTATTATGTAAGAATAACTAATCATTCCGATAATAATGATATTAAACTTATACACGATAAGTTACTTAATTTATGGATAGGTGGACATATGGTATCGTTAAAATAGTAGTGATCAAATTATATATTTATTAAATGTATGTTTAGATATGAAATATCCAGAATGACAAAACACGATAGTAGATGAGAGTACTCTCATCTACTATCAGTATTTTATTTAAAAATAAACGATAATGAAATTTATTCAAATATATATTATTTATTTGACATATCTAGCATAAAAAAAGGACATCGCTATGCTTGACTACACACCAGACAAAGTCATATTTCGTCATTATGACACTATTGATCATGACGTATATGATCGGAAGTTCATAACTGGGACTATCCATAATGGTTCCAAAGCAAACCTCAAACGTTGGGCAATGCTCAATGGTTTGTTGAACATCATGGAAGATGAAGACGGACTTCAGGGAGGGAGGTCTCTCCACGTATCATATGGATCGACAAAGCCGGGATGTAACAAACGCATTGCACAAATGCAATATCATCCATGGCTCATTGTCCCTCCAGAAGAATTAAGTGTGTTCATTATGCCAGTCAGAGGAAATCTATTCCGACACAGAGTAGGATTTATCATAGATTCTGAGTGGCTGAAGAATCGCATCCGCTCAATCAAGAAGTCTTATGGTCTTCTCGATGAGAATATATACAATCCTCACATCACTGTGAGCGTTGGTACGAAAATACCGGCCAAGTTGTCGAAGCCAAACTTCGCCATCGTGATTATTGGTGAACAAACGTTGCCATATGTAACCAAACACGTACAAGAAGAAATATCGAATAGAACATCGGCATATGCATAATAAAAGAAGTCTGGTGGACAAATGTCCACCAGACTCTTTATTTTTTTCATAAAGTTATAAAATATATATTACTAATAAGGAATAGAATATAGATAGATAAATAAATAGGAGTATCGCATGTCTTCTATACTTGGTAAGGATATTACTTATATTACTGTTACTAAAAATTATACAAATAATTATGTTATTTGTGAAAATGGTAATACCATCATTGATGTTGATACAGAATTTTTATCATGGTGTGATAACAAAGTATTAGAAGAATTTATTATCCGGAGAACTGAAATTTTTAATCGAAAAGATATTTTTACTAAATATGGATATATACTACCCGATATAAATAACATTGCTTGTTATAAAGTTGAGATGGTAGTAGAATCAACTTCATTAAAATATTTTATTAAAACTGGCGAGATTGATAAAATGCGAGTGATACGTTTTGATATTAAAAATATGCCTAATGTAATTGATATTTCTGATATTAATAAATTTATTTTACAAAAATATAAAATTACTACCGATGATGTCGAGAATATTTATTGTATATATAATACGAAAACTTATCCGTATAAAACTATGATGGTTAAAAAAGAAATAGCAGATGAAATAAATAAACTTAAAAAGTTTAAAAGATTTGAATGTGGAATAGTAGCACATCCTTATAGTAGAGAAGAGGTCATTCCTTTGTTTATTAATGAAGATTATAAAAATAATGAAGAGTATATTTCATTATCTAAATATATTGAAGATTTTAAGAAAACTAATAAGAAATACAGATTTTATACATGGGTATATTCTTGGTGTGTTTCTTGTTCTAAGTTTTTAAAACTGTTAAACCCTAAGAATCTTTTTAGAAAATAGATTATTATGCTTGAATTAATAGTAGATTACTTAAAATCAAATATAGTTGCTAGTGGTCTTATTGTAGGTTCAGTGTCCGGTTTTCTACTATATATAATAAAAGGTATTCCAAAAGCTACATTTGATACTTTTTTAAAATATTTTTCTGTATCATTGACTGTAAGAAATGATGATCCTATATTTAGTGATATAGCAAATTATGTAACAAAACTAAGAAATAATGTAAAACATTTTCATTATTCTAATGATAAATATGAATTTAATGAAATAATTTATTCTGTAGATAGTAATAGAATTGTTACTATAAATAGAATTACTGAAAATAATCAAATAAGTTGGGGTAGTGGTAAGAATAAGGTAGAGACGATTATCATAAAGTGGTATCTCACAAGAAATACAAAGCTAATAACAAAGTTTGTAGAACAGTTAAAATTATCTAATGAAGATAGTAAAATGATAGATGTTTATAGTAGAAGTAATGATTATTTCGAAATCATTAAAAAGAATAAGAGAAGTATAAATTCTATTTATCTTAATGGTGATATATTAGATAATCTTTTGAGTGATATAAAATTATTTATATCTAGTGAACAAAAAGAATGGTATGTAAAGAGAGGTATTCCATATCACAGAGGATACTTGTTTTGGGGTCCTCCTGGAACTGGAAAATCATCTTCTATATTAGCTATCGCTTCTCATTTTAACTTACCTATATTTTATTGTAATTTTAGTAACATACGTAGTGTTTCTGCATATAACAATAAAATGAAAATTGTAGTTTTAGAAGATGTTGATACTTTGAATATTGGCAATAAGCGCGATAGTACAGACGATGTTGACAAACGCATATGCGATGATAAATCCAATGTTCCTCCTGAGCATAAAGATAACAATAATGTTACACTTGTCTCTTTTCTGTCTTTAAGTGATGTGTTAAATGTTTTAGATGGTATCATTGCTCCAGAAAATTGTATTGTGATTATGACATCTAATCATCCTGAAGTTCTTGATAGTGCACTTATTAGACCTGGTCGTTGTGATGAAGCTATTAAGTTTGATTTATTAGATCAAAATACCGCAGATAGAATGAAGAAAGATTTTGATATGGATGACCTTGATGTGATAACTCCTATTTCGGCAGCTGCTTTACAAAATGAACTTCTTAAAGCAAGAAAAGTTCTATAATAAATGGCATGCAGAGGAGAATAACTCATGATACCTACAAAATTTTATAAAAAATATTACGATTAATAATATAGAAATATAGAAGGACATGATAAACAAGCAGTTAAAATGACATTATACTGTTTTACTTGTACTAAAATTCTTTATTCTTATTCTGTTCAGTGTGCACTTGTTAGAAACAAAATGTATAATACAGAAGATTTACATTGGGTAGATTCTATTATTGGTATATCTAAATGCCTTAGTATAAAAAGAATAGCTAGGTTTAATGAAAAATATAGAGTAAGTAGATTTCTAAGAAAGTATGTTAATAATAGACTCAGGATGATACAACGACACGAATAATCACTTTCCCAAAAGGACTACCATGTCAACGAAAGATGAAAAGTTACATGTACTAACGTGCTGTTTTAACCCAGAGAATTATAAAGTTCGATATAAGTTGGATCATGACTTTACTGAATATCTTAAAGATTTCCCTAATGTTATTCATTATAAAATCGAACTGGCATTTGGCGATCAGGAGTTTGTAACAACATCTATTGATAATCCTAACCATATGCAATTACGTACAAATACTATTCTCTGGTATAAAGAAAACTTGTTAGAAATTCTACGTAAATCAAAATTACCTAAGGATTGTAAGTTTGCATGGATGGATGCTGATATTACTTTTAGTAATGTCAATATCATTAATGATACATTATCAGCACTTAATGAAAATAGCATTGTTCATATGTTTGATAAGAAGATTAATCTCGGTCCTGATGAAGAAGAACTTAATAGTAGTACTGGTAGTATTGCTAAGTATATTAACACTAGTAATTTCGGCGGCGCGTCTGGCTTAGCATGGGCAGCAAATAATGAATTTATTAATGCAATTGGTGGACTTATCGATTGGTGTATTATTGGTTCTGCCGACTGGTGTATGTCAGCAGCTATGCTAGATTGTTTATCTGAATTGGAGTATGATAAATATAATGAATACACCAAACCACTACTTGATGCATGGCATGCTAAATTACAGGAAAATGATATTGGTGTAGGATATGTGCATGGTATATGTTATCATCATTTTCATGGTCATAAGAAGGACCGTGGGTATGATTGGCGACATAATATTCTTATGAAACATGAGTTTGACCCTAGTAATGATTTACTTTATTTAGATAATGGACTATTGGATATTAGTGTAAAGAAAATGGAATTACGTAATGAATTGCGCGAATACTTCCATAGTCGCCAAGAAGATAACGATGTCGAAAATATACTACATGTAGTAACTACGGTATTCAATCCATCTGGTTATAATAGTCGATATTTTCTATATAATCAGTTTAAACGATATATGGCTAAATTTAAGAATGTTGTTCTTTATACAGTTGAATTAACTATTGGTGATCAGCATCATGTTGTAACAGATAACTATAATCCGCGTCATTTACAACTACATACTAACAATGTGTTATGGTATAAAGAAAATCTTATTAATGAAGGTATTAAGAAACTAATTCCTGCTTCAGCTAAAAATATCGCATACTTTGATGCAGATATGGCGTATTATGATGATAATTGGCCTATGTACATTGTTGATAAACTGAAAGAGTGTGATGTTGTACAATGCTGGTCGTCTTTGGATTTCTTAGATGAAAATTATAATGTATATAAAACACGTAATAGTTTTATGTCAGATTATATGTCTGGTCTGCGTCCATCTTTGGATAATCCATTGGGTCCTCCTGGTCTAGCATGGGCAATGACACGCGAAGCTTATGACAAGATTGGGAGAATTTATGATAAAAATATTGTTGGTGCTAATGATAGGGATTTCTGCCATATTCTTGTTAATGAACATTACCGAATGCCAGAAACATTGAATGGATATGATGAACTTATGAGATATAACAATATTGTACGTGCTGCTAATCTATCATACGGATATGTCGACTTGGTCGCAATGCATTATTTTCACGGACATACAAAAGACCGTGGATATGGTGTACGAGATTCCATCTTAAATGACATTGATATATCACAAGATCTTAGTTATGATGAGAATGGGCTTCTTCAGATAGTTAACAATAAAGACCATATCTACTTAAAACTAAAGAAATACTTCGATTCTCGTAATGAAGATGTAGGACATGTGGTAAAAGACGCTGCTGCTGAATAAACTCATAGAGAATCAGAAGTTATCGCACGAAGTGTAAGAGACTGGTGCGTGCGCACCAGTCTCTTATTACATTTTATTTAAACATAAGATCATATAAATATGAATAATAGACTCTATTATAAAATTATTCTAAGATAGAAGTGTTCGATTGCACGTGCCTGGAAAACACGCGTCTCAGCAGTGATGTGGCAATTGGCCTACAACAAGCACATCATCTAACGTACCAGGCAATCGAGTAGGTGCTCACCATAATGTTGAGATTTTGAGCACTCAACTTTTTGAAGAATTAAACCAGAAGGATCAAAAAATGCAGATCAAAGAAGCAATACATAATCTATTTTTCAATGTGTTGAAATTAAAAGAGAATGATACTTTATGGTTAGAATTTGATAATCCTTCTGTTGGTAGTCTTATGGTTAATACTATTAAAAATTTTAAACAGAACACAAATTTTAAAGTAAATTATGTTGATGTACAAGCTGATATTCTTAGATTATCTATATCTAAAAGTAATATTGAAGAAAGAGAATTTGTCGATGAGATGATGCGTAAGATGAAATTGTGTAATAAATATATAAGATTTGTTGACGATGGTGCTATTAGTCATTTTTGTTCTTTATATGAACAGTTCGGTATTAAAGAACTTGTTGGTAAAAGAAGAATGTTAATGTCTGAAGTTACTCGATATAGAGTTAATAATCTCAAGTGGGTAGTCTCTGTAATTCCCTCTATACCATTAGCAAATTTTTATAAATGTGATTTTGATGAATTTTCAAAGATGATTATTGATGGTATTAATTTGAATTATGCAGAACTTGAAAAGTATGCAACTCCACTTATAGATATCTTAAATCAAAAAGGTAAAACTGTTCGTATATATAGCGATGCTCGATTTACTGATCTTACATTCAAGCTATCTGGAGCTGGCACTGAACTTTGTGCTGGTAAGATCAATATCCCAGACGGTGAAGTATTTACATCTCCTGAATTAAATAGTGTCAATGGTACAATTATGTTTGGCCCTAGTTACTATAATGGAGAATTCTTTAAATATATTTATTGTGAATTTAAAGATGGTGTTTGTTATAAATCTCTTGCAGAAAGTGAAGAGCGTACAAATGCTTTAAATAAGATTCTAGATGTTGATCCTGGAGCAAGAAAAGTTGGTGAATTTGCACTTGGGTTAAATACTAAAATCACTAAGTCGACAGGATTTGTTTTGACTGATGAAAAAGTATTTGGATCTATACATCTTGCTTTAGGTAAAGCTTATGAAACTATGTCGGATAATGGGAATAGATTGGCCAATCATTGGGACCTTGTTCACAATCAACAATTAAGATATGGTGGCGGTGCCCTTTATATCGATGGTGTTCTTATAAGAAAAGATGGATTATTTGTTCCAGAAGAACTTACACCTCTAAATACTTTATAATGAATGGCTATTGTAGAGGTACCAACTAAAGATTTAATGGAACTTAGATTACATACACAAGTTATGATACATCCTGGCAATGCACTTGGTATTAAGAGTGGCGGAATAGCAGATGCTTTTGAAAAAGAATATCCTAATTCTTTTGATATGTATAAAACAGGTGGATTTGTAGAAGGTACTTTTAGAGTAGGAACCGTTCTTGAAACTATAGAGAAAAATCATGTTATTCTTCATCTCATTACGAAAAATCATTATGGCGATGTTATGTCATATGACGATCTTAGAGTGTGTCTTAATAACTTAAAAGACTATTTGTTAGATAATTCATTTATAGATAGATCAAAATATGTTTGTTGTATTCCTATTCTCGGGTGTTATAATAATCAATTAGATACAGATACTGTTGTTAAAATGTATTATGATATTTTAGATGATATACCAAATATAATTCAATTATGTAGACAACCAGAAAGTTATAATAGATTTCCTCAATATCTTGGTCTTTGTGGTCATATACGATTTAATAATAAGAAACTATTAAAAGTTGAATTATCTACTTTTATAAATAATGTATTTCCTACAGCACTTAAAGCCATAGTGATAACAGATACGAATAATGATTTTAATAGAACAGTCGAAGACGTTGTTGATGAACTTAATATAAAACTTATTAAAGTACCAACAGATTTTAAACAATTTAAAAAGAATGGTTTTTATATTAGAAATTCTATTATGTTTAATATTTGTACAGCATTCTTATCTATTAATAAAAACAAATTCTATTCGTCTTTATCTTACTTTTTAGAAGAGAAGGTTGTTAAGTATAATAGAAACTGTGATGATCTCAGAGTTATTAAAAAATATAATGAACCAGATCTTTTTGTTCCAGATAGAAAAGTCTTTATTAATTCAAACATATATTACTAATCTGAACAAACAAAAGGAAAGATTGTATGGATTTCGGAGAAGATTCTAATTTCGATTTTAAATTATCTTCGGATGTAGCAAAAGGTGTTGTTATAAATAACAATAATTCCATTGGTCAATCCCATACTTTTGAATTAACATCATCTAAAGACAGTAAAGAACTTATATTACGACCCATTAAAGATTTTACAACTCCTAAACGTATCTATGGTAGAGATCTTATTGTAAAGAGAGATCGTGTTTTAAATAAATATAAGTCTACAACGACGACTCTTGGTGTATTGGCGGTTGGTGAAAAAGGAAGTGGTAAGTCACTTCTCCTCCAGATGATTAGTATTCTGGCGTGGGAAAGATACCAACTCAATACAGTTGTTATTGCAGACGATAGTTTAACGTATAATAAGGCTGGTGAATTATTGCTTGATTATATTTCTAAGTTACCCCCATGTGTTATCATTATCGACGAATTTGAAAAGATATTTAACATTTATGATCAGAAACGACTTCTTACACTCATGTCTGGTTTGTATGCTACTCGAAAGATTTTCTTATTATCTGCTAATGATAAAAATCGTATTGATCAACATATGCTCAATAGGCCTGAAAGAATTCGATATTATTATCAGTTTAGTGGTGTTGGTGAAGATTACATTCGTGAATTTTGCGAAGAACGACTTAATGATAATATCTCTGATAGAATTAATAAGAATGAAGAAATTAATGATATTGTTTCTATTGCAAAAACATTTAGTGCATTTAATCACGACATGTTGCAGGCGCTTGTTGAAGAGATTAATGAGTTTAAAGAACCTGCATATACAGCAGTTAAGTATCTGAATATTAATCCTGAAAATGCTAATAAAATGAAATGGTCTATTGGTATATTCGATAAAGACAATAAACCATTCCAAGCTGTTAATCCTAATGTTCATACAAAACATCCTCTTGATATTGAAAATTTAATGGTTAGTTATTCTGATGGTAATAGTCCTTGGAATAGTATTGTTTTGACATCTGCTGATTATGTTGATGCTCAGAATGAAAATACTATTTATGTATACAAACAAGGTGATGTGACTGTTAAGTTTATTAAAGTTGAAGATAAAATTGTTGATTATTTAACCGGGACAATTCAAACAGGAGAAAAGAAATGATAGCTTTAAAATCGACAGTTGGAAATGTTTATATATTAGAAAGTATTGGTATTATTAAACAGCTTAGTACTTTTAAAAATGGTAATGAAATACGTATTCAGGTCGTATTAGATAATAAGCATATTCCTATTAATGATAATCCGTGTACTATTGATATTGATTGTGAAGATAGTAATGAAGTGAGATCTACTCTTGATATATTATTTGCTCATGCTGATAATAGTAACGATATTACGGATATTATCTATAAGTGTTCAGGAGATTTACAAGTTACTACTAATAACGTGGTTACTGGCGGAACTGGCCTCACTGGATGTGATATCGGTAGTGGTAGTAGTACTACATTTATCGATATGGGTAATTCTGGTATTAAAGAAAGCGATAGCGAAGGACCTACGTTTCTCAAAGGACTGGATAATTATCACTTTAATTTCTCTATCGTATTAGATGAAAATATTATTAGTAGTATTACAACAACTCCTAATTTTAGACAAGAATTTATAAATGGCGATGATGATATTATTTGGAACATGTCTGCGGATAACGATAAAGTTAATATGAGTATTTCTGGGACAGAATTTGAAATACAACTCAGTTCTATCAATATAGGTGTACATAAACTCATTAGAACTATTAGAAATGAATTGATAAAGATGTTTACTGAGTTTAATAATGCTGAAGTAATTATTTTATCAAATGATAGTGGAAATAATCGTATTATTGATCTTTCACCATATTCTACTAAAGCATGCTTAGTACTGAAGTAATTATTTTATCAAATAAAGAAGATATTGAAAAAGTCATAGAAGATGTCAAACCACTTATTATAGAAAGTATAAATAGTATTAAATCAAGAGAATATGGTGAAATGTTTGTTTTGAGTGAAGACAGAATTATAACTATAATTAAAATGAATACATTGGTTATCCTAAAGAACAAGGACAATAATGATATTATCGGTTATGCTTCTATTATTAAACTTGAAGCATTCAAAGATGCTATTTTTATTAATGATATTTTTGTTAGATATGAATATAGAGGACGACGTTATGGTCACTTATTAATGGATGAAATAATTGATGAATTCAGAGATAGTTGTTCAAATATTATCCTTAATTCTGATATTGATAATTATATCGCAAACAGATTCTATAAAAAGTTAGGATTTGAAATAACAAATTATACACAACGTTTAAAACTTTTGCCATGAATATGGGTACTACCTGGGTAATTCCAGGTAGTACCATTTTTAATTCAATATCATTTTAAGTATATATTACTTTATTGGTCAAATCTTGACTAATTTTGTTTCTCCTTTTGAAAGGACATCACATGTCTCTGAACGATTCTAAAGTTGCCCCCGGTATTCCGTCTTTTATTGTTTCTACCCAGCGGCGGGCACCTGAAGTCCAGACGATCATTGCTGCCAAAAATGCTCCTACGATTTCGTTTTATTTCTGTGGTGGTACTGGCATCAATACTTACAATCGTGTTTCGATGTTGCTTCCCGAATCTGCCCATATTCAGATCTTCGATACTGCCGATAAATCGAATCGCATCGACACCAATATCGATGTTACGATTCTGACGCCGGCCGCCGTCGGTTCTGGCGGCGATCGCAATGAAAACAGCCGTACTATCGCCGCTGCCTTGTCTGAAGTCGACCACGTGAATGAAGACATTGCATTTGTCGTTTTCGGCAAGTCTGGCGGTTCTGGCTCTGTGATCGGTCCGTTGTGGGCCAAAGAACTGCATCGTCGCGATCAGAGCATTCGTATTATCGGCATTGCCATCGCCGACCACGAATCCTCGCAGCAGCATTCCGACAACATGAAGGGTGCCACTAAGTCGCTGATTAGCATCTGCGAAAAGAATGGCATTTCTATTCCGCTCATCATCTACGACAACAAGTATGGGCGGAATATCGTCGACAAGGAAGTCACCAATCTGTTCAAGATGTTTCTTCAGATTTTCACGACGCAAATCAACGAGATCGATCCGTCTGATTTCCTGAATTTCATCGCGCACAAGTCGACGACGCCCGGCATCAAGTGCCTGAATGTGCGATGCACCAATTCAAACGAGATCGTCAGCTCTGCGATCCAGGAAGATTCTGATGTCTATGAATCCATTCTGACTATCATCGGTTCTACCGATGCAGAGTCCGAGTTCAAGCAGGTGTCGGCGACCAGGTCGTTCAGTGGCATCTTCGAATCTCCTGATTTCCCGTCTATTCGTCTGGCCATTTCCGAATTTTCTTCAAAGTTCGAAGAGCTGGCCAAGGAGACCGAAGATCATCTGAATTCGCTTAAGCAGGCCAAAGCCGCTCAGAACAAAGCTTCGGTCTGGAAAGTTTCCGGCGACGAAGATGACCTGATCTCATAAGTATCAGTGTCTTCGCTTAGGGGGAGGTTTAATCAGACCCTCCCCCTTGTGTGTTGGTTATTATTAGTATTATTTTACCATAATGGGACTATCTTATGAAAGATATTAGAATTCCTTAATAAGGAACTTTAGTGTCTTATATCCATATCTTTATTATCAAAACCAAAACTCAACGAGGTGATTAGCTCTTTGCCAGAGAGCTTACAGAGTAAGGAAGGAATGTACGGATGAAGAATTTTTGGATCAAGCATCCTAATCCTATTGGTCTTGTTATAGGTATTATTATTGGTATTGTTATTAATGTCTTTTTCTATTCCGACATTTTATTTATTAAACTTATTAATGCCCAAATTGTTGATCCTTCTTTTAGAATTGTAAAAGAAACACATCCAATCGAACCATTTAGTTATAATGATAAATTCAAGACAAAAAGTAACTTGACTTTCTTAACAGTTGGTGGTATAAATGAGAATATTCTTAATGATCGAGAATATACTTTGGCCGATGTACCAGCTAGTCAGAGAAAAGATATTAAAGCTTTAGCAAATACCGTTTATTACGAAGCTCGTGGTGAAGAACGAACTGGTAGAATTGCTATTCAATATGTTGTGAAAAATAGAGCTGCTCAACTTAATAAATCCTATTATGATATTATTCATCAATCAGCGGTTATCAAGAAAAATAATGGAAAAAGTGTACGTATTTTTCAATTTTCATATCTCGGCAACAAACACACAGGAGGGATCAAAGAACCAGAAGTGATGAAACAGATTATCTCTGATATCATACATGTTGAAAAAAATCCTACAGGTATATTTAAAAATCCAATCGGAAAAGCAACGATGTACAACGATACAATTCCACAATCGTGGAAAGGACATGTTGTCGTTGTAGCAACACTAGGCGCTCACAAGTTTTGTTATCCTAAAAGAGAAGCTTGATTATGAACATAGCGATGAGATCAGCCGTAATGGCTGATCTCATCATATTCTTATTTTTTCATTGTTAATACAAAAATATATTACTTAATTGTATAGTTAGTAACCCATCACACAAAGAGGATACGATGGATAAGACCAACATTCAGATCACCGTTGCTGGAGGGTCTATTACCAATGTCAATGCGGATAATCCTGCGCTGATCGGCGAAGTCGTTATCACCGATGTTTCGAAGGAGCTTCCCGTTCATTGTATCTTCGAGAACGACGTCGAGAAAACCGATGTCGCTGCACTGATCACCAGTCTCAGTGCAGCTTCTGATGAAGAAGTCATTGCCGAAGCTGCTCCGCAGACTGAAGTGATTTCTGCCGAAGTCGATGTCGAAGAAGAAGAGGAAGTCGCCGAGTAATACGGATTCGATATACAGGAGAAAGGATGTCCTTTCTCCTGTATATTTATCTTATTTTTTATAATTTTAGATACTCTCATTACTGTTGTGACTGTTCATATTTTAAATAACTGAAGTATAAATACATCAATGACACTAGCTTATATTTACTTGTTTTTCAATGAAATTTGATATCATCGGATATCTATATTCTTGTATTTATGAATAAACTATATTTTGAAATTTAAATATTTCTGAGTCGGATTATACTATGAATTTTTACTTGTTTTTTAAAGGAACGGTCAGGAAAATGACTTCAAAAACTATCTTTACAGACCCGCTTTCAGTCGATGTGTGGAATCGCACATATCGATATGGTGACGAACCAACTGTGGATGATACTTTCAATAGAGCTGCTATTCATTGTGCTAATATAGAAAAGAATCAACAATTAAGAACAAAGTGGACTAAGAAATTTAATTCTATTATGACTAATTTTGGCTTTGTTCCAGGTGGTCGTATCTTAGCAAATATTGGAACTAAATTTACAGGTACATCCTTACATAACTGCTTTATTAGCCCTCTTATAAAATTCGATGTTGATTCTATTGAAGGTATTTATACGACACTTATGCATCAAGCAATGACTCTTAAATCAGAAGGTGGTTGGGGATTTAATTTTGGCGTTTTTGGCCCTCGCGGTCGTCATATTCGTGGTTCTGGCGCCGAATCTCCTGGTATTGTTTCTTGGATGGAATTATTTGATAAATCTTCAGATGTTCTCACTCGTGGTTCTGGAAATGATTATAAAAATTCAGATGTTAAGAAGAAGATCCGTAAGGGCGCTCAGATGGCTATTTGTCCTGATTGGCATCCTGATGTTATTGAATTTATTGTTGCTAAACAGACTCCTAATTATCTAACTAAGTTCAATATGTCGGTTGCACTATCGAATGAATTTATGGAACGATATACTACTATAGAAATTAAGAAAGAAGTTATCAATAGTTATAACGATCTAATCAAATCTGTTCCTCAAGATGAAGTTCATGACGAAGTTGTTTCCTTATATATCGATAGAATTGAACAGTTAGAACGTGATATTAATACATCAAATATTTGGTTATTGGAATATCCTGATACAAAATTTGATAAGTATAAAACTGAATGGGATGGTAATCTTAACAAGTGGAAAGCTGCTGGATATCCTGTTATAGTCTATAATGAAACTACAGTTATTGAACTTTTTGATATCATTACAGAAAATACATATAAGCGTAATGAGCCTGGTATCCTATTCTTAGACCGTGCTCAACAGTTAAATACATTCTGGTATGGTGATAATATCTTTGCTTCCAACCCTTGCGGTGAACAGTTGATGTCTGATGGTAATGTTTGTAATGTGGGAAATACCAATGTTGCTGCTTTTTGTGAATTCGATGGTACTAAGTTTGTATTTAATAGAGATAAATTCATCGAGGCTGTTAAGACAAGTGTTAGATATCTTGATAACATTATTGATGTTGCTAAATATCCTCTCCCTGAATATGAAAAGAATTCCAAAGAAAAGCGCCGTATTGGAACTGGTCTGTTCGGTATTGGTTCTGCTTTATATCTATTAAAACTTAAATATGGTTCTAAAGAAGCTATTGCTTTTTGTAATAGTTTCTGTAGTGATTATGCAGTTGCTGCTTATGAAGCATCTATTGATCTTGCTGTAGAAAAAGGTATGTTCCCTCTTTGTAATCCGTTGGAACATGCAAGTGGTATTTTTATAAATAGACTTAATCTCAGTAAAGAATATATGGAAAAATTACTTAAGCGTGGTATTCGCAATAGTGCAGTTCTTTCATTCCAGCCTACTGGAAATGGATCTTCTTTTGCTAATGTTGTAAGTAGTGGTATGGAACCAGTTTTCAGTAAAGAGTATGATCGTTGGGTTATTATGGATGTTATTCCTGAAGATATTAAAGATGTTACTCCAAACTTCTTTAAGAATGAATTCTTTGAAACTTCTATGTTTAAATTTGAAAAACGTGGCGATGACGATGTGTTGGTCGGTACTTCTAAAAACGGTAATAGTTATATGATTGATAAAAATCGTGGATTGACTATGAAGTATGCTTGTAAAGATTTTGCTATTCGCTTATTGGACGACTATGGTATTCGTGATCAATACGAAGATGTTTTAGTTACTGCTGAGGATCTTACAGTTCAAGAACATATTGATATGCTTTCTGTATTTGCATATTGGGTTGATAGTTCTATCTCTAAGACTATTAACGTTCCTAATGATTATCCTTATTCTGATTTTAAGAAAGTTTATCTTGAAGCATTTAAAGGTGGTAATATCAAAGGATTGACAACATATCGTTCTGGTACTATGATGGCTGTTCTTGAGACTTCTAGTAATAAAGAAATTATTGTTGAAGATGAAATCGTTGAAGAAATGAAACTAGCCGATACGCTCCCTGCCGCTCGACATGTTGTAAATTCTGAAGGTAAGAAGTGGTATATTCATATTACTCTTGATGAAGATAATAATCGCCCAGTAGAAATATTCGTCGATACAAATGCCCGTGAGAAAAATATTAAGCATTCAACAACTACTGTTATTAGTCAATTATTAGCATTTGCACAAGAAAAAGGTGTTCATGCCTCTCAGATAGAATCTATTCAACAGAAGATAGATAATACTACAGCTTACGTACATAAATTATGTAAAGTTCTTTCACTTATTCTTAGACATGGTATTCATATTAAAAATCTTGTTAAAGAGCTTGATAAAATCGATTGTGATCTAGGGTCGACCATTTTCCATATTAGAAAAATCCTTAGTTCTTATATTAAGGATGGTGAAAAAGTTGATGGTGAGTCGTGTCAGAATTGCGGCTCTACTATGATTGTTTATGAAGATGGTTGTAAAACATGTAAGAACTGTGGTTCGAGTAAGTGCGGCTGATCTGATGATCGGTATAGGATGGGCAATTGCCCATCCTATACCATATAAAAAATTTATAGATATATATTACATGTTTGAAACATCTAAAAAATATCTTAAAAACAATAACTACTATTGAGACAATACCATCATGGAGGATTAAAATAATGGAAGATCTAGATATCGTAAATGAAGCTACACTCAGGATAAAAATATCTATATTTAAAGCTAATATTGTAATATTAGAAAATAGTAATATACCTGATGATGTATATTGTTTTCTAACGGATGATGAACATCCTGTCAACCAAACATCTTATTTGAAATATATAATTAGACAAATAGTTGATATAGCTGATATGATTCTTATAACACACGACGGGAAAGTTAATTATGAACTCTTACGTGAGTTAAGAAAAGATAATATTAAAATAGGACCTGGAGAGAAAGATAGTTTTGGTTGGTTAACTGGAGTTATTTATACCAAAAAAGGAAAAATAGTATACGGTTAATGATTAAACAATAGATGAGGGTATGGAGCATGTGCTCCATACCCTCATATCTTTTTTATAAAAGTGCATTTCCGTTTTAAATAGATATATATTACTTTATTGACTTAAAGGTATTAATTTACCTATATCCTTTCTAGGAGATCGGATCATGTTGAAGATTATCATGAGCGTGATGGTCGCCATTACGTTAAGTGCTTGCGCTGCTCAGCAAGAGTCGCCCAAGACTGTCAAGCAGGAAAAGTCTGAGGAAGTCATTCAGGCTATGCCTGATTGGGTTAAGAACCCTCCGACGGGTGAAGGTTATGTGTTCGGTATCGGAAGTGGCGTCTCTGCTATTTCCAGCTATGCTCGGGAACGAGCTATTCACGATGCCATCTTGGATCTTGCTCGTCAGCAGGATTCTGAGATGACCTCGAAACAGCGTGAGTATATTTCCGAAACCGGAGACGAAACACACCGCAAAGCAAACTCGACATCCGATCGTGCATCGACAATGACCATCAAGCGGATGGTCGGAGCTTTCTCAGTCATTAAGACTGAGTTCTATTCGATGCCGAATGGAAACTTCAAGGTATATGCTCTTGTCAAGTGCGAACTTGGCAACGGCGATACCGTCGATACCAACAAAGCTGCTACTGATACAGTGACTGAACAGAAGGCCAAGGAGGCACATCAAAATGAAGATCCTGACGCGTCGAAACAACCGGAAAATGATCCGCCTGCTGCGCAGCCTCAAGTATCTAGTGACGATAGTCCCGATACTGGTCATCTTGTTCCTCATAAAAATAAGTACCAGGTCATCTCTGGTCCTGTGAACAACGAACCGCCACCTCCTGTGGCAGATCCACTTCCTCCCGTGAAGCGATTGGCCCTTTAGATCTGATCAGATGGTCAGAGAAGGAGTAAATCATGCGTGTATTACTATCTCTGATCCTTATGATCGCCTGTGGTTCTGCAATGGCCGAGACACAGTATACCACCGAGAATGGTACTTATACTCTCGGTGACAATGACACCAAAGCGCAGGCCCAAAAAGCCTGCATCGAAAATGCCAAACAGTCGGCTATAGAAAAGGCCGGTGTATTCGTGAATTCGAATTTTCAAGATCGGAAACACGAAGGAGAAGAAGGATACAAAGAATCATCTTCTGTGTCTCTGAGCTCTATTTCTGCTGGTATTGTTTTGGCAGAAGTTCAAAGCCAGTCTATGATGATCGAACCATCGGGTCATCAGGTTACGAACTGTGTAGTTCGTGTCGGAATTGATCCCGAAGAGATCAAAAAAGCATCTACTACTGCTTCTGTTAATACAGATCAGTTGAAGAAGCTGAATGAAGAAGTTGCTGCTCTGAAGATGCAAATCGCAGAGCAGCAAAAGAAACAAGCTGACAATCAGGTACCTTCCAATGTTTCTCAGAACACTCAGACTACGGCCGTTAGTGTTCCTCGGATCGTTGACGAGGATAAGGTTGTTTACACATATAGTCCCGCACCGCCTCAGGTTGTGTATGCGCCCCCTCCAGGATATGTGGAACGACAGACTTATACCTTACAGCCCCCTCCTCCCGTTCGTCATCAGGAGAGAGTCTTCTATATTCATCCTCAGACGGTACCGTATGGCTATTATCAGACGGTACCGTATGGCTATTACCAGCGGAGTGTTTCTTATGGTGGATGGGGTGGAGCTAGGAGGTTTCATTAAGGGTAGGGACTGTGGTGCATGTGCACTACAGTCCCTCTCTTTTATTTTTTTCTATTAAATTTGAAATATTTAATATTTAAAGAGATGATATAGAAATACTGAAAGGTGATTTCTAATGTCAATTATCATTTCTGACTATGATATTGTTTTAGGATGTCATATTAATCAACCTGTTATTTATTTTACACCCATACAAATAAAAACAATGAGAGAAAGAATATTTAAATTAGATCAGACTGATTTTTCTAAGTTGTTAGGAATGAGTAGAACTTCTATTTGCCAATGGGAAAACGATAGACGATATTGTTGTTATAATACTTTAATATTATTAAATATGATTTATAGACTTTATTATAATGACATCGACAAGGTTAAAAATGCTATAAAAGTCATTAATAATTATAAGAATAAAAAGAAATATGCTAAAGATCTTATTAATAAAATATTAAATGATAATAGTTTATCTCATATACAATTAAATAAGTACATGTATAATTTTGATATTAATAATAGTGCTGTTAGAACATGGTCTAATTCAAAACACGAACCTCGTGGTAGTGCATTGATATTATTAACTATGTTGGATATTTATGGTATTGATTTTATCAACAACACTCTCAATATAAGGAAAAATTGAGGATATGTCAGAGATGTATGAATCTACTAAAATTTCTCAAAACAAAATTGTAGAAATTATTAGAGAACTTTTTACTTATGGAGAATTGTGTGTCGATAGAGACGATAATATTCATAATCTTAGAACTCACAAAGTCTATAAATCTTTTGGATCTTCGTCGGCATATATGACATTTTCTTATAGTAAAGATGGTATTGGAAAAATAAAGTTTCCTAAAAGATTGGTTGTCTGGATGCATTATAACGATATGAATCCTCCACCGGACAATAAAGTTATTTTAACACACAGTACTGAAAAGAATGATTTTAGATATAGATATATGTTTTTAGATAATGATTCTGGTGTAACGAAGAAAAGAGCTTTGACAGAAGAACAAGTTCTTAGATATAGAAAGGCATATAGTGAAGGAACTATGTCTCTTGGTGAAATTACTCTAGTTTTAAGTGATGTATTAAAGAAATCTGGTGTTGAATCTATGTTACGTGGTAAAACATATAAAGATTATCAAATATTCCCTACTCCGGTTAAAGAAACAAAAATAACTCTTAATAGACTTGTTAGAGAAAGAAAAGCTACTAAGAAAATAGTACATTATGTATCTGATGATCTTGTATGTGTTACAGATATACCATATGAAACACCATCACCAAATTCTCTTAGACAGATCATTATTTATCATATGCATTTTGTTAAGAAAGTACCACTTGTATATGTTGCAGAAGTTTTTCATTATGAATTAGATTTTACAAAAGAACAATACGAAGCATATCAAACTGAACATTATGCAAATGATATTAGAAAAGTTAGAGTAAAATATGGTAGAAGAAAAGATGTCTGTGAAAGATATAAATTACTTTAGGCGTGGATATAACAAGAGACGCCGTATGGGGCGTCTCTTGTTATATTTTTTATCATTTTATAGTTTTAGTCGTATGAGGAAACTGTCATGTTTAATAGGTCTCTTATATATCACACATGTGAGTTAGAAAAGACAAATATAAATTACATACAACCTAGTGACATTGATGTATTTGGTACTGAATCTTATATAGAAACAACAAACACACATTTATCTGGACATATTGAAAGATCAAATCATATCCTAAAACACATTGATAATTTTATTGAAGAAATAGAATCAAATATGTCGAAAAAACAATTTAGTGAAGAAAAATTCAAGTTATTGAAAACAAAGAAAAATACATTAAAATGTAATGATCTATTATCTGGATTACAAGAATCATTTAAGTTAGTAAATATTACAAAAAGTATTTTAAATATGCCTATTTCTAAAAGTGAAGAAGATTTGAAAAAGTTAATTGATAAAATAAAGAATATAAATCTTAAGATGTTTACTTCTGTTGAAAAAGATCATGGACGATATTACATCATTGTTCCTAATGATAAAATCAATAAAGTATCTTCTGGTAAAGATGTTACCTATACCTCTTTAGGATATTCAAAATTATTTATTTCTAAAATTACTGATGGAAATTATAAAAATATATTGACATCTCTTATTAATTTAAAATCTGATTTTGAAAATGTTACTAAGAAATATGAATCTTCAGATAAATCTAAATATGCTAGAGCGCATCATTTTGCAGTATATGAACTCTACAGATGTAATCTTGAAAGAAGTTGGTATTATTATTTTGATAATGCTTTGGCCATTGCTAAGACGATAGTAAAAGGAAGTTATATTTAAATTACATATTAAATAATTTAAACATTATACGAAATGTAGTAGAAGAAAAGGTATAGATATATGACAACACATAAAGAATTTGTTGATATTATTAATGATCTATCAAGTTTTATAACAACATTATTAGAAACAAAAGACACTAGCACTAAGAATGATATTAATTATGTTTATATTACTAGTTTGTTTTATGATACAATATTAACTCATTTTAAAACACATCTAGGTAATTTTTATAAGATTGAATTTAAAGAATTTAATGATGGCTTAGATAATCATAGACAATCAGATAATATAAATATTAGAGATAGTATTATATATTTCATCAATTTCTATAAAGAACTAAAAGCAAGTAATGAATTTATTACTACTTTAACACATATGGATAATAAACTTATTATATTAATAAGGATTAAAGAATTGGATTATTTGTCTATTTTATAAACTCCAGGAAACACGGAAGAGAAAACATGAGCAATATAGTAGCCAACAACAACAACGTCTTGTCTTTTGACGGAATGTCGAATGTTATTAAGAACGCATTTGATAATTTTAATAATATGATTTCTGATGAGAATGATACTAATTTTAAGATCATTAGTCCTGCAATTATTGATTTTATTAAACGGACTGTTTCTCGTGAAATCGTAAACGGTGTTTTAAATTCATTATCTAATAGAACTATTATTCCGTATGTTATGTTTACCAATATGATTCAGCAAGAATTATCCAAAAATCAGTTACTTAATATTGATAAGACTTTTGTAAATGCGCCTATGACATATTTTATTAAGTTGTACCACGAACTTAATAAAGAATTTAGTAGAGATCCTGATAAAACAAAGGTGGTTGTTGGTTATGGTCCTGATGGTATGTTATGTATTGTTATTACAATAAACTATGCTAATCTGACTGGTATGTAATCTATGAAAGTTTTTCTTGGAGGAACATCTTGTTCAAATTGGCGTAATAAAATTATTCCACTCTTGAAGATAGATTATTTTCATCCTATCGTTAATGACTGGACAAATGAAGCATATCGAAAAGAATTAGAAGCTAAAGAAGAATGTGATTACTTATTGTTTGTTATTACTCCAGAAATGCAAGGTTGTTATTCAATAGCAGAAGCTGTTGATTTCAGCAATAAGAATCCAGATAGACTTATGTTTTGCGTATTAGATAATTACAATGATAAGAAATTTGATGAATTTAATGTACGTTCTTTACGTGCTACTATTAACCTTATTAAAGGAAATGGTGGTAGGATTTTTAATACTCTAAAAGCAGCAGCTGTTTTCTTAAATGATAAAGCAGGAATGCATATACAGGAAGATAGTGATGCCGAATAGATACAATATTGCTATAGATACTGAGTTTTATGAAGATGGGAAAGGTACTGTAAAATTATTATCCATTGGGATGCAAAGACAAGAAGATAGAAAAACACTTTATCTTGTTGTTCCTAATTATGAAGATATCTTGAATAATATTCCTGAAGGTCATTTTGTTCATGAGCAAGTAGCTCCATATTTGTTTGAAGAAGCTCCTACTATTAATTTTAGACATATGACCATTGACATGGAAAATAAACAAAAAATATTTAGAGAAACTATTAAAGAATTTATTGGTGTAAAACAACAGTTTATTGGATATTGTACGGCGTATGACATTGTTGCTTTTAAATCTATTTTTGGAGACTTTGATAATATTCCTTCTACTCTTCCTTATACATTTAAAGATCTAGCATTCTTTATACCGCTTGTTGGTAAAGTTAAAAAAGACTTTGCTCCTGTAAGTAATTATGGAAATCTTCATAATGCTCTTACTGATGCTAAATGGGCACTTGGTGTATATGAAGAAATTTATAGAAACAATTTCAATATTAGAAGCATTATGGATATTGACTGGCGTTAATTGGATGGAGGTGTGGGCAATAGCCCACACCTCCATATTTCATTATTGTATTACCGATATATTACTTAAACAAAGTAAATACATGAGGATGAAAAATGTCTGATATTCAATTTGATCGTGAAAAAGTCACTGCTTTCTTAAAAAAAGTATGGTAAGTTTAATAGAATAAGTCCCATTACAAGAAAGATAGTTGAACGAGGAAAACGAAAAGCGTGTTTCTCGAACTCACTAACATATGCTATTTTAAATTTTGAAGATGTCGGTTACATCGAAGGATTAGTAGGTAGTAATTTTGTTGAAAATCCTTTAGAGAAAGCAAGACTTCATGGTTGGAATGTATTTAAAAATATGGATGTTTTTGAGCATTGTTTTGATAAAACTCCTATTTATTTTGATAAAACATGGACTATCGTGGGCAGTGTAGTGGACTGTTTTACTATGGTGTTGAAATATGTCCTCATTTTGCTCACATGGTTATTGGTTTACAATTCGATAAAGATAGAAGCAAACCTGGTGGTTATTCTGTTTTAACATACGAACCTTTTCTCAATGGAGAATTTAAAGAATCGGAATGGCGACCGTATGGCTATGAAATAATAGAATCATAAGAATATAAGGGGGAATAATATTCCCCCTTAAAACATTGTATAGATTCTTTTTATTAGGAGGATACATGTTTTCTATCCTAAATATTTTTTCTATAAAAGTAGAAGAAACTCCAGGTTCTAAATTTGTTACTCTTTCGAATATACAATCAAATAATTTAAGACGAGATTTTGTTAAGACATTAGGGTCTCCACTTATTGAAAAATATATGTTACATAAAGCAACATATAATAAATTTGTTATTCATAAGTTTTTTATACCAGATCTCTACTATATATTAACTAAGATCTTGCTGACAAAAGGGCATATATATACAACTAGATCACACATTAAGGATCTCTTAAAACAAATAGAATTACATACTTGGTATAAGTCTGCTTTTGAGCCACCAAAATCAGTACCTTTAAATCTAAGTAGATTGTCTGAATTGTCTAGGCCATTACTTCCTATTCAATTGGAAGCATTAAAAGAATATAATTTAAAGATTCCTAAGTTAAAATTAAGAGGTTTCTTACTGGATGCAGCGACTGGTAGTGGTAAATCTGGTATGTTACTTGCTATGGGTTTATGTTCAGAAGCTAAATTCAAAGTTATTATTTGTCCAAAACATACGATTTCAAAAGTATGGGTCGATGAAGAACTTCCAAAGTCTTTTGGTAAGAAGAATAAGTTGAAAGTATTTAGGTCAGATGAACAAGATGAAATCGTTCCTGGTTATGATTGGTATTTTATTCATTATGAAGCTATTGGTAAACTATTACAATTCTTTCATAAACATAAATATCCTTCAGTGTTTATTGGTATAGATGAGTGTCATAATCTTAATGAATTAGGTTCTATGAGAACCAATATTTATATTGAATGTTGTGAAGCATCAAATGCACAAAACATCGTTCCGGCATCTGGTACTCCACTGAAAGCACTTGGTAGAGAAGTTGTGCCATTGTTACAAGTTACAGATCCGTTATTTGATGATTATGCTAAAGATAGGTTCTTAAAAATCTATAGTAGATCGGCAGGATCTGCTGCCCATATCTTACAGAATAGAATATCATTAGTTTCACATACAATTCCTAAGTCTGCTATTATGGGATCTGAAAAACCCATTGAAAAAACTATTTCTATTACATTACCAGATAGTGACAAATATACTTTACCGTTTTTAAAAATAGAGTGTAAGAAATTCTTTATAGATAAAATGACAAAATATGATAAAGAGATGGATGTACATGAAAAACTATTTATATCGGTTATAAGAGATCACGAAAGAACATTAAAATCGAAAGAAGATCTTCATGAGTTTAATGTATATCTCGATTATATTAATAAGATAAAGAAAGGATACGATCCTATTACCATGGGTTTCATGTCTATTTATTGTAATACTTATGAAAAGACTAAGATTATACCCAATCTACCTAAGGATATAAAAGATAAGTTTATTAAATCTAAATCAGTTGTTAAATATGTTAAGATGGTTGTTATGGGAGAATGGTTAGCAGAAATAGGTAGGAAAAGAGTAGAGCTACACAAAGAACTTATTAGACATGCAGGCCTTGATGAAATTGTTAAAAATGCTGAAAAGAAAACTATATGTTTTAGTAATTATGTTGATGCTATTAAAGAAGGTGAAAGATATTTTAAAGAAGCCGGGTTTAATCCTCTTTGTGTTTATGGTGATACGAATGCAGATCTTGGTAATATCATAGATAAATTTAAATCAGACAAAACAGTAAATCCATTATTAGCAACAATACAATCTATGTCTACTGGCATAACTCTCATTGTTGCAAATATTATTATTTTCTTTAATCTTCCATTTAGAGATTATGAAATGGAACAAGCTATTGCGCGAGCATTTAGACTTGGACAAGATACTCAAGTTTATGTTTATAAACTATTACTCAATACTAAAGAAGCCAATCTAGCTACAAGACTTGAAGAAATTCTCGAATGGAGTAGATCTTCTGTTTATGATCTCATGGGACATACTAATAATGAAATGACTAAAGATGAAGATATATTCATTACAGCTATTAATGATAATAATAATATTTCAAGTGATGAAATCAAGAAATTGGCTCATAAAGTTGCAGCGAATGAAAATTATGAATTCAATACAAATGCTCACTATTATCAAAATAAATCTTTTTATAATCTTATGTTGAAATTAAGGGCTTAGAAAAAGGAGCATCTTTATGGATAAAGATTTTGAATATACTTTTGATACTCTTCCATTTACAGCACCATCCGATGAAGGATTTAGAGCTGGTGAAACTGATAATTTAAAATGGTATATTAATTGTGAATTACATGAAGTTGTTTCTTACATGGATAATGCTCTTAAAAAAGGATTCGCATTAAAGACCGGTAGAGCATATGGTTCTGATGGTAAATTAACTGATCCTAAATATACTGGTCTTTATTATACAAATGAAGATCTTAATAGATATATTGAAAATACAAATCAATATCTTAAAGAACATCCAGAACTCAAAGATATAACTGATTCATCTGCTATGATGCCTACTGTTGATACTATTATTAGATCTATGGCAAAGCTTCCAGATGATAATATTATTAATATCGAAAGATATAAAAGGCCTCGTCGTGCTATGAGAAATAAAAAAATATAGATAGTATTTATTATATGTTTGTGAAAATGGAGTCGAAAAATGATTGAAAAAAATATGGACGTCACCGATATCAATGGTGCTAAAAAGAACATCAGCGATCTGAAGGTCTTTGGTAATGGCGATACCTTCCAACTTATCTGCAAAGCTAGTTCCCAGGAACAGGGTTGGATGAAGTCGACCAAAGCTATGGAAATCGTTGGTGTTGGCTGTGTTGTCCAGGTGACAACGCAACAGCGCAGTCCTGACGGATCGTATGCTGTGGCAGAAGCCGTGACTTTTGTTCCAGGAACAAAGATCATCGGTGATGCTATCAATGGTCGTCGGATCGTTATTTTCAATTACAATGATACCGATATCGAATAATATTTGACTCAGTTGATATGGAAAAAGGATGGGTGGCCGAGTGGTTTAAGGCAACGGTCTTGAAAACCGTCGTAGGTGTGAGCTTACCGTGGGTTCGAATCCCACCCCATCCGCCATGTTAAATAAGTTTCAAAATATTTATACATATATATTAATTTATTGGAACCTGATCATAAAAAGTTAAACTACAGTTGAATTTCACAGTGTAGCAACCTTCTGCTCTGATCCGCACCGCCCCGCTGTGATCCGTTCTCCAGGAAAATGAGTGTCCTTTCTCATTTTAGTGTATTAGTCAACTGTGGGCTCTCGACCAAGGTGATGAAAATCATCTAAACCTGGGTATATGTTGAGAGTATAATTAAGATAGTGTTGTGACGAAGGTAACATCCGCGCCCTTCGCGTCAGGACGGCTAACCACATGCAGGTCAGTGTGCTAGCACAACACCGTAACATCTGCCACTAACATGCAATCCGGCGACTATCAGTTTTCGAAGCATGTTTTAAAAGTCCTGATAATGCAGATGTATAGCAAATATCAAGTCGACTTGTAGAAATACAACATTCTGGTCAAGGTGCATGGAATTAACGGACCTAAACACCTTGTTGCGTCGGTTGACTTGAGAGTTCTCGTGTGGAGTTGTTGTCAATGCCGTGTCCTGGTCCTTGGAGGGGATGACGCCGTAGAAGATACCAATATGGAATACCGGAATATTCCCACATGAGCACGCTTTGTTTTCATGAGTTTTCTTTCTTTGTCCAAGTTACTGAAGATGATCTATAGCCATAGATCGAAACCTAGTTACGACGATGGTCTAACAGGCAGGACAAAGTACTGACCAGGTGTGCTGGCGCTGATATTATGCGACGTTTTATCGTTGCTGTAGATGCTGGCATATCGAAGATGTTTGTTGTGGTAAACACGCCGTTGAGATCAGCTATAGATGATCGATGATGTGGCGGTGTGCAATGAGATGATCATACGATTCCCAAGAAGGGAACTGTGATTATCTATGACTTATACACGACAGTGATCCATATGTGATCCATTGTGTGTTTGTTCTTTACATTGTTAATACCACGACGAACGTAATAACTGTGTGTTGTCTGGATAAGGGTCATGTATCCCGCAATCTGGTATCGCACTAACTCTGGTAGATATACAGTTGAGACCGTGTCTCTAAATCTACAAGTGAGCATGTGTCTGGTGGGTTTGGGCTGAAAAAATGCCATCTGATCCACCAGACACATCTCGCGAAACCTCTTAAGTGGCGATACCGTTAGACTGAGACCCAGCTTGCTGACTAGCATTTTGTGCAGTTGGCTATGCGCGATTTATTTCGGGCATCTTCTGGCAGATATGTCGTTCTCCACGAACCCTCCAGATCAGAGGACTTGCTCAAGATTGGTATCGTAGAGCAGGTAACTAATTTGTCCTGTAAACTATGTGATGTCGGAAAAGTCAGATCCGATGATCTGATCAACATCATACTATCGGATGTAATGCCCCCATGGATGTTAATAGCATTTGCATTATGAGATCGGCAGATATACACATCTGATAGGAGTCGTACCCCACACGATGAGCTCTGTGGAATCCAGAGCATCTGCAAGCGCGTATGGCGAAGCTGGCTGAAACGCATCAGACTTAAAATCTGACACATAAGAAACACCGTGGGTTCGATCCCCACTACGCGCACCATGAGGGGGTGTAAGTTATAACTTACACCCCTCCACCAACAATTTTCGATGACATACAATGAGCACGTAACTCAGTTGGTAGAGTACTCGACTTTTAATCGAGATGTCATGGGTTCGAGCCCCATCATGCTCACCATTTTTTTAAAACAAGAGACGAGCTTATCTATGTCTTCTTTTAGATATTGATAAACTCATGTTATAAAGGAAATGGACGCGTAGCACAGCGGTTAGTGCCGACCGCTCATAACGGTCTGGTCGTAGGTTCGAATCCTACCGCGTCCACCAACCTTTTTCCATAACGGTCTAGTTGGAAGTTCAGATCTCTCCGTACTGTAATAGGTAACCTCAGGAGATATAAGCATGACCAGATCATGCAGGTTCGTTCTTCATAGATTGAACTTCTAAGACCACATCTGAGGTGCAATGCCTCGGCAGAGATAGCTATGTCATGTAGCATAAGTAAAAAAAACACCAACGATGAAGTTGTACTCTCTAAAGAGTTAATGAACATGTTCAGACATCTTAGGTGAACATTTACACCTTCAAAAAGATGGTAGCAACAGTATGGGTGAGAACAAAGCCATCATGCTGGATATCTGGTAACAGTGTCCAGACCCATGTGCCCCCAAGAAACCATTGCGCTACGAGGATCTAGTGGAATTGATGCCATGCTTCGCATGCGCACAGGTTATAATAACCACATTGTCCTTATCTGAACATTTTTATTGACTCTCTCGGAGAAAACCCTCGTTTGTTGAAATGTTTATCACAAAGCTGTTATGACTCAATGACATAACAGTTTACCGCTTAAGGTTAACCATCTATCCCTCATCACCGTAGTACGCCTAGGAGTTGTCCTATGTGGTCCAAAATGATGAATGATGAGCGGTGGCGAACAGCCGGGTTTGGAGACTGTGTGATATGGCCTCCTAACTGGGCTCTGTTGTTCTTTCATGCATTGACACCCAGTGTATCGAGAGAATATCGGTCCGTCTCGAACGGACAACTTTCCTGCTTTAGATCGTATGTTTTGGCATATGTCTTAATCCGCACCGGTCCGGCCGATGTATGGATATGGGCGTAACTCGTCAACGATCTGCTAACAGGCTGAAGAACATGGAAGGTATACCAGGACTACGATCGCCGGCTCTAACTTAAGTCATCTGGAGTCACTCAGGGACTATCCTGCGGTGAACATACGATGAGAGTTATCTTGGGATCATTTCCGTATACACACAACTGCTGTGTCCATAAGTGTTCTGTGTCTGAAAGCAAGGCATGAAGTGATTTTGTCACCGCCAACCCGCTATGTGGGAGATCCGTGAAAAGGTCTCCCACTACGGTTTCTTTAGTGTAGATTAAGGTGAACACCGAACACGGAATGGGCCTCCGCGCAACACAATCCCCCGATGTTGCTATGTTCGGTGTTCTCCTTAGTTTATACATATTAAATTCTTCAGGCAGCTGCTTATTTTTTATTTCAAAGATAAATATATATTAATACATTGAATTCGCCGCAGTATCTCCTTGGCCTTCTAAGCTATTGAAAGAGTAACTGGACACATGGGGGTTCGAATCCCTCCTGCGGCGCCAATCATTTAAAATATTCTAATCCGGGATCGTCGGTCTGAGTCTGACCTGGAGACCACTAAGATACCATATATCTTCTAAGCGGCAGGTCGTAGGTTCGAGTCCTACTGGGATCGCTAAGCTGCCATACATCTTCTTCAGTTTCGGGTCCTTCTGAGTAAGGCATTTGAGTATGCACACCGATCCATGAAAGTGGGGACAGTGTATCGGTTCTTTTAAAAGTTTTGGCTCCGTTAACTGAGTCTGGACTGCTCACCGGCATGTATGTGTCAGTGTTGTCGGAAAAGCATACAAATGCATTAATGGTTAGAGGGTGTCCATCTTCGGATCGGCATTTTGGCCATAGTCGCTAGAAATCAGTGAAACGGGCTGGTCTCGGGATAAATTGTAAGTCTGACGACCGAGATAAGATTAATGACTTACCAAAGTCCTGGTGTGTTAAAAAACTTATGGTGATGTAACCAGGGATGCGAACTATGTTTGCCATCGGACGCCAAGCGATCGATGAAACCATTCTAAATTCCACTTAACTTTTAGGTCGATGTTATCGGGCTGTCACATGCATGGACGTAATGTCCATGTATGTGACAAGTTCATTTATTTTTTAATACATTTTGAGTTTTATACAAAAAATAAATATATATTACTTATTTAGAAATATGGAGTGACTATCATGAATTATCAAATGGTATCTATTGCTCATCCTATCGATGAGCTATCTCATCGTGAAGATATGGCTAAACATCTGGACGATCTCTTCAAAAAAGATCAAAACCACAATACGATATTTCCTGAAGAACTTCAAAATGCTATCAGACTTATCGGCGTCGAGAAAATCGTTAGTAACTCTGATGTTACTAAGCAGGGCATTTATTATGCTCTGCGACAGAATCGTCTTCCTAGACTTCTTACGATCTCTAGGATCTTGAAAAGTATGGGCCTTCGTCTTGCTATCGTTGTTGACGAATAATAAAATCTGAAATTACCAAAGCATATGGACATCTTGATAGTACATATATCCCAAAAGGAAATGATCCACAGCAACCCATCTCACTCTTACGAATTTAGAGTCTGTCTCTGTTGATAATACTCCAGACGAAGACGGACAATATGGAGTATTATTCCTCAATGGTGACAAAGGCACGGTATATACATATGTTCATTATAAAGATGCCGTTTCGGCACATGATGATTATGTTGGCAGAAAAAGAATATTTGATGTGCATAGAACCATGGCTGATGCATTACGTAAATAGTCTTTAAAGTGAAGATGTATTAGAATGAGTGTGTGATAGTCTAACAAACTATCACACATTTGTTTTTTGTATAAAACTTAACATTAAAAACAGATGATAATAATATGTCACAAAAAAGCAATTTATTTATTTTATAATTTCATTTAGTGCCCGTATAGCTTTAGCTGGTAGAGCACCGGATTTGTAATCCGGGGGTCGTGGGTTCGAATCCTACTGCGGGCACCAAATGATGGGATATAGCTCAGTTGGTAGAGCGGGTGGCTGTTAACCACCATGTCGTAGGTTCGAGTCCTACTATCCCAGCCATTTTCTGCAAGATACGACGAACAGGATGGTCCGACGGACCATCCTGTTCTCTATTTTATTTTTTTCATAAAGTTATAAAATATATATTATTTAATTGAAACACACTATAGCTTCTCAAAAGGATAATGCTTATGAAAATACGATCTGCTAATAAAAAGAGGCTGGCTAGATATAAAAAAGATAATATTAGAAAATTAAATGCTATACGTAAAATTAAACAATATATCAACACTGCTATACCTGATTGTATTGTTGTTAATATTAAAATAAAGATAAAATTAAAAGACTATATCGATAATACTTATAAATCTGATAGCTATTATTTACGTCTCATTATGAAAGCAAGAAACATAAATAGGGCAGTAATTTATTTTAATGATGTGATAAAACTTAGATGGAATTCCCTGTATGGTGCTTCTTGTAATAATAATCCATATTCTCTTAAAATGTATAAAGATATGTATGATAGATTTAGTAAAGTTGTTAAAGACTTCAATATTAATGTCATAACATCTACCCAGATAGATAGTACGAAAATATCATCTGGTATATATAGTACTGATTCAGAAAGCTTAACGGAACAAACAAATTCATATTTATCAATATCCAAAGATCCTGAAGTTCTTGATAAAATTGTTAGATTAGAAAATAGAAAAATGGTAAAATTATTTGGAGAAAATAACTATAAAGTCGATACAGAATTGAGTTTTACTTCTGATGAATCAGTATTACAAGTTTTTAAAAGAGAAGTAAACGACTTGGATGCTGAGGTAGTTTATGGTCCAAGCAAAGTTCAGGTTCCTGGAAAACTTAATATAGAAATTAAATATATCAGTATTAATAAGGAAAATACAAATGGGGATGTATGATAATTTTTATATACCTACTGACAATAAATTTAATATATTTATTCCACACAGATTTAAAAACGAACCTTTTGTTACGTTTCAGACAAAACAACTATCATGCGATCTTATTCACTATGAATTTTCCAGAGAGGGTTATCTAAAAATAAGAGATATTGGTAGATCTTCGCATAGTATTTTTACTCAAATATATATAGACATGGTTAATACAGGAAAATTTTCTACTAATGACGAATGGATAGATTTTGATAACCGATTATTAACTCTATATCCTGCGTTTGGGTATCCAGATAGATTTGTAGAGTTTCATTTTAATATAATTAATAATAAAATACAAGAAGTTTATAATAATAAAAAAGATCTTATTTTTGAATTTAAGTGATAGATGGACATTAATGTCCATCTATCATACCATTTAAGGAGAGGAAATGTATCCGACATATGAGACTATAGATCTTAATACCGATCAGTCACACCAAGAAGATAGAAAACTGTTCTTAATGAGTGGTGGTCTGGATTCAACATATATGATCTTAGAAGAATTAGAAAGTGGTAATAATATTGATATTTTGACTATTTATTGTGGCCAAGATGTCAATAAATATAAAAGAGAAAAACAAGCTATAAAAGACATCTTAAATGCACTAAAAGAAATAAAAAACGAAAAAGACAAAAAAGATATTAAATTTGGTAAGGTTATAAAATGGTTTGTTGTCGACGATGGGCTTGATTTTAGAGGAGGTATTCTTAACAATCATGTCTGTCTTTGTCAACCGCCGAGTTGGATTATAACAAGTATCTATGTATTACAACCTTACCACGCATCTTTAAATATCGGGTATATCACCGGAGATAGTATTATTGGAATGTTAGATTATCTCGTCTATATTTTCGAAAATCTTACTTATATAACATTTGGAAAAACGACCAACCTTTTGTTCCCTTTATGTAGACCTAATGGTAATGTGATGGCTGCGCGTACAAAAGAACAAGTTGTTAATGCTTTAAAAGATAGAGACTTATATCATTTGGTGTGGACTTGCGAATTCCCTTATGAAAGAAATAATGAAATAATTGAATGTGGTGATTGTCATCCATGTCGTACTAAAAGAGCTTATGATGAACGGTTTAATAGAAAGATGTTTAAATTGCATGCAGTATCTTTAGATACAGAAACATACGATGAAGAAAACAAGGACCAATTAAATCTTCCACCTATTCCTAAACTTTTAGTATCAAAATCAGAGTATATTGATAACAAAGAGATTACCGACGAAGCTTGTGAATCCGAACCACAATAATAAAAAGGAAAAATTCTATAATGAATAATACTCTTCATGAGTTTGATGGGAATGGTTGGGATCTTTTATGGTATTTATTCAATTTTCAATCAAGTAATAATGGAAAATCACTATTATTATTTCTTAATGATGAAGGTGAATATTTTGGAATGTATAAGTTTGTGCAATATAGTCATGCAGAGAATAGAATCATAGTTACTAAAAGAACGATTTATTCTTATGAAAAACATATACAAAATTCACAAGATATAATAGACGGTGTTACAGTAACTACTGAATATTCTAATATTTGTAATAGTCCAGTTATGCTTGATAGTTATTTGTTATCATATATTTATACTAAAATGATAAGTTTTGGCGTCATTAAAGATATATACACATCTGGTCCTTATTGGTATAATACATTCGACCTAGAAAGATATACTAAAGAAATTATACAGGGAAATTTATACACAGATATGTTTTCCTTATAGTAAATTATTGAGATATTTGTACATGTTCATGAAAAAAAACGGAGGTCCTAAGATGAACGATATTGTATTAGAAATTCTAGAAACAATAGATCGTGCTATATATAACAAACCGGTAGTCTTTGTAACAAAAATTAATACGGATTATGTTTTAAATGTATTATTTAAAGATATGAAGAAAGATATGCGTAGCTATGAAATAGCAAGTATGGTTAAAGAAAATGATTATCTTTCTATTGTGACAAAACAAGGTTATAAATTATCTGTATTTCAACACGACCGCGAACTTACTGATGAAATAGAAGCTCTTTTTGGTTCTGATAAAATAATATTTAAATCAGATGTTGATTCGATACATACTGAATATGAAACTGACCCTACCGATGATGAGTTATGTACAGTACCAGATAATTCTACAAACATACACAATGGTAGAACTAATGATAAGCAAAGGATGAATCATTACGATCCTGGGAGGGTAAAACGATGGTAAATTTAGAAAGATATACTAAAGCAATTGTTGACATTGAAGCTAGAAATATTTTTCATCAATATAATGCCTATGAAGCATCAATAGATTGGCCAAAGCCTTATTATCCTAGATATGATGAATGTAGATATTTAACACCTGAATTAACCAAAGAAGAGATAATATCGAGATTGCATAGAAAAATTTCTCAAAACATATTAAAGAGCTATACTACATATACTAAAGAAATGTTGGATAATATTAGTACTATTATTTCTTTTAAAAGAAATAATAGCATAATGATAACGTGTGGAGGACATGGACTTTGTGTTGGTGATATTGTACGTCCTATCGAAATGATAAGTAATCTACCTGATACTTTCAATGGAATGTATACTGTTACTTCTCTATCTTCATACAATACTTATGTGATAGTTGAAACTCAATCACTTAGTGTGGGTAAACCAAAATCTAAGAATGATAGTTTAGGTAATCTTGTAGATCCTAGATTCAATGCTAAATATGGACCAAAAAGGAGATAACTAATGTTGGTTGGATTGATTGTTGAATATTTTATTATTATTGTATTTGGTATTATTATTTTCATTCAGCGATGTACAATCAATCACAAGAATACGATCATTCATACATATGAACATTTAATTAATATATCGAAAGATTCAGATACTATTAAAATAGATAATGAATAAATGGTAATATATAATCTTGATTTTCAATATGGTCCATATGTATTACCAGAACTAATTCATCCTGGAATAATTATCAAAGAAATGTTTATTAATAAATATCATTATTCCTCAACTAAAGAATTCAGTAAAGTTCTTAATATATCAGAGTCAAAACTTGTAAAAATATTAAATGGTACTAGTGATATAACGAAATCGTTTGCTAGAAAATTAAGTAGTATAGATAAATTGTTTACAGAAAAACAACTTATTGATATGCAGGATAATTATAATAGAAGTATCTTTAAGTAATTTAAACAGATTTTTCAAAATAAGGGGAACAAATCATGAATATTAAACATATTCTAACAACTAATAAAAATAATGCATCATTTATTCTTGTTATTATTTTATTATTATGTATAGAATTCTCTCTCGTAGGAGAGATATATTTGATTAATGGAGAAAAAATAAAACTTTCTAATATTGTTAAAAATACCAAAAATTATTTGGTATTAGATAATAATAGTAATGTTACTGGGATAAATCATACAGTTGAACAATTTATTGATATGAGAAATGTAAGAGATTATCTTGCAATAGTATTTAATGATAGTGATCACGATGTCCGTAGGATTGAATGTTCACATGTTCTTAGAAGTAGAAAAACAGATATTATTTTAGGAAATGAAGGAATATATTCAAAAAGTAATCCTTCTGAAATTAAATCACACCATGCTGCTATCATTAATTTTGAAACATATCTTGGAGAATGTGATGAATATAGCATCTCTTTCTATAATGAAAATAGTGAATTAATAAATTCTAAATTCTTTAATAGTTCTGGATATACTGATGCATTTAGAATTGAATTATATTGAAATTATACCTGAGGGACATTATGTCCCTCAGGGTATTCTCCTCTTATTTTTTATTTAAAGATATCTATTGAATATAATTTAGAATACTTACTTTTTTAAAAAGGATAAAGTAAATGAATAATATTTCACGTATTGATTTATCTACTATTGAACTAATAGCTGATAATGTAGTTATTTTTATGAAACATAAATGTCATAGAGAAGTTGATGCTGAACAAATTGTTGATATCGTAGATATAGAAGGTAAATTAGTATATATGTTAAAAAATGATGCTCATAATTTAGAATCTGCTATATTGATATATCAAGAAGAAGATTTTTCAAGATTTCATAAAAAAGATTATACTCCTGTTATTGGTGATTATTTGGTCACTCATGCAGATGGGGGTAGATCAGTTTGTCAACAGAAATTTTTTCAGTACTGGTATACAAAAATAGAATAATTAAAATAGGCAGAAGGAACGTATTGTGAAGTCTTCGGTATTTATTAAACCAACCATCCCAGAAGTCATTAATCTTTTTATTTCATATAGATGTAATAATGGTACATGGTATTCATTGTCAGAAGTTATGATAAATAAATGTATTAGTAAAGAAAGTGTAAAAAGATGTTTGTACAAAGCAGATGAACTCGACGATGAAGAAGGATTCGTATTAGCTAAAGTATTATTCTTAATGAGTAAAACACAAAGAAGAAAAATACCTTATATTGTAGAACAACTTTTATAATTCAAATTTGTTTCAGATATATATTACTTTATTGTAGATGTATATGTGTGTCCATACATCTCAGCCAGTGTCATCTGATGATGATATTGGTAAATCTCCCACTGGGAGTGATCAATTGTCGATAGATCAAAAAACCAAAGAGTGTTAAGTCGACATTAACTCGATGGATCGTAATTTTCGTGAAGAGCTAGATGCGATAGCTTGTGGTGTAACTGGGACATACAGAGCATGGCAACGCCTCTCGGTCACACTGCAAAATAAAGCTTCACGGAAAGTAACACTGAGGTCTTCTGTGCGGATTCCGGGACCGTCTCCTGCGGAAGCCAGACCTCCCCCAATCTGGTGTCTCTATCAAAAGAGATAGCCTCAGTGTTTTCTTCTTCCTCTCCAACAAAAGGACAATTTCTACCATGAACGACGCTCGTTATTCCCAACTGTGCTTCGATACAGCGGCAAAGATCAGAAGTGTTCTGCGTGCTGAAAACAAAACAATAAAACAATTGTCCATGGACATGAAGTGCGAAGTTTCCGATATTTTGGAACTTCTGTCCGAGCTCGACAAAGCAGACAAAGAAATAAATTTGTACAAAATCCAGGCTGTGTTCCTGGCACTCAAATACGAGTATCGATTTACGTATGATGAGGCTGTTGCTTAAATTTAGCATCCGTTGTGTCTATGAGATGCTAATGCATCTCATAGATATTCTTTATTTTTTGTATTCAAAAATAAAACAAATATATATTATTAAATTGAAGAAAATGTGCTTAACAGCATATCGGTTCAAATATATTCAGAGGAACAAGCAAATGTCTAATACGACCCTTATGGTTATTGATGGTGCTAATGTCACTAGTACTTGCATCTCTATCTACCCCAACAATCGTTTTGACTGGGATGTTATTCGTAGATACTTTGTTGATAACTACGATGTTGTGTTGTTTAATTATTACACATCTATTGTTACCGATGAAAACGGATACACAAAGAATCATGGCTTTTATCGTTGGTTGTCGACAAATGGATTTCGAATGATTACCAAAGATGCTAAGATCATCGTGGATCAGGCTACTGGAAGAACTATTATTAAAGGAAATATGGATCTTGATATCGCTTGCGATACCTTGTCTATTAAAGGATATAAACGTGTTATTCTTGCGACGAATGATTCGGATTTTGTGAAGTTGGCAGACACCCTCTCCAAGCGCGGCGTCGTCCCTGTCTTTGCCGTGGTGAGTGGTCAGATCAGCCGCGAGATCATGTCGTCTGGATACGACCTCGTCGATCTGGCACAAATTTGCAATTTTAGACCGGAAGAATCTTCTCTGCGTGGTGTGGTTGAGCAGCAGCGTAAAATGCTTGGTCGCGAATATACACGACATCCCGTGAATCAGACTAGAGATGTTTCGTTGTATCAACAACAGAATAGTCGCCAGCCCGATAATGAGGAAGACATCGAAGATGAGTTTACAGTCTCCAATGTTTCTTCGACAGAAGATGCTGCCAGAATGTCGAATGCTCTTTATGTTCCTGGTATAGTTCGGACTGAGAGACTTGGTCCAGTGATGTTTCTGCGGAACGATGAGCATCGAGGTGATGTCGACGAAGATGGCGAAGATGTCTTTCCGGTTGGCAGTAACTCTGTCGAAGAAAAGCCGACAGATATGCCTGAGGAAAAACAGGAGCCCGTCTCTAATGTTTCTTCTACTGAGGAAGCTCCGGCTCCTCGTAAATCCTCTGGCCGGCCGGCACCCATCGATATTCGTACATTGAATTTCGATAAAGATAACATCGAGACTGTTGTTGGAGCTCCTTCTCAGGATACTCAGATACAGACTTGGTGTAATTCTGGTGTGTTTGACAAGGACGGATACGAAGTCTGTATTACTGCGAGAAATACCGACGGAACTTTCGTGGTGAAATTCGAAGACGGGACGATCGAGACTGTAAGTCTCGGCATGTTGTTCATGCGTCGATATAACAAGTGGACACCGGCCAGTTTCTCAAAAGTTCAGTCCGTAATCGGAAAATAACTATGGTGGCACGGAGGAGTTTCCTTAAGGAAACTCCTCCACTATCCCACTTAATAATTCTGTTAAAATTCTATAGATTTAAATATTCTCAAAAGTAAGGAGGTTCGATGATGTCAGATGATAAGATCACGGTTATCGTAAAACCAGATGCTGTCGGACAGATGGATGTCGAAGTACCAAAACATTTTAAAGATATAAGATATAGAAACGTTTCGGCCAGAACAAAAGATGATGAAGATAATGTTTTATTTTTATCATCTCATATGACGATAGTAAATACAGAACTAGTAAAATTCAGAGACATGAGCGAGTATGTTGACAGAGAACTCTATATACAATTTTTTTGAAAAGATAAGAAGAGTTGGCTAGTGCCAACTCTTCTTACTTATATTTTTTAATGATTATTTTCACTGAATATTATTTGAGGCATATTTTGAACATACTTTAATATTGAGAACACCACATTTGTTGATGTTTTTCTGAGTTAAAAAGGATTTACCTAAAAATGGCTATCTACGATTTCATCGATGCTCAAATCGCTCTGGCTAAAACACTCTTTGTAGAACTAGAATCTGATCTAAAAGGTACTAATATATTTACTGATATTAATTCACGAGAATTTAAAAATTCTATTGATAAAGATATAGCAGATAAGATCAAAGCTATTGTCGATATTGTTTTAACATACTGTATTGGTTCTAAAGGCATTATTACTTTTCCATATATGTTTAAAAAAGATCTTGATATCACAATTAATTATCATAAGAAAGTAAATGGTTATCAGTATTATGTTATCATGACAAAAGTAGGTCTTATCATTTTTGAATAACAAACAAAAAACATGTATTGTGAGATCAGAGAAAATGCCAGAAATCACTACTTTATATGTCGCGAGCGAAGAAGCAGAAAAGAAATATTCCTTTGAAGGTTCAGTTATTTCAATTGATAGTATTATTAATAGTCAAGATTTTTTAAGTCATCTAAATAGTATTTATGAAAGAGATAAACATATTTTTAATAAGATGATAAATTTACCTATTTATAAATCATTTAAAAGTGAAGCTATTAATGTTTTTAATACTAAGGTTCATTCTCCTACTGCATACGACAAAGCTTCTGAATATGCGAATAAACTTGTTTCTAGTTATAGAAGAATACACAATAGAACTAAGTTAAGTTATGATATCAATAAAGTTATTTTTTCATTTCTGTACCCTACTGGTGGTATTTTAAAAGAACTTTTGCATTATATCAGACAGCATTATTTTAAAGCTCAATTAGATCTTATTGAAAATTTTAATGCACAATATAACTTTGAAGGAAACCGTATTATTGTTATATGTTATGATTTTGAAAAGTATAATCATTCTTTTGGTTTTGAAAAGAACTACAAACGTATTAGATATGCATTAAGTCATAGTGGATTTCATACATATAGTTTGTGTAACTTTGATGATGTTTCGATAAAATCAAAATTGTTTGATATGATGGCATTTAATAATAAAGATGCTAGTCATAAACAAGCTCTTATTATAGATAGATCGCACTTTATAACAAATGTTTTTGACTTCAAGAATGTTGATAAAGTTTATATCTTTGGAGAATCTACTGATAGCATTAAAAAGAACATAAATTTTGATAAATATAAAGATACGGAATTCATTAAAGTAGAATTTAAAAATGACGAAGAATTTATTAATTCTATCACAACAGATCCTCAAGAAATTATTGAATATTATAAGAAATCACTTGATTTTGAAAAGTTACATAAGCGCCTTATTATCAATTCATAACGTTTATTATGAATGCATACAGAACGAGAAAGAAATATCTTAAAAGAGAATAAATTACCATTCTTGGTATCTATAAGTATTCGTGATTATATTAAGAAATTGGATAAAAACATCCCTATTGTATTTAAAGAATATGCTAACAATATTTTAAAATCCATAAAGGATAGTAAAAATAATAAATTCATAAAAGTGTTTTCAACATACATAGAACCAGTAGATATTTTAGAAACAAAATTTAGGATAGATATCGCTAGAAAGATAGAACAAAATATAAGGTTAAATTTATTTAGGTATAAGAAAAGAATAGTCATTATCGAATATAAATCACCATATTTTTATAGAGAATATTATTTATGTTTTAAACCATTAAATATATTTAATAGAATTAAGATAATAATAAAGTTTAAAAAATATTCACGTATATATTACATAAATGAAGATGGATCTGAAGGACAATTCAAACTGTTCTTTTAATCTGTCTTTTAAGTTATTTTGAATACCTTGCCATGGAGAGTGAAGAAGACAACATCTTCTTCACTTCTCCTAGCTATTGTTTTTTATAGATTTCAATGACATTACCCTTATATATTACTAGAAGTAGTAGACTTCGGTCATAAACTAAAGACAAGACAGAAGAGGAGAATTTTGATATGGTTGAACCTGTATATTCTTCTTCGCCCATTACTATTGTTTGTGGTGGAGGAGATGGTGGCAGTGTTCTTGGTTATTGTGATATTGGAGTAAATGATATTTACGCTACTTTTGCTACTAAACATATTACTAAAGTAGTAGACTTTGGATACTATATTAGAATTGGTAACCATTATAATCCGTATTTTGAAAAAGATGTAATTGTAAATATTGATGACTATGTCAGAGATAAAGAGAATGTTAAAGTTGTAAATTCATTAACAGATGCAGATAAGGTAAATACTTGGTATAAACTAAAAGACAGTTTTTATTTTAAGAATATTGAAGATGTTATTAGTCCTAGTATGATATCTTCGATTTATATCGATAATATCTTTAATAAATTTGATCGTGATATGGACAAGATGAGAGATCGTATTAATTATCGTATTCGTAAAGCTTGTAATAATATTAAGCAATTTAAATAAGATGAGTAAAACTGCCGAGATAACAGCATTGGGTATTAATAATTGTTTTTCATTTAAAGAAGGAAGTTATCATAGCCACATGTTATTGAAATGTAATGATGAATATGGTCTTATCGACTGCCCTATGGATGTTAGATATACATTGGGTAAAAGAGGATTGTCTTTTAAAGATATTAAATATATTTTCTTAACACATTGTCATATGGACAACATTGCCGCTTTAGAATTATTTGCTTTTTCAAATAGATTTTGTGGTGGTAATACTAAAATTATTACATCAAAAGAATTAATTAATACATTAACTATTCCCGGTTTAAGAGTTACAAATAATTCTAATAGAATACAAACTATTTATGATTATTTTGATATTATTTTTTATGATGATATAGAATGTTTTGTATTTAATGATTTGATTATTGATAGTTTTGAACTACCACATGTATCATCTCCTAATAACAAATTTAATGTTATGTCAAATGCTATAAGAATTTGTAATGTGAGTACAAAAAATAGAATTTTCTATACTGGTGATTATAACTTGACAGATGATCTATATAGATTATTACTGTCGAATATATTTGATGGTGTTGATATTATATTTAGTGAAGTTGAATTTGGAAATCCATCTGGTGTGCATGCTAATGTTCAAGATATTAAAAGATTATTTAGTGAAGATCATATTAAAAAATCATATTTTTATCATTATGACGAAATGTATAATAGAGAGATTCGTGATGATATACAACTATTGCAAAAAGGTAAGGTTATCTCATTTTAAATATTTTTTTCTTTTTCCAAAAGTATCAGGGGGAACACCATGTTCATTACGATCGAAGGACCGGACAGGGTTGGAAAAAGTACCTTGTCGAAAGGTTTGCGTGTATATATAGGTGATAAATTTAGAATATATCATCCGAATGGGCCTTGGGAAGTTCATGATTATTTTTTACATCATAGAGATTTTATTCCTGTTAGAGAACCTGGTACTACGAAAGAAGCTGAAGCAATACGAAGTTTATTATTAAATAATGATATTGATTTAAATTTTGATAATACAACGGAATTCTTATTGTTTATGGCGTGTAGAAACGAATTGAATAAAAAGATTCTTAAAAATTCCAATAGTAGAATTATTATGAGCGATCGTTACGATCTTTCTACATTTGTATATCAATGTGTTGTTGGCAAACTATCTATAGATTTCTTTAGATATATGAGTACTATGATGTTCTTTAAGATTCCAGAAATTACTATTCTCTTATGTCCCATGGGCAATGATAGCAATTTTATTAAAAGATTATCTCCAGATAAGAATAAGTTTGATAATAATACAACTGAAGATAAATTTGAAAATAGAGGTCTCCAATATCAATTAGATATTTTAGAAGGATATAGAAATATTGTTAAGTATAATGTTGAAGGGTTCATTGATGAAACTGAATTAAATACATTTAATCATCATAAATTTAAGTTTCAAGATAATAGAAAGTTTATTTTTGTTGATACGACCAATAAATCGGAAGAAGAGATTTATCAAGAAACTTTATATAAATTAGATACATATTTTCAAGAAGTACTTGGTTGCGATATCGATACATTTATTAAGAATAAGAATTATGTCCAAGATTAAATTAAAATATTATATGTATAATCCCTTCTGATCGGATGAGAACTCATGTCAATTCACATTGCTAAAGATCCTCAGGAAATAATAACGAACCGTAATCTTGAACAGATACGAAAAACATCAGCTAAACTAATGATAGAATCTGATACTGATGTATGCATTGTTTGTGGTAAAGATATCACTGCTCGTAAATCTTTCATTCCTGCTGCTAAGCGATGTGTTGATTGTGAAGAAACTTATCAGAAATCTCGCAATAACAAAAGATGGTGATGTGGCCATTTTAACAGATGAGAACAGTCACCTAGGTGACTGTTCTCATCTGTTCTATATCTTATAGATCTTTTTTCTCTCTGCCATTTTTTGCAGGCCCAAGAGAAAGAGGTCTTTGAGATGGGGTTTCCCCCCTTGGCCACATCTCTTATTTTGTGTCGAGTATATTTCACGTCGAAGTCCCTTTTAACTCCGTCGAAACTGAGAGACAGCTGGGATATCCCAGCTGTCTCTTTTTTATATATAAAACCATTGTATGAAAATCTTGTTATACATATCACAAGAGACTTTACATGGAGCACCAGGATCTCCCATGGAGCATAGTAGCCCATGATGTATTATTAGAAGTTCTAAAAAACTTTAATTCGAGTAGTCAGATAGTTCAAATTGTTTCTATTATATCACTTGTTGTTATTTTTTGTATTAGTATGTTTTTTATGGGTAGAGTAAAAGATATTATTATGATCCTTGTGGATAAAAATAATAATAAACAAGATGACATATATGAAGATGATGAAGATAACCCAATGTCTAGAAAGTATATTAAATCTAGACGTGGCGATGATGCTGATTTTATAGAAAGAAAAAATGAAGAAAATAATAATCTTAATCCTATGTTATTGATATCACATATGAGTGAAGAATACAATAGACAGTTTTCTTCATTAGTTGAATCAAATGAAAGATTAGCAAAAGTTGTTGATAGACTTTCTGATAAAGTAGAAAAGATTTCAGATAGATTAGATAAGAATATTACCTGTCCTCACGAAACACCTATTTGTGCTCAATTTGCACAACCTGAAAGGAAACCATAATGTTTGCTAAAGGTAATCCTCACATTACACATAAGAAAGAAGTTGCTGTTGTTAAAGAAGATACTTCATCAATGTCATTTGCTTTAGAGAATTTACTAATGAACATGAACTCTGAAAAAGTCATTTCTTCAAAAGTTGATACTCATTTAAGTAATATTAAATCTTTATGTTATGGTCTTGAGAGAATGTCAGAAGTAAGAGATATTATTTCTGAACATGGCGTTAACAAATCATTTTTAAGTTATATTAATAAAGAAAATTGTTTAACGAATCTGGTTCCCCAAATTCCTTCCTTAGAGAATTTTACATTTGATATGTCTAAGAATAAATCACAGCACGTTGTTGATGGTTTAGAGGCTTATATTAAATATAAGAATAATGAATTAGAGGCTGCTACTGAAGGTTTATTTAAAGATTTTAGTATATGGATTTTGAAGATGGTTAATAAGGTTAAACATGCTCAGGCTTGTATCGATGAAGCTTATAAGAAAACAGAACATAAGAAGTATGATACTGAAAGAGCTAAGACTATAAAAGTAGAAGCTATTGATTATCACAAACTTATGAAGATCATTGAGAATTGTGGTAAAGCTCCTGATATTGCAATTCGTTTAATCGAAACATTAAAGCCTTCAGAGTCTTTTAATAATAATGATGTTAGACATATGGAAAATAAGATAGAAGAAGAATTTAATCATATCCTAAAATCACTTAATATTGATATTCATGGAGCGACTATTAAAGGCGATGGTATTACAAGTTCTGGTACCTGGAATAGTTTTGGATATTCAGAACATAGTATTAAATCTATAATCGAACATCTTAATAAAACAGTTCATAACTTTAGTAAGTTCAATACAGTTGTTGAGAAGATTATTGCTGCTAAGAACAAAGATTATGCTCGGCATTATTCTGAGTTAGTCGATCATATGAAACGTCTTATTAATACTATCTATGAACATTGTATTCATCTGTCTATGCTTATTATTGTAAAACTTTCTCATAATTACAACTAAATATAAAATTAAATCAAATAGACATAGTGTAGATCTTTTACACAAGAGAGACTGCGCTATGTCTAATAATGGACTCGTGAGTGTTTGGGCAGAAATGCCCAATGATAAACAAGAAAGTGACAGTGCTGAAATGAATACATTAGCGAATGAAGAAACAACCGATCGCGAAGTTGTCGATAAAGAAGTTATTGTTGAATGGCCTGTTGTTATTGAAGACGATTCTGAAGAAGAACTTGTTGATGAAAATGTTGTAACTGAAATTACACATTTAGATGTATCAGATTGTGAAATAATTTATAAATCTCCTTCTGATATATCTAAAACAGTAATAGACCTTCCTGAAGTTTGGACGAATGGTAGTTCTAAAGAAGATAAATTAATCTTGAGTGAAATTAATCCTATTGAAGAAGATAAATCAGCTGAAGACATTGCTACTGAATTTCCTTTAAGTGATTTCATATATGAAGATGATGGATTTGGAAAAGCTCAGTCGTCATTAGATGGCCCTTCTCCTTCTATTATCGAAAAGACTGTTACAACCGGACTTGGTATTTTTGAAGGATCTACTAGAATTAATGGTCTTAATGAAGCACAGACTGTTGCTGTTAGAGAAATTGCAAAGATACATCAGAAGCTATATATTGAAATGGCAACTATGTGTAAAGATATGGAATCTATTATTAATACTCTTATTAATATGTCAGAACTTCCAAAAGATATGGTCCCTTGCAATGCGGTTCATTTTAGACATCTCATCGAAAAACACCCACTATTCTTTAAGTTTAGAAAGACTGCTAAACTAAAAGGACGTGTTGGTAAATAATAATATAGAGAAATGGCAATCTAGATTGCTACTCTGTTGTATGCATCCAACAACTTCTTCAAGGAAATTTACGATGGCTATCAATTCAGTTTGGGCCGGCACCGAGTCCTTCGGTACTGCCGTTAAGTCGATCAGTGCGATCGACGCTACCATCAATATGCTCGGCAACACTTCCTGTGACATGTCTTCGGCTTTCGCCATGGAGTCGCTGAGCTCACAGATCGACGTGATGAAGCATGCCTATGGGCAGATCAAGGCCGGCAAGTCAATCGGTGGCATGGAAACTCTTTATCCGAACGTCTTCGGCAGCGTCGCCGGCCTGGAATCTGGTGCGTTCAACAAGGCCGCTGCCCTGGAAGGCCTTGGCGAGAAGATCAAGGAGACGGCCTCTCGTTGGTGGCAGGCTGCCAAGGAACATGTGGTCAAGTACAAGAAGTGGTACATCGGCGCCGCCATTGCCATTGCCACTACCGCCGCTGTCATCGCCGGATTCAAGACCGAAACTGGCCGCAACGTTGCGACCTGGGTTGGCAAGAAGGCCGTCAAGATCCCCGGCGTCCAGGCCGTCAAGAATTGGCTGGAGTGCATTCGTCGTTCGCGTGCTGAGCTGAATCGTGCTGCCGCCCTGGCCAAGGACAATCCTGCTGCCGCCAAGACCTGTGCCGAGAACGCCAGCAAGATCATCGCCGGCGAAAAGATGGAACTGACTCAGGTCCATCTGGATGCTGCCGCTGCTCAGAAAGAGCTGATCGATTACAAAGCTGCCACCATTGCGGCCGCCAAAGAATCGAACTTCGCCAAGGCCGATATCGCCAAGATCGAAGCGCTCTGCGACAAGAACATCAATGCCAAGGACCCCGGCGCCAACGCCACCGCCGCTCGTGGTGCTTGGAACATGATCCTGGCTGTTCTGAAGAGCTTCGGTCATCTGATCGTCTCCGGCTTCGCCAAGGTCAGCGGTGCTGCCAAGTGGTTGTGGAGCCAGCTGTCCAGCAAGGAAGCTCGTGCCGAGACCAAGGGCAAGATCGCTGGCGCGGCGGCCAGTGCTTAAGTCATAAGGCCGGCATTTTCGAAGAGAGACTGGAGGGGTAAAACCCTCTAGTCTTCCTTTTTAAAGAAAGGATATAAGTAAATGTCAATTGGATCTATATGGGCTGGAGTTGAGAGTATTTCTCATACTCCAAATGTAAGTACTATCGATGTTGCTGTTAATCTATTAGATAATTCATATATGGATCTTACGAATATTATTGCTATTGAGCATCTTGAAGATAATATTTCAGTTTTACAGAATGCTTCTAAAGCTATTAAAGATGGTAAATATGTTTCTGGCATGGAATCTTATCTCCCTACTCATCTTTCTCGTAAGTTATTTGCTTTAGAAAATTATTCTGATACTGTAAAGGATCAGTCTATTGCCGAAGTAGATGGTGCTATTGAAGGATTTGTTGAGAAAGTTTGGGAACATCTTAAAATATTTGCTAAAGCCTTTAAAGAACATATCTTATTAGGTATCACATCAATGCTTGTGGCTAGAACTGCTATTGCTGCAATGACCAATGGTTTGACTTCTAACAAATTTAATCCTACCTTAATTGGAACAGCCGTCGGGGCCGCTCTTGTATTGCGTATAGTATCTGGTATCTATTTCTTTGTTGGTATCTTTAGACTCTTTAAACACTATAGTACCAAAACCAACGAAGCTATTGACAATGCTGAAAAAGATCCTGGTAGTTATGATACTGAAATGGATAATCTTATTAATAATTTTGATAATGCTAAAAAATCTAAACCTACTGGTGGTACTAAAGATATTAAAACAGCTATGAAGGATGCTGAGAAGGTTGTAGATGAATCTAAAAATAATATGGAAATGATTAATAGTTTAGTTAAAAAGGTTGAAGTTAGAGTGTCTAATCTTGAGGCTAAGAAAAGTATAGAAGATACCGAAAAACAATCCAAGATCCGTAAAGTATATCAGAAGATCTTAGGGTTTTTAAATAAGCTTTATGAATTCTGTAAGTCTGGTGTTGTTAAGTCTTATAATTTTGTAAAATCTGTTTATAATAAAGTTATGGGAAAAGATGCAAATAAGAGTACTACAGATAAAGGCGATGTAGCTATCAAAAAGCTTGATTAATGTGTGACATGATAGATAGCCCATTATGGGCTATCTATCAGTTAACTTATCTTAATAAAATACTATAGATGTTTCTTCTGAATTCCGAAGGGGAGTCTAGATTGTGACATTATCTTCCGTCTGGGGAGGCTTGGAAGATCTAAGTCTCCCGGTAAAACGAATCAGTACACTCGAAGTTAATCTTAATCTACTTGAAGATATGAATATAGATAAAACTTCTCTTGTTGCTTTTGAACATCTTGAACGACAGATCGTGACATTAAGAAATATGAGACATGCCTTAGAGAATAATACATTTAATGAAAGTATGATTTCGTTCTTAGATCCTAGTGTTTTAACTAGGGTTCCTTCTTTAGAAAACTTTGCTATTTATAATAAAGATGATATTTATAAAACTGTTCATAGTGCACTAGAATCTATGTCAAATCAGTCTTCAGGATTGTTAACCAGATTTTTTGATCCATTCGCTAAAGTTGTTTCTACGGCTTCTGGTGTTATGGGTGGATTATCTGGCGTGATTATTAGTTATGGTGTTAAAGCTTTAGGATTTAGTCCACAGTTTGCTGCTATTTCGTCTGCTATATCTGTGGCTTCTATGGTTGTTAATGGTGTTAATATTGCTAGACAAGTTTCTAATTATGTTGGTATGGCACAAGATGCTGCTGCTACAGTAGATACCGATCCTGAAGCTGCTGAAGCTAAGATAGCTAAAATCGAAAATAATATGAATGGTGTAGATGAGGCAAATAAGGGCAAGAAAGAGTTAAAGAACGGATCTGAAGTTAGTTCTTCTGTTCGTTCGGCTCAGGATGCTACCAAAGCTGCTAAATCTACAACAGACAAAATCAAGGATGTTGCTTCTAATGTCGAATCGCAGTTAAAGAAAGTTGATGATGGCGATGGTAAAGATAAAGATAAGAAGAGAAGTTTATTTAAACGTATTTTAAATATCTTAGAGAATGCATTTAAAAAGGTTAAAGGTGTTTTTGCTAGTGCTGGTAGATTTGTGTTAAAGATGTATAATTGGGTTAAGTCTAAAGTGACGAAGAGTAATCTTTCTCCTGAAGATCAGACTGTTGAAGCTAAAATAGACAGTATTAAATAAGTTATAGATAATAGGTTATTATTCTCCGAAGCTAGCTGTGTGCAGAGAGGAGCCATATGGCTCCTCTCTGCATATCGCTTATATATTTTACAATCTATCAATTTTAACATGTTCATTATAAACTTCAGGTACTAAAATATTAGTATCATTTAAAACAATAACATTAGAATTCGAAATACCATCACTAACAATAGCATGATGATTGATCATAAACAATTGACCAACAATGTGTTCATCTATGATAGTGTTTAATAATGTTAATAACTTTTGTTTATGATAAACATCTAAAGGCCTATCTATCTCATCGAGATATAAAGGAAATGTACTAAGCTCTAACTTAACAGCTAATCCTAATATAAAACAAAGATCTAATATAGCTTTTTGTCCATCAGAACAATTACCAATCTCATTAGGTTCATCTTGATCACCAATATTAATATACAAAACATAATCTAACGGATCATTCATATCAATTACTTTAAACTCTAAGGGATATGCTGAAATATACTGAATAAAGAAATTAGCATTTTCCAAAACACCATTTATAAAATCAACAGTATACTCGTGCGGTATACCCATATTAGGAGAAAGTATCTTTTCAAATTCAATATATAAAGCTTTTCTTTCTTCAATCTTACTGATTGAAACTAATATCTCTTCTGAGTATCGTGCATTGATATTTTCTTGTTTACTAATAATACTACTAATTTCACCTAATCTTTGAACATTATTATTTTTTCTTTCTATTTCAAACTCTAATAATTTTTTGTTTAACAATATTTCAAATTCGAGAGTAGTATTTCTTTCATAAGTTTTTATAAGATCTTTTGAAGTCTCTATAAAGTTCATAATTTCTTTATATTTCTGTATTAATAATAGTTCTTCTTTCTTATTTGATATTTCAGTATTGAGTTTAAAAAATATGTTTTTGTTCTCTTGTATCTTCATAGATTTCTCTATTGATAACTTTTCCATAAATTCAATACTAATAGATTTAGATTGTTCTATTTTTAGTTTTAAGTCAAGTGTCTCATTATATTCTTTTTCTATTTTCTTAAATTCATAATAATGTTTAGAATTTAAGAAATGGTTATATATTTTACTAGTAATGATTAGTGGATTTGTATTTAAAACTTCTTTAATATTGACATCTTGTATAGTAGTACGTAAGTATCTATATTCGTTCAGATAGTTCATGACAGACTTAATATTTTCAAATACTATTTCCATGTTTCTAATCTTAATGTTAAGATGAACTAAGTAGTTTTTAAGTCTATTTAATCTATGATTAAATATATGCATATCTTTTATGTTTTTATCATCTTGAACTTTATATTCATCATAAGACGTCATATACATTTTAAAGAGTTGACAACCAGATAATTTACAGTCTTGTGGTATTCCTATTTCATATCTCTGCATTCTTTCTTTAAGATAATTTTCTTTTTCTAAACATTGAATAAGCTTAGAACTATAAGAAGCAGATTTCAAAGACCATTTGTCTAGTTTTTGTTTATATCTAAGAATATCTACATTTGTAAACAACGGACCTTTGTATTCAATGAAATATTGAAGATGATTTTCTAGTATATCGATATGATCTTGTGTAAATTCTAATAAGTCTTCAGAAATAGGATTTTCTATAGTTTTATAATTCTTTAATAAATCAAATCTGCCTTTTAAATAAACAAGTTTATCTTCAGTATCGATAATGAGTGTAGTGTCTTCATGTTCTTTTATATATGTCTGACATTGTTCATAATCTTTAACAAGTTCCATTAAATCTTGTTCTAAAGTTTCTTTCTGTGTCGTTAGTTTATTAATATTCATATTTGTATCGGTTTCTAATATATTGATATCTACATTAATAAATTGTTTAAATTCAGAAAACCATTTTCTATATGACAGTAGTCTTTTATTAAGAGAGTTCAAGTCTATAGTACCAATATTGATATTATTCTTTTCTTTAATGTACTCATCTATTTTAGATTCTAATCTAGCAATAGTTGTAATTTGATTTGGAATATCATTAACAAGTTGTTTATTCTCTTCTATTAAACTATTATAAATCTCTTCAGATAACAATTGTTGTTCTAATGCATTTTTCCTAGAATATAAAGATGATAGATTATTCTGACAAGATCTTATTTGACCGGTTACTTTTTTATAATAGTCAAAAATGAATTTTAGATTACATGGATTTATGATCATTAGAAATGTTTTTAAATTACCGGGAGCCATGCCGCTTACTTTATAATTTAGATAACATAAATCATGTACATTTTTAGAATAACCAAAATATTGTTCTACTAACTCTTCTTGGATACTCGTATTCCCACTTTCATTTAATTCTTCATCTGTACTAATTTTATAGAAAGAATGAGGAGATGTCTTTTTCTTATAGTCTGATGTTAAAATGTAATCTTCTCCATGGTCATCGGTAGCATATATTTTTCTATATCCATCTTCATAATAATTTGTTTTTACAGACGGTCTTAAGTTACATTCTTTTAACAATGATGTTTTACCATGACCATTTGGACTAATAATAATTTGAACTAATTCTTCAAATGTAATATCAAGTGTTTCAATTCCAGTAAATCTAAACATAATTAACTTATGTATTATAAGTCTTGTTATTTTCATAACAAACCTTTCTTTGAAAGGAAGTTATAAAATGAACCTATTTATTAATATGTAACTTTTATTAAAATACTTAATTTCTTTATTTTATAAGAATGTTCCAAAAATGGGTGATGTTACAAATATATATTACTCATAAGGAGCATTTCAACAGAAGTTCCTTTTTAGATATATCAATCGGAGTTAGACATGACTAAGACCGCTGAAGTTACCACCAAGGAAGTCACCATCAAGGAAGTCACCACCAAACCCCGTTATGTGGAGCTGGCTGAAAAGCTGACTGAGCTCGCCAAGGCTGGTGACAAGAGCACTGTCGTTGCCTGGGGTGCCGCCGCTCCCATCGTCGAAGCTGTGACCGGGACCGATGCCGGCATGTTCAAGCAGGTCAATGACACCATCGGCGACCTCTCGAATGCCGCTATCACCATGGCCGGCACCGGACTTATTCCCAAGATCGAAGAAGCCAAGAAGGACGGTATCGATCCGTCTGAATTGACCTATCGTGCACGCATCGCCATTCCGGGCGGATCTGTTGCTGCGATCGTTCGTGCCGAATCGACCTCGCGCAATCCTCGCACTGGCGAAACGAAAGCTGTCTATGGCCGGGCAGCCGTCGAAGTCAACTTCGATGCCGCCATCGACAAGGACAATGTGGCTTCATTCTCGAATCGTATCGCCACGCTCCTGGGTTAAGCCGACGTCATCGGCTTTGAACATACGAGGAGCCACTGGCTCCTCGTATGTCATTTTTAGTTTTTAGCTCGTACAGATTCTGCTAAGATAAGATCGTCTAAATATATCTTAATAAATGTATGGCCAATAGCAATAGCATCAGCTTCGTGTTCAGTTAGTAATTTGATAGGATTTGCTTTAGTATCTCTAATGATAATATCTTTATTATTAAGAACACAATACTGAACAGTATCTTTATCAGATCCACCACTATTAGAAATACATTTCTTTACTTCTCTAGGAGCAATAGTTACAATATTCTTTTTAACGTGTTTGTGAGATAATCTACGAATAAGATGAATGATCAATACAAGGACACTAAATGCATCAATGAATTTATGAGCAAATGCACCTTCACAACAAACGTAGTCTGGCCCATACATACTAAACATTTTATTTAAAGCAATTTCTAAACTAGAAAGAACAAAGTATCGTTCTCCGAATTCACTAATAACTAATTTATCTTCATCAGTTTTAGCTTTTAATAATGATTTTGCAGTTAATGTTCCATAAGCATATACTGTTTCAGTGCCTTTCTTAATATTGTAATCGATGACACTCCATCCAAGATTTCTTAATCCAGGATCTATAGAGAAAATTCTATAATTTACTTTTTCTGTCATCTTAATTATCACCCTAATAAATTTTAACCTAGCCCTATAAATATGTTTATCAAAAGAAAGGACAAACTATGGCTTTTTCAAAATGGTTAGTTTTTAAACATCGTACAAAAGAAATTACGGGAGATATTGATTTATCGAATTATATAATTGGTAAACTCGATATCGATGAAAAAGAAGTTGAAACTATTAGTAGTTATATGAATGAACTTATTAAATATGGCGGTATTCCTTATGGTATTAATATGGAGTTTTTAATTAAAACTATTAGAAATACTTTTAAATCTACACACATTCCGGCATATATTGTATCTTTATTTAGTGTTATGGTTGGTGAATTTGTTTTATTGAGTCTCATTCTACTACAGAAAATAGGATACATTATTGGATTTACGAGATTAACATTTATTTCAGATAAAGTAGATAATTCATATAAGAAATTTAAATTTGGTGTATCTTTGAATTTATACATTTCTAGAACATATTCTCATACAACAAGTATTATTGGTTTAGTAGTTTTTATTATATTTATTCCAGTATTTGTTATTAAAGATATCATAGACTTTATTCGTATGTTTATATATGTTGAGAAAATTAAATATACACGTTTTTCCATGGAGGATCTGTAATGGAGTTTTCATCATCTAAAATTATTAAAACAGAATATGTACGTATTATTAATGAGATTACTGATGTTTATACAAAACGTCACATCGTTGATTATAAAAAGAGTATTCTTATACAAGACCTTTATCCAAATTTAGATAAATATATGAAAGAAACTTATACTATTGATAAATATCTAAACGATCTTGTTAGTAGATTGGAAGGTAATATTTTTGTTGACTATGTCACTATTTATCATGAGTCAAAACGTATTCTTATTTCTATAAATCCTGATGCTATTAAATACGGTGCCGCAAAAGCAAAAACCCTACATATGCAATATGTTACTGATTTGTATGGTAAAATTTCTAAAGCTATTATTGATGGCGATGGTAAGATATTTACTGTATATGAATATATGAAAAATAAAGTTTTCAAGGATGTTCGTGAAGCATTAACAGATTGTCCCCCAACTAAGTATATCACATTTAAATGTTTTGATAAAGAGTTTAAATTGAATGTTGTCGAATATAAACTTATTAAAACAATTACTGAAGGTACTAGGGTAATATTCCAGTTTGAGAAATATAATGAAAAATCAACTGATGATGTAGCTAATTATGAACATACATTGAAACGCCTTTCGGATTTTATTATTTCTGCATATAATAAAAGAAAGACTAAACTGACAATTAAATCAGGATTGATAGTAGAACTATTGTTAGAGAAAGAAAAATTTGGTATTACTAAAGATATTATTAACTATATTAATGAAAAATATGGTTATAGTCTTTTTAATATAAACGAAGCTACATGTATTGTTGTATTCACTAATAATAAGTTTAATAACACACAAGACAACGAGGTCTGCATGACAACGATACAAGAATATACCGAAAATATTTGTAATGTGGCTCGTGAAAAAACTGAAGAATATATTCAAAACATTACTTCAGGTGATATTATTTCTGGTACTACTTTTATTATGGAAAAAGATAATAACATTGATTTAAATAAAGTTATTAAACTCTTAAAAACTCTTACTATTTATGCTGAAAAGAAATTCTATCTTAATGATATTGCATATCCTATTGCTAGATATAATGTAAATTTTGATAAATCTGAAGAATGTATTGCGGGTACAAGATTTTACTTTAATTTTACTAAAGCAAATATTGATGAAATTAATATGAATCAAAGAATTAAATATGAAGAAAATTTGAAGATTAAAGAAGCTATACATACACTTAAATCCGAAACAGATCATTTTAAACATATTAAAATTACTAGTAATAAATATGTCTGCGATGAACTTTATAAACATAAACAATATATTGAAGAAGTATATAACTTTGTGACATTGTGGGGTGTGACTATAGATGGTGAACAACTAAGTATTACTTTTCATCGCTTTTGTTTACTGGCAAAAAAGCCGTATCGTGTTAAAATAATTTTACATAATGAGAAAGAAAAATTAAATAAAAAATCTGAATATAAAACTACTGGTCGTGAAGGTACAGAAGGTGTTATTGAACATATCGTTCCAGATAGCTATGTACATGTTGATGAGAATGACCACTATTCAAAGTTTAGAGACATTTGTAATCAGATTGTTCTTAAAGCTTGTAAAATTGGTGAAGATGTTGTTAATGATAGTAAATTTAATATTATACATACAAATGATATCCATGTCCAAACTACTGAACTTAGTTTTCTTAAAATAGATGATATTATTAAATATATTAAGAATAAATCTATTTATGTTGAGGAATATTTTACTATAAACGATATTAAATATCCTATTCGTAAGTATGGTTTGAAGTATAGAAGTTATAGTAATGATTGTTTTATATTTAGTATTAGGGTAAAACCACCAGAACTTATTGAGTGGTCAGAACATCATACATACTCTAACAATATTGATTTGAAAACAATACTTGGAACCTTGGTACTGAGAAAAGATATACCGAGCAAATGTAATACTAATGAAATCGTAATTAGTAATCCTTATATTGTTAAAGAACTAGTTAAACATCATAAGTATATTGAGAAGATTACTAATTGGAAGCTGATGAGCTATATAGAGGATTGTGTTACATTTAAATACTTTGATGATTATGATAAAGTTGAGAAAAACACCAGTCCTACCATTAAAGTAGATTATACAGATAATCTTATTAATTATAAAACTTATATTAAAGAATTCCGTAAAGATATGGATGCTGTTGCTTTTATTAATATACTTCTTCGTTCCAGTATATTTGTTTTAAATAATAAACATATTGGTCAAGATTTTCATCAGTCTTCATACATTATTGATATTATTGGAGATGATGTATATGATAAATTAACTCCAGAAGTTAATGAAATCTTTAATAACAATGATTATTATACTGGTGATATGGATGAAAATGGTATTCGTATTAAATTGAAGAAATAGACAATTATAAGGGGGTACGGGCAATTGCCCGTACCCCCTTATTTCAATATCGTGCTACATTCTTATGTTCTATGCATACAGGGTTATTTTTTAAACTTTCTAAGAATAATTTGTTCATATCACTATAATTCGGTAATCCAAAATAAGTATTCATTATCTGTACACTATTTTCATCAGTACTAATAAATAATGAGAAGAATCTCTGTGTTTTATTTTTATCCATACCTTCAATTAAATAAGCACTATTTAATTTAGTTTCTTTACTGATATTCATAACACATTCTACTGTTGGATAAAATGCGCTAAAATCAATATCATTCACGAAACTTCGCATTAGTGATTTAATACCAGTCATATCTCTAAAGATATTAATGCCTAGATCATAAGTCTTTTCTGGTCTTAGAACTGCACCACCAGTTTTACCCAACATCCAATCAAATTCATTAAACATAGTTCGTCCTGTACTAACAAGGACTTTACCTTCTTGTAGAATATCAAAGTAGAGATCGTCAGCAGCTTTGCGAGTTTGTCTAGACCATTTACACAATCTACTTGGCCCAGCCAACATAACCATCTGTTCTTCATCACGATTTTTCCATTCCATGATTTGTAATGAAATACAATCGAATTGGTTATAAAGAATGTATTTCAAAAATTCATTTCTTTGCATATACCGATGCCAGTTGGTATCAGTTAATTCTGCAATAATTGGATCGGCATCTTTAAATGTTAATTTGCCAACACCGATATTCTTATGCAAGATATCATCTAGTTTATAAGAGGTTTCTTTACCAATAACTGTTCTTAATAAGCTATATAACGAAGTGGCATTCGTGAATTGACTTCCGCTAGTTGAATGAAACCAATCCCATTTCTTTGTAAAATGATCTACTTTGCTATGGTCGGTGTCATACTTAACTTTTTTATATTTTTTCGCTAATCCTGGATAACACATGATATCTTCTACATTACCATTTAATCTTTGAATGTTTCTAATAACTTGAGGAATATCATAACCCATATTCCATATACCAATAAAATCAGTCATATTAACATGGATCTGTTCAAAGATCCATTTGATACATTCTAATAAGTCATCGTGTAAAAAATACTGATATTCAAATTTAGGAATCCTAACTTTAGGAAGGGCTTTTCTAATAGATTCGATATGTGGCTCCAATACTTCGTCTTTTAATTTAATTAATTCATCTAGAGAAGCATCGACAAACCTATCTTTACCATCGATGATTATTCTTTTCTTAAAGAACTTTTTCCATATAGCAGTATAGACTTTATTTTCATGAGTCACAGTAATGAGATTAATATCTTTACCATTTGTTTCTAACATATCAGCTTCAGTATCGAAAAATCCAGTTGTAACAGCAGATGGTCTTAATCCACTTTTTTCAAATGTTTTCTGTAAAGCTCCTTTAATTAATACTTCAATATGGATATCAGCACCATAGACATAAGGACTATCGCATAATTGATTTAATTGAGGATTTCTTCTAGGATAAAATCCATTTAGCCTATGAAATAACTCTCTTGGTAATTCATGATTATAAACATCATACTTATCAAGATTTTCCATATATTCATATTCTTTTTTATACTTATGTGTTCTTAATCCAGGTTTTGTTAAATAAAAACTCCTTTTAGGTTTATCGATAACAATAACTTCTGGGGTTGATATTCCCATGTGGTGTCTATTAACTTTAGCAACAACTGCATCACCGTCTTCATAATCAACATGACAACTATGAACAAATTCATAAACAGGTTTTTCATTATAGACATTGATAGGTTCTGGGTTACTTGACATAAGAGATCCTTGATGTCTTATGTTGAAAATACATATGATGTCGGTCTTTAAGTTAATTTAATTTTTGATTTATACAAAAAAATACACAGGATGGTGAGCTTTCGCCCACCATCCCATGCATCACGTGTTTTTCGACTTTGACTTATTCGCAGGTATTAAGCCTGGGGATCAGTCTCATCGATTTCAGCATCGGCATTAACTAAGGCCTGACCGACACCATCGACACCTGAAGTCAGAACGCCATCGTTGCCAACCAGAGGATTGTTGTTCACCTGGATGGATTCAGACAACATCAGCTTCAGAATGGCATCGAGACCCTTAACGCTGATGATCATGCCGATCGGGTTCGTCGGGTAGACGACCTCACGGCTGTTGGCGACAGCGCGCTGAGTCACGGCCATGGCGTTGTTGAACGTGAACTTGCCGGCGAAGATGCCACGGTCCAGATTCTTGCCAAAGCTGATGACGCTTTCCGGGTCAGCATCGCGAACCGGGACGATGAGCATCAGACCTTCAAAGTTCTTGTACGACGTGGCGACGCAGTCGATGCGTGAGCCGTTCGGAAGATAGAAGCTGTAGTCTGCCGACGGAGCTTCTTCGACGCGAGTGTCGTTCAGTTCGTTGAAGTAGGTTTTGATGGCCAGCAGGGTTGCAATGATCGTCGGGGTGGTGACCAGACGATACACAGCCTTTTCGCCAGGGTTCAGCTGGTTCAGGTACAGCGAGGTCAGCTGCGAGTCGGCGATGATCGCATTCAGACGATTCATAACCAGCGAATGCATGTCCGAGTTACGCTCGGTTTCACGCATAACGACGGCATTGGAAACGTCCAGAACACCACGCCAGACATTCGGGTTACACAGAGTGCCGGCCAGGAAGTCCTGAGCCACCGAATTGTACCAGTCGATGAGGGGATCGGTTTCCTCGTGCTTCAGGCGATTGTAGACGTTGTTCAGGCACTCGCCGATCATGCGAACGGCCTTGGCATCATTGCCCAGCGACATGATATCATTGAGGATCTTGATGATGTCTTCGGCCGACTTGCCTTCAGTGTCCTTGATGCTGTATTCGGCGGTGTACATGCGAGACACGGGAATATAGAAGGACTGCTCCTTCTGTGTCACGCGAGCCGAAATATTCGCCTTGCGCATATTTTCTTCGCTGTACTGGGCGAAGGGTTCGAAAGCGAACAGCGAGAAGGACAGCTTGTTGTAAGCAGTATTCACGGCATCCGCAACGGTCGTGCCGGCGGCAGGGAAAAGCTGGGCGTTCAAGCTACCATAGCCTGTCGAGGCGCCGGTCTTGAGGTTAAGCTTCATGGTGAAGTTGAGATCGATTTCGGCACCGGCGTCACCAAGAACAGACAACAACGATGACGCAGTGCCCGCAGCGGTAACAGCAGTCGAAGGAATGACACGCTGGATACGAGGAGCTGCTTCACGATCGGCCGAGTCGTTCGTGTTGGTGCGCTGCACCAGACGCGAGGCTGCCTGATATTCGGTACGAACAGGGATATATTCCGTGGTCGTGCCGTCGGTGACGGCGATCCAGACTTCGCGAACATAGGCGCCTTCGCCGATGATGTCAGTCCAGTTCAGATTGTCGTAGCCGACGGTGTTGGAGCTGACGCCGAGCTTGAACATGTTGAACGGCACGCCGACCTTAACCAAGTTCTGGTGAACCAGGACAGGGTTGGTCGAATCGTCGTTTTCCATGAACAGTTCGACACGTTTGGCGGTGGTGTCGACGAACGAAGGATCGCGCATCAGCCGGATCAGAGGAGTGCGAATGGCGTTCGAATAGCGAATATCGGCGTTCGGGTTCTGCGAAGCAGCCAGATCGTAAACATCGCCATTGGCGATCTTGGTGACGACGACGGTTTCTTCGGTAGCGATGCGCGGCAGGATACGATCGATCAGCGACTTGAAGACGCGCAGCATGGTCAGCGAGATCGACAGACGAACATCGGTGACGACGCTATCGATGCCTTCACCGAACGACTCGCCGGCAGCGATATCGTTAGTGACAGCATTGACACCACCATTGCCGAACAGCGAGCCCAGAGCGATGCATTCGGTTCCGGCAACGCCGCCCTTGGCATCAGCAAAGTTGGCATTGGTCGAATGCAGATGCCCCATGACACCAAGCGTAGCAGCTTCGATGGCCGCCGCAATGCGAGGATTGGTACGATCCAGACGATTGTTCTGGGTCGAGCCGCTCATCGATTCGATGGTACCGATGACGAAGTTTTCAACGGCGGCCAGGTCGATGCGCTCTTCAGCGCCACGAATGACGGTCATCGGCTTGTCGAAATATTCCAGGCCGGCAGCATTGGTGACCGAAGCAACCAATGAATTCGAACTCAGAAATGATTCTGTCGCCGCAGCCAGAGTGAACGCAGCACCCAGAGACAGACCGCTGTTCTGGGCAACACCACGCAGCTGCTGCTTCCATGAATTAAGTTTGCTCATTGTCAAAGAACTCCTGAAATACGCGTATTAAGACCAAGCTTGGTCAAGAGCGTTTTGGTTGCATCAATGGAAGATGTGAATAACCACAGCTTACACCATTCGTCAAGATAGGCTTTAGTTTCTGAAGAATACTGAGGATCATTCTTAATATCACCATTGAGTTTAGCAACAGCGAGTCTAACAAAATGATCATTTAGAGTCTCTTTGGAATCGATCAGCGGAATGAACAGCTGAGAATTCTCATCTTCGGAGATTTCATCAGAGACTTCAGATGATGCAGAACCATCGTCTTGATTGTCTATATTATCATCATCACCATTATCTATAGTGTTTGTATCACCAAAGTTAGCGTCATCAGATGTTCCATCGCCAGATTCATCGGTTCCTTGTGAATTGGTGTCATCATCGCTGATAGTACTATCAGGATTAGCATCACTATTACTATTATTATTGGTAGTATCTTCACCAGAAATATCAGAACTTGGGGAAGCATCAGACGAATCATCTTTGTTAGGAACTTTCGTTTCATCGTCTGATCCCTTTGTGTCTTTATTATCTACTGTATTTTCAGGATCATCTTCTTCTGATATGGGTTTATCTGCTTCGATATTATCATCTTGATTATTTTCAGTGGCATCTGTTTTATCTTCATTTTCCTCATCGTCTTCTTCATCATCTTTAACATCGCCTAGAGCTTCTAATCCATAAAAATATCCAGTATCGTGTCCACTACCGGATACGAAACCATTTGGTGATTTTTTATAATAATAATCATCAACATAAATAAGAACTCTATCAATACTATCATAATTTTCAATTCCTTCTAAAGCATCACGTATTCTTTCCCAATAACGAGTGGCGTCTTTAACATCATAAATGTAATAACCAGTATTGTCGGCACCAACATTTTCAAAATTGCTAACATGTATGGCAAATGCTTTATTCTTAGTATATTTCAAACAAAGATTTGCACAGACAAAATTCTTATATGAAATAATACCATTATTAATAGCATTAATAGGAAGAGCAGTCAATGCAATAACTTTAGCAATTTCTAAAAAGCTAGGTTTCATCGTAAGAAACTTAAGACTATTTATCATCTTCCAGTAATTATCCGAATTCTTATTAAATTTGCTATTACAAATCAATTCATCTGTATCAATGACAACATGATGGATAGGATCTAATTGTAATGGGAATAGATCGCTTTTCAAATTGACTCTAGGGACATAAAAAATAGTTTTTGTATTGGTAGTTTCAAAATTAATAGCTGAGAAGATAGCTAGAATACCATTTAATTTAGATAATCCGTGTTTCAGATATAATCCTTTTAATAAAGGAATATCACTATCAATAATATTGTTTGTATGAATATACTTATTTACATATTGACCAATCTGGCTATCTTTAACTGATTGAGACATAGTAATGATATTATCTTTAACCAATGATAATAAAGCAAGAACATGAGAATGAGTATTAGATTCAACAAATATATTAAAATATTTATACATAATAATTTGTTCTAAAAGAAGCTTATCATTATCAAGATCGACATTTCTAATGTCTATATTTATTTTAAGATCTAAATTAATAGCAGTATCATCAAAAATAACTTTATCAAGTACTGAAATATTTCTGAAAATATCATTTAAAACAATAAGTGGCTGTCTGTCCATGGGAGCATTGTCCTTCACTGGAGATTTAATAGATAAAAAAATCTATTAAAGACTTATAATATGTTAATTTGACGCTATAAATATTAGGAAACAGAAAGGGGATTTGTTGATGCTTTTTTCTCCTGACTTTTTTATTGATTGTATGATTCTACTTATTTATGAAAATTCAGATAAGACTAAAGCAACTGTTAAGGATCTTATTAAAATATATGACGATGATAGTAAAACAAATACGCCATCAGAAAATGACAATAGTCGTTTTTATGTTAAACTTATTAAAGAGATCCTGAGGAACAATATAACTAAAAATGACGAAGCTGGTCTAAAATCATTATTGTTGAAAATCAATACAGATAAGAGTGCTTTTAATAAATCAGAAACTTTAAAATTACTTGAAAGTATTTTCTTAAGTAAAGTGGAAATCAGTTTTCAACAATTAGAAGAGACTGCTAAGAAAGTACAAATGGCACTCATGTGGCATTTGATCAGTAAACATCAAAGACGCGGTTATATTGCTCTTAGTAAATTTGCAGATAGTTTAAATAGTGAAGACCAAGAACAAGAATTAAGTGAAATTAATAAACAAGCAAATGCTATTCAACAAATATTTGAAGAAGCTATGTCTTCTATGATGAAAAATACATTGGCTAAAAAACCAGTAGAAAGTATAGATTTCTCTGAGAAAGATTCTCTCAAGAAAGGTATTACAAAATATAAAGATAGAGCTATTAATGGTATATTCAAAACAGGCCTTCAAGGTTTGAATATCATGACTGGTCCTGGTCGTGGTGGAATCATGGAAGGTGAGTCTGTTGTTTTTTATGCTCTTCCGCATAACTATAAATCTGGTCTATGTATGAGTGTTGCTACTCATGCTATCTTGTACAATAAACCAAATCTCAAAGATATTTCTAAAAAACCATTAGCATTGTTCATATCATTAGAAAATGAAGCCTTCCAGAACATGATGTGGGTCTTCAAGCATTATTATGAAAATATTAATAATAAAGATTCTAGCGATATGGATGATGATGCTATTATTGATTGGATGTACAAATTCTTTAATAAGATGGGATGGTCGTTTATTATTCTTCGTTATCTTCCTTCAGAATTTGGATTTAAAGATTTTGTTAATGTTGTTGAATATTATGAGAACTCTGGATATGAAATAAAATTAGCTGTTATCGACTATATGAATCTTATGTATAAAGGAAATGGATCTGAACGATCTTCATCAGTCGGAACCCATCTTCTTGTTAAGGAACTTTTTAGTAATGCTTGTAATTACACAAAATCAAAAGGTATTAGTCTTATTACGGCACATCCTCTAAATCGTAAAGCAACCGAACTTGTAAATACTGGTATTAAGAATATTGTTAAACGATTTGATACAGAGCATATTGCAGAAAGTATGGATGTCGCTAGAGAAGTTGATCTTGAAATATTTATTCATATTGAAAAGAACCAAGATGGTATTTATTATCTCACGTTTAAACGTGGTAAACATAGATATCAAGATAAAACAAAAGATGCACATAAATTCTTTGCGTATAGATTTTCTGATTATGGTATTAAAGACGACATTGATGGTAAACCTACATTTACAAGAGATATTTATGCTATTCCTACAAATGATGATGATAGACAAAAACAACATGTTGTTATGGACATTTTCTAAATATTACAAGAGTGATGTGGGATATCCCACATCACTCTGTTTAAATCCATCTTATGAATTCCTCTCTCCTGAAAAGGACTCGTATATAAATGGTCGAATTTACGACAAAACCGCCAAAAATAACTTCAGATCCTACTGTCATATCTCCTAATGTAGTTCCTAACACTATTGCTTTACATAAAGCTCTTGGTAACTTAAATAAAAATTGGATGGATGTTTTAGATAAGTTAAGTGCTAACTTTACAAATATATTTAGTGAATCGTTATTATCATCAACATTTACAAATTCATCTACTGATATCCAATATGGTTGGATCTATTCTGGTTGGGAGAGTTTAGATGGTTCATTAACGATAGATTATGTTGAAGGTAGTATAAATAATTTTATTACAATACCTAATGTTTATGACAGTGCCGGGTATTATTTCTTATGTTTTGATATTAAAGAATTGACTGGATATTTAAATATAACTTTAAACGGCGAATCTTTAAGAACTATTACAACAACCGGTAGATGTGGTACAGTTTATCCTGTTAGTAGTTCACTTACTGATACATTAACAATTCAACAAGTTGATCCTGATACAAATGGATCAACTACTATTCTAAATGGTTATCTTATCAAAGTTAGTCAAGAGCTTTATGATTATATTAATTCACAAATAGCAAGTTATTTTAATTATTCTGATTTAAGTAATTATATTACAAAGAATGATATGGATCAGGCAGTTGGTACTATTCTAGCAACGACTATGCAAGCACACCTTGCTGCTAAAAATCCTCACAATATTACGCCAGAACTTATTAATGCTGCTCCTGTTAACCACACGCATAGTCAGTATGCTTTAAAAACAGATCTTTCTCTCATTGGAACATATAAACCAAATACGATCGTTTGTAATCTAAATGGTAATTATCCTAAAGAACTTTTTTCTGGATATATTGATGTTCCTGTTACCTTCATAACACAATATTTAAACCATATTTCCAAAACTAATTTTTGTTTACAATCAGGAACAATATTGATTAATGATAAAGATATAGATTGTGTTTCTATGATAGATGCAACAGTTCCTATCGATTCTAGATATGCAGTCATTCCTTCTTCAAAACTACCAACAGTTACATATACATTTACACAAACTCGACTATTAGAAACAATTAATATTGTTAGTAATGCATCTTTAGATACTGGATGTCCTTTAAAACTTATTGTTAGTACAAATGGATATGTAAAAGAATTTACATCCGTCTTTAATGAGAATATTTCTGGGTATCAATTATATTCTATTCCTATGAATTCTATTTCAGCAGATTCTATTACAGTTTCAATTGAACAGACTGATACAACTCTTGAAAATTATACATTCGGATTTGATATTATTTTTGCAGATACTAATTTAAATGATATTGCTATAAATACCAATATCGGTGTTGCTATGAGAACACCAGATAATTCAGCTACTTCTTTGATGTCTGTCATATCTCCTTTTTATTTTGATATAAATACCCTGGTACAAAATCATACATATATGGTTGCATATACATCTACAGATCAAGAAACTATTTCTTTAGAATTATATCCACTTCCTTATCTCTACACAAATAAAAAGAATTCCAATGGAATAAATGTATTTTCTGAATGCACAATAACGGATGCGTATTATAATATCCCTACTCTTACAAATATAGATATTACTGAAAATAATTACGATATTTATAAATACAATATGTCAACATCAACTTCTAATATTCTGTCAATCAATCAAGTTTTAATAAATCCATTAGTTATAAATGAAATAACAGTTCATTTTAATAAAGAAACAACAAATACTATTCCTAACACATTTAGTATTATAGTTAATTATGAAGATAATACAATAGATACATTTACTGTATCTACTTCAAATGTAAGTATTATTGATGGTCCTATTGGATATGCTACGATACAATCAAAACCAGTATCTTCTTTTATTATTTCATTGCAGACAGATGAGAATACTATTTGCGATTTAAATTATATTAATGTAAAAGTAAATACATTAACATATAACAATAATAAATGGTCTGATGGTAATATGAGAGGTCTCATTGGATACTTAACTGTTTTAGAAAATGGTTTTCAGTTAGATCCTATTTTTTATAACGACGTTTGTTCTTTACCTATTGCTAATTTAAGTGATTTAGAATTTTATACATATACAACTATTAGTAATCCATATCCTAATTTTATTATAAACGAATCTTCTTCGGATGATATTATTTATTATGAAAAATACAATCATACTACTAAACTAATATACACTTCTGCTGGTCCTAAAACAATGACTATTTTAGCAGATAGTTAAATTTGAAATAAAAAATACATATATATTAATATGTAGAGAAGACTGGTTAAGAACGCGTCTTGATCAGTCTATTCTCTAAAATCCGTTAAAATTGGGAATTAAATAAATGCACTTTGATATTTCCACGCTGACTGCTGACGCTTTGACTTCTGCTACCATGATTGGTACTCTTGTTTCGGAGTCCGCAGCCCCCCTCATCGACTGGGACAGCATGCGCAAGGAGATCGAATCCTGGCCGCTGGTCTCGGAGGTGCCGCAGGACAAGGACGTTCCGCAGCTGAACATGACTTCGATCACCGGCAAGACCTGCCGTGAGCTGGTCAAGGGCGGCATCAAGACCGAGAATTTCATCGCCATCATCAAGTCGATGCTGAATGTCCGCGCCCATGTCATGTCCTCGAACGCCGGCAAGGCCCAGACTCTTTATCCGACCGTGAACGAATATGGCGCCCGTGAAGTCGGCAATGTCATCGTCGTCGCCAACAAGCATGCCGGCAAGCCCCGGTCGATCAACATCAATCGCCAGGCTTATGACCATCCGAAGAATGCCAATGACGAGACCCGTGGTCGTCAGCGGCACGTCAGCTGCGTCGTCGAAGTCGGTGGCTATATCGGTTTCGCTTTCTACAACAAGTTCTCTCCGAACACCCTGATCCAGACTTTCTTCCAGGTCACGCATGTCATTCCGCTCGGCGGCGACAGCAAGCTGTTCGAAATCGGCATGACCCTGGTTCATGCGGCGTTCGCTTCGGCCGCCGACGGCAAGGTCCTGGCCACTCCTCTGGAAGATGATACTCCGCTGGCCAATCTGATCGATGCGATGCAGCGTCGTTTGGCCGTCGGTGCTCTTCAACTGGATTGGCCGCTGTACAGTCAGATCTTCGTTCCGCATTTCGGCCTGAAGAATGACACCGCCGCCGGCATCGCCAAGATCGATCATTGGAAGGATCTGCACTCCGACACCGTGACTGCCAATCTCGACAAGCCGGTCAGTGCCGACATCACCGACATTGAAATCGATCTGATGCACAATCTGGTCGAAGCGCGTGCCACCTCCACGCCGAAGACCGACGGCGATGGCAATGCCGTCTATGATGAAACTGCTCTGGTCATCAGCCATCACATGGACGACACCGGCAATACCATCCGTGCGATGATGACCCTGATCAACAACAACGAAACCATCTGGACCGGCGTCACCGACATCACGGCCAACAACTTCGATCGTCCGGTCGGTGATGACATCACCTATCCGAGCGGCAAGTTGAAGGCGGCGGTTCTCGATCCGGCCCTGATTCTCGGCGCCACCACGTTCCAGCGTCTGAAGACCGACGTCATCAATCGTCAGGTCGAAGGAAAGCATCCTGTGGAGAACCCGACCATCCTGGGCATTCTGCGTTAAGCAGAAAACCAACTAAAGTAGATACGGAGGAGCGCAAGCTCCTCCGTATCTCTTTATTTTTTTATTTTAATCATAAACCAATTTACTCAAAGTCAATTTAAAATTATGTTCTACCATTTGAAATGATTGAATAACTGTAGCATATGCATCTATTTGAATAGCAAATATTCTTAATATATTACTCAAGTCACGAATATCATCAGTTGTTAAGTTAAATGTTTTCTTGTTGTTTTCTAATTGTGAAATTATTTTATCTGTTTCTTTCTCTAAATCAAATATATGTTTTCCATGAGAAATAGAGTCTTTGAAAGTATCATCTAGTTTCAGTAAATGATCTGTAATATAATTTAAATCTTCTACGGAAGAAACAACATTTTTCAAAATGGTATTAGAAATACTATTTTTTACAAATATAGTTTGTAGTTGTTTTTCAAGATATGAAATATCTACTTTATTGATCTTTTCTAGAATATGTCTAATTTTATGAAATTCTTTATTTATTATAAATTTATGCATAACCTCTATAGTGTCATTGATATCTATTTTATCAAGAAGTTTAAATAATGTATCTGTAGCATATCTATACGTACATATCATTCCGGTTGGTATATAGATCATAGAAAACATATTTATTTCTTTATTTTTTAGATAAGAATTTACAGCAGTATGATTAGAATCAACAAATACTTTTAATTCTGATCTTTTAAAATCACTAAATAAGCCTAATATACTTGTACTAAGATTCTTAAAATATTTAATAAAGAAATCAAATATTTTATTTTGGAATGAAATATTTTCTAATCCATAATAGTCAATATCTGTCAGATACTGATTTAAAGGAACATACGAAATGTCTGTTCTGTAAATCATGTCTACGATGCTCCTACTAAAAATGTTAATTGATTTCCATTGGTATCACTACTATTATAAGATGTAAATTCTCCAACATAACCATTTAATGGATATTGAGTATCTCCTATCGTCATTAATGTTGTATTGTCCATCGTAAATCCATATGCTTCTAATGATACTAATGTTTTATTCTTTGCTAGAATAGAAATACCATCTACAGAATATCCAAATGCTATCGCTGTTTCAATTCCAGTATTTATTGATGTTGTAATCTGTAAGTTCGTATCTTCGTATGGACAGGTTATAGTTAAAATGCTATTCATAATAACAAACGTCAATCCATTATCAAACGATAATAATACTTTTTCAGTCGTATCATTAAATGCTACAAATCTTAATACGAACATACCTTCTTGAGAATTTAATGAAATAGGAATATTTAAAGTATTAACAGGAATTGTTTGTTGTGATCCGTTCGTAATAATAAGAGGATGTAAGCCAGGAATAATAGTTTGTTGTAATCCATAGATAATAAATAAAGGAGCATCTGTTCCTAAATATATATCGCTGTCTAATGAAGGAACTGAAATTACACTAACCGAAGAAGTAATATCATTTGTTGATTTATAATCAAATCCTAATTTAATAGAACCATTCGGTAAAAAAGAATAATAGGTTGTAAAGTCGCTACATGTAGAGATGATAGTTTGTTCTTGAAGATCAATATAAAAATAATCAGATACTTTATCTGTTATAAATACTTTTATATATCTATTTGAATTTAATGGATATATCATAAAATTTAAATTCAATATATTTGAAGAAGATAAAGAAAATGGATACGTAAATCCAAACATATTCGTAGAAGAATTATCATTCAATTGATAGTATTTAGATAATGAAGAAATAGAAGATGGTCTTATAGATGTATTTACTAATGATATATTTGATAGATCTTCACTAGATGTATTAATATTTGATAAAGCTCCATAAATAGGATACATCGGATCATTGAATGTATAATCTCCAACTAATCCATTTATATTAGAAAGATTACCATTAATATCAATAGTATTAATTTTCTGAATACTTAAAGAATATGATCCGAGAATAGAATTTATAAATCCATTAAAAGAAAAGACAGGATCTGATGTAGGAGGAATACCAGGCATAAAAGAGTTTATAAGATTAGAGTGTGCATTCTTATCCAGATTATGAAGGGATATCAAGTCTTCAACTTCTGTATTCGTAACAATAACAGAATCAAAAGAAGATTCTCCCATAACACCAAATATCTGTATTTCAAAATCTTTGTAAGTCCCAACATTTCCAGATAATAACCAGGCATTGTAAATAGCTTGCATAACATCAAGATTAATACTCATAGTATCGATATTGTGAGGATTTGAGTTATCCATTAAGTGATTATTGATAATATCTTTTAATGTTGAAATAGTATTCGGATCAAAGTCTTTTTCAATTGTTTTTATTCTATCTACAAGTGCCGACAATGAAAGAGTATCTTTATTTATTTTTACAGTATCATCTCCAGTTGTAATAGAGTCAAACCCTGTTATAGTTCCTTTGACCATTTTTTAAAGATCCTTTCCTCTGTTTCCTAGAAAAATAAATTTATTAAATCATCAGATAAACATCTATTATAAACAAATAATTCAGAAATAGATGTATCTTGAAATTTTATAGCATTTATTATGATGTTTGTTTTTAATGATTTAGATATATACTGAAATGAATTCGAAGTATCTGTATAGTAAATGTTTACAGATGTAGTATTCATACTTAACATAAATTTATTAATACCCATAACAAGAGGTAAAGATTGTGTTTCGGTAAAATCAGGACCATTGACAGTCAATATAAGTACATCTTCTTTTTTCAAGAAAATGATATCCGAATATCCAGCATTTGATATAAAAGTTAATAGATTTTTAGTTGATGTTAATTCATCTATATTAAAAGAAATAGAAATTGTATTTCCTATATCAGAACTAATTTGATTAATAGTAACATTTTCAATAAAATCACTAGGGATATAAGAGTATGCATATGTTGGAATATATTGAGGTATATTTAGATTCTTAAATTGTGTAAAGAGATCTGGATGTGTATCTATATTACTATTATGATCTGATATGTCATTCTTTGTTTCTTTTAAAGTAGCAAATAGATCTTTTGAACTTAAGAAAAACTTTATAAAACTTTGATAAGACATTGGGTATAAAACAGTTTTACAATATGCAGCATATACAACACTCAATATATTGTTTTGGATATAAATAAGTAGAGCAGTATAGTAACTATCAGTTTCACTTAAATTATAAAGATGACTGTAGAACATCGTTAATAGATTATCTATTTCAGTACAATCATAAATACTTTCTAATTGTGTTATCTTTTCATTTAATCTAGACCATGTTTTAAATGATAAAAGTTCTTGTTTTTTAGATCCTAAAATAGATGTAAAATTATGTATAGTATTGGTACTCATACTGATTTCCCTTTCTTTTAAAAAGGATTAGTCATAAAATGACAAAGTAAATAATAGTAAAAAATATATCTTTAAATAAAGTAAAAATACTATAAATTAACTTTAGTTCAGAAAAGGTATAAAAGATATGGTTAGTATCTTTTCATCTGTTTCTATCAAAGAAACTGCATTTACTCCACATTTTAATACTGGTACTCATTATGATAGTGCAACTGGTGTTTTTGTTCCTGGTCATCATGGTGGTATGATTATGAATGGTGGATTAACGTCCACGAATGCTACAGTTGGTCGTGAACAAATGTTTAAATCGACTGAAGCTATTAGTAAAGTTTTATTTACATTGATATTCTATCCAGATACTGATTGTATTATTTATGATACTGAATTTGCTCAGAAGATCCAGAGACTTCTCAAGTTTATTCCTGAAAGTCTTCGTAAAGGTATCGAAGAGCGCATTCGTATTATTAAAACAACTGACTATACTCCTGAAGAAGTCTTTAAACTTATTATTCAAATTGGTAAAATGAAATTAGAACATAAGAAAGATTTTACTGAAGAGTCTCCATTTACTGATATTAAAGGCGAGAAAATTAAAATCTTAAGACCTACTATTGTCGTATTCGATAGTTGGACAAAAATGAATAGCACTAAAGTTGTTGAAAGTTTTGAAAAAGTTGATGTTGGATCTTCTGATCAGAACATGGTATTCATGACAGATGGTAAGATGAAAACATTGATGATGTCACAACTTCCTGTGTTTGCTGTTAAGTACGGATTTATCTTTGTGTTGACTGCGCACATTGGTGATAAAATGGATCTTAATCCATATGCTGCTACACCTAAAGACTTACAGCATATGAAAGGATCTGATAAGATCAAAGGCGTTGGTGCTGATTTTACATTCTTGATTTCTAATCTAAGTGATACTCGTAAAGTTGAGTTATTGTTAGATAGCAATAAAAAATGTTTATATCCGATTAAGAACGGATCTGATGTTGAGCTTAGTGAATTAACAACGATTATTGCTAGAAATAAGAATAACGTTTCTGGTTCTATTTGTCCCTTTGTTGTTTCGCAATATGAAGGCATTCGTACTTCCTTATCATTTTATCATTATCTTAGAAATCATGATTATTATGGTTTAAATGGTAATAAGCAAGATCATGAGCTTTGTATTTATCCTGGTGAAAAACTATCAAGAACGACTATTCGTGTTAAGACTGATAGCGATCCTAAACTTCGTAGAGGATTAGAAATTGTAAGTCAATTTAAGTATATTAAAGATAATTGGAATCTATCTCTATTAGATGTTGATTTTACAATTGATATTAATAAATTTGCAGAAGGTATCTTGGGAAAAGATGGATTGGCTAATGATATATTAGAGTCTCGCGGATTTTGGACTTATGATAAAGAAAATACAACTCCATATTTATCTGTTTATGATATTGTTGCTATTGTTACTGGTAAATATGAGTCTAAGTATTTCAACCTCGGACAAAAGAAGGATAAATAAAATATGGATGCTATGAGTTTGGGTAAGGATTATGTTAGTAGTGAAATTATTAAAACCATTGATCTTATTAAAAGTATTAAAAATAAAGATTTGATGTATCACAGAATTACAAGTTTTCAAGATGTTAATCGTAGAGAAACGAATGAAGTTTTAGGAAATAGTATTAAAAAGTATATGTTTAAAGAAGATGGTACTGTTATTAAGAAAAGACTTTATAATCCAAGCACGACTACTTTTATTCTCGTCGAATTGGTTAATAAGAATAATATTAAAAAGATTTATTATTTTGATACTACTTTGTTCTTTAAGAAAATGGGATTAACATTACAAGATGTTAGTGAAGAGATAGTTCATCTTGAAAGTTTATTAAGTATGATCTCACAAAGGATCATCTAGACAATATAGATAACAGAAGAGAGGCTAAGCCTCTCTTCTGTTGTCATTACACTGTAGACCAGCTTGTACCATCAAATACACAAATAGCACTATCGCCATTATGTCTTAACAAAACACTATCTTGTTCATCGATCTTATTTCCATTACCACAAATTGTTATATTAAAGTACTGTGCTATATTTTTAGTATCTTTAATAAAATATACCGTATTTGTATCTGGAGTAGCAGGAAGATTGATTGTTACATTTTCTGGATTGTCATATCGAATACTGACGATAACAACATTTGATTGATAAATACCTAAGGTATAAACAGATCCTGATGTAAGACACGTAGTATAAACTGGATTTGTTTGTGAATTACCATATGCCAACATAAATGGTTTTATAGTTGCGATAATGTAGTCTTTTAAGTTGATCATGTATTTCTCCTATTTATACCAGTAAGCATTGCTAGACGAACTATTACCAGAATCAAATGCATTTATATACCATACATCATTATACCCAAGAAGACTCATTTTATTGTTTTTTGCTAATACATATGTAGTATTATCATTGATAGAAAATGTATTGGTTGGTGCACAATTCAAGACAATAGCATCTGTAGTCATATTTAAAAATTCAATATTGAAGTAATTTGTTAGTGAACTTATATCTGGTAGAACAATAAATTTAGTACCATTTAAAAGACATCTAGAATTATTGTTTGTATTGTCTACTTCTAATATCGGTATTGTTACTTCATCAACAACGAGCGATTGAGGAGCCCATAATGCAGTCTGAGCATCTCCAGATTGTATACATGTCCAAAATATACCACTATTTTTATCATAACAAATATCTGGAGGAGATCCATTAAACGATACTTCTCCAGCTAAAATACCATTAGGGTTTTTAGGTACTAAAAAACAAGTTACAGCAGATAGATCGCTTGACATGAATTATGTATTCCCCTGATCTATAGTTGTATTAATAGCATCAAATGGCGCCATCAAATCTAACGTAACTAATTCATCAAAGTTGTTATTATTACATAATGTTTCTATCTGATTTGAAAGATCAAATTGTGTTTTATAAATTGTTTGAATACACTGATTAATGAATGTGGTAATTGATGTTATATCTGAAACTTCTAGTGCTATACGACCACACCAATAGATGGGAGAAGCGATAGTACCATTTGTTAATTGAGATAATAGAGAATTCAAATCGTTATTTAGAATACTAATATTAACACCGTTATAAATAACAGATTTACTAAGTGCAGTATCTCTGTTTGCTTTAGCGATATTTGATAATGTAGTTAATAGTTCAGTATAAGCTTTAGGTGTTGCCGTATATGTGATATCTGGACCATTTCTGTTTTCAACAACATCGTAATACGTAATATCAGGAAGAGTATCATGATAGTTAATATCAACAAATCCATTTAATGTTCTAAAATCAGGATTGGATATCATAGATCCATGATACTGAAATCCATTTAACGTAAAGAATGCGCCATCACTAAAGTATTCATTTAAAACAGGGTGATAATATTTTTCGGTATCTAAGAAACCTGTTGTCTGACTTGTCATCTTTAGTTTTCCTTGTATGTGTTTGCTTTATTAAAACTATTTAGTGAGACCTAAAATAAGCCCAGTTCCTGTTATGGTAGCATAACTTATGCCCACAATACAATTACCGGCAGCACCGCCACCAGATCCAGAATTTCCAAGACCGTCGTCAGTACCACGAGATCCAGCCTGACCGAAATCGCTCCATCCGCCAGCTAAGACGCTTCCGCCTGCCGGCGTTGCTGAAGGCGAGCCGACATTTCCGACAAGACTTCGGGATGAGCCAGGATGTAGTGGTGCACGGCGGCATCGAAGCCGTATTTGCCCAGCACCAGGCCCATCGATGCCGCTGCAATAAGGTGAAAACGTGATTTCATTTCAAATTTCTCCTACTGCGTCGGGCCAAGGATCGTGCCCTTAGCTATCCAAGTCACATTTGAAATGCCGGTGATCGCATAACCGGGCGGGCCACCGTTCCCGCCGCCGTTGTATGATCCGACAGACCCGTTTTGGCCGTACGCACCGGGGGCTCCCCCAGCACCACTGGAACCAGCACCAGAGGTGCCGCCGCCCTGAGCGCCGCCACCTACCGACAGGGTTCCTGAATTGCCGGCGCCGTTATATCCGTTTGACGGACTCCATCCGGGAACTGCCCCTGCGCCGCCGCCACCGTTGCCGCCCCAGCCATAAGTCGTGTATTCACATCCGCCACCGCCACCACCACCACCGCCACTCTGGATCGTGCCTAAATTTGTGATTGTGATTTTCTGCAAGGTGGAAATGGCAGGGCCACCGCTGCCACCGCTACCGCCACCGCCATCACCACCACCGCCACCGCCGCCCTGGCCGCCGGCACCTACAATATAAGCACCAACCATTACATTAAGAGAAATATTAGAACTAGCAGGAAAACTATTGATAGTTAGTGCATACGTACTTGTTGATATCGATCCGATAATTGCAGATGAAGCAATATTTAATTTGACATTAATAGGATTTTTACCATTCCAACCATAATTAGTAGTAAGATCAGTATTTAATACGTAATTATAAATAGTTCCAGATAAATTTATTACTACTGATTGTACAGAGCTGGCAGGATTGAGTATAAACATAGTTAATAAACTTTTTTGTTTGAATAGAATTCTAATCTATTTAAAATATACATAATGATTCCTCCTAATAGAAATACAGATCATATAATGGATTTAAAGATAGGAGAAGGCGCGATACCTTCTCCTATCTCATATCAGTTGTCTTAAGAACCCCAGATATTCCGTCTATTTTCAGGAAGATTATCTCTATCAATATAAACAGGAATATATCCAGTTTTCATTTCAAAAGCAAGAACAAAAGGAACAATATAAGAAGTATAATTCATTTCACAATTTTGATCAAAGAGTTCACCGTATAACGACATACAAGAACCAGTACAAATACCAACAACAGGACATGATTTACAATTATCTCTTTGAGACCAGTGAGTAATTGCATCTAATTTAACATTAGTAATATCAGTAATAGATCCACGTTGTGTGATTTTCCATTTAAAGCAATATCAAGACTGCTAGCATTAGGGCAAGAAATAATATTACCTGACATATCAACAGCTAAATAAAAAGCACTATTCATATTACAGAAATTATAACTGGTTATCTGACTTTCATCAAATAGAACATATGTTTTATCTCTGATGAAACTAATGATATTGCCAAGATTAAAATTAGCATAACTTTTATCGTTTGTCCAATCGAGTGTTTTTTTGAGTATCTTAGTTATTTAAATTAGCAGCAATATTTACCATAGTAATTGTTCCTGTATTTTCTGCCACAGTATATGTCTCCTGTGTCTCTATGGTTGATACTATATATAATTTATTCTATACGATAAATTGTAAAAGTTAAGGATAGGATGAGCCTAGGCTCATCCTATCCTTAACCACATAAAATAAATCATTTATTTTCTATAATTGACAATCGTCTATCTATATCTTTTATTGCTTCTACAATAATACCCATCATATTTCCATAAGCAACACTTAATGTATCATTATTATTAATGACAACTTCTGGTAAAACCTTTTGAATATCCTGGGCAATAAGACCAGACTGGCGTTCTCCAGTATCTATACGAGTGTATGTATATCCAGTCAATTGTTTAATCTTACTGATAGAATCCTCAATAACTTTTAAATCTTTCTTTAATTTAATATCAGAATATGCAGTAAGATTTGCCAGTGCCACTAAGTTACCAGAAGTATCAATAGTCATTAGTGCATTTCCAGCATCGGTATTGTCCATAATTCTGAAATAGCCATTACTAGCATCAATAAATTTATCAGCCGGTGTTGTTCCAGTACCAACAACCCGAATAGAATTAAATGGAGTATTGGAATTTGCACTCACATTAGATGTATAATCTTCTAATGTAGTATTTAATACTGTCGTTGATACATATTCGGAAAGATCAATGTTTGCTAAAGCTGTAGCTAATGCAGTATTCGTTACATAGTTCTGTAAAGTTGCTGTTAGTATTTTATTTGTTACATAATCAGTTAAATATGTACTAATATTATCAGACATGACATAATCGCCAGCAGGGCTATATTCAGCCAATATTTTATTTAATGCATCTAAAGTGACATAATCCAATAATGTAGTATCAAGATCGGTGATTTTTTCATAACTATTTAAATCTTGTATAATCTGAGCAATACTGCTATCAACTGATTGTTCGAATGTAACAAGTTCGTTTGTTAAATCTGATTGTCCAGTACCAACTGTCTGTGTAATCTCTGATAGAGCTGTTGTGATAGCAGCATTCACAAACCTGGTATTGGCAGCGCCAGATGAATTATTATCAGTAGCAAGATCTGGAACATTACAACTTTCTGTAAAGGTAGCATTGGTTGTATCGGCTTTCGAATTTAAAATATTGAAAAGATTAATATAATCATTTATATTACATAATGTTTTTAAATTGGCATAAAGTGTAACACCATCACCTATTTTAATGATACCCGTGCTACTATCTATAGTAATTAGACCATATGGAATAGGAACTGATGTATTATTCCAATCTGCTTGTGTGGCATTTAATCTTTGAAAAATACCTTGAATAACTATGGGTGTTGACATAGACATATACTTCTCCTATCTCTTAAACGAGTTCATTGATTGAAACACCAGTATTGACCAATAATTTATTAACAGAATCATAAGCAAATGACAAGACACATATTCCTGTTAATGTAGGAATAGATCCTTGAGGAAAGAATATGTTTGTAGACCAATTAGGACTATAACCATTTGAGTAAATCATTAACTGATATGTAGCATTTGGAACAGGATTACAAAATGCTATATTGCAGTTTCCTACTAATGTAACATTAGCACTCTGCCACATACTTAAATCCCAAGTTATATTTGATGAAAACTGTATAGGACCTCCGGCTGGAGCCTGTACGGCTTTCCAAGTGTTAGGTTTATCCAGTTTCGCAGTTTTTTCTAACTGACCATATATCTGTATTGCTGTTAAGTAATTACTTAGAGTACTGGACAATGTATTTGTTGATACATAATTCTGTAATGCAGATGAAATAGAGTCATTCATAAAATCTGTTGTAGAATACTCACTTATTATTGAATCGAAAGACGATATTGATAAATATTCTTGCAAAGTAGACGCCAATATAATGGATGTTACATAGTCAGTAAGAGTTTCGGCTAAGACTACATTTGTTACATAATTATTTAAAGTATCTGTAAGATCGGCTGTTTTTACATAGTTTCCAATAGTACTAAGAAATATATTAGTTGTGACAAATGTATCTGCCGTACCACTAATGGCTCCAGATAATTCATCATAGAGTGTTTGTAATGCAGCCGTTACCCATTTTGTATTTGCAGCATATAAACTATTATCTCCACTAGGAGGGGTAGGGACTTCAACACTGTTTTGAAAAATAGGATCTTTAATAGGAGCATATGATGAGACATCTCCCAATGCAATAAGGTCAGCAACAGTAATTATAACAGGAAGATCTCCGTATAGGGAAGTACCATCGCCTAATTTTATATTTCCATCTGATGAAATAACAACAAGACCATAAGGAATAGCAACATTAACATTTGACCATGTTTGATCACTACTTGCTATTCTTTGTATTAATCCATTAATAGGAATAACATTTGGTTCTGTCATAGAAAAATCCTTCCTTAATACAGGTAGAAAATTATTCATACTATGGCTTAAAATACGTCATATATTTTATTATATAACTTTTAACATCCTATAGTAATTTTCTCAAATTATGGAGTTATTTATATGCCATTTAGAGATACCAAAATAGAAGAATCAGTCATTCAAATATTTGATCCTGTTATTGAACAAGTCGTTCGAGGTATGCTTATTCGCTTAGGTTTGTATGAAAAGGTAAGAGATTATATTTCTATTACTACAGATTATAGATCTGCTTCTAAGACATCGGATGATTATCATAATGCATTATTAACAAGTGATCGCTGCGATGTTTCAGTCGAGTATAACTTAAATCCTTCAGATACAAAGTGGGAGAATTTAAAGTTTAAGCATGTCAATCCTGCTTATTATGCTATAAAAAATACTCAACATGGTATCTTCTATGATAAGTTTGCTGATATAAAGATTGTTGAAATAGATCTTCCTGCATCGATTCAGCTCAATTTTGCTATTACATATAAGAATACTCAAGATGCATATAGTGTTTTAAATACACTATATCTTTTAAATCCAAAAGATACAACTTTTAACTTTACAGATGTTGTTTATCATTATCCCATTAATAGTGATTTACTTTATATATTAAATACGATTTACAATATGCTCGAGTTAGATCAGACAAAACTACCATTTGAAGATTACATTAATAAATTTTCTGACAACGCATTGACTAAATTAGTTTCTAGAGATGGAACACAGGAACAATATGTCATCAAAAGAAAGTTATTAAATATTTTAGGAACATTTGATATTCAACAGTCAAAACCAGAACCTAATAATCTAGAAGAATCCCTTGATTCATTTACTATTAATTTCACATATACTTTTCAGTTCAATAATCCTATCTTATTAAGAGCATGTTTTCCAAGTGTTATAAATAATAAACTTATCCCGACATATATGATCCCACCATATAAAGAAACATACTTTCCAGCATTGGCAGGAATCTATCAAGAGAAATGTATTAATAGTTTTTTGAATAATAATAAATCTTTACCAAATCCTGTATTACGAATTCCAATCTGGAATGATTTTGTTGTCCCAGATTCTCTTTCCAAATTCTATAAATTTCAGCCATTTTTTATATCTGTTGTATTGTTAGATGATGGTGATGTGACTAATATCCCATTACAAGAATTACCGGACGACTTAAAGTTTCATGATATTGTTATAGGATTAATGAAAGAACACGGTCCTGAAATTTTTGATAATACTGGCTTGTTAAATATATCTGTATATTGTAATGGTGTTCTTGTTGATAAAAGTAAATTGTCTATAGATAATGAGCTTAATCTACTTATTAATGTTTCGAATAGAAGAGCACAATATCAGCTCGTTGTATCAGAATGCACATCTTTTAATTTTATTTCACAAAAATGGATACCTTATTTAATAAGATACAAAAGTTTCTTTCCATTATTGATTTGTAGGAATCTTAATAGTATTTTGAAATTAGGTCATTTTAGATTAGTTCACAATGAAAGATTATTATCTATCATGAAGAATTTATTGAATAGTGGAGGAATGGATAATATCTTAAATGAATTCATTGAGAATGGAAAGTGTACAGAATCTATCTATGGCTATACGACTTCTGCCGAACAATTATTGGATTATATGACATCTGTGGGTAATGATAAAGGATCTACTATTTTTGATACGTTCTTGTTATACTGTATGAATAATTGTATTTTAACAACAAGAGATATTGAACCACTAGATATCATGAGTTCGCCTAATAAAAACTATTTAATTCGTGGTGTAAATACAATGAACTCTGGTTCTATTAATCTTCCATTGCGAGCTTTTAATACTAATATTTATATAGATTAAAAAATCAAACTTCTGTAAGAGAGGCAAAACCTCTCTTACAAGAAAACAGATAGAAAGGTGAAAATATGCCACTTCCTACTGGAAAAGGTATCCCTCCGGTTATTACAGATGGATCACAATCTCCTGGACAAGATCCAGTTGTTGCATTAGATAAAGTAAAGTATGTAAAAGATACTTTTATTACAAGAACTGCTATTGATCCAAAAACATATGCTGAAGAATATGGTAATTTATTAGGATATATTAAAGGATCGTATGTTATAGTTACATATTACAATAACGATACTGTATCAGATCTAAAATCTCAGACTATTGATCAGACAACAATTTCAAATACGATTCATGAATCATATACTAAAATTAATAAAATGGAATTGATCTTTTCAGAACAACTTCAATTTAGTTATGATAAGGATAGAAATGTTTCTATTATCAGTGGTGTTGCTTTAGTATATCCTGGCATTGTCCCTATAAAAGGGGATTTATTTATTATGACATTAAACGATGGTAAATCCGGTATTATGCATATTGGTTCGGTTGAACGTATTGGTTATAGACAAGGAGCGTTTCATAAAGTTACATTTACACAGAGATATTACGCAGAAGATGATTCTTTTGCTAAAATAGAAGCAAGTGTTTCTAATACTGTAAATTTTGTAAAGTCTACATTTCTTGGAGATAGTACAACATTATTAAAAACAGATCAGTTTAATCAATTAAAAAGATTAGAAGCTATTAAAGATACAATTATTAAATATTATTATACTAGATATTTTAGATCTGATATTGGCAGTATCATGCATCCTTCACCAGAAAACTATTATGATCCTTATTTGGTTAATTTCTTAACAAGTAGAATAAGTATTAGACAGTCTATTAATAGAGCAAAACAATTATATCCATCATTACCGTATTATGAATTTTCTATATGGGATATGTTCAATGATAAATTTAATACCGATGTTACAATCCTTATGAATAATTTTTCTTTTTATCAGTTAACCCCAACATACTTTGATGCAAACATTACATCGCTTATTAATCAGAAATTTATTATTTTATCAAATCCGAATGATATCCAAACTCCATTAACAGGATCTATTGATGGTGATGAACTGATCGGTTATTCGATGTATAAGAATTCAACTAAGATAAGTGAAGATTCTTATTATATCTTTAGTAAAGCTTTTTATGATGCAGAAATTGATAAGATGAACGATTTAGAGAAATTAGTTTATGATACAATTACTAATAAGTCTGTAACGGATATTACATCATTTTTAGATATAGTTACAGTATATAACAAGCTATCGCTCAGTGATGGTTTTTATACCATTCCTATTTATATGTGGCTTATTGATATGGCTATTGCGACTCTAACTATAAAGGATTAATTATCATGCAACGAAGCATGCCGCGTATTTATAATTCATTCACTGATCATATCAATATGGCATTATACGATTTAAGAGTTCCTAGTACAACAGCCAATGTACCACAAGCTGTTCTAGATGGTGATTTTTTAGCGATGCCATCTGTTCTAGATTCTTTCTTTTGTAACCACGATGAGATCGATGAAGCTGATGAAGAAACAGGATTATTGAGAACTGTATATGAAGATATTAGTGAGACTTTTTTTACAAGAAGAACAATTAACAATATGGTTCAATTTAATAAATCTAAAATATTATTTACGATTGTGAACGATATGGATGTATTATACATTCTTCACAATATCGATGGTTATTTAAGAGAAATTAAAAATCTATTAAATGAAACAGAAGTCAGAGAGTATGTAAGAGATCTTATTTTTCTAAGAGAAAATATTGTTACATTGGCTAAGAGAGTTCTAAATATTCATAAAGACTGGAAAGAAAAATATATTAAAAATACTAATGCTGCTACTGCAATTGCTATGTTTTCTGGTGAAAATCCAGATGATATTATTTCTGCTATTTTTGCATGTCCTATTAATATTAAAGCACTGGAAGCTATGGATAAAAAGAAGAATATTATCCTAGAAAAAGATCCTACTATAAATGTCGACCCATTAGAAAATGACAAATCTTCATCAAGTAACTTTAGTTCATATATTTAAAATGGAGTTGGATGTATGTCTACAACATTAAGTCCGGCTATGCAGCTGGCTATGAATTCAGTTATTGCATCACAGAAAACAAATGAATTCATTGTAGATTTTACAATTTTAAATGATGATGATGCTACTTATAAATACTCACCAGAAATTATTGATAAAATTGTTATTGGATGTAAATATATTGAAACTATTACAGATGCTATCTATATTTACTTTAAAGTAGCTCCTACTGATTATATCAATCTTTATAAAAACCTATCTAATATTAGAATAAGTATGGTATTAACTTATAAAGATCCCATTACTGGAGAAAAAGATTATACAAAAAATCCTATTAAGATATCTGGAATTGCTATGTTAAAGAACCCCAAAGACCTTTATAAAGAATATAGCCCAGAACAATTACATCCTACAGATCAAGTTTCAAAAGTAGAATCTCATGTTAGTTTAAAAATACCTGTAGAACTACATGTTGTTAACTTTAATTTATATGCTATTAAGCAGATACAATTTCATACTACCTTTACAAAGACATATATAAATGATGCATTAGGTCATATTGCTAAAGCATTAAATATTTCAAATATGGAAATAAAACAGTCAGATAATACATACCAGTGGGAATATATTGTCATTCCTCCTGCTTATGATATTTCTAATATATTTACATTTCTTCAGAATAAATATGGTGTCTATAATAAAGGATGTTGTTGGTATTATACAAATGATGATGTTTTGTATGTATATCCATCATTTGAGACAAATCCTAATAATCAAAATATTGCAAAGATTTATAATGTTCCAGATTCTGTTATTAAAGGTTCTAAAAATTATCACAAGATAACAAATGATGTTATTGAAATCGTTAGTAATAGTAAAGTTAGTCACGTCGATAAATCACAACATAGTGCCGAAAACGGCGCTACTAGTTACAGCTTTGTTAGACAATCTTCTATATTAGATAATTTTGTTAATAATGATAGTGGTCAATCTTCTGCTAGTGTTAATAATACATTGACTGTAGCTACTGCTAAAAATAGAACTCTCTCATCCATCAATAATAATAATGATAAATTTATTCAAAACGCATCAGACAACTTATGTATGTATAGTAGTAGAATAGCTGAAGGAGATTGTTCTATGATCTCCTGTGAATGGTTCCAATGTATTCCTCTTTATTTTAGACCAGGACATCGAATAGAATATTACTTTGATAATAATGGAGCATTCTCAAAACAGACGGGTATATTAGATGGAGTTATTTACAAGATAGAACCTGTAAAAAGACAATCGAGTGAACTTAGTTATTCTGCAAAAGCAAAGATGGTAATAAGAGCTTCGTCCGATATAACAGCATTGATATCGTAGAAATCGAGAAAGGGGGGTCTTATGATGGACGATTTTATAGAATATTTAATTAATTGTATGCGACTAAATACAGTAGACAAAGCTGGTTATATTGATGATATTAATGAGATACTTACAACTATTAATAAAAAATCACCGATCTATCAAACTTGTTTATTGTCTAAGAAAGATAAAGGTAAGAACATTTCAATGTATATCCTTGTTATAAATTATTGCATAGATCCAAATATAGCATCTGTTTACATTATGAATAATAACTCTAACAGTTATAATTATGCCGAGTTGTACACAACAGTTCTTAATAATATCAATGATTATAAGAATGCTAATATAGATACAAGTATACATTATTTTGTTGTTGTTGATAAGTTTAAGAATATTGAAGAATTTGTCGATACTATTCATATTCAAAATATGAATAATCTCTTAGTACATAATGCATTATATCACAGAAAACACTTTATGGTACATTAATGGCTATCTTTGATACATTTGATATTCTTGGTGATGTTCTTTCTAAAGATAAATTTAATTATTATACATTTAATTTTGGTAGAATTATTGATAAAAAATATAGTATTGAAAACTTAAAAGTTATCAGACCTATAGCATCGGACAAATATGATATCATAGTTTTAACATTAGAAACTGTAGAAAAATTTATATTAGTCGTAACAGTAAATAGATCTATTAGTGATTTTAAATATGATGTATCAGAAGTAACGAAATCTATTTATAGTTTTGTTAATGATTACAACACTGATAATGATTACGTATTTGTTTATAATGCTGAAACAAATAACTTTAATAAATCAATAGGCGACCTTTATTTTTCATTAGAACAATATGACAATTGGTTAAAACAAATGATAGATACTGTGAAGAGATTTACTATCTCTATTTAGCGTATGAAGGGATGGCCTAGGCCATCCCTTCATACATCTTGATCTTTCATCAATGTAAATATATTGAATGTTAATTCATGTTCTATCAATTTTCGTGTATTCTCTATTTTACAATTTGACCAGAACTTATTACCTATGAGAATAGGGATATCTCTATTCATAGCCTTCATTAAATTCTGGCTATGTACAGTATCCCGTTGTAGAAAATATGTATACATAATGATCTCTAAGTATCTATAGTCTCTTAAGAATTCCATCCAATTATATTGTCTTAAGTTTTTAATATAACAATATTTTAAAATATGTTTTATATAAGATACAAAATCTCTATCTCCTAGTCTTAAACTATTAAGAAACATATCGCTTCTTAATGATTTCTCTTTTACTAATTTTATATTTGTAACCATTTCTTCTATAAATAAATTATATTCACTTCCTCTAAATCCAAAGAATTGATCTTTTGCAACTTCTTTTGTATAATCATAATTATCATTGAAATAAGCATCTCTTAGTAATGACTGGTACTGATTTATCAACCAGTTATTCATGAGATCATCTAACATAAAACATAATACATATCTGTGAATATAATTAGAAACATTGTCATCTGTTTTCTGTAGATTAAAGGTCTTTAAATAATTAACAAACTGTAGACCTAAAGCAACAACATCAATACCAATAACAATATGAGAAGGACATTGTTCTTTGAATATTATCTTATCTAGATAAGTATTAAAAGTTAACTCATTACTCTTTATATCCATTATACGAACGGGACGAATATGTTTCCACATATCCCATCCTTGTTCAAATGGTAATGTTTGTAAAGGATCTGTACTTTCGATTGGAATAATGTATTCATTACATCTACCTTTGTCAGAACTCACAAAACTATTTATTCTAATAGTATTTGTTTCATTCATATCAAATATACTTTCTAATTGATCTTTGTCATTTAACATAACATCAAAGTATCTAGAAACATCAGTTTTTCTTTTAAGTACCATATTCTCTACATCCATATCTAACAAGATTTTCTTTATAAGTTTAATAGCACCACTTTCAAAACTATTAGAATATAAAAACCTTTTATAAATAAGATTCTTTCTTACATTTAAACTATTTATATACATATTTGTTTTTGGAAATACTTTTCCATTTAAATGTGGTAAATATGTTTGCATAGATCGAAATAACATAAACCATTTCCTCTCTAAAAGAGTTAATCATATAATAGATTTTTAAATGATACTTTTATTGTAAAAAAATAAATGTGAATATAATATTGTGTAGAGACTTCGCCGAGAAATCGGTGATTTCTTAGAGGGATATATATGTCGCATTTTTCAAACGAAATGTGAACATATATTATTTATTTGGTTATAACCATGTTCCTTGTCGACGAGGAACACAAGTAAAAGGGACTAAAAAATGTCTAGTGTTTCCGGTTTTGGTACTCAGGAAAGCGATTCTCCCAAGGCTCCGCAGGGCGAAAAGCAGGCTCCTGGTTTCAGCAATTCTCAGCAGGAAAAGAAGCGTTCTCTCCTGCACAGTTCATTGTCCGAATTTGACAGCTTCTCGACGCAGTCCCCGCAGCTATCGAAGTTCGTCGAGCGTATGGAAAAGGAAATCCCCGGCGCCAAGGTCGTTCGCATCCCTGAGCCGTCCAACACTCTGGCGGTGATGGTCGACAACATGTTCTATGTTCTGCTGTTCCCCGACATGGGCGTTCAGTTCGGAACTCTTGAATTCAAGCGCAAGGCGTTCATCGCTTATTTCCCGAGCGTTCGCAAGCGCCTCGAAGCTGATTTCGCGAATTGCACCATCATTCAGAATGCCATCGTCATTCCCGAAGACTACCAGAACGAAACTCGCGTCGGCGCCATCATCGCCCATCTGCGGTCTACGTTCTCGGCGAACAAGCCTGGCAATCTGGATGTCTACGGGTCGATCAGCTTCTTCAAGGGTTCGACCTTGACGATCTCGACGTCGTTGGCTGAAGTCCACAACTACTACGATCGCCATTGGCCGTTCGTGACCAAGCCGCGTTTCGACTACGGCATCGTTGTCAGCTCTCCTGTTCGTGACGAACTGTCGGTCTCCAACAACGAACCGACGGAACCGAAACAGCTGTTCGTCGTCGGCGGCTACACCAGCTTCGTTCGGACCAATCCTCCGAACAACTCATTGGCTCGCGAAAAGCTTCCGCATGTTCTGGCTCCGATCGTGCACATTTCTTCTGTGTTCTCGATCATGCCGATCAATGCCTTCGCTCCTCTCGCCATCGGCCTGGGTGGGTCGAAGTTCCTCTATGATGGTCTGTGGCTGTCGCCTTATACTTCATTCGAAAGCGGAAAGCCGAACCTCGGCCGCCTGATGCCGGATGTTCTGGACAACAGCCGCAATGAACTGATGTCGTGCGACAACATGGACGACGTTAAGCAGTTCGTCCAGATCGCCTGCTTGACTCCTGTTCTGGCTATCGATAACATCCCTGGCGTTCCGACGCTGTCCATGCTCAAGCTGTTCATGGACGATGGCAACAACAAGCGGGTCATCGATGCCTTCAGTGACTTTATGGGCAAGCCGTATGATGGCAATAGCGACATCTTTTCGGTCGCTTCGACGGTCATCACCGGCATCGTCAACTACCCTGACAGCCCGACCGATAGTCGCGTCGTCGACTATATGTCACTGGTCAGCGGTAAGGGATATCCTGCTGAGGAAATCTCGAACCTGCTGGACGTCTATGAGAACCAGCATTACCAGGCTTCGATTGTCGCCAAGCATTCGAAGTTCATTCCGCTGTCGTACAACATTGTCAGCATCCTGAAGCCGTCTTTTGTGCAGGCCCTGGTCAATGCTATCAACAACGGCGTGACCATCAAGCAGTCCAACAGCAATACCAGCAGCAGTAACACCAACTGGCTGATCGATATGGCCAAGGGCTATAGCGAGGCTCGTCTGAGCATGGGTGCCAATACTGTCGAAGGTGGTCTCGGCGGCATGTACCTGTAAGTTCGTTTCTGGAATGTATGGTAGGGGTCGAAAGATCCCTACCATCATTTCTTTTATTTTTCTTAATTGAGGTTAATTATAAATTATGATATTATCTTTAGATAATATACATATATATTACATTTTTGCATACATACAGAGGGGATCAAATGCATATTAACAAACTCAATCCTGATGCTATTTTAAATTTAGAATCTACATCTACGTCTACTAAAGAGATCGTTAGACATGTTGGTTTTTGTAACTTAGAAGAATTATATGCTGGATCAAAAGAAGCTATTTGTTTAAATGAAATTCCTTTAGGAAATAAAGATTATGCACAACAGCGTAATCGTATGTTATTCTCAAGAAGTGGTGATTTGAGTTTTATTGCATCTTGTGAATGTGGGCATTATTTTGGTAATTATTATAAAGGACAAATTTGTAATATTTGTCACAGTGAAGTTATTGACGATTTCGCTGCTTATAACAAAATTCAACATAAAACTTGGTTATCTATTCCACATGGTATCAAAGTACTTCATCCTATGTTTTATAAGCTTCTTACAAATTCTTGGTTAAAGAGTGGGTACCTAGAAGCAATTTTAAACCCTAATGCACAATTACCTCCTGAATTAGAAATGCATATTGATGGACAAGGTTATGTTTATTTCTATGAAAATTTTGATAAGATCATAGATTACTTTGCACGTATCAATAGTGTTACAAGTAAGAAACCAATTACGAAAGATATTTTAGAAGTTATTGCAAAGAATAGAGATTTGGTCTTTACAAATAAGCTTCCTATTTTGTCTAGTGTTGTTCATTCTGTTACAAACGATGGAACACATGGTGGTCGTCAATTTGTTGATTCTGGATCTAAACTTATCCTTAATGCTGCTACTGATTTACAATGTATTTCAGATAGAGAAACAGTTCGAGTAAAAACATTATTGAAAACTATTTATGATGTTTATTCATCTTATATCAGTTATATCGATGAAATCATTAGTGATCGTATTGGTGCAAAAAGATCTATTTTCAGAGGTCAGATTTTAGGGACTAGAACACACTTTTCTTTTAGAGGTGTTATTTGTCCACATGAAGATAAATATGATCATTTGTACTTGCCATGGTCTATGGGTGTTAATACTTATAAAGATCACATTATTGGTAGATTAATTGATGATTACAAAATGGCTCCTGGAGATGCTGTTCTTAGACAACGTATCGCCTTGGTTGAATTTGATAAAGATATCAATGATATATTTATTAAACTTATTAACGATAGTCCATTTGAAGGATTACCAACGACATTTTGTAGACACCCTTGTTTAAAACGTGGCGGTGTTCAATTCTTGTATATTACTAAATTTAAAACAAACATACATGATAATACTATTAATATTGGTGTTCCTGTTAGTCATGTTACGAAGGACCCGAATGCAAAGTTAATTGGCCTACTTGAAAGTAATTTCAAGATAGAATTCTCCTTAATTGCGGGAAAACCTCGTTAAGCATCATATACCAAACATCCCTCAGAAATGAGATATACAGGATGTGGCCAATCTAATCAATTGGGTATGGTAAAAACTATGATGATAGAGAAAGTCCGCAGCGAAGCTTCTACGGAACATCGGATGATGTGCTATGAAGAACGTTCAACGATCATGGGTTTATCACCCAGTAGACTCCCAAGTGGGAAAGAAATAGGAGATACCCTACTCCAATTGGACAGGGTAAAGATATGATCTGGTCCACATAAAGATATGTGGCGGGTAGAACATACCGGGATATGAGAGAGATAACTTCAACGACATATCTGGACACAACGGACTTTGACGGAGATGAGATGACTGGTAATCCTATCTTTGAAAATGAAGCTGCTCGTAAGTTCAGTGTTCTGCATCCAGCAAATCGTATTCATAATACAAAATCATTTGGTATTGCATCTGGCGTATCTTTGACATATCCTGTTCTGTCTACATTAAGTGCATTCTTGTCTTCTGATTAGGAGTATAACCATATGTCATTTACTATGACACAGTTAGGTGCATTTCCTCTTGCTGGTAATCTTTTAGGTGGTGGCGGAAACGATGCCATTGTTAACAAGATCAATAACTCATTTCAAAGTAATAACTTCTTTGGAAATATTCAAGACGATTTTACAAGTATTCGTAAATCCTTTGTTGATACAGTCATTCGTGATATTCGTATGTCTGAAGTTAAGTTCAATGAGGCCATGACTACTATCGATGTACAAGAAAATAATATCAAACCGTTAGAAACATTAGATGATCTTAGAGATACACCTTCTATTATGTTCCATCCTATTATTACATATGCGCCAGTATTGAATCTATTAAAACAAGGAAGAATTAGTGGATTTGGATTTGATCCAGAACATATTGATGAAGAAGATGTTTATGGAAGATTAATTAATAATGGTAGAGTTGATGATGTTATGGAAGCCATGGATGAAAATGGAATTGTTACATTTAAAAATGTTTGGTATAGTGACGATCCTGTATTAACAAGAAGTGAATTAGATGCCATTGAACGAACTCGTGATTTTGTTGATACTGTTATTAGAGTAATGAAGTTAGATCCTACAAATCCAGATTGTGATTTAGGATAAAATTTTATGATGGGGATGGGTGAAAATCCATCCTCATTATAAACTACAAGGATGTAGAAAATGGCAACAATTGTCATTCCAACATTAGGACCAACTGGTTTATTAAAAACCGGTACCGATAAAGTAACATATATGTTGAATTATTTTTTTAGTATGAAGGCGGGTATTTCTGACTTATTTCCAGATCTATTAATTAGTAATCATGACTTATTAACTCGATATGAAAATACTCCTGATCAGTATGTAGCAAATACTAAAAAACAACTAATGAATGTTATGGCAAGATTATTTGGAGAAAATAACTATACAGTTGAAGTTACTTATAATGCATCAAGTAAAGTTGGATTTTATGATATTACTATTGAAATAATGTGGATCGAAGATGGACAATGGAATAGTTTAACTTCTAATGTTAATATAACCAATAATCAAATAACCATGTCATTCACATAAGGGAGAACTAAAATGTCATTTGATTTTACAAGAGATTTATTAGCGAAACTCGGTGGACATAGTGCTGTAGATGAAATTAATAGTTTTTGTAAGACTGCTTTAAAAACCCTTGATGATATTTCAAAAAAGAATAATACTTTTACATTAATGCAGTTTAAAAAGTTTATGCCTATTTTTTATTCTAACAATAGTAATAGAGAAGATGAAAAATATAAAAAATTAGTGGAAGAATTTATGGATCGTAAAATAGATTTCTTTGAAATGATTTATGTTGTTGATAACAATGATCCCAATCTTGTTCTTTTCAGATTACCAAGATTATTTAGACGCCCTAAAGATACTGCCGAAAGAAGTAGAAATGATAGAATTGGTTTAAATGCATATGTTAATAAAACATCAAGTCAGATTCCTAGAGACTCAAGTGCCGCTTGGGGTGTTTTATATAGAGTTTTAGATAAAAAATTTAATGTAGATGGTATAGAGATTGAAGAAGCACAGAAAGAATTTATGGACTGTATTAAGTCTATTAGAGATTTTATTCAGAATGGTCCTCCTAAAGAGATAGAAGAAACAAAAATCAATGAACAAGATAGCACAGAATGGGAAGTCCCAGACGACAACTGATTTTGGTATTATTAATTTAACTGATGTTCATTTAGGACATTATAAAACACCGAGTCAATATATCATTGATAATCTTTATATGTATTTATTTCCATTATTAAAACAAGAAACTACAAAACTTCTTTTGATCAATGGTGATTTTCTAGATACACTTTTGTATTTAAATCCTAGTGTAAATATCATTCTTGGTTTTATAGTTGATCTTCTTTATCGGTGTAATAAAGAAAGTATTGTTGTTCGTGTTGTGAGGGGTACATATTCTCACGATAGAAATCAAATGTCATTATTTAAATTACTGTATGATAAACACAAGTTTACAAACGATTTAAAATACATAGATAAATTAACATATGAAAACATCAATAGTTTAAATAGATCTTTTATCTATATACCTGACGATTTACCATATGAGGATAGTTATGCTATTATAGAAGAAGTAAAGAATTTGCTATCTATTAATAACGTATCTCATGTTGACTATGTGACAGTTCATGGCAACTTTGCACATGCTCTTCCAGAAAATATATCATTACCAAAGTGTACTTTTTCTGCTGAGCAGTTTAAGGATTTTGTTAAGAAAGCAGTGTTATGTGGACACATCCATCTTGTGTCTGTTTATGAAAATGTATACTTTAGTGGATCTTTTGATAGACTTGCTCATAATGAAGAAGAACGCAAAGGATTCTTTTATATATTAGATATGGAAAATGGATTTACTCCAAAGTTTATAGAAAATAAAAATGCTATGCCTTATATAACATTTAATATGATGAACATAACTGATCTTGATGATATCATTTCTGACTTTGATAAAAGAATGGATAAGTTTTATAAGGATAGGTCTGTATATGGTTTTGTTAGAGTTATTCATAATTCAAAAGAAGTAAAAACTATATTAACAAGATATGTAAAACAAAACTACACAAATATTATCTTTACTTATAAAAAAGATAAAACAGAAAAAGATAATCAATTTAAGTTACATCAAATGAAAGAGATTAATAAAGATAGACCAATTCCAACTCCAGATACATTACCAAAGTTAATTCACGAAAGATTAAAACTAAAATCAAATATCGAATTATCCGAAGAAATGATACAGTCTATTCTTGATAGTCTCGACGAACCATTAATTTAGGGGAGGTATTTCGTGTCTTATCAGTTTCCAGCTGTTAATAATACAGATGTATCCTCTAAATCTGGAGATCTTATTCTTGGTGGTAGTATTGGAATTAATAAGATTCTTCTTTACTTTAGAGAAAATGCGCATAAAGCCAGAAGAAAAGAATGGGATTTATTCTTTGTAAACGTTTATACATTAGGAAGAAACTGTTTTAGATCAGGAATGAAGTTAGACGAATTTGTATTTGGAATTGATAATGAAATAGAGAAATTAACAACGTACTATAGTGCTTATACACAAGCAAGAGAAACTAGAAAAGTAGGACTCATTTTTTACATACCAGATTATGAACATATTCCAAGATATTTACGATTAGAAAAAACTGGACAGAAAAAAGAATTTGATGAACTTTATAGAGAATTGTTAAAAGCTCATAAGAAAACTAAATATGTAGATTTAACAGAAGATGAAAATATACAAAGATTTTTAATAAATGTTCAAGATGCTGTATATCCACACAAAGCTCTTCCTCTTATAACCGGTAAAAAATTCGGTAATGTAGGAACATTATTACTATCACACGTTGCTATGGATTATCATCTCTATAAGAGTTATAAGAACATCAATGTCATTGAGTCGCATCAAGGTAATATTTTAGAATATCAAGATTTTGGTAAAAAACTTATCAAAGATGTAAGAGTACCGTTTAATACAATAACACATCGGGTATTTGGTGACAGTACTGTATTAAAACCTCTTCTAGAAAAAAAAGATAAGAAGAAATTATTAGAAAATATCAAAACTAAAAATTGGTTTATTAGAACAGACTATGAATTGAAAAAGTTTATTTTAGAAACTACCTCTATTAAAGAGACCGATTTAGATTTTCTTAAATTATAATTTATGCTTAGTATACATGATATGTAGTTTTTTAACAATCCAAAAGACCTTTGACAAGGAAAGCCATCGATTATGTCTGACCAAAAAAGCTATGAGCAGAAGCCCTTCGAGCCGAAGCCTTACGATTTTTCTCGCCTGGTCAATCTGCGAGGATCGGATAACAAGGATGCTTCTCTGAATATTGGCGTCTATAACGGCAACGCATCCTTGGCCGTCATGGTCAAGAATGTTCAGGGCGGTCCTGTGTTCAAGTGGAATCTGAGCCGCAATGCCATGGTGGTTCTGCGCAGCAAGTTTCGTAAGCTGCTGGTAGAGCAGCATCCCGAGACCCACGAGACGATCAATCTCACGATTTATGATGACAAAGAAAAGAAATTCATGCCCAACGGGTGTGTTGTCATCGGTCGGAATGACAAGAACGTCTGTTATATCGCTGTTAATGGCCAGAAGGCTGAGCGGTTGCGGTTCAACATTCGGGCCAGTCTGAACTTTGAACTTCAAACTCCTATGGATGAAGTCGGCCGTTCAAACATCGGTGTCGAAACCATCATCGAACAGCTTGGTGCCGACATTCCTTATGCTGTTCTTCTGACCAGCTATAAGCGCGAATTCGCCGGCCAGGGCGGTCGCCCCAATAATAATACTGGTGGTAGTGGTGGTTATCAGAAGAGTGTTCCTCAGGAAGATATCTTCGGCGGCTGATGATCTGATATATACAAGATGACCAGACTCAAAGTCTGGTCATCTTGTGATTTTTCCTTCTTGTTTTAAAATATATATTACTTTACAGAAGCATCGAAAGGGGATTTTCGTATGTTAAAGATTATAAAGATTATTACCGAAACTGACCGCCCTCAATCAGGTATTGCTAAACTTGTTCATGACTTTGATATCAATAATTCCGACGACGATGTGACGTTTCATATAGGCGGTTCTTATAAAAAATTAGTCTCTTATGATAAGCAGAAAGAAAATCATTGGGATGAGTTAATGCTTCCGGCGAATGCTTTTCTCGAATCTTTACCAGAAGAATTTCAACGAGAAGTATTATTGTTCTTTATTAAAGCTAATCAGATTATTTCGACAAACATGTATGATCAAAAATCTATGAATGTTTCCCTGGAGGTTATTGGGGATCTATTAATAGAATTGTCAAATTCTAAGAATTCGAATATGAGTCTTCCTACAAGGCTTATTACATTTGTTAAAGAATCCGGTATCCCTGTTCCTAATCTCGATAAAGCTATGACTGAGCCACACCATACAAATTCATTAACATTTAAATATGTAGATTATGTTAATGTTATTGCTATTTCTGTTTTATGTAAAATGATTTGTCCTATTTGGGGAGAAATCATTCATAAGACAACATCTTTCATTTCTTCTGATATGAAAGAAATTTATTGTATTAAGATTTTAGACAAGTTATTAAGAACTAGTGAATTGGATACTATTGATTCTAAGTTTACAAACTATTTGGATAATATTATTAATCGTCGAGATAACAATGATAGAAGTAAGTTTACAGCTTCTATCAGCGGATATTCTCCTGTTCGTGTTCGTAAGTTTATTTATGCTACTATGCTTGTTAAGAAACTCATTAATATTGATCTATTAAAAGATGATTCTGATGTTATGAAATATATCGATACTTGTACAAAGAGTTCTTTCTCTGCTTTAAGTATGACAGTTAATCGTGGCAACAATGTCATGAGTAGAACAGAACTTACAGAATCTAGTGGTGGTGATGAAGAGTCTAATACAACACACCTCGAACATAGTTCGAAGGTATCGCAAATACCTGCTGATATTCCGATCATTATTGAGTATGGTGTTAATTGTCATATTGAAGCTGTTTGTAAGAACTACAATATTTCTTTTGATATGTTTAGGGATGCTGTTAACTATTATCGGAATAACATTGTACAAGTTAATAGCTTTAATACCACTATTGCTGGTTTGATCATCGGTCCTATTATCGGTGGTGCAAAAGGGTTACAATATCTTAATGCAGATACGTTCTGTAAACTCATTGTTGTAACTCAAATTTATTTAGCATTGAGTGGAAAATCTGCCCTTGTTAATTTGTTAACATGTAATACACCGAATGATAAGAAAGATAGTGCATTATCAACGGTTGGCAATCGTATTAATATGAGTTATAATCAAACAATTGAGTATAGAAATTGTATTGCATCGTTTCCTAATTCTATTGGTGATAATTCTTTTGTCAATGTTATTAATAGTCTTAAAGATTTTATTATTCTCTATGATCACAAATATAATACTGCTCCTATGTTATTCAAATTAATCAATCAGGATATTGAAAATGGAGAAGATGTTTATTATGACGATGAAGTTGTTCGTGATATTTGTAGAATAATTTTACAGGTCAGGAACTCTCAAATGCCTGAAGAAAAGATCGAAGAGTGAGTAGTATTATAAATTATATTTCTTTAGATCGAGATAGAAGTGTCCTCACGGGCACTTCTTTCGGTTATACGAGAATGATAAGTGGATTTTATCAACCTACTATTGTTGGAGACCCATTAGAAATTGAAGCTGATCAAAATATAACATATCCTAGTTTTATAAAATTAATAGAGTATGAATATCAATGTGGTAAAGCTTTTATCATTGAAAGACTGTGTTTTAAAGATGATAAGATGTACTATCCGTATCATGTTAGTTTTCATGATATTGAAGAAGGTTCACATTCAAATGACTATATCTTTGTTAACCATATTAATAATATTCATAAATCAATAACAAATACAAAGTTTAAACATAATACTCCACTTAGAGCATTTTGTAATAAACTTGATAGTAATTCATATCAGATAGAAAATCAATATATGAAATATTCAGATTTTTATAATACTGTAAGCCAGACGTTTTATGATACGACTGCATTAACGAACTTTTTATATACAGAAAAACGTAATAAGAGACCTATTATGGATGATTATAATTGGTATATATTTCCTAAAGTTCCTATAAGTGATACATTAAGTAATATTGCATTAACAGAACCTTTAACATTAGATCATTTTAAACAGAATGCTAATTATGGATTGGATATGTCAGAGCTTCATAAATTTGATTTATACGACATCAGTAACAAAATGAATATTATTGTTAATGATAAACAATTTGACGATATCTTTATGATGTTTATATCTTTGAAAAGGGCATATACTGATTTGCATTATAACTATATATTACTTAATGGTAACGTATTTGTAGATGATAATCACGATAGCATTTGTATCGATAGACTTAATAGAAAGTATCCTTTTAGAAATGCATATGGTCCTAAAGATGTACTTTCAGTAATTGTAAAAAAATTACTTAAGTATGCACAACACAATATCGATATCGCTAATAACATTAGTTGTTCTTTTATGAATAATCCATTATGTAAAATAAAAATTTGTATTCATATGACGTTTAACGACGAAGCTGTAATTATAGTTTATAATGAAGAGAATGTACGTGATTGGTTTTGTATTTATTTTGATTTAGCTTTATTGTTATTGACAAGCTCTAATTTCATTCGAACCGTCTAATCCTTGGAGGGACGAACTCATGGCTAACTTTATTGGTAATGATTATGAATTGAATAATAAAGGCATGTTTGAAAATAAATTTAATAATGACAAGAAAGTTGTTATTTATATATTCTCCCCTCGTAATTTTACTGATCAATGTATACGTCCTATGACATATGAAATTAATCGTGGTGTTCTTGGACAAGTTCAAGAGTGCATGAGCGATGCCGTTCATCAATGTAATGAAAATCTTGTTTTGAAATTAGCTGATGATATTAATGTTCAGGGAGCCATCAAATCACAATGGTCTCCTGATCGTATTGTTAAAGCCAGTGAGTTCAGTCATGAAACTGGCTGGACTTTTCTTATGTATATTGATAATCTTCCTATTTATAATAGCAGTGGTATTCAGATGCAATGTGCAAATAGTCGAACTATCTATTTTGGACGATTTAGTGACGAACCTATGAATCTGCATGGTACCATCAATCCCGATACTGTCATGATTATTCTTCATAAAACTGGCGTTACTGCACAACGATATGGTGATAAAGATCTTATTGGTCTCCAAAATGATACTGATATTATCCACGGAAATACTTTACAGTTCTTATCTGATCGCGATTCGTATTTGATGCGTCCTGAAGAATTAAGCAATGTTACCGATTTGACGAATAATACTTCTGTTACAATGATTACTGAAATGAATAAGCTTGGTAATCAAGGTGAAGCTATTATTACAAATACTAGTTTAAAAACACCATCTCAAAATATGGGTCATATTCTTCGCGGTATTGCTAAAACTAAGATTGATGCTCGTAGTCCTAATAATGGGATGATGCATTCTGATTTGTTACAAGAATCTTATTTTGATAGTCTTACAAACAATTTACGAGATGTTAGTTTTGGATCTTCCATTCTTGATCTCGATAGTTGTATTTCATTAGGTGATTTTGTTAGTCGATTTGACCCTAAAATTATTGATTTCAATGTTGGTAATGGATTTAACCAAAGAGATCAAAGTGTTGCATGTGCTTCGAATGCAGCTAGCTCTATGTTGGCACAGGTCATTCCTGTTGTTATGACACAGTATATGATTGCAAATGTTGGTTTTGTTTACAATAGCTTTTATGATAAACAACAATTAAATGTTGGCGGACGAGCCCTTGAAGTTACCCAGGGTACTCTTGGATATCTTGTCCCCAACCTTGATGAAGATACTAAAGCTCGTAATTTTCAATATTTTATTCGTGATCTTACAAATGGTATTTTTAAAGTTCTTGAATTTCAACGTGGTGATTTTGAACTAAGTGCAAGTGTCTGTTTTGCTGGTTTAACGCATATTAACTTTCATTATCTTTGCGACAATGAACGATATCGTGAAAACTATGAAGTTCCAACTATTCTTGGTGGTATGATTTCTCCGCTTATTGGATCTGGTGATGCGATTGGATATAACAGTAGAAATTTGAGTACCTTATTAGGTATTGGTATTGGTGATGATACTCGTCCTCTTCTTGGTATGGATGATGGTCCTTCTGAGATGCAGAAGCTTTTTGGTGCTATCGACGAAGGACGTAAGAATAAGAATTTTGGATCTATTGGTAACGGAAATAGTTTTATAAATAATAACAGCAACATCTTTAAAAGCAATAACGACGATGATCTTATTTTATAAAATATGATATCATATTCTAGAATTGAAACCGGAGTGGGTTGTTGACAACCCATTTCTATTCTTCAGAAAATCCAAGGGGACTTAAATGACAGCTGACATTGTTATGGTTAAAACCCATGATGTTACGAATTGTCTTAGATATTTAATTAACTTATCTGCGCCTGTTTATTCTACTGATGATGATGGTTATGTTATCGATTCTAATGATAATCGTATAAAGATTACTTCTGGTAAGGATGAGAAACGCCATGTATTATTATTCCAAGAAGTCTTTAATGATCAAGAAGCACTCATGCTTAACCCGTTTGCTGAGCTCACCACTGATCATCCTGCTAATCGTTTCTTCTATAGAACTGTTCGTGGCGGCGCTGTTGGTTGGATTCAATTTGCTTATCGCGAGCTTATCAAAGTAGCTGTTAAAGCTAAAGATAAATCTGAAAAGACTATTCCTACAAAATTAATTAATCTTGTTAGTGGTATTGTTGACAAGGTCGATGAAAAGACTCTTGTTGAATTTGATAAAATTCTTAAGAATGAAACTGATATGTTTGTTGATGTTATGTATCGCGATAAAACTATGATGTGTACTTTGAATGTTCGTCTTTTAAATAGTAAGCAAGAACTCATTGATGCTTATAAAGAAAAGTTCAATGTCCGTAAGGGTACTTGGGCAGTTCTTATGTATCTTACTGAAAAGATCTTTGATATTAAGACTATTGATGAACTTGAAGAAAAGTATTATGTAAAGCCTGAATTCGATGGTCCAGTTGCTCCGTGTCCTCGAATGATTTCTACTGTTCATTTATTGTACAAAATCTATGATAAGATCAATCCTATTATTGATATGGTTGATGGTATTTATACTAAGAATATGTCACAGTTTGCCATTCATGTTAATAATCTTCCCAAGTATATTAAAATTGCTAGTAGTGTTGCACAAGATGCAAATAAGATCAATTCTTCTGTTGCTAGAATTGTCCAGAAGCCTGCTCAACAGCAACAGAGTACTGGAAATTCAATGTTTGGTAATTTAACAAAATCAAATAGTCTCTTTGGTGATAATTTAAGTACACCTAAGAATGCATATACTGAACATCTGTTTGGTTCTGGATTTGGTAGCACTGGTTCATTTGCTAATTTGAATAATCAATCTAATCAGAATGGTGGTGGTATGTTTGGAGCCATGTTTGGTGGTGGTAGTTCATTTGGGAATAATAATAATAATAATAATAACTTTGGTTCTAATCAGAGTAGTAATTTTGGTAGTTTCAATATCGAAAAACCGATGCCATTAAATCGCGCCCCTATGGCTGGAGAAGGATCGAATTTTGGGAGTAATTCGTTTGGCGGAACTCCCGGAATGCCAAATATCCTATAAGGCCAATGAGATATAAGGAGGGTGTTGCCCTCCTTATATTTTTTAAAGGATAAGTCATAATGACAGAACCAAAAGATAGAGTTAGTTCTGTAGAAACATTTCATGGTTATGTTGCAGAAGATAAAGATAAAGATAGTGTAATTATAAAAGTATATATTCCAGAATTACAACCAATGCAAACTGGTGCTATCGATGCTAAGAATTCTAGCGCAAATATTGCGGTTATGGATGCTTCTGGTAAATCTATAACTTTTAATACAACAACATCAAATAATATTTCTGCTACGTATGAAGGTGATGGTAATCATAAATATCCTCCTGATGTTATGAAAGGCGAACAGGTTACTGTTAGAAGAGTAAGTTCTGATAAATTTACTTGGTCTTGTGATGGTCGAGATAAATACCTACGGAAAAATGAAACACTAAGAATAGAAATAGCAAATAGGCAGGGCGAAGATGATCTCGATGATACAAATACTTATTTGATTGAATTAGATACAAAAAGAGGAAAACATTTTAGAATATCATTGGCTAATAGTGATGGTGAATTTACATCTTATAAATTAGAAGTAGATATGGATAATGCTACTGCTTATTTTGGAGATATATTGGGAAATACAGTGTGTATTGATAGTAATAAACCACAAGTTGTTTTAACAAACTCCGATGACTGTATGATAAACTTACAAGGAAAAAATGGGCAAATCATTATACCAGAAACATTGCTCATTTCAGCTGGTAAAAATATGATTTTAAATTCCCCACTACTAAGTATTGCAAATACTTCTGGAGATGGTATATTTGAAATCGCCTCTAATTTTGTTAACTTTACTGTTACAAATTCAACTGTTTTTAATAGTCCTTGTTTTGGCGTAACTGGTTCATCTAAATTCATCGGACAGATGGTTGCTTCTGCTATTAGAGCTGCAAGTTATAATTCTGGAGATCCAGGATCTCAATATAAAGCTTCATCCATCTCATCTGGGTTAGATGGTAGTTGGAGTGGGACTGCGAATGGTAACTCTCCAGATAATGGAACTGGTGATGGTGAACGACATACTGCTGCTTATGAAGATATGGTGAAAACTATAAATACAGTTATTGAATGTTTTAATCAGGTTCAGGGCGTTATTGGCGTTCCTTCTTCGCAAGGACAGCTAGCTGGAGAAGTTGCAGCATCTATTATGCCATTGAATATGGGAGAATAAACATTATGTTTTTTATAAAGGAGAAAACTGAAAAGATAGATATGTATACTGAATTAAATTTATTTTATGATGTCATTATATCTTGGTGTGTAGATCAAGACTTTTTAATAGATGAAAATGGAATATATAGATTAAACACGGATAAAGAAGATGATCATAAATATATCATTATGACTATTGCCAAATGGGATCTAAAATCTGTTATCGTAAAGACGCATCTTAGTAAGTTTATAGAAGAAGTTTTAAATCAATTTGATACTATGTCAAAGATTATAGATTTAAATATTTTTATAGAAAACAATATATCAAGATCATTTCTATTAAACTTAAAAGAAAAACATAAATTAACATTAACTGAGAATTTAGATGTTTTTTATAATAAGTATAAAAGTTATGAAGTTATTACAGTAAAAGAGATATTTAAAAGATACCCCTGGATATGGCTATTCTGGTATATTCAATATATTTTCAGAGGAACTGTAAATTATAACAGAAAATAGGTATATGAAGAGAGAGCCCGATCGGGCTCTCTCTTCATACATATTTACAATGTTGTTTTAACCAAAGATGTTTTATATAAATTAAATACAGTCCTTAAGTATTCAATAGTTGGAACATACATAAATTTAATATCTTTAAATTGTTCATCTCCATGAAGATCATTTATCTCTCTAATGACGTATTCTAAATCTAAACTAATACCAACATATTTCATATAGTCTTTCAATCTATATTGATATGTTGCCATAATGTCATATGTCAATGTATATATTTTAGAATTTTTAATAAATAGATTTTTATAATCTTTTACAAATTGTATCCAACCTGCATCAGTATTGCTATATTTTGAAATAACTGAACTTCTTAATATACTGGATAATGTGGTTGAAGCCATAGTTTTACAAACCCTCCTCTTGTTTAAAAAATCAATTTATATATATAATATTTATACTATTGTATCTATATTTGACTTTTCAAATAAATATATATTACTACTTTGACGACACAGAAAAAAGCTTAACATAGGGGTAGCTAAACGTGTCAAAGTTACAAATCGCCGAAGAGTTTCCGAGTTTAGATAATGTTAGTGTTGATAGTCGTATTCTTGGATTACAGCCTGGTTTATATCCTCATTTAAAGAATAGTTCTGGTCAGCGCACTGATATGCACGGTTCGCATGTCAATCAAACTATTTTAGTTGATGGTAGTCAATTTGCATTTCAATTTACTGGTAAAGAATATGACTTTGGACAATTTGATATTAATGATACTCATAGAGAACAAGATATGATTATTCTTGCTGTTGTTCAAAAGTATCCTAACATCAATTATATTCAGCAGGCACATACAGTTATCTGTAAGGGTCTCGATGATTGTAAAATCCATCACTTTATTGTTAGTCCATATACTAAAGTTGCTGATGGTTTTGGTTATGAAAATGTTTTAAGCAATAGACATTCTCTTCGAGCTGGTGAAGTCCTTTTAAAAGAAACTGTTCTCTCAAGATCTCCTATTAATAAAGATGGTGCTTACTGTATGGGTCGTAATGTTAATGTTGCATATATGACATCTCCCCATATCATTGAAGATTCCATGTGGATCTCCGATGAATTAGCAGATAACTTAAGTTCTAGTGCTATCTATAAACAGATTTTTGTAATCGGAAGTAATAACATCCCGATTAATCTTTATGGTGATGATGTTAACTATAAATTCCTTCCTGATCTTGGTGAAACTATTTCTGATTATGGTATTATTTCTGCATTTAGAAAAACAACACCAGAAACATTTATTGCAGATACAATGCCTAATGAATTAACAAAACCTCAGGCTATGCATGATATGTGTTATGTTGCACATAAAGGCGCTAAAGTTATCGATATCGATGTTCAGATTTCTCGCGGTGCTAAAATCTCTGGCAAGTGGTATGACCAGGCTAAGAAGTATTCTGATAGTCATATTAAATACTGTGAAGAAATTGTTAAGGTTTATGAGACGAATCGTAACTTAGAATGCTCAAGTGCTTTTAATAGATTAGTTTCTGATTGTATGAAACGATTAATTGCTGAAGGTAGACGAGTTAAAAATATCTATACAAAATGCAAGCTTGGTATTATTGGTAGGAATAATCGTCCTATCGAATTTATGAGAATTGTCGTTACATATATTGAAAAACGCCATATGTCCTTTGGATATAAAACTACTGGTCGTGAAGGTGCGAAAGGTGTTATTGGACATATTGTTCCAAAGAGCTGTATGCCTGTTGATGAAGATGGATTTGTTGCTGATCTTGTTTTAGATCCTGCATCTTGTATTGCACGCATGAATACAGGACAATGGATAGAACAAGGTATTAATCGTATTTCTGAATTTGTTAGACGAAGAGCTGTTGAGCTATATAAGACAGATAAACAATCAGCAATCGATATGTTATTTGAGTATTATAATGATCTTAATCCTAATTATCTAAAACAAGTTATTGCAACGAATCCAGATTTTAAAAGTCAGTGTGTGCATTTTGGAAGAAGTACTAGTGATGAAGGTGGTATTTATATTTGGTTGCCTCCGTTCTTAAAACACATTACTATGAAACATTTTGATTTCTTAAGAAAGAAGTATAAAGTTGGTATTTCTAAAGCATCTTATAAACGCGTTGATAGCGATGGCAATATCATTGCTGAGTTCGTATCGGATAAACCTGTTTGTATTGGTTCTAAGTATGTTATCGCGCTTTGTAAAGTTCCTTATCAGACAGCACCTGGTGTTGGTCATGTTAATCAATTTGGCGTTCCTATGAAGTCATCTAATCCTAATATTAAAAATCAATATACGGTTCGTATTAGTGCATTGAAATATGGCGAAGATGAATGGCGAACTGTTGGTATGGATATGGGCGAAGATGCAAATGAAATGATTCGTTATACGAGCCTACATGCAAACAGTCCTACTGGTGTTAATGTTCTAGTTACTGATATTTTAAAGAATAAGAATCCTACAAATATTGAACGTATCAATATTACTAATGAAGAACTTGTTAAGAAGAATAGTGTCTTAAATTTGTTCAGTCACATGATTACAACTTTAGGTATTAAGATTGAATCTGAACTTAAAGAGGTTATTAGCCCATGATCAAGTTTGATGTTTTTAATACAAAGATAGATTTTGATTTAACGAAACAGTTATTAGCTAATAAGAATGAAATTTTCCTTGTGGATCTTGAAGATGGTCCATTGGAAATATCTGGAAAGTTCTTAATGTTAAATGTTTGGTTTTGGAAAATTCTTGTTGATAGAAATGTCCGTCCTTCTAGAAAACATTGTTTATTAGAAAAAATAATCACTAAAGAAAATCAGACTGCTGTATTAACACATATTGAGAATACTATTCGTGAAAGAAATCCTAATTATATTAACGAGTATGTAAAAGATAAATTAGGAAATGATCTTAAGTATTTAACACTAAATGATGATATTTGTATGTGTGATAATAATATTCATCGTATGGTGTCATGGCAACTTGGTTCTTACGAAATGTCTTGCTCTGCATTTGAAATATGTGATATGTTATTCGATCAAGAATATGATCAGCATAGAAAGTATGATATTAAGAAAGAAGAACGTCTTGGTATTAAACATGTAGAGAAAAGAATAGCCAATCAAATAGATACTTTTATTAAAGAGATTAGTGATAACGACACTATTCTTTCTATTCCTCTTAAAGTTGGTTCTATGAGTAAGAAACAGATTGGTCAGGTTTTTGTTGGTATTGGATATCGTACCGATGCTGACGATACTATTGTTATGCGTCCTATTACTGAAAATTACTTAGATGGTTTAAACAGCACACACTCTTATTTAACAGAAAGTCTTGCTGGCAAGAAGACAATCTATTACAATAAGGATGCTATGCCGGATAGCCAATATAGTAATCGCAGACAACAGATTCAGAGTTCTATTATCCAAAAGTTATATGCTGGTGATTGTGGAACAGATCGTTTTATCCAAGTATATATCCATGCTGGTATTGCTAGTAAAGGACAAATGGATGGTAAATTGATTTATGAAAATGGTGTTCTCACTATGATCAATAGAGAAAACGTCTCTAATTTTTATGGTAAATATGTTAACATGCGTTCTCCATTTACATGTAATCACACCAATGGTACATGTGCGGTATGTCTTGGTGCATTGGCAGCACAATTCTTACCCTCTACAAATATTGGTTTAGAAGCTGCACAAAACTATATGAGTGATGCATCACAACTTGTGTTGAGTGCAAAACACTTTACGAATACCGATGCTGTTCTCTATGGTATTCCTCCGCAAATGAAAGAATATCTATTTATTAGACAAAATGATATTTATCTTAGAGAAGAATTTAATATCAAACCAGTTAAGGTTGGTATACCTTTTATTAATATGAAGAATATAAATGATCTTAATAGTATTAAGAATGATAAGTTTATTCACGAACAACATTTTAGTAGTATTACAGAAATGCTCTTTATACGCGGAGATACTGGTGAACTTGTATCACAATATGCAACAATGCCAATGAACAATATTATCCCGTTCTTCTCATTAGAATTCTTGAAATACATTAAAGCTAATATCCATCGTTGTACTATTGACAATATGATTTGGATTCCTCTTGATGAGTTTAATGCAGCTGAATATCCGATTATGAGATATACCATTGAGAGTAGTAGTATGGTTAAATTTAATAACAGTTTGAGCAATTTTATGCTCAGTGGTGTTGCTTCATATACCTCTATTTCTGATGTCTTACGAGATTTTAGTGAACTTGTTTATAAACAAATTACAACCAATTTTGCTCATATCGAAATCGTCCTCAAATCTTATCTTAAAACATCTAAAGATAATTATAGAATTCCAATTATTCGAGATCCGAATAATGTCATGTTCGATAGTCTTGGTCGTAATATTCCAAGACGATCTATTGGTGCACAATTTGCATATGAAAAACAAATGGCATATCTTACAAATCCTAAGACTTATCTTGAAGACAAACCTCCTGGATTTTTCGATACATTCATGGGTCTTACAGTTGGTCTTAGTCTCTGATTATTGACAAGGGATGGTCCAGACGGACCATCCCTTGTTTTATTTTTATAGACTAAATTCTTCTCTTATTATATGACATAATACATTACCATTAAGTGTCTTATGTTTTTTCATACACTTCAAAATATCTGCACCTTTGTGCAGATATATATTACCATTATGCTGTCGAGGAATTGTCTATGAAAGTCATAGTACACACATCTCCATATTCTTTTAAAGTTAAGTTAAATCAAAATGGTATGATTAAAGATACATTAGTTCCTATAGGACCGTTCTTAGGTCAGCTCATTGATAAATCGTGGGATCATATGTCGAGAAGATATGTTACAACACAGAAGTATTTCTACTACAATAAAAGAGATGAATATTTATACATTCCTAAGTTTTTATATACTAAGTTTTATGAATATGTAAAAACATATGGTGGTGTTATTCATGAAATACAAAGAGTTATTCAAAAAGGTAAAAGTATAGATCTCTCTATGAAACCAGGTTATCAAGATAAAAGTGAAAAACAAACAGAAGCAATTAATACAATTATTAATATATTTAAAGATAATGCAATTAGGGGATTGAGTTTACAGACTGGTGGTGGTAAAACTGTTAGTTTTATTCGTATTTGTACATTACTTAAAAAGAGAGCTATTTTGTGTACAAATGGTCTTGTTGATCAGTGGATAGAAGAAGTTTTACTTTGGACTGGATGTGACAAAGAAGACATTTATGTTATTAAAGGATATGCTTCTATTGTAAAACTTTTAAAAGAGATTGATAAAACTATCTTTCCTAAAATCATTATTGCTTCAACACCGACATTACAAGAATATGCAACAGATAATAGTGAAGCATATAAGGAATTACCACCATTTGAAGATTTCTTTGATATTTGTAAAATAGGTGTTCGTGGTATCGATGAAGCACATGAAAGATTTAAAGCAAATCTTATAATCGATATGATGTCTAATACAGAAATTCTTATTCCTATTAGTGCTACATTAGGTAGATCAAAAGAGTTTGAAAAGAAAATCTTTAATTTACATTATCCACAAAAACAAAGATATGGTGAAGGTGATTTCGATAGGTATATCAATGTTTATAGCTACAGTTATGATATTGGTTATTTACCATCAAGAGCATATCAGTCTCCGAAAGGATATTCTGGTGCTAAGTATGAGGCATATCTATTAAAGAATAAACTAAAGATAGAATCTGTTTATGATACAGTACTTAAACCTATTATCAGAATTCACTATCTTAATAAAAGAGATGACGGACATAAACTATTAATGTTATGTACTACAATTAATATGTGCGAATATCTTGTTACTAAATTAAGAAGAGATACAAATTGTGTTGTCAATCTTTATATTAGTGGAACTCCTAATGAAGTTTTGAAAGAATCTGATATTATCGTTAGTACACCAGGATCAGCTGGTACAGGAACTGATATTAAAAATCTATTAGCAACTATTCAGACTGTTAGTACAAAAGCCGAAATTATTAATGTTCAGACTTTAGGCAGAACTAGAAAATTACCAGATAGAGATCCAGAATATATTACAGTTCATAATAGAGGCATTCGTAGTCATGTTGAACATAATAAAACACGAGAAATTTTATATAGAGAAAGAGGTAAATCCTATGAATCTATTAAGTTATGAAAACTAAAACGATCACAGATGTTTGTCAATTAGTGGATTTTAATTATGATTTAGATCATTTTGGAAATCTTATTGGTGAGGCTCAGTTTATGAGCCTCATTAATAATAAAAATTATATCATAGATATTTCAAAAGATAAATTTAAGTCAATGGGGTATCGATATGTTTATACACTCGGTGTTACTCCTGGAAAACCAAGAATAACACATATTAAGAAAATAGATACTAATATTCCAGACATATATATTCACAAGTATGATCTTTATAAATTCGGTCCGCCATTTGAACCTCCTTATATTAATAAAGAAATAGAGTGTTGTATGTATTGTAGTACAAGAATACATAAAGCATTATTGAGATGTACGAATCAAAAATGTAACGGTATTCTTATTAAAAGGTTAAAGAGAGCTATTTTAGATTTTGGATTAGAAAAGTATATCGACATAAATGGAACTACAATCGATAATCTTATACTTGATCAAGATATTAAACACCTTGGTCATATACTATCAATAGACGATATTTGTATAGAGTTATTAGGAATAGAAAAAAATAAAATAGATGATTTTTGTGCTACCATACTAGTTATACAGATGGATCAATATTACATCTATAATGTTCTTGTTTCTCTTTACATAGAAGGTCTTACACCAAAGATTATTAAGAAAATAATAGATACTTATGAATCTTCTTCAGATGAGTTTTCTCAATATCTTCCGACTATCTTAACACAACCTGAGAATCTTGCTGAATGTGTAGATAGTGTTTATACAATTAACAAAATAGTAAATAGTAGTCAATATCGAATAGAAGAACTTGATACATTATTTAATTCGAAGAATAACTAGCAGTAGGAGGCTTTTAGCCTCCTACTGCTATATTTCATAGTATTCTTTTTTAGTTAAATATTATATTTTATCTATTATATGATTAACTCTCGTCCTTAGGACACTAGGTCATGATCGAAAAATATAACCATCCTATGAGGAGGCTTATGCGATGGTAGAATCCACCTCAATTGGTATACCGCGCATCATCTCCGAATTATCTAAGGTGTTGCAAAGTACATCCAATCCTATTTTACAAGATGCGATTGTTATTGAATCAGATACGGGTATTTTAACATTAGGTAATGGACAACTTTATAAAGATATTCCAAGTTCAAGAAAATATGTTCCTCTTTCATACTTAGAATCATTTCTAAATTCTAATACTCGTTATGATATTGATATACCTTCAGATACTTGGATCATTACACATAATAAAGGGACTATTTCATTCTCTATTCAGATTTATACATATGACGATGATGAAAATGCTATTCTAACATTGGCATCTCCGACTCCGGTTGATCTTGATACTTTTGAAATAAAATTCAATAGTCAATTGACTGGTTATGTCATTGTCCAATTCGTAGTTTAATTTTTTTTCTTAATTTTTTTGTATTTTTTAAAAAGTTACACCATGTAACTAAGAAAACCACAGAAAGGGTTTTTTAAAATGACTTATGCTCAGCGTATTGGCCAAGATCTGGCCTTTGTTGGTTCGGGTGTTTTCCAGAATTTCGGCATCGAGCAGCTGGCTGTCGATCCCTCACCGATCACCAAGGTGAGTGTGTGGTATAATACCACATCGAACACCCTGAACTTCTCTTCGATCAATACTTCCGGCGCCTTCGTCATCAATCAGGTCAGCGACGTCGCCTCGGCGGTTTCGGCTCTGTCGGCCGAGACTGCGGCCCGTGAAGCCGATGTCGCCACCCTGACGGCCAAGCTTAATCAGGCCATCAACGGTCTGTCCTGGAAGTATGCCGTCGAGGTTATGCTGGATGGTACTGACACCGCCGTGGCACTGACTGGTCTTTATACCATTCAGGGCTATGCCATCCAGGAAGGCGATCGCATCGCCGTCAATGTCGATACTCCGGCCGGTTGGCAGGGTAACGGTATCTATATCGCTACAGCGGCCGGCGCCTGGTCACGCTCTACTGACATGAACGAAACCACTCCGCTGGACGAGTTCACCGACGCGACATTCTACGTCGAAAATGGCACATACGGCGGCAAGCCGTACACACAGGTCAACCAGGTCAATGTCGTCGGTACCGACGCTGTCGCGTTCACGCAGTCGAATGGTGCCAATAGCCTGGACCAGGGCTATGGTATCGTGATCGTCGGCAACACCATCGCCGTGGTTGGTGACAACTCCACCATCATCGTCGATTCGACTGGCGTTCATGTTGCCCAGGCTTATACCGATGGCATCAACTCCACCATCTCTAGTGCTGTCTCGAACGAGCAGACACAGCGCACTCTGGCTATCCAGGGATTGCAGACCCAGATCAACACGGCCGACGGCAACATCTCCGCATTGCTGACCAGTGTCGGCGACAGTTCAACTTTGCAGACAACTGCGAAGAATCTGTCGGGCGCCATCAATGAAGTGTTGGGCAACATCAATTCGTTGTCGAGCACTGTTACCGGCAATATCCAGACTGCGATCAACGGCATCGAAACTCAGATCGGCACCGTCGCCAGTCTGACAACGACGGCGAATAACTTGGTCGGCGCCATCAACGAAGTCAAGGCCAGTGTTGCGACACTGTCGACTTCTGTTTCTGGAGATCTTCAGACGGCTATCGATAACGTGCAGTCTGGTCTGACTCAGGAAATCCAGGACCGGGGAACAGCGATCACCAACCTGTCCAACACTCTGGCTCAGGATATCGCTGCTGAAGCGGCCGCTCGTGATGCCGACATCAACGGCCTGGTCAGCGCCATCAACTCACAGCGTTATAACTACGCTTCGACGGTTGCGGCCTCGTCCTACACCGTCAACCACAATTTGAACACTGGCAATATCCAGGTGACCATCCGTGGCGACATGGGCAATGGCGTGTTCGACAACATCCTGCTTCCCTGGCATGTTGTTGATGCCAACAACATCTACATCGGCGACATCGGCTCTGCGATGAATGTCATCGTGTCGATCACTGCCAATGATCCGATCACGGTCACTCCGTAATCTGGGCGTATGAGATATGCCCTTCCCCTTATAGAGGAAGGGCATATTCTTTTTACGGAAAAATAAAATGATTAATTTAACAGATAAAAAGAATAATAAAATAAATAGAATTCTTGATAATTTGGATAAAGAAATGACAAATATAATGAATGAATTTTCTAGCAAAACTACATTTATGCCAAACAATAAAGAATCGATAGAATTAAGAAGTAAAATAGAAGATATTAAGAAAAAATATGAAAGTTTAAGAGATATGCTAACATGATCAATAACATGCATGTATGTGGATGGATAGATTATATTCTTAAGTTACAAAGAACATTTAGAAAAAAGGGTATTTGTGATAATCACGATTTAAATAGATTTATAGATAATCAAATAAAATTATTAAATTATATTCCAGATGCATTAGATCATAAAGTATCTTTTACAGGTTTTCCAAGAAAGGACAATTCCGATGAGTAATATTCAGCGCATCGGTAGTGATGTAACGGTTATGGGTGGTGTGAATATCGGATCTCAGTTGACCGATTTTCCTTCGAATCCTATACCGAATACATATTACACAATTAATGACGTTGTGTATTTATATACATACGTTAAAGGTGTCGCTACCTATTTCCCTGTTACTAATTTAAGTAACTCTATGGTTATAACCCAGGCCATTGCAAGCAATACCTGGACACTTACACATAATCTCAGTTATATGTATCCATTTATTCAAGTTGTTACTACCGATGGACAAATGTTCAGCCCTGGCTATACACCTGTTGATGCTAATAGTCTTATTATTAACTTCAATGAAGCTATTGCTGGATATGCATTAATTATTTCTCCAGAACAACTTCAGATCAATAGTGATGCTGCTCCTGAGTTTGTTACTGAACCTAGTTTAACTTCTGTATTGTCTGGTTATGTTACAAATAATTCGTTAGTAGCTTCCTTGGCTGCATATAGTCCAAGTGGCGATTATGTTACTGGTACGCAGCTTCAGGATGCTATACAGACTATCACTGGTGTCACGCCAGCAACACTATCTACTCTTGAACAAATTGATGCTTTGCTGACGAGTGATACAAGTTCTATTGCTGCGTTAACAACCTCATTAAATGGCATTCTTATCGATTATATCACAAATGAGTATTTATCTTCATCTCTATCTGATTATGTTACTAATAGTGCATTAACAATTGCATTAGAGAACATTAATCTTTCTAACTATGTCACAACAACAGCATTAAATACAGCTTTATCGAATATCAATCTTTCTAATTATGTTTCTAATTCTGCATTATCAT